GCGGACAAGCTCAAGCAGCCCTACCGTATCAAAATTATCAGCTCTGCCCGTGGTGATACTCGTAAGGGCGAGTGGATGTACGGTAAGCGTGTAGATGAACTGGCGGACAACCTTAAGGGTATGGCCAAGAATCTGCGGGATTTGTCCGCGTTTGTGGCGGCTGGTGATAACAGCACGGACAAGCTGCTCAACTACATCTTGGACAACATGACCAGTGTGGTTGCGGGTTGGGATCCTGTGGCTCGCCGAGCTACAACCACGACCAGCACGTTGCGTGAGCAGATCACGCACGACACCGCCATTTTTGCCGATGACGACGGGGATGGTGACGAGACTGAGACAGAAGAAGCGGTGCCGGAAGTGGGCGACGATGGTTCGCTAGGGGTTACCAAGAAGGACAACAACGACGAGTTGCCTAAGGGTCTTGGCGCGGTGCAGTTTTTGTACCAAATGGCGGTACCTAACGCTAACGATCAAGAGTACAACACGGATCCTTCTACGGCCCAAGGGTTCGTAGCAAAGATTGCTCGGTACTCGAAGTTGTCTGAGACCCTGCGCATTGATCCCGAGAAGTGGGAGCGAGATCAGAACAAGATCGCGGATCCTGGGCAGCGTAGGGCGAAGCCTCCAGCTATCACGCTTTCTACGGTACACTCGGTCAAGGGTCTTGAGTGGCCTAACGTTTCGGTGTTGATGCCTGCGGGTAAGTTCCCGCCTGTGCGTAAGCCTCGTCCCGATGAGCCCCCACCTGATCCGGTAGAAGAGGCGGAGAAGCTGAAGGCTGAGCGCAACTTGGCGTATGTGGCTTTGACCCGCGCTGCCGTGAATCTTGAAGTGTTGTGCCCTATGATGTCGGGTTCGATGCAGGCAGGAATCAGCCCCTTTGTTATTGAGGCTGGCCTCAAGGTTGGGGAGAACGTTCCGAAGGGCGAGGTGTTCGAGTCTGGGGAGAAGACCGCTGCTGTTGAGGCTATGGATCCCCATGTGTTGGAGACCTTAGAGCGGTTCGCAGATGAGCTGCCTGCCCCGTCGTACGATCGGAGGGGGTCATGAAGAAGCAGGCCATGGCGGCGACTTACACAGCGATCTCGCTTGAAGACATGGAGACGTTCCTCAAGCGAGCGTTCCGTGCGCTCAAACCTGTCAAGGGGGCGCAAAAAGGTGAGCTGGTGTTCGATCTGTATCTTAGCCCTACGACGGGTGTCCGCGTTTGGACCTCGATCGCACAGCACGGCACTACGGGTGCTGGGGTTGGGGATGATGCGATTCGGGTGCAGCTCTACAGCTTCGCAAAGAACCGTCCCTTGATGCCGGGGAAGGCTCCGATTGTGAAGCGTACGCAAGGCTGGCGGGACAACCTAAAGGACCGCATCGAGGACTACATGGAGAAGTACGACTCGAAAGAGGCTGAGATCGAGGCGGGCAAGTTCATCAACTGGAATGAGTAACATTCCCGCGAACTGTGATTCATTTGTAGGTTACACTACGTAACTGTAGTGCAAAACCAAGCTTGTTCTATATGCGCTGGGCGAGGCCGAGTTCATCTTCCAAGGTGTAGGATCTTTGCCGATCCCGACGCCACGTGTACTTGTGGCCACCGTCCCTGTCCTTCGTGTGTAGGCCCTGGTGCCCAGCATGGGGGTGCGGGGGACCGCGCTCTTTTGGAAGAACGCTGTGAGGAACTGCTGCGTTACCCTTTGACGGATTTGGAGCGGGCTTACGTGCGGGACCTGCGGGCTCGGTTGGGTGCGGGCCATGCCCCTATTTTGGTGGACTGGTTTCGTTCCCGAGAGTTGCTGGAGAAGTACGCAGGCCCGTCCTTGAACGGGTCCCGCAGACGGCATTGATGTTCTTCTAGTGGGTTCCCTGTAGGGGATGCCACCGCTCAAGAAGACACAGCAGCCGCGTCGCGTGGCTATGGTGACGTTTGGGACCGACGGGTTTGTGGACTACGTGCAGGTCCCGGACGGCCAGCGGTACATGCTGGGTCCGGTTTCGGTGCTCAAGTTGATCACCGGCTTGGTTCCCACGCGAACCGCTAGGGTGGCGCTCAAAGAATTCGTGTCTTCGCAGCAGGTGATGCTGCCTGTGGACCTCGACCGGATGTGGGCAATGCTGCCCTTTCGGCGGGCTCGGTTTTCGTCCACTACTAACCCTCTTATGAGGGGCCCTGATCGTCAGGCTCAGATTGCTCGCTGTGGCGAGACGGAGAAACAAGCCGCCATGCTCAAGACCGCTTCCTACGATACGTTCACCGCCAATGTGGAACTCGCCGAAGACATCGTAGCCAAGGTTGCGGCGACGGATGAGGCGATTGAGCGTCTTAAGACCGCTGGTAAGCGGTTTGATTCGGTTCGTGCCAAGGCGGACCTTCACAAGATCGCGTCTCGGGTTGCTGAGATTGCTCAGAACGTGGATCTCGCGCAACCGTGGGTTGGCAACGACCTGGCGGATCTCTCTAAGCAGGCGACTGAAATCCATGGGCTGTTCGAGCCTAAGGAAGTCTGAAACCCGCCTCCCCTCTGACCGCTGAAGGAGTCCTGAAATGGCGAACGTATCAACTTCCAACTACATCTACCGGATGGGCACGGCTCCGAATACTCGGGCCGCTGTATCCCAGAAGAACAAGATCTACGGCTACACAGTCGGTGTGGGCGGCTTTCAGCAGCTTGGGGTGATCTCGGAGTTCGGCTTCGATGAGTCGCGTACCATCGATCCGATCCGTGGCGTCGGCTTTGGTGACCAGATCGCTGAGTTGGTGCCGTCAGTCACCGACCCGATGACCCTGACTTTGAACAAGACGCTGCTCTACACGGCGAACTTGTATCAGATCCTGGGGTACAAGGGCGGCATCGATGGTTTGGCGCGTTCTCTGCGTCACCACCGTTGGCCCTTTGACATCAAGCAGGAGTTGGTGTTCTCGGAGCTGGCGTCGCTCCAAGACCCTAATGGCGTTTCGGTCCAAGCGACGGTCACAACGGGTCCCACGAGTGCGGACAACCCGATCGTTACCCCGCGTGCGCTGCTGACGTTCTACGAGGGTTGCTGGATGAACAGCTACTCGGCGAGCTTCACCAGTGACTCGGCGATGGTGGCTGAGAACTCGTCTGTGACGGTCACAGACATCATCGACGGCGTGAGCCAGTACGGTGAGTTCATCGATACGGGTCTTGCGCCGGTATCGGCGAATGGCGGTCCGGGCAAGGGCTTCTCCCTGAGGTTCGCCAACAACAGCAATTCGGTCGTTCCGGTCTGACCAGGTAGCCGCCCTTTAGGGCGGCTAGTTCATGGGTGACAGCGGTTGAGCTAGATGTACATCAAACCAGATCAAACCAGATGTGAATTTTAGGTCGTAGGTAGTCGCACTAGACCCAGATGTAGATCCCGTTCGATTTAATTCAGCGCTGTCATCCTCACCAAACAAGATGAGGATGAGATGAGCACGTTATCAGCAAAGAAACTCAATGAGGCCCTATCCAAGGCCAAAAATGTTGGCCTTGTCGAAGAGAGCTTCACGATTGAGGACTGCGAGCTAACGCTTCGCAATCTGCGCCCAGCCGAGTACGCGGACGTTCTTCAAGACTGCTCGGGTCTTGAGAGTGTGGAGTATCTGAACGCCTATCAACGAGGGCATCTGGCTCGTTCGATAGTGGCGATCAATGGGATTGATCTGCACTCAACGGACTTCGTAGAGGTCGAAGAAGACGACCCTAAAAAGCCCGGGCAAGTCCGAACGGTGAAGCTAGAGCTTCATACGTACTTGAACAAGCACGTGCTCCGCACGTGGAGCAAAGAGGCCGTCTACACGGCTATGCGTAAATTTGGGGATGTGGTCGCAGCGGCTGAGCGCAAAGCTAAGGATGGGATCACTTTCGTGGTCGCTGACGAGACTCCGGAAGAGAAGTACCGTCGTTTATTGCTAGAGGCCAAAGAGTGCGAGGACGAGATCCCCGCCACTATGTTGGACAGCATTCTTGACGACATGGGCTTCATGCGGAAGTCCACTGCTGACGAGATCAAAGCGGCGATGGCCAGAACGGATGCTTTGGCTCGCGAGCAGGAAGTCCAAGCCCCTACCCCGGAGCCCGTTCCAGTCGCTCCTGAGCCGGTGGTATCGAGGCCCATTGAGCCCGAGCCCGAAGCCCCACAGGCGGCTAGGCGGCCTTCTGTGGCAGACCCGCATGTAACGCTCCAGCAGGCGATTGCAGCCCGTCAGGCCCCTGTCCCAGCCCCAGCTACGCCAGTCGTTCAAGCAGCTCAAGGCGAAAGCCCTGCCGTAAGCCGTACCTCCGAAATTGCTGCCCTAGAGGCCGACTTGCCGACCTCTTTACCAGGTAGTCATGGGCCGATTGAGGTGTACCGTCCGGAACAACGTCCGGAGCCTGTAGAGCTGCGCCAGCGGCAGCAACCGTTTGATGCTTCTGCGGCATCTGCGATTCTTGACAAGCCCCCCGCAGCCGGGATCAACCCGAGGTTCCGTCCTCCGCCCAAGGTCTAAAGTATGTCTGGTGCAGCTCAGACATACGAGGCAGAGCAGAAGAAGCTCCAGGCTGAGTACAGTGGGCAGCCTCAGGGGGACATCCACATCACGGTTCCGAAAGAACCGGAGGTCAATCCTGAGGTCTACAAGGACGTGGAACCCATGCTGTACCGTGGGTTCCTTACGGTACAGGCCGAGATCAACGGGGTCTACTTCGTATTCAAAAGCTTGAACCACCACGAGCTGGAGCTACTCCGTTTCAGTGGTGGCTTTCGTGGGGATCGCGTCACCGCCAAGTTCTGGGACATTTTCCTGGCCTACGGTGTGTTCATGGTCGATGGGGTCAACATCCTCGCTGAGCGAGACAGGTGGATCCCTAAGTTAGCCGAGACGTTTGGGGGCCTGCCTAAGGAAGCACGTTCAATGATCGTCCGGCATGTGGGCGAGGTGAACAGGCGGTCTTCTAACGCGGTGGCTCTCACGGAAGCGTATGCAATGGAGGCGATGTCTCGTTACCGTTGGATGCAGCTCAAGGGTCTGGATTTGTCTTCGCCTGCGGTGACTGGGATCGAGGGAACGCAGCGGTTGGGCCTCAACTGGGCGCAGCATCTTTGGCGGGCTCTAAACCATGCCGAGGATCGAAATGAGCAGCACGAACGGGAGTGGGAGAACGCCAAGTTCGTAGGGTCTTGCTTCGCGGGTAAGGGTATCTCGAAGGTCTACAACCAGGACAATGATCGTCGGCGTAAGGACAAGGAGGAGCGTCTTTCGCGTAAAGACAAGGTGCTTCGCGAGATCGTCCTGGGGGAGAAAACGGAAGCCCACACTCTTACGATTCCTGGGGCTGTGATCACAGCTCCGAGGACGGTCGAGGAGCTTGCGTCGCAGTTGGAGAAGGATCTCCGGGGCGACAAGGATTGGCACGACAAGGTGATCGAAGCCCATGAGACGAAGATCCGGAATCAATACGGTGAACGTCAGGCTCAGCTTGAGGTCGTGGCAAAGGAGAACGCGGTTCAATTCGGCGACCGCAGTGTAGTGGGTGGTTCCGACGTACAGGGTCTGACGCCCGAAGAAGTTGCTGCGCGAGTGGAGAGGCGTAAGCAGCTTCAAGCGCAGGAAGCGGCTCGGAGACAGGTCCATCCCGAAATCCAGGATGAGAAGACGCAGAACTTCCTGAATAAGTGGGGCGTTCTCGGGCCTGAGGTTGCGACCGAAATTTCTACTACAGATCAGGATATATCAGGGGCTGTTCCTTTACCGACAGTGCGGGCTCCGGCTACCCCGTTCCGAAGAAAGACGTGATCCGTGGCTTCTGAAAAACCCGAAGTAGTCAATTTCAAGTTTGCGGTTGAGTCCAAGACTGCAATCGCGGAAGCGACTCGTTTTCAGAAGGAGCTGACCAAGCGGCTCAAGTTGGTTGAGAAGACCGAGAAGGACCTGAACAACGGACTCACGAAGTACCTCTACAAGATGGGCCGGGCCAAGCAAGTGGTGGGCCCCACTTTGCAGAAGGAATTGAAGTCTCGCAAAGCGATCCGGGATACGATCAAGAACACCGCTTCTTCGCTCACGCAAGTCACGGCGGTGGCGACCAAGACTTCGGCAGTCGTTGAAGAACTCAAGTCGCGACAGCTCAACGCTGAGAAGGAATTGGCTGCCCTCCAAAAGGAGGCCGATGCCGCCAGTAGGCAGCTTGTTGAGGACAAGCGGAAGGGGTTGGCGGTTGACGCTGCCGCTGTAGATGCTGCAAAGAGTAAGGTAGCTGCGGCTAAGGAAGGTCTTGCAGACATCAAGGCGGTGGTAAAGGAGCAAGAGGCTGCTCTGAAAGGGGCTCAAGACATTGTTGGGGTCAAGAAGGAGGAACTGGCAGCCCTCAAGGAGCAGCAGAAGGCGTCCCGAGCCTCTGGGATGAAAGAGAGTGCAGGGGCTCGTGCTGATTCGAGCCTAGAGGGTATCGTCAAGAACCTCTCCACGGCCGTGCGTGAGTCTGGCGAGGATTTGGTCAAGCCCTTCGAGGCGTTTGCCCGCAAAGATCTGGCGGGTGTCATGGAAGAGGGTGGGACGCTTGCCGGTAAGGCGTTCCGTAAGACCTTGGTGATGGCCCAGATGGGTAAGGCCATGAAGAAGGACCCCTCGAAGGCTGAGGGGATGGGGACGGTTCTCAAGGGGGTGGCCACGATGGCGGGCAAGATGGCCCCCGTCTTGGACATCCTTGGCAAGATGGCTCCGGCCATTAGCCTAATGGGCACCGCGATGATGAGCCTCGTCAAGATGTTCATCGACGCTGAGGCATCGGCGACCGAGTTCAACAAGGAAATCTTGGCCTCCAGCAGCTCATCCGGCTTCATGATCGACAACATGCATGACGTTGGGGCTGCCGCTGCGGATGCCTCTAAGTTCTTGCGTGCTTCGATGCCGGACATAGAGGATTGGCGAAACGTCCAGCGGGGCGTCACCAAGGATATGGTGGCGTCAACCACGGCGGCTCTGGGTGCTGAGGGTGTAAGTGTTACGATGCTGCGCAAGCAGCTCGACGGCCTTGCTTCGTCTACGGTGGACGGCGCTAAGGACATGCAGAATCTGAATGACGTGACGTGGATGTCCACGGCCTTCTCTCGGCAGTTCGGCGTAAGTCTCAGCGAGGTCACTCAGCTTCAAGGCGAGATGATGACCGAGATGGGCGCGAATCTTACGAGTGTCGAGACTCAGTTTCAGAACATGGATCGCTCAGCGGAGCAGGCGGGCGTTGCGTCCAACAAGTTCTTCGGAATTATCCGCAGCTTCTCGTCTGACATGTCCTTGTTCACGCTCCGTATGGAGGACCTGACCAAGGTCATGATGGTGCTCGGTAAGACGATGAGCCCTCGTAACGCTCAGAAGTTCTTGCAGACGGTGACCCAACAGTTCAAGGGGGCCAGTCTCATGGATCGTACCCGCTCAGTCCTTCTTGGGGGTAAGGAGGAAATGAAGGGGATTGCGCAAGAAGGGGCAAAAGGACGAACGGCAGCGTTGGGTGTTGACTTGAGTAGGACCGTAGGACGGGACATCTCTGAGGAAATCAAAACGTTGGTTGCTGGGGGTAGTTCGGAGTCGAACACGAGAGAGATTACAGCGTTCCTGGCACAGTTCGGGGACAAGCTGACTGGGGCACAGCGGGAGGCTGTTCTAGATGCTGCTCGTATGCAGGGTAAGCTCAACTCCGATGATACAGTAGATATCGCTTCGGCCATCAAGGATGCGAGCCCTATCGATGCTATCAAGATGTTGCAGCAGATCTCCGAGCGGAGATTTGGCAAACCTCTTGAGGAGTTGACGGGGATCCAGAGGTTAGCCATTGAACAGATGGCCAACATCAATGATGAGCAGATCGATCAGATGTACAAGATGAAGGCGGGTCTTATGCAGACCCAAGAGGATCTGATCGCTAAGATTGGTAAGTACCAAGCGGCTATCGCAGGCGGCGCTACTCCTGCTGATGCTAAGAAAGCCGCTGGGTTCACCGACGCTGAACTCACGAGTCTGACCAACTTGGGTACGTCGATCGATGACCAGGGTGCCGCTGCGACAGTTCGTGCCAAGTCCGCAGAAGATATCTGGAATAGCATGGACGCCACACAGCAAGAGCTGCTGAAAGGCGTGGACGAAACCAAAGCATTCCAAACGCAGATGGGTTCCCTACAGACGAGCATCGCCGACAAGATGGCGATCGTCGTGGACTTGCTCACTACGTCTATCTACAAGGCCCTGATGGCCATGTACGACGCCCTTATTGGTTTGTGGGACGGCTTCATGGGTCTCTGGGGTGATTTAGGTAGTGGTAAGATTGGTGCAATGCTCGGTCTTAGTGGGCCCGGTGAGAAAGAGAAGCAGAGGAAAGCTAACCGTTTTGGTGCCGACATTGACCCTGCGGCGGAGGCAGCTCGTGTGGCGGCTAAGGGGCAGCAGACCTCAGCGGCGGAGTCTACTGCGTTAATGTCGGTAGACCCCGGTGACGCCTCGTCTCAACCTATCGTAGAGCAACAGAGCGCCACTACCGAGTCCGTAGATACCGTCAACAAGACGTTGAAGAGGGGCATCGTTCAAGGTCGTCCGACGCAGGCGTATAACGCTGCCACCGAGGACGCCACTCTCAAGGCGATCCGTCAGGGACTCTTTGAGTATTACCTCTACTCCCAGTTGAACCCTGCCGATGTGATGTCTGCCATGGGCCAGGGTATGGACCCCATGAGCATGGTCAGCGGTATGTCGGCAGGGGTCTCGCAAACGGGCAGCACCGATGCAGCGTTTCAACTGCTGCGACCCCACGCCACAGGCGGCGTGGTGACGGGTATGTCCGGGAACATGGCGAAGGTCAACAGCTTCCCCCCAGCCCCTCCTGGTGAAGGTTGGACTTCTGTGGGTCGTGGGGAAACGATCACCCCCGCTGGGGGTCGTGGCGGCGGTGGTGGGGGTGGCGTCAAGGTTGAGCTGGAGTTGAAGGGCGACTTACGGCGCTTCATTGACGCTCGTGTGGTTGATGGTGCTGCACAGTTCGAGCGCAATAAGCGCCTTCGCTGAGATCTAAATGCCTCACATCCCTTCCGCCAATCCTGATTCTGACTTGTTGCAGGTTCCGTCCACGAACCCCAACTATCAGCACGGTCTTGAGCAGAGGAAGTCGTTCATTCCGATGGCCTTCCAGGTCACGAGCCCCTTCAACAGTCGTCGCGTCCTACTTCCTCATGCGTTGGTGATGCACATCAACCCTCAGAACTACTCGGAGAACCACACGAAGAAGGTTGAGCGCATTCAGACCCGGGGCGGTTTCGTAGAGCAGCACTGGGGTGACGACCTGACCGAGATCACGGCCGATGGCTCCACCGGCGCGTTCATGAACATCTACACGGGGCTGTCCTCGGTGATGCGGCACAAGACTATCGCGTGGGATCGTTACCGAGACCTGCACGACCTTTACCGCAACAACGGGAGCGTCTACGACCCTTACGGTAACATTGTGCTGCAAGGCAATGTGATGCTCATGTACGATCGGGGCACGTACATCGGGTACTTCCGGAGTTTGGAGATCGAAGAAACGGATGACCAACCGTTTGCTTTTCGTGTGTCTTGGACCTTCAAGGTAGAGGAAGAGATCATGAAGATCCCGGGTATGAGCATCAACCCGGAGTCTCGCGGTAAGTCTAACTACCTAAATGTCCCTAACTTCCAGAAGCAGAACAATACGCCTGGGGGCCCGCAGGTCTGAATATGGCGAACGAGAATTCAGACTCCAGGATCTACGAGCAGATTGAGAAGTCGGCGGACTTCTACCAGCCTGCTGTCTATGAATTGCTGTCGTTCTACCACTCGTTGGAGAACCAGGAAGAACCTCTCGATGGGCAGTTCATCCCGCTCACAACGGTTCAGTCCCGTAGCGCGCAAGAGACGAAGATCTTTGCCGTTGGGTTGATCCCACCGTCCTCTAATGTGACAGGGCGGTTACTGGATCGGTCGGCCTCGGTGCAGGCTCTTGAGGGTAGTAACGACACCCTGCTCGAAGAGAATCCAGATGTCGGATCCTCATCCACGGGTGACCTCCCAGGGGAAACGGGTGGTATTGCAACGAGCACTACGCAACCCATAGGCCCCACGCAGTCGGACAACCCGGATTTCTGGGTGCAATACGTTACGATGTGCAATCGCTTAGGGTGTCAACCTGAAGAACTTGCTCGTGTGATTCAGTCGGAAAGTGACTTCAACCCAGCCGCAGGGGCAAAGAACAAGGCGGGTGTGGTCACTGCCAAGGGTCTCATTCAGTTGGTGCATGGGACAGCCATAGGCATCGGTATGACCGAGGATGAGTACGCCAACTTGCAGAGCATGAGCGCCACAGATCAGCTCAAGTGGGTCGAGCGTTTCTACCAGAACCGATCAAAGGGTCGGAATGCCTTTCAACTCAAGGCCATCACGTTAGGTGGGTACAACAACCCAGATGGTTCGGTTTACAACAGCCTAGCTACGCCTCCGGAGTTTAGGCAGCCCGAACGTCAACGGCAGGCGTACCTTCGTAATGCTCAACTGGATGGCCCACCACCTAAAGGCTACATAACCCCAGAAGACCTTGCTGCGAGGCTGGCTCGACGCCCTTTGAGTAGGGCCACTAAGGCTCAGATTGATCGGGCCCGTAGAGCCCTAGGGATGTCTACGAACTACACCCCTTTTCAACCCGACGGGTCAGCGACGCCCCGGTGGGCCAAGGGTGGGGCGGCAAATGCCAACCAGGCGTCTCGGACAGCCAGCTTGGTTGCCAACAAAGACCTGAACCAGACCAACCTGGGGAAGGAGTTCCAGGCTCAACAACTGGCCACGATCAAGGCGATACAAGCGGCCTTAGATCAGATGGCCAAGACTCCGCCTCTACGGATGCTGGTCAACCCGCAGTCTTTCAGAGTCTCGGCTGAGAAGATCATCTCGGATGGGAACTGGGGACGTAGCGGACCCATCATTGAACACTGGGGTGAGTCCCAAGACAAGATTGAGGGTTCCGGGAAGATCGCGGCGTTCTACTCAATGGACGCTCAGAACGCTAACGGGCCAGGGCTGACTCGTACTGCCAGGCAGTTCTCGGTGAGCTACCAGAACTTCTTGGCTTTGTGGCTCATTTACAAGAACAATGGTGGCGTTTGGTTGCCCGACCCGATTGTGACCTCAGGTTCTCGGGCCAAGAACCTGTCCGTGGTGGGGTCAGTATACATCTATTACGACGGGATCCTGTATGTGGGGTCGTTTGACAACTTCAGTCTGACCGAGGCGGAAACGGCCCCCTACTCACTAGAGTACAGCTTCTCGTTCACAGTCCGGTCTTGGTATCTTTTGGATCATCAAGATGATCCTCAGTACATGTACGGCAGACCTGGAGCGCCCGCTCCGACGATTCCGACGGGTACAGGGAACAGTCCGACTACCGGGGGTAACAACCCTCAACCGAGCCCGGAGGTTGCGCTGCCTCCTGCCGCCACTATCGCGAACGACTCACTAGGGGATTTGAACGACCCCAACAACCTCTTGGGGATCTGATGGCACGCGGACCTTTTCAAGGCACTTTCAATCCGAACGTCCGGCCCACTGTGGTTACGGCTCCGGATGCCATTGTCTACATCAACGGTGAGCAAGAAGTCCTTGGTTGCCCGCAGTGCTCTCGCTCGTTCGATTTTAACAAGTACATCACGGCGGTGCAGACAGACCTAAGTGTGGATTCGGCCCCAGGCAGCGCGTCCGTTACGTTGTCCATCCCTCGGCACACTATTGATGACTTCTACTTCGATGGTAACGCGGTCATTACCCCGATGATGGAGATCGAGATCTACGCCAAGGGTTACTACTTGGTGGAGGGTCTGGCTCAATACTACCCGATTTTCTGGGGCCTTGTGACCGAGGTGTCCGACAACTACTCGGGTGGGGAGCACACAGTCAGCATTCACTGCGCAGACATTCTCAAATGGTGGGAACTGTGCAAGATGAACATCAACCCTGCCTACACGGTCCCGTCGGGGCAGCAGGGACGCAACATTCAGGGCAACGTATTTGCGCAAACGAACCCTTACGACATGATCTTCACGCTCGCCTTACAATCGTTTGGCGATGTCGTCGTAGGAACTGGCAGTCTTCAAAACCTGGTTCGGGAATCAGGACAAAAGGCCACGTTCAATGCGGCTCTGACCGATTTGATGGCGTACTGGGAGAAGCGCTTCTCTCGTATGCGCAGCAACCTTGTGCTGTATGGCACGCAAGGGGTTGCCGTACGCGGGGACACCCTGTATCGAACGTATTCTCGGGACAACCCCTCGGGTACGGTACCTAAGAAAGCCTTCGCTTCACAGGCCGTAAGTCAAGCTAATGGGGGTTCAGAGGGCGGCCAGATGGTGTTCGACCCTGCATCCCCTAACGTAGCGGCTTTCCGCTTCGTTATGTCCAATGCGGGTCAAATTGACCTGTGGCAGTCAGAGTTCCAAACGAAGCTAGAATTGGCGAACGCCGCCAAGGAGGCCGTTGGGTTCGAGTTCTACATGGATGTCACGGGCGACATCGTGTTCAAGCCGCCCTTCTACAACTTGGACACGTTGGGCAACAAGCCTGTCTCGTGGATCCAGGACATCGATATCATTGACTGGGACTTCTCCGAGTCGGAGGCAGAGGTCGTTACGCAGATCGTGTTGCAGGGGTCTTTTGGAGGGACCACGGATTACGGTACCCCAGCAGACATCTCCCCTTTCACTTCGGTCACCGACTACCACTTGCTACGAAAGTACGGGTGGCGTTCACAGAACTCGAATTCTGAGTTCCTGTCGAGCCCGCAGCTCATGTTCTACCATGGGCTCGACACCCTGGACCGCATCAACTCAAAGCGTCATCGGGGTAGCGTAACGATTCCGATGCGTCCCGAGTTACGTCTAGGTTTCCCCATCTACGTCGCCCCTAAGGACCAGATGTGGTACGTCTCTGGGATCAGCCACAGTATCTCGTTCGGTAGTCGGGCCACGACCTCTTTGACGCTGACTGCTAAGCGCTCGAAGTTCATTGCCCCTAAGGGCATCGGGGATCTCAAACTTACGAGCTACAACAAAATACCGGAGAGCACGACTGACGGGATGCCGCGTTCGTTTCGATACAGCTCTCGGCAGCTCTCCACACACGGTCAGTTTGAGTTGAAGGTTGGATCAGCCGCTTCATTACCCCCCGCCCAGGAAGCCTTTACAGCACAAGCGGGTGCAGACAATCCGTATGAACCCCTAATCCTGCGTCACCCGAAGACAGGCCGCATCGTCGGGTATCCGAATGTCGTGATGGCGTACACGCGACCGTTTGCACCGGCGGATATCAGCGCTCAAGCGGGACAGAAGTCACCTACGCAGGTCAATCCTAACGTCGCCCAGGCTCAACAAGCTAGGGCGCAAGCAGTGCTGGCTGAGACACTCACTACTGCACAAGCTAGAAACCAGGCTAACGCGGAAGACGCTATGGTCGATAAGTATACGACCAACCGCTACCAGTATGGTTTGAACTCGGCAGGGGTTTACGTCTACGCCCGGGACTCATCTAATGGGGGCGGCGTAATCAGCGAGATTCTCACACTACCGTCAAAGAGCGTTCACGTCACTCCTGCGGATTCCGCCTTGGATAACTTACGAGGCAAGACGGCAATGATCCGTCCGGTGAGTGACGAACGGGGCTTCGAGGTGATCGGGCACTTTCAGTACGGGCGTCGTCTGTTCTTGAAGGATGGGCGTCTGATTACCAATGATGCTGGGAATCAGACACGGGCAAAGGTTGACCTCCAACTTGCGTTGTCCGGTGGTTTGAGCGAGATGCTCACGGCGCAGTCTCAGGGGCTAACGACCACTTCTGCGGGGTATTCGGATCCGGCGGTAACGTTAGCGACCCTAACTCCAGAGGATCGCCAGACCGCTGCTGTTCTGAGTCCCGACACCGGCACCCCTGAGTTCATTGACGTGGGCGACAACTTTGTGGACGCCGCCCCTTTGGGCTCCCCGCAACAGACAGGCTCACCTGAAGTAGAGGCGTCTCAATTATCCAGAGCATTGACGTTGGCGGAGATGTCCGTGAAGGATTCACAGACACGTAATGATGAGAACTGTGTGTGTCTGACGGGGCGACAAGATCTCGCGTTCATTAACGCGGGGTACCAGATCGAGATCCTGACCTCTACCTCTGCGAGTGCAAACGACAGGTCCGGACTCTTTTCTTCGTTGGATGCGATTGGGGTTACGGGTGGGCCCATTACGGGTGGGGCGCTTGAGACTGCTCAGGCGGAGGCTGATCGTTTACTGGCCCAACTGCAAGAAGCCTACGTGCAGTTGGCCGAACTACAGGCCGAGGCGGTGGCTGAGTCCGCTGGTGAGCCCACATGGTTCGCGAAGCACCAAGCTGTAACTGATCAGGAAGGGGTTGTTCGGGCCCTTGAAGAACAGGAAGAAGCGGCTCGTTCTGTGGTTGAAGTGATGCAGATGGAGTACAACGCGGGGTCGGCGGGCAACGTCCCATCCTCATCCAAACCTAACCAAGAGCTGATCTCGAAAGTGGACCAGTTTTTGGTTGGTCTGTACCAAACCCTCGATACGCCACATCAGGAATTGGAGCAGGCGCTTCGTGGGGATCTCTTGCCGGGCCAGGCGGCGGACACCTCCGGCCTTAACGCGAACAAGACCAACCCACCCTCGGAGTTTGCTCCACCCTTCTCGGCACCCAATCGTTTCATGCTTGGCGACCCGAAGGCTGATGTGGGGGCTGTTCAGACCAATGCTGAGGGCATTTCTCAAGCGTGGAGCAGCTTCGGCAAGAACCTCAAGGCTAACGCTGAGAAGACCAAGTTGAGTAAAGAGATCAGCCAGGATCAGGCGAGTATCGCCCGCTTGACCGCTACACGAACTCAGCTTGTGCAGCAACAGAACTCGTCGGCTGTTGTGATTGGTGTAAACCTACAGAATTCTATCGACACCATTGACAAAGAGATCGAGAAGCTTCGGCGCGAGATCTCTAGGAACCAGCTCAAGCTCAACGAACTTTGATGCCCTATGTCTGACTTCCGACCAAAGAACCCCTCGGGGTATGTTCCGGGGAAAGAGTTTACCGACACAGGTGAGCCCTATGGGCTTAAGGTCGGGATCATTACTCGCGTCGATGAGTTGGAGTTGAAGTGCGATATCAAGGTGCTCACGGGTGGTGGTGAGCGCTTTGAGGTTGATCTGACTCAAGGACTGGCCGGGCCGCGAAGCTTCTGGGGCGGTGTCCCCGAAGTGAACTCGATGGTGATCATTGGGTACCGTCGTCGGCATAAGCAGCTCTACGAGGCAATGATCCTCGGGTATCTTCCGACGGGTAAACGATCGGCCATGCGGTTCGATCCTTTGTCCTCGTCAGATCCTTCGGAAGTTACCCCCGAGGATGCTGAGCTTTACAGTAAGATTTTCTCTCCACAGACTCGCTACAAGCGCCTCATGCTCAGTCCTGGGGACGTGGGCGGTATGTCGTCTTCGGGCGCAGAGTTCGCGTTGACCAAAGACGTGAAGATGGTCAATCGGGCGGGGGATCTGTTCGAGCTGCGGGATTCTGATCGCACGCTTGTCGCCCAATCGATCCACCGGGTCGAAAACGAAGCTGGCGTCCTCAGGATGTCGGGGCCAGCTCGCCGCAGCGGCTTCTACCTGCCGCAGGACATCTTCTCGTCTGGTAAGACGCTCAAGACTTCGGAAGACCGCTACTTCGGGGACACAATTCTCAAACGCTTCACCGTGAGTGAGAACACGGTCTTCGATGTAATCAACAACGCGGCGCAGTTCCCGCCGGTCACATACTCAAACGGGCGGCAAGCGCACTACCCTGTGACCTTCCCTGGCGTTGACTTTGAGAGCCCCGATGGGGCCGGGGCAGAGCCCTATACAGAAGACCGCTTGGAGATGACGCACACCACGGATTTGACTCAAGAGGTCCGGGAGGAAATCGACGGTTTCCAGATGTACCGGCAGCCGCTCTACATCGAGCGCGTCTTGGGGACCTTGGTGGGTAACGACACGTCATCCGACACAGGGATGCAGCAGTACGGGCAGTTGCTGCGCCCCAAGATTTTCGATGAGTTCAGGTCTACGGGTCCCGGCAACTTCACTACCGAGGTCGTGCCCCGGTCTGCACTTGATGACAGCGAGGCATACACGACAGCGGGTGCCTATCTGCTTCGGATCATTCCGCCCCCGAGTCCAGCGGGCCGCAATGAGACGATCAGTGCGTTCGCGATGGCGGTGTCCAAGCAGGGCAAGCTGTTCGTGAACATTCCGGGATCTCGGGTTGAGGAGTACCCGTCTGGGGCCAAGAACGTCTCGGCTGAGGTCAACATGGACGGTGCCCTTAAGATGCGGTTGGGGGCCAGCACCCCGGACAACATCTCGCTCTACCTGTCGATGGAGGGCGGGGCGGTCTTTGACTTTCGTGGTGGGGCCTCAGGGGCGGGTCTGACGTTCAAGACGCACTCGTCCTACGTGGTTGAGGCCCAAGGAGTCCCGGACAACAACAACGTTGCGTACTCGGAGAGCCTGCAAGGCAACCGTGAAGCGTTCACGTCTGCCGATAGCACTGAGAACGTGTTGGGTGCCAAGATCACGACCGTCAATGGCGGGTACTCGATAGGGGCGGATCGTTTCAGTGTGCAGGCTCAGTCGGGCTTCGGGTTGAATGCCGGGGGTATCGATGTCCTCAGCTCGGGCAAGAGCCAGTACCAGTACGCGCAACAGGTCTTGGAGACCATCGTGACTGGCGGCAAAGTGTCCACAATCCTTGCGGGCGGGCTCATCGAGAACCTGGTGGTGGGGGCTCGTGCGATCAACGTACTGGGTGGTGCCATGACCACCAACATTCCGGCAGGTGCCTATTCGGTGACCGTGGGCTCAGGGGCCATCAGCCTCGCTACCGCAGCAGGTGCGCTGTCCTTGTCGGCGGCAGCGGGTGCGGTGTCGATCACGGCTGGGCTTGCAGTGGCCATTACGGCCGGACTCGCAATGAACTTGACGGCCCCCACGCTGATTGCTCTCACGTCGGCTCAGGTGCTTGTTGGGGCACCTGTGGCCCCTCTTGGGGTATGTCGTGGTGCTCCTATGATGCCCCCAGGAAGCCCGTCGTTAGATTGGATAACCGGCCTGCCCTTGCAAGGGGCTGCCTTGTTTAGGTCGGCGCTCTAGATGCCCTTGAATCCGCCAGCACTTGCGGCAGCGTTCCTCACCCCAAACCTGCTTTCCACAGGGAACATCGGGATGGGTGTGCCTAAATTCGCAATGGGCGTTGCGGTGGGGGTGTGCCAGTACCTTACGGTACAAGCCAAGGTTGCGACGGTGGACGCTGGGGTCCTTGGTGTAGGGACCTCAATCATGCCGCTGCTTGTGGTCCCTACGTTGCTTCAAGGCGGTCTTTACGCTGGCTTTTCCTCCATGGGGATCTTGGGCCCCCTGTCCCCCTTGCTGATCACGGGTCTCACGAACGGGCTTGTGACTGGTTGGACCGCCCTTGCGCTCTTGCAGACAAACCACCCGGGGATCGGTGTGGGGGCTGGGGTGGCGCGTATCACGGGCCCTTCTGCGGTTCCTGCGATGCTTGCTGGGTTTGCTTCAATGGGAATGACTGGTGATGGGCCGGTCAAGACTGCTACGGCGATCGGGATTGCCCTGGACATCACGTTTGCGGCTTTTGTGGAACCGATCCCAATCGTGGGCACGCCTTCCATTGTGGGTGGTGCAGGGGTTGGCTTCGGGTCGGTGATCTAAAGATGGCTTTCGAGATTTCAGGTTACGTTCTTGAGCCCATTCGCGTGGGGCAGGCCAATTCGCCCTTCACGCAGACCCCTGACAACCTGATCTCGGATCAGGGTACGTTCGATGCCGCGTACCCTTCTGCTGAGACGGTCTCCAGGACAGACTACTTGGTCGTGGTGACTTCTGAGGGAACCCCGCACGCTGGGTTCCTTGTGGATGCTCAGTTTGGTTGGACCAAGAACGAAGGCACGAGCAACCTTGGGCCTGTCGTCCAACGGTTTGCCTACGCGGCTCAGCAAGGGCGTTTCAAGCCTCTGCCCGGGGCTGCCATCACGGTCGTTGGTAACCTCGCGGCGGACTCCAACACGAATCGGTTGAAGGTTCGGGCACCTGTTCAGGTTGCCGTGGTTCCGGATGCCCCGTACCGCCTCTCTGTGGGCTCTACGGGCTCCGGTGTGGACTGGGCCGTTACGGTCGTGGCTCTTGACGTGGACTTTGGGTCCCCGCCCCCTGGGACCGCTGAGCTGTCTCTAGAGACAGGTAACCTGAATTGGAATGCCAGTGACCTGACCACGGAAGCGGGCAAGATTGTTCGGTTCCAACAGCAGCAGTTTTTCGACTTCACTGAATCCACGGGAAACGTGGGGCACGCCCCCGTCAGCTTGACGGACCCGCTCATCTTGTTGAACCCCAAGCCTGGCACCGGGCAGTTTCCGTTGCTCCGCTTTGGCTTTGGTTTCTACCTCCAGACCATCGAGGTTGCGACGGATGCGGGGTTGACCCCTGCTCCGGCGTCCGGTTTCGTGAAGTGGTCTTTGGCAACTGGCCGTCTGGCGTTCAACGCAGGGGATGCTGCCGTTAACGCTGGGATCCCGGTTTACTACGACGGGGTGCTGTTCGCGACGGGTCTGACGTTGCCTCGTCAAGTGCTGGGGGACATCGCGACCCCGGCGGCCATCGTGGGTTTGCCCCCTGTGGGCGTGGACCTGATCTTCTCGCTGCCCTCAGCCCCCACGTACTACCAGTTCCCTCGCTTCAAATACCTGCCCAGCGCTTCGTTTTCGCCGTCCGGAAAGGTGGGGGAGGTCCAGGTAGACCCTTTGACGGGTGTCGTGAAGTTCTCGACCTCGGATCAGGGTACCTACGCGGGTGAGTCGGTCACTCTGGTGTTCGGGGACTTGCCGATCGAGCGCGGTATCTCGATGCGGCTCTTACGGACCCCGGTGAACCTTGACGGCAGCCAAGCGTTCAAGGATGTGACGGCGATCTACGAGGTAGAGGGGGCCACTTGGGCCGACCCCATCATCGGGTCCCCGCAAGTCTTCTTGCCCTCGACTCCGATTCAAGACCCTGTGTACCCGTTGACGGTCAAGGTGTTTCAGGGGCAGGGGTCGTTCACCAGCAACGACTTCCCGGACCTTTCTTTGGTTGTGGCTGGCACGAGTACGACGTTCACAGGTCCGACTCTCACGGATCCGTTGGCTAGCTTTATCACGGCTGGGGTCACTACTGGATCTCTGTTGCAAATTCACACGACTGTGGCCAAAGGGCTCTACACAGTTGTCACCGTCACCCCAACGACCTTGACAACTAACCCTCCGGCACCTTCGGCTGTCGTGGGGGCCACCTACAGCATCTACCCGGCGAGCAACCTTGGGTATTACATCGACTTCGATGCGGGGACGTTGTTCTACGCCCAACGTAAGAACCTGACGATCGTCCCGATCACACAGCGCACATCCGATGTGCTGCTTCCCGACCCCTTGGTACTTTCGGGTAATGCCCTACTGGAGCTTGAGACGGGGCCGGGCACAGGGCTTTACGACCCGCTTGTCTTGGGTACCGATGCCTTGTTCGATTCGACCTCGGGCGTTGTGTCTCTCACGACGAATGCGGGGCAGATTGTTGCACAGGGAACCGCAGCCTCGTTCTCGGGCACAGCCTTCACGGATCTGACGGCGGACTTCCTTACGGCGGGGGTGCAGCCAGGGTATCTGATTGAGATCGACACGACCGCTGCCAAGGGGGTTTATACGGTTCAGGCTGTGGTGTCGGCTACAGCTCTCACTACGGATGTACCGTCGCCCTCGCCTGTTTCGGGTGCCCAGTACAGTGTTCGGGTCAATCGTGAGGTGCTCGCGGATCGCTACTTTGATGAAGTGCAGTTGGTGGACCCCTCCACCAAGGTCGAGCGTATCCGAGAGTTAGGCGTGGCCTCGAACGGCCCACGTCTCAACATCCCAATCGCCTACGTGAACAGCTCGGGGTTTCGTTTTGGACCGGCTTCAGGCGGGCAGTTCGCTACGGTCGTGGTGGTGCCTAACAACGGCGCTTTCACGGCACCCCCGACGGGTACCGTGCAGGTGAGTGCAGCTTCCGGCGACTTGAACTTTGCAGCCGCCGACCTTGGGACCACCGTGTACTGGGCCAAAGCTCTGGTCCCTGACGTGGACTACATCATGTCCCCTGGGTTGGGTTTGATCCAATTCACGGACCGCATGCTGACTCAGGAAGAAGTCCTGATCACGTACACGACGCAGCCGCCTTCTACGGATCCTCCGACGCCAGCCGGACCCCCTGTCACCGAGTACGCTCGGTTTCTGATCCGCAAGGAAGTCACGCAAGACCACCCTACCCCGACCTCTACGTTGACGTTCAACGTCGCTAGTCCGGGTAGGCCCGTTCTTCCGGTTGCTTCCGATCCACCCCCAGCCGTCTTTCGTGGTGGGCGACCGCAGAAGCTCGGGATTCAATGCGTGGTGGATACGGTTGCCTCCACCATCACATTCCTGGCCGACTCGATCATCTCGGATGCTCTCCCCCACGGGGCGATCATCAATCCTAGCGAACGAGTCTACATTGACTACTACGTGACGCAGGCTGTCGGCGGTGAAAAGACCACGACGGTCCTGCACCCGCCGATCCAAACGGCTACCGTCAACATTCAAGAGACGGATCAGAACGGTAACCCCAACAACAAGTTCACGATCACGGGTGGGGACTACACAGCGAGCTTTCCAACCGGGTACTTGCTGCGTATCGAGAAGGAGCAAGTCTACCTGATCGGCAGCTCGACCTATGCCAGCGGCATCACGACGGTCACGTTGGAGGGCACTCAGGTCTTCCAGGACACGTTCAACGATCCCAAGCTCTACGTGTCGTCAGGGCCTACCCCCATCACGAGTGCTCCGCTGGTACCCGCGTACTTCACCTCGGAGATCCAGGCGTTCGAGGCCATCGCTCGGGGCAGCAACACGCTCTTGATCGCGGGGGATCGAACCCTCTCGTACCGTACCGGCACAGTGCTTTTGTTCACGGATGGCGGGGCAACCTTCACGGACTTCCTGCAAGTCTCGGGGGCGAGCTACGATCCTGATACGGACCGTACGACGGTCATGTTGTCGGCGAACGCTTTGCGCCAGTACGTGCAGGGGACGCAACTTCTGCTCTACTCGGTTCGGCCGATCTTCGAGCCCCCAACTCTTGAAGTCCAGACCAGCCAGATCCCGGTTCTGACCCAAACCACTATTGTGTATCGCAGGGTTACGGGCCAACCGGGCGTTCTCCTGAATTCGCCCACGGACTACAAGATCGATGACACAGGGCGCGTGGTGTTCACGACGGCTCTCGCCCCGTTGGAGGAGTTCTCGATCTTCTACACGGGGCTCAGGGTAGTCTCGCCCGGAATCAACCTGCGGGCCTCCTACACGAGCCAGATTGCCCCCAATGCTAACAACGGGCTTCTCGGCCAGGTTTTGTTGGCGGACTACTTCATCCAGTCTCCCGATACGTTTTACTACCGTGTCGAGACGATGACGAACTTCCGAGGCGAGTATGCCAAGGAACTTGAGTCCGAAGCGAGCAGCGGCTCATCGGGACCACAGACCTCGAACGCTTCTCAGCCGCAGCTCTTTGAGCAGGGTCGTAAGTCCCTGTACTTCGATGAGAAGCACTTGGCGAACCAGGACATCATCGCCAGGTCTAGCCTGCTGTTCTACAACAACTCGGTCAACCTTCTTGAGGCCTATCTGAGGGCGCTTGATGGTCGGGTCATCGGCAACAACGATGGGCCTCTCTTGTTCGATGGGACCACAGGTGCTGTACATCCCCCGGGCCCTGTGACAAATCAGATCGATGACGTGATCCAGGTGTCACCGGCACCGTACTCAATCACGTTCCCGCCCTTCGCCGTGACTTCGATTGGGACGTTCCGGAAATACTACATTCCGGGGTCGTTGAGTCGGTTCTACCCGACCTCGAAGAATTTCTTCGCTGTCTCTGCCGTGACCCCTACTTCAGAGACGGGGGACGAAGTTTTCGATACCCGGGCCACGAACGTCACCCTCGTGTCCGACCTGCATACGCGGCTAGCTTGGGGCGTTCTCACCGAGTCTACGGCTTTCTCAGGAAACTCAATCCTCAAGGTTGACTTTGCGCTAGGTACGGAACCCGGGTTTTCGGACCAGGCTGAGAAGTATGCCCGTCCGCCGTTCAAGAACGGTATGAAGTGTGTGGTCCAACGGCGGGATGGGACGTTCATCAACACGGCGGCGAGCCCCGTCACAGTCACTGCTGTGGCGGCCAATCAGTTGACGGTCTCGAATCTAGCGGGCGTTGCTGACGTTGGGACCACTGTATACCGCTCCCCCATCGATGACTCGGCGCAGACGAATGAGAACGAGCTGATCTACTATGTGCTGAGCCGCGACTACTCCTTCAACGGGGACAGCGGTCAAGGCATCTACATCGCGGAGTTTACGCCTTTGGCGAACACCCCGCTTGTGGAGGCACAGGCTCTCTCGGGCAAGATCAATCTCGTCAACACCCTAACCTCGCCCCTTCAGTTTCCAGCGCTCTACGGGGGCATTGAGGACGACGACGGGGATCTGAGCTTCCCGATCCAAACTCCGGATCCCAACAGCGAGTTGAATGGCTACCTCTATACCGAGGACAAGCTCATTCATGCCGTGACGGGGTTCATTCGGACCGCTACGACTCCGCCTTATGTGGCGACGGGCGACTGCACTGCAAGCATCATCACGAATGTGGGTGGTCCTTGGCCTGCCCCAGCGCCACAGGTCAACGATTTGGTTCGTATTTTGACAGGGCCCAATGGACCCTCGACTTTCCGTCGCATTACTGTAGTGGGTGCGAGCACCATTACAGTAGCAGGCACGCCCTATACGCCGGACGTGGGGTTCACATTCGAGGTGACAGTGAGTCCGGTACTAGCCGGTACTGTGGCGGGTACGAGCACAGTTACTCAGCTTGATGCGCTCACCGGGTCTTTTGCGACGGCTGCCGTAGGGCAGACGGTAATCTTTGGTACGGTCCCAGGACAGGCGGAGCGTCGGCAGATCTCTGAGATTTTGAGTGGCACATCACTCACGTTCACACCTGCGTTGACTCTGGCACCTCTGCTTGGTTCAGCTTGGAGAATCAGCGATTCGTTGGCGACCTACGGCGGCACCTCGGGCGATCACATGACCGAGTTGAGTGCAGCGCTGGCTGGGGAGATCTTGCTCTACCCGGATGAGCAGCAGTACATCGAGGACTTCCTCGATCAAGTCTTCACGAACGTGACGACCGGAACAGGCTCCACTAGTGCAGCGGTGCTCACGGACCTACTTGCTACGTTCCTAGACGATGGGGTATCGGCGGTCAATTACGTCTACATCGAGACAGGGTTGAACGCGGGCATCTACCCCGTGCAAGCAGTGACGCAGACGCAGATCACAGTGACAGCACCCTTCCCAGTGGTGTTGGGTGGCGTCGCTTACCGGATTGTCTCCCTGTTTGGGGCCTCGGAAGCTTCGGTGCAAGCGCTCTTTACACTCCATCAGAGCATCGCGGCTTTGCTCAGTAGTGCAACGGCTTTCCAGACCTTGATCTCGACTCCTGTGTCAGTGACCCGGACCCCGACGGCGGACACCACATCGTTTGCTAGAGCGACGTTGACCACGGATTTGGATGCTCGGGACTGGGATGTGGACGCTCGTCTTGCAGCGATCCCCACGGATATTGAGACGGTCCAGAATGTGTTGGCCAACACGGATAGGTTGTACGACACGCGGTACACGTGGGTTGACGCGAGAATCAACTTGGAAAGTGGCTTGGTTGTGCAACAGGCCACCGCCACCGCGAATCGGGTCAAAGAACAGGCCAACATCTACAAGCAGTTGATCAAGTTGCTGGCTGTGGAGGCCCCATGAGCGACGAAACCCCGCCCGAAGAAACCCCCAAGGACGAGACGCCTCCTAAGCCTAAGGGCGCTTGGGAAAAGCGTGAGTTCGCGATCAATGGGCGTATGAAAGAGATCTGTCGCCTGAGTGCGGCGGCCACAGAGGCTGAGATTGCAGGCCTCAAGCGCAAGCTAGCTAAATTGCAGTACGGAAGCTGAATCTGAATGGCCACCACCGCAAATTGGGAGTCGCTTTCAATCCAGATCCCTGGGCAGGATCTTCTGGAGAAGGCGAGGAACGTCCTAGAGACCTTGATGGTCTACCTGGAGGTTCTCAAGGCTATCCTCGAAACCGTAAAGGTCTTCCTGGTTGACTTCGGCAACCCGATCAAGGCGTTGGTCGAAGCGCTCATCCAGTTAATTATAGACCTGTTTGAGTCTCTCAAGCGCACGGGCATCTACGGTTGGTTTGACATCCCCAACCCGTTGGTCGATCCCAACTTCAATTTGCATGTCGGCGGGTACCAGGCGTTCACGACGCGCTTCAAGGCGGGGCTCTACGATTCTAGGGATCCGAACCGTCCGCAGCCGATCTCAGGCCTCACCAACAGCGGGTTCACTATCATTGTGGCTGACGCAGAGAGCCCCATGGCTCTGCTTAAGTTCATTCAGGTCTTGCTTCGCTTCCTGGGTAAGGAGTTCTTGACGCCGCAGTACGCGGCCCCCGCCAACTTCAAAGTGCTGCCTCTGGGTTCCAGCGGGGATCCCATCTTATCTGTTGTCAAGCTGTTCCAGGACCAACCTAAGTCAGTTGTGGTCGAGTGGTCACTACCTCCGGCTAAGAACCCCGGTGATCCAGGGTTCTCGGACCTGATCCAAGCCTTCTCAACGGACTTCATCCCCCCTCGGTTCCTGATCGAGAAGAGTGAGATCAACCCGGCTGTCGGCGAAGTCAGCGCGCAAGACATGGGCGACCCGGAAGCTGCGGGTCAGGTCGTTGAGACGCTGCCCACAGAGTTCAGGGCCCGAGGGCTTGGTGACAACATTGAGCGTAAGGTCAGGTTGAACGACCAGTACGGCGACCCGTTTCTCAAGTTCCAGAAGTACATCATCATCGATACCTCGAACAACACCTCAACGTTCTTGTTGGGGCAGCTCGGCACGTTCCGCTACATTGACAATGATGTAGAGCTGAACAAGACGTACTACTACCGAGTTCGTGCGTACAGCGGTGACTTGAAGGTTTCAGGCACGTCCCTGGCTTTCGAGACTGCCCCTAAGTTTGATTCGGTAAGCGGCAACTTTTTTATCGAGTGGCCTGGGGACGATCCTATCATGGGCAAGGCTTCCCCTGTTGCCCCCATCATGATTCCGGAGTACCCGGACAAGTTCGATGTGATCGAGAACTTGAGGCGTCTATTCCAGACGGCGTTCTCGCTCAACTTCCACTTGCCGCTTCCGATTGATCCCGACACAGGGAAGCTGTTTGACCCTTTGCTTGATCAGTGGATCGGTGAGGGCTCTCTTACGTCGATGGCAGGGCCCCTCACGTCGTTTCAGGCGGTGCCCTTGGTGGGGGACGCCGTATCTAGCGTCACGGATGTGACGGCTCAGTTCCAGCCTTCCCCGGTAACGGGGAAGCTTCCTGTGCCCCCGTGGTGCGAGGCAGGTGTCCAACGGAACGCCTCTAGACTCGCAACTATTGTGGCGGGTGCGATGCTTGAGGCGAACTCAGCGGTAGCGTTCAAAGCGTTGATGGAAGGGCCTTACCCTAAAGGCACACCGAGTGTTCCTAAGTTGACCGCCACTACGATCTCGGAGCTGGTGTTCGAGATCACCAAGGTCCAGGATCCTCAGTTAGCGGGTCAAGGGGCGGTCCAGGCGGCTGGTGTGTTGTACGGGGGCGCGTTCCCCAACAAGCAGGTCCGCGAAAACGTGCTGGCGGCTGTGGAATTCTGCAAGTCGTTCACACTCGGAGGCACGCCTCCGGACTGGATCCAGGTCAGCTTCTTGCGGGACATCGTGCCCTGGTCGGGACAGTTGCTTTACGACCTGTTGGCTAAGATGCAGGCGCTTTTGGATGCCTACAAGGGTGTGATTGACGAGATCAAGGCGTTCATCGACCTGATCATCCGGAAGATCGATACGCTTGAACGCTTCTTGGAGTACCTGATCTCCATCCTGGACTTCATCGAGAGCTTGTCTCTTGGGTTCTACATCCTCTCGGTGCCGTCCACTGGCGGGGACGTGAACGAGTGGGTGTCTATCATCGACAGTGCAGGGGGGACTAAGCCACCCAGCGGTCCGGGTGGGTACACGGCGGGTGTTGCGTTTGCTTACGTGGCTCCCGATGTGACCGCGTTTGCGGAGGCGTTTGGGCTGATCTTCTGAACGCACTTTTCTCTTGTGAAAGTGCCAGATCGGGCCAGTCATGAGCTTCGACTTCCAAGGCACATTCACAGCCAGCCAGTTCGCCCGGTTCAAGACTTACGTCCAGAACCAGGTGCAGCTTATCGATGCCCGAATCGCGCATCTTAAGGCGGAGCGGGCTCGGGTGGGCGACTTGGCGTTTGCCTACGATTCCGGGGGTGCCCCCACAGGTTTGGAGAACGATCCGCCCGACACGTACTGTGGCAGGCTTTTCGGGGCCTATGAAGCCCTGGGTGGGGATGCGGAGTTTGACCTTCAGGTCCGAAGCACGAGCCAGCCCGTGTTTCGTTTAGCCGGGGATGAAACGCAGGCGGCACAGCTCATGAGCAACGGTGAGGTGCTGAGTGTGTTGGGCCTTTCCGACGCGGAATCCTCCCTTGCAATGCAGAGTCTACGGGGGTGGGTCTCCGAGGACCTTCAACGGAGACGCAATTCACTAGAGCGCAAAATCCGACGCGCTTTGGACTATGCGGAGCAGCTCGATGCCGAGATCTCTACCTTAGAGAGGATGAAAGGTAGTGTTGATACCAACGGATCACTGGCCTTCTTGTTGAACAGCATCGCCAATCTTACTGCGGACGGGCAGTACACTGCCATTACGCAGGACAACGCGGCCGATCCTCACGGTAAATTCGCACGTGCTCCTGTGGCCGGTTACATGCCGGGTCCCGAGGGGGCGGCGGCAACTACGTACGAGAGAACAACCAACGGCCTTGTGAAGCCAACAGAGTAAAGTCTTGTCCTTCGATCGCCAAATTGACCAGTTGTGCCCGCATGCCGTTTCCGAGGAAGCGCTCTTTGTCGCGTCCGATCGGCTAACTGTGCGCCCCTTGCGTCCAATTTCGTCGGCGGCTTCGGTACAGGTCTACCTCAACAACGCCATCCCAGTACCGTCCCAAGGGGTCTTCCTGCCCGCCAAGTCCTCTGGGACTCGCAGGGGTCCCTTCACAGTGACAGCGGGGGTCAACGATACCCTACAGCTCACCGTGAATCAGGGGGCGGTGCAGACCGTGGTGCTGCCTGCTTCACGGAACACCCCCGCCACGAGGGTTGCTGCGACGTTGAACCAGCAGTTTCAAGGCGTGGTGTTCTCGGTGGTGAACGACCGTCTTGCTTTCACCTCAAGGGAAACGGGACCAGCCGTCAGCATCTTCTTGAAGGGCACTAGCACAGCCGCCAGTCTCTTTGGGTTCACAGCCAATCACGAGTACCGGGGACAACAGAACGTGCCTGGGTGGACGCTTGTGAGCGATCCCACGACGCTGGAGGACCGTCCAGCCCGACTCATCGTTTTTGATGAGCCCCTTCGGAGTGGCTCAGACTTCGTGGAGATCTCGTACGTCACGCTCCGTGAGGAATGTCGGCGGTGCGGGGGTACGGGTGTCGAACACGACTGGCGTTACGACATCAACGGTAAGCTCATCGAGATCAGGGATGAGGGGCTACTCATCCAAGAGCTTCAGAAGGACTTCTACACAATCCGGGGCACCAACCCATTCCACACTTGGTATGGCACGGGACTCATTGAGGCCATCGGTAAGAAGCTGGTTGCGGGTGGTTTCGCTCAAAACCTTATCGTGGCGGATATCTACCAAGCGTTCAATCGTTGGCAATCCGTCAAGCGGCAGCAAGAGGATGACGTGGGGCAGGTCGTGACGGACCGCGAGTACCCTTTCCGGTTGCTCTCGGTGAACTTGCAGCAAAGCTCCCAGGATCCCACCGTTATTTTCGTGACAGTGACCGTACAAAACAGGTCGAACGATCCTATTCAGCTCACTCGTGGGCTCAAACTTCCGCAGTCGCTAGAGCTGGTTAGCTCAACGGGTACGATCAGGCAGTCTCTTAGCAGCTCGGTTCTCTCGGGTTGAGGTCCTTCTGAATGGCGCAAGCTCCCCAAATAGCTCTTCGTGACGGTAGCGGGTTCACTACGAACCTCGTGTTCACTACGAACGAGGAAGCGATCTACATCACGGGCACCGTGGACGTGAACACGGTTTCGGTGCAGCTCTCGGTGAATGGTGGGGCATTCGTCTCGGACCCTAACCTCGTCAGCTTCGTCCTACAAACGTTCACGATCCCCAACCTATCGGTCTACCCCACGGGGCTGCCTCTAGAGTTCGGGGTCAATACGATCCTCATTCGTACGATCGATATCGTCGGCGGTGTGTCTGCTACCTCGTCTGTGCTCGTGACTCGTGTGAGTGACGTGGATATGACGGGGACACAGATCCCAACGGGTATCCGTGTCCGGCGTTACCGCAACTTCATAGAGATCCTGGCAGCTAAGCCGCAGCCCATCACGAACGTTGTGCAAACCGACTCGGGAGAGTCGGTTTTGGTTACGATCGACACCTCGACCTTCATGGGCTTCAACGTCTATGCTTCGGTAGAGCCCGCAGGCGTCTCCGGGTACTATAGGGTTAATGAAAAGCCCATCACCAGTCCGGCTGAGTTTGAAGAAGACGACATCACATCGTATGACGATCTAGCGGTTTGGGATGTCAGCTCGGCCAAGACACTTCGTGTTCGTGTCACTGAGGAAGACGAATTCGGTAACGAGGTAGCGGTTCGCTTGGACTCGTTCCACTCGAATTCAACGTTGGGTGGCAAGATCCGCCTCAACAGCACCCTCCAGAACTACGAGTTCAACGAGTTCCTGGTCTTCCCGCACACACGTTCGGGGGGCTCTGGGATCATCAACTCAGACCAGTTCATCAACGTTCCGGATTCGGATCCTCTCTACTACGTCGTGACGGGCGTGTACTACGACCCGATCACAAACGTTGAGATCGAGACGCCCTATTCGCAAGAGGTCTTGGGATCTCCGCTCATCCTTGACACTACGATCCGAGATCTACCGGGTCGGACGCAAACGCAAATCGTCACCAGCTACATGCAGGCGGTTGGGCGTGTCAACACCGAGATCTCGCTGCTACCGGGCTCGGTGACTCGTGACGTGGACATCGATCCGTTCGCCTCTGAGGCAGAGCGTATCTGGTTTTTGCTCGATTTCGTGCATCGCAGCCAGAGCTTTCTCACGTTGCTCGCAATCGACAACGTGAGCGGGAATGGCACTTCTGATCCTGTGGCGGGTAGCGCCTACAAACAGGCTTTGAAGGCGGCCCTTGGGTACACGAACGACTCATCGGTTCAAGCTCTCATTGACCAGCAGTTCGACAAGCTGGCGGCTAACGTCAACAAGACTCGTCTGGCTGGGCGTCAGTCTGTGGGTAACCTCACCCTTTACACGACGACCAAGCCCACGAAGGACTTGCAGGTCCCGGCAGGATCTTTCGCGGCCTCTACGGCAGATTCTTCGACCGGCACCACGGCCCAACGGTTCCGTATCGGGGGTTCGTATGTGCTTCCCGCAACCAACGCAGAGGCGTACTACAACTTCAACGAGAAGCGTTACGAGCTGAGGGTTGCTCTCGTTGCTGAATTGGCAGGGGCTGCGGGCAACGTCCCAGCCGGATCCATCAAGACGCTGATCGGCATCAGCGGGTTTCAGGCTATCAACGAGGCCGCTACCGTCTTCGGCGATGACGTGGAGTCCAACGCGGACTTGGCCTCCAGGGCAATGCTGGGGTTTGCCTCAGTCGATACAGGCACCGAGACAGGGTACGCCTCCACCGCCGCTGCTAAGATCGGGGTCATCAAGACCGAGATCGTCAAGAGTGGTGACGCTCTCATGATGCGGGACTACGATGATGTCCGTAAGAAGCACATCGGCGGCAAGGTTGACGTTTGGATTCAAGGTGTGCAGGAACGTCAGGCCCAGGATAAGTTTGCCTTCTCGTTCGAGATCGCTCGCGACACCCGCTGCCAGATCATCGACCCAATCACCAACCTGATCTTCCGAGTCCTTGACTCTCGCGTTACCCCGACGACCCCGATCATCGAGATCTTGAACAACCCTTCCCAGGGGTTGGGCGTTCGCAACGCTACCCTTGGCCTTGATTATGATCTGACGGGCGTCTCGATTCTGGACTACCAGACGTTTCAGCTCAACAACAGTATTGCTCAGCCCCCGACGGCAATTGATGACACCATTCTGGCCGACTACCGTTTCCGTGTCGTGAACCAGTTCTTCATGACGCTGCAACCTGTGCGTCGCGTCGTCTCTGTGGTGGGCGAGGTGTCGGGTGCCCTTGACCCTTCCACGCATTACGAGTTGTTCAAGACCGACGATCCCTTGCTCGATGGTGAGAGCACGATTGCCCGGGACTACGTGGCCATCACGCCCTCGGGGGGCACCCCCAGTGGCGATACGATCACGGTCAACAACGAACTGCACGTCATGATCGGGTTCGAGCAAGAGCCCTTGGATTCAATCGGCATCAACACCGCTACGATTCGGGTGTTCAACGAACAGCGCACCATTGAGTTCGAGCCTCCGGGATCTTTGGCCCCCGATTACGACATCATTCAGGGCACGCCGACAACCCCCGTGCGTATCGTCCTGACGACCGCTTCTCAAATCGCCAGTGGTCAGGAAGTCTCGGTGGACTACGTTCACGATGAGAACTTCACGGTCACCTATGTGATCAATGAACTCTTGCAGCAGTTGCAGGCCATCTTGGACAACAAGCGGCACGTGACTGCCGACGTGCTGGCCAAGCAAGCGATCCAGAACGACATCGACATCGAGACCACGGTGCAGCTCAAGAAGGGCTCTACCAAGGCCAAGACTGATCCGGTGATCCGCAACAACGTTTCGCTGGACCTCAACAAGAAGGTGATCGGCGAAGGTGTGGCGCAGTCCAACGTGGACGCTGCGATCAACGATTCGACGGGTGTTCAGTTCAACGTCTTGCCGATGGCCAAGATGGCGTACGCGGATGGTTCGCAGAAGTTGCGTGAGTCCGTGCTCTCGACGTACCAACACCTAAGCTCTCTCGATGTCGGCGGCAACATCGTGTACATCCTGACCAACGCTCTGGAGTACCCGACCACCGATGGTGGCGGTCTCGCTACGGAGCACAAGGGCGTCTTCCAGGACGATGAGTCCATGGCTCTTGCCGCCGACCTCACCTTGGTTGGCTTTGTCACCAACCAGGCGTTCATCATCGGATCCGGCGGTGCGATCATTGCAGGGTACTCGGACGACGCTACCTTGGCGGGTGAGGGATTCCTTCCCAACGAGTATGCGCAGGAGCGCCTCCGCAGAACAGCCAACCACATCGTGGTGTCGTTGCTAGGTACCGGACTGCCTCCAGACAACCCGGAGAACCACTCGTACGCGGTCAGTTATATCGTGCGTGGGGACTCGGGCTCTCACGACATTACAGTGGCGCAGATGGAAGTGATTGACCTCGGGGTCTTCACGGTCACGTACCGCGAGTTCACGGAGGGCTGATGGCACGTTTTGTCTTCGGCTCTAATCGTCTCAACTCCACCATCGAGCAGCGGGGTAAAGAGTATAATTTAAGGTTGATGCAGAGGGCGCAGACCATCTTCTCAACCCTCTTGAACTTGATGCCGTCGAACTACGTGTCGGCGATCCAGGGTCCCAACTATACGCAAGCCCTCAAGGCAGTGGCGGTGGAGTTGGCTCGCCTGGAACTTGCGCTTGAGGACGTGGACCGGGACCGTGCGTTCGCCACCACACGGTCGGATTTTTTGTGGTCTATCGTAGGTTACCTGGTGCTGGTGAACAGCAAGATCCCCGACCTAGGTTTCTCGGACGAGGAGTTCCGCAGCTTCTTCCTCAACCTGGTCCGCATCTACTTCCAAGGGTCTGTGCCCGAGTCAATGTCGGACGTGGTGAAGCTGTTCATCTCGGGAGACGTGCAGGTCACCGAGCAGTTCTTGCTCGTCCGTAAGGGCGCGAGCGGCCTCGACATCTCAGACGAGTTCGGCTTCACCATCGATTACCTGGTACCGCCCGGGGGCGGCTTTCCGCCCAACTTGTTCGAGTCAGACTCCGCGATCAGGCAATTGCTTGATCTGGTGCGTCCGGCCCACACGCTCTATCGCATCAGGTACATCTTTAACGATCGCTACATACCTAATGACACAATCGGGAAAATTTTAGACGCCATGCGCTGGAGACTGGGGATCTACCACTACGATGATTTGAGATCTTACTGGACGGGTATTCGGGATCGCGATCGTTTGGGTAAGAAGGTCAATCAGCAAGAGGTTGGGGAAGTTCACAGCGACGATTTCTGACTGTGCGGGCATGTCCCATAGAAGCCTTTAGCCAAGTTGCAGTTGTGACACAGCACTTGGAACCCTGCCGGGTAATTATTGCGTCTAACCCAGTAGTAAACGTTAGAGGCCTTGATTTCTTGGAGGTGCCGCTTGCCGCCTCCGTTGATATGATCAATAGCTAAGAACTTGACCTCTCGTTCCCCGCAACAGCGGCATTGAGGGTCGCCGTCGCTGTACGCTTCTAGTGCTTGCTGTCGGAGTGCTCGATGGCGTTCTATAGAGCGTAGTTTCGCCTTCTCTGCATTATTGGCGTACCATTCTTTCGATTTTTGACTCTGGTACTCCTTTGTTCCGAAGTAGTGCCCCTTCTTGTACTCCGTTACACAGTGCTTGCACCACGCACATAGCCCGTCAGCGCTGCTTCTATCTTTGCTGAATGCTGCGGCAGCCTTCTGCTCATTGCACTTTTGGCAGTTCTTCCTAAAGTCGTCTGGCGGTGGGGTGTAGGCTTCAATTCTCTCGTCCCGCAAACGAGCCACCACTTTGGCGTGACAAGTCTTGCAACGTCCGAGGTAGCCATCCTTGGAGCGACTGTTCCTGTAGAACTGCGTAAGGTCTTTTCGCTCATTGCATGCGCTGCACACCTTGTTCTGAATCGGCATATAGCCATAATAGCATATAAGTAGAAGAAAGCTTCGTTAACTCGACATGTGCGGTGACTTCTGAGCACTACACATACCGGCGGGCCGCAGCGTCATCCTGGGATGCAGCGAAGCAGGCGCTCGACCAATTCAACGAGCTGTATCAGGAAGCACAGAAGCGCTTCAAGTCTGGTATAGGCCCTGACGACCCGGATGCGGACGACGCCCTTCTGAAACGGTTTGCGTTCGTGCCAAGTCCGGCGGCCCCCAGCTTCCCTGGTTCCCCCTTCTATGAGTGGCTGTGGTCGGCGTTCTCTGCGGGAGACGTGCCAGATCCAGAGCAGGTTCGTCCTAAGGGGCGCATGATCGTGCAGATCATCGACGGGCAACGGGACATTCAGGACTTTCTCACTGCTCTAGACGAATACCGAGATGCCTTGCAGACAGTGGTTGAGGCGGTTGCACCGGAGCACTTCAGCTACCAGGGGTTCAAGATCTCGAACCCCGACCGCCTCGGGGACAAGCAGTGTCGCCGAGTTCTTGAAGGGGTGGACTACCTTGTTGCGCTGTTCAAGAAGCGTGGGGTCCAACCCCTGCTGCACGTCGGGGTGACAGAGGTGGCTATCGTCACGCAGGCGACCCTAGAAAGGTCTGGAGGTTCTGCTAACTCGGGCCTTGGTCTGTACTTCCCGAACACCCAGAGCATCATGCTGTCCGTGAGGGCCGTAGGGCTAGGAGTTGGCCGCTTCATGAAGTGGGTCAACGAGATCTTCTTGCATGAGTTCGGTCACTATGTACATCTGCATTACCTTCCGCGTGCAGCACGGGAAGCTTGGGATGCTTCGTGGGGCGGTGTGAAGGAACGGCAGGAGGCCTTGGAACAAGCTTTCAAGGCTATCTCCGCGACGGATCGGGCTAAGTTTTTTGACGCCCTGCACTTCGCCAAGTTCGATCCATCGCGGGCTGCCAAACGTTTGGATCCTGTGTCTAGGGTGAAATTTGGGGTTTGGCTCCGAAACCCGCTTGTTGGGGATCCGCTAATTACGGACAAGCAGTTCCGCTTGACCAAGGCGGGTCAGTACCTGGCCCTGTTCTACTCGGATCGTGAGCGGTTCATGCGTGAGAACTACGATTGGATGCCCGTCGGATCCGATGAGTACAACCGGCAGGTTGAGGTATCCAGCAAGCGTTTTCAAGACAAGCTGGGCCTTCTGTGGGACGGCAAGCAGCCCATCCCGGCCGCAGCCGTTGAGGAGCTGACCAAGGCGGACCCTTCGATGCAGAAGGCGGTGGAGGAAGCACTGGATCAGCTCGAAATTGTCTCCGACTACGGCCGTAAGGACGAGAAGGAAGACTTTGCTGAGAGCTTCGTGGCGTTCGTTGGCGCACCTGAGAAGCTCACGTCTACGGCGAAGTACCGGATGCAGCGGACGCTATGGCTGTCCGATTTCTACAGCAAACCCGTGATGCGGCTTGCCGGTGAGAAAGATTCTCTAACCCAGCATGTTGTGAGCCGCTACCTCCATGCTCGTCAACAGTAACGGAACCACGCTCGAAGTCCTGTTCGGGAGCCCCCTGGGTTTCCAGGGCAGCACCGTTCCGTCCAACTACCGGGTGTTTGCGGGGCCTGGGGCTGTCCCTGTGGGGGTTCAGGCAGTCACGCCGCTCTACACGGAGTACCAGTCCGGAGTTGGCTTCGTAGGGCATGCGGATGATGGGGCCCTACGGGGTTCGGCAACCTTTCGGGCTGAGGCGGACTACTTGACGCCTGGTCCCCAAGCAAGGGTTGCCATGCGGGGTTCAGCAACCCTTGTGGCGTCTCCTGCCTACGTGCAGACGGTCCTGACCCGAAGGTTCACACCAACGGGTGTTTACGCCCCCATCGGTGTGGGCGACTACATTTCCCTCCAGAGTGCCGCCAACAGCGTTTCATTCGCCCGGGTGCTGGATGTTCACCCTGACGGCACCTTGATCTTAGATCGGGATCTCTTTGCCGTGGATCCCGACAACGGGGCCATCGCTTGGACCCACACCTCAGCGCTTGAGGGCGTCTCGCTAGAGATCAACAAGCCCACCAACGACGGCGAGTACACCCTTGAAGTTCACGGGCTCCAGGACACCTCTGGGGCACCCTACCGGGACACCCAGGACTTCACGGCAGTGTCGGCCAAGCCTCAAGTGGTCGGGGCTGTACAGCTCCCGGAGGGGCAGATCGTCATCACGTTCTCGGACACGATGCGGGTGGACTTCGCCCTGCTGAGTCCGAACGAGTATGAAGTCACGGGCCCGTCGCTGGTTCTCGTGAAGACGGTTCAGACTGTCGCACCCCACCAAGTCATGCTCACCACCGTGGGGATGGCCACGGGGGCCTACCAAGTCACTGTGAACGCGGCGGGGACGCCTCACGACATCGCGGGCAACCCAATGGACCCGGTGTTCAACCAGGCCGTTTTCACGGGCTCCCCAGCGCTCGCTTCACGCTCAGTCTACGTGAACAAAGGGCCCATTACGAAGCCCACGTTGGTGCTCCAGACGGGTGCCACCGCCACGATCAATAGCCCTACGCAGTTGACACTGCCCACTGCCAACATCACGGCGGCTCATGTGGGGCTCTACATCGCGTTGACCGGATCTACCATCAACGCTGGCACCTTCAAGATCACCCAACGGGTCTCGGCCACGGTGGTCAAGGTGGCGGCCAGTTTCTCGCTTCCTGATCCCGTGAACGGCACCATCGGTTGGCAGCTCCAAGACCCTCGGAATGGCGAGATCGCCGATAACCCTACGGATGTGGTGGTCCGGGTCAACAGCTTGCCTGTGGTCCCAGAGGCCGTCATCGGGCTTCTCGGGCAAATCGTGCTTCCTACGGTCCCGTCTCCCACCGACACCGTGGACGTGGACTACTGCTGGGTCTGCAACCCCGTGGTGGATTTCCGGCGGCTCAATTCGCAAGAGTTCCGGCTCAACAATTGGAACCGTGACAACGGCCGACCTGCTGATTCGTCCAGACACAAGTACCGCTACAACAACACGTTGATCCAGCCTGACACCTTCTTGAGCCTCAGCCCAGAAGAGCTGACGGGCACCGCTACGTTCCCTACGAGCACAACACTCAATGACGTGGGTGGGCAGTTTCTAACGACCATCCAAACAGCGTCGTTTGTGACGATCACCAGTGGTCCCAACAGTGGGGTACGTAGGCAAATTGTCACCGTGTTCAGCAACACGTTGTTGATTCTGGACGCCCCGCTCTTGAGTTTGATTGGGGGGACCTACCGGATTGATCCTGTGGATCTTCGAGCTGAGGTTGCCCAGCCGCAGCAACGAGACCTCAAGTACCGAGCCTACGAGCGAGCCTACTCGGTCGCCCTCAACGACCCGAACCTTTTGCTTCTGAATTCACCGAACCACAAGATCGCCTTCCCGCCGATGGCTCGGCAGCTCCAGAGCACGTTCGTCAACTACCAAGCTACCGTGCTCCCAGAAGCGGATCCCGTGGCTCCGTGGGAACGACACGGCTCCGGTACAGCCGTCATCGCGGGCACTGACCTCGTGGTGATCGATGCTTCGTCGGGGCCCTCCCCCACGGGCAACCCCATCTTCTGGTCCAGGCCCATTGACCTCACGTTCGACCATGTGTTCGCCATCGCGTGGCGGATGATGATCGATGCGGTGCCTTTGGCACAGGGCGTCTGGACGGGCATCGCAGCGGGTTACTCCGACGACGAGAAGGCTGTGGTGATCGGCTTCTTGGAGGACGCCGGGGTCAAGAAGATCGGTGTCCTGAAAGCGGGCGCTGGGAACGACCCCTCGGACATCACGGCATGGACAGGGGGCCTTGACGGCTCGGGTAACCCCACGGGCGTCCCAATGGACCTCGACTGGTCCATCCTGCACAGCTACCGGGTGTTCAGGTCCAGAACGGGGATCATTACCTTCTACGTGGATGGATCGATCACGCCCTCGCTCCAGGTGGTCCCGGACGACCTTCCGTACCTTGAGGAGTTGAACGCTCCGTTCAATGAGCTGCAAGGGGCTTTCTTTGGTTCCTTGTCTCGTGAGGCCGAGAACACCTCGACGTGGAGCTTCGTTCGCTACACAGCGATCCCGATCAATCCGAAGCAGACTGCTCCTTCGATCTACGTCTCGTATGAAGGTACGACGCCTCCGGAGTCAGCCTCTCAGCCTTGGACCCCTGTGGGCTTCCACGGTACCGAAACCATCATCGCGTCTGACTTCTTGCTCCTGGACTCAACGAGTGCCACGGACTTGCCCTCATCAAGTGCTGCTGGCTTGATCAGCGGCGATTTCAAAGGCTTTGCTCGGATCGAGCCTTTGTTGGCCGAGTCTTACGACACGGTTCTGGATGTGAATGTCGCGTTGCGGACGTTCACTCACGGCATCACGCCCAACGCCGTGATGGCTGCGGTGGATGACGGATCGCGGCTCATCCAACTGAGCCTGTTCCCGGACAAGGCGTCCCCCAAGTTCAGCTACGGCGGTCGATCCCTGCCCAACCAATTCGCCCCCTACCTGTGGAATCAATCGGGTGGCGAAACCTCAACGATGGTTGGGCAGTACCTGCGGATCGATGATACCTCAGCCCTAGATGGCCTCGTGTATTACCTGGACGACCTGGAGTTGGTCTCGTCCCCGAACCGTGTCGTGGGATCGCTCACGGACTACGCCATAGAGTTCCGTACGCAGGTCCAGAGCTACACGCCGGACATGGTTGGCTACTGCGGCGTCATGACCTCGGTCTATGACAGCTCACGATCCGTAGGGATCATGCTGGAGGACGTGGCAGGCACCCGGTACGTCACGCTTCACTCGGATGGCACCCCGGTTGTGGGCGGCCAGTTTGCCTTCGACTGGTTCGACGGCAAGTTCCACACGTACCGTGCAGTCAAGGCTACGGTTGGAAACCTCGTAAGTCTATTCATTGATGGGGCCTTTGTGGGGTCCACGTCCTACGGCAACTTTACGGTCCCCACCCCTTCTCTGACGGGTCTTGTGTCGTTCGGCTCAGCTACCCCGCTCAGCGTTCAAGCTCGGTCTTCTGCGTTGTGGGCTTACGCTAACTTCTGGCGCATCAACCCAGACTACGCCACGGACCCTGTGACAGGCTACAGGCGGTACTGCGGCCTTTGGAAGGGCTATGATTCGGATTCGTTGACGGGCTACCACTTGCCGCTTCGTACGGCGGGCCGAATGGCTCAAGTCGCTGGCAACGTTCTTACGGATCTCAACGCGGACTTTGTGACCAGCGGCGTTGTGGTTGGAGATCGCGTTGTGATCGACAATGGCCCCAACAAGGGCGTCTACGATGTGGCCTCGGTGGCCCCGACCATCTTGACTGTTTTGGGTGCCTTCCCAGTGCAGCCCGCAGGCGTGGACTACCGGGTAGTGTTAGAGACCGATTGGTCTGTGCCGCACCAGTACCGCATCGTGAAGGACCCTGGAGGCGGCGTCTCGGTCTTCCTGGACACGAACACTGCACCGCTCATTCATGCGGACTACAGTGCCGTGGACCTGCCCCCGAGCACCGCAGGCGTTGCCTGGACGGTATCGGGTGCGCTGCCTTCGATCTTGTGGGGCGCTTTCGATCCCACCAACATCTCTCAGACTTCGTGGGATTACGTGCGGCTTGGGGCAGTCCGGTCGGTTTCCGAACTCGGGATCGTCCCGCATCACCAGGTCTTGAACCAGCGCAACGTGATGGCTTCGTTCGAGCACCACAGGACGAGCATCCCGCACGCCCACACGGATTTCTGGTCGGAGTCTGAGGGGATCCCGCCGCAGACGGAGCCTGATCTGCTTCGAGACCCCAATCTCGTGGCGTACACGCTGCTCAACGACTCGACCCCGTTGGTCCCCTCAACGCAGACCTACGAGGTTCGCAGCCCGACTCCTGTGTTGGTTTCGACCGTAGGGCTCAATCGGCCTGAGGACGTGTTGGGTAGCCAAGCCTTCTTGCTGAACAACGCATCGCAGACGATCCAAATTTTGGTTCCCGACGACGTGCTCTACAACTCGCTGCAAGTCATCGAGAGTGCTATCGGGGACCCCGACCTGATCTTCCCGTTCGATGACGAGTGCCAGCCCAGCTTCGGCCCACTGTTCTTCCAGAAGGAAGTGTGTCTCACCTACGATGGCTCGGTGCTGCCCGAGAATGACCTGACAGCCATCACACCGTGGACCCGAGTCAGTGACGACGACTCGCACCAGTTCGCCTCTGCCTTCTCGGGCGTCTTGACCTACGGCACCGATGCCACCGGCACCCGGACCACGTACCGGAACAACTCCCCGTTGCCCGACTCCATCGGGCTCGAAACTGAGGTCAAATTCCGCCTCAAGCTGCTCCTGGACTCAACGGGCGGTCTCGGGGACTCCCAAGTCCGCGTCGGCTTCTCCAGCCCAGGTGTAACGGTGGGCTTGGCTTTCGTCACGACACCGCTGGGTGAACGTTATGTCCTGGCTGTGGACCTCAACAACGGGCAGACGTTGGGCGGTATCCCCTTCGATTTCTACGATGGCGCATATCACGACTACCGCTTGGTGCGTACCCCTGGGTTGGACAACATCCGAATCTTCATTGATGGCTGAGGTAAGCTGTGAGCACCTATACGTACAAACGGGCCGGACGTTACCTGGAGCTTGACAAGCTTGAAGATGCGTTGAGCGCCCTGGAGATGTTGCAGCGTCAGGCGCAGTACGCCAAGGCCCCCTCGGAAGCTAGGGATCTGGCTCAGGCCATCGCGCTAGTGAAGAAGACGCAGCCCTTCTTCGAGCAGCAGTCCAAAGGTTTGGAAGGGGCTGCTCAAGAGCTGGTTATCAAGCTCTCCGAAGCGTTGGAGCGCACAGGTCGAAAGCTGAATCATTCCTGGGTTGAGTACCCGAAGATCACAATCTCGTATGCGGTCTCGGATATGCCCCGAAACCCGCCGGATGATGATGGACCAGGTGACGCGGCTTTCTGGAATCAAGTCCTGCAAGAACAGAAGGAAGCACTTGCTGTGGTCAAGAAGGTGACGGACCACGCACGCAATGTCGTGGACGTGGATGTCCGGCGTGCGGACAAAAACATCTTCCACGTTGAAGTTAAGATGGCTGGCTAATGGTTGACTTGATCGGACCTTACGGTAGTGGCGAGTACGGGGCAGGACCGTATGGTTCTGCGTACCCTCCGTACGGTATCGAGTCGGCGACTGCGCTCTCTCCAACCCTGGTTCGAGTCAGGTACACAGCGCTCTTTGACGCGGCTTTCCTGCCGCTAGTGTCCCCTGCCAACTACTCGATCTTTCCGGCGCTGACCATCCACTCGGTCATCATTGAGAGTGCGCAGACCGTTCTGTTGATCACGGATCCGCAGGACGAGATCGTCTATACGGTTACGATCTCAGAAGCCAAGGGGTACTTCGGTCAACCCCTGGATCCGAACCTAGACGAAGCGAACTTTCTAGGTGTCCCGGAATCGCCTACATTTTTCGCAGTTGCGACTCGTAAGAACCGCGTCCGTGCTGTGTTCACGGAAGCGATGCTCCAGAATTCGTTCCTGACTGATCCGTCGCAGTACGTCCTCACAGATCTAGACAACAACCCTATCCCGATTTTGACTGTAGAGGCGGAGCAGGCCTCGAACGTCCGTTCTACGGTCTTGACGCTCGGAACGGATCTTACGGATGAGCGGCATTACCGTCTCACCACCTTAGGCGGGATCGTCACAGCTACGCTCAAGATCCTGGTGCCCGATACTTCGGTGTTCCAGTTCGTAGCGAACCCGCAAACTACGGCCATCCCGGTAGGCCAGTTCTCGGGTGAGGTGCAGAACGGGCTTTACGGGATCCACGGCGGGCTCGTGTTCTTCTCGCCCGCATTGGTCAACTCGGCAGCCAACTCCATCATTCAGGTGGAAGAAGTCGATGTCTGCACCCGGGCCTACGATGAGTATCACCCGCCGCAGCCCTTGGATCCGCCGGTGCTCTACACGTTCGGGGGCGGCCTTGTTCCGGTACCGGCCACGACTCTCAACGCCCCAGCGGTTCTTTGGGCGGCCTTTCCACGGCTTGTGGACGCCACCTTCGAGCTGCGGGACGTGCAGGAAGACACGCTGCCCACCCCGTTGGACGGGTCCTGCGAACTGACGCTACAGGAGCCTTGGGACCCCACCTATGTGGCGTTGCTCAACAACACGAACTGGAAGCTGTTCGACAACCTGGGCAACCCTCCTGCGTACTTCATCACGGCGGCAAACCTGGCCCCGATCCCGCCAGGCGGCACGACCTACCACATTCTCAAGATGACATTCCCGGGAGAAGCCAGCGTTAGCGCCACCGCTACCCCGTGATCGCTGTGGTTTTCTCTTATGGGCTGACTAGTTTGGCAAGGGGCTGCCCTTCGCCAAGGAGATGAAGATGAAAGGGATCGAATCATTCGGGAAGGCTGGCGAGAAAGCCCCCGCGTTTGCTGTACGTAGCGTGAATCAAGAAGACTTCGGCTACTACATTCGCGGCGACGTTTTCTTTACCCTTCGCGATGGCCAGACCGGCGAGATCCAAGAGGAGCGTGAGCTTCGGAATCTTGTGGTCATGGATGCCTCGATCCTGATCGCCCGGCTCATGAAGGACCCGGCGGAACCCCCGCACGGCATCTATGCTCTTGCGGTTGGTACGGGTGACGTGGGTTGGAACCCGATGGCCCCTCCGGCCCCGACGGTGACACAGCGGTCGCTCTACTCGGAGTTGGCTCGCAAGACGTTTGCGAATACGCAGTTCATTGATGGGGCTGGCGTCCCCACCGCGATTCCCACGAAGGTCGTGGACTTTACCACCACGTTCGCTGAGTCCGAGGCGGTTGGACCGCTCGTGGAGATGGGGCTGCTTGGCGGCAACATCAGCACGAACATGAGCGTGAAGAACCCGGTGCTTCCTCCGAACGGGCCGTACAACCCAGCGGTGGACCTGACGCTCTACGATACCGAGGTTAACTACCTCACGTTCCCGGTGATCAACAAACCCCCTACATCCACCCTCACGATCGTGTGGCGTCTCACGTTCTGAAAATTAGGGTGAGGGCTAGGCATGACTAAGAACTTCGGTCCCGCAGTTAGTGGTTACGATGTCCCGGAAGGTCGGGCTTGGGAGACGGTTGTCTTCGAGTCTGGGAAGCCGGTTCTCGACCGCGAGCTGAATCTCAGCCAGGACGTGGACGGGGGTTCGGCACAGGCCGTCTTGCGGCGTTCCACGCCTTCGGGCTGGATCTCCGACGATTTCGTGGGGACCTCTAGTGCGGTGGGGGCTATCTTCTCGCCTTCGGCTGTAGCGGACACGCTTGAGATCCCCAATGCGTTGGTGGCTCACGTCAACGGTTGGCTACTCAAGATCCAACACACGAACATCACGGGCTCCAATCAAGTCACGTTGGGTCCAGGTCCTGTGGGGCTCGGGGCACAGCGTACCGACATGGTTGTGCTTGAGGTCTGGCGTCGCCTGATCTCTGCTGCCCCGAGCACCGTGGGCAAGTCGGCTACGGCGCGTATCTGGCAGCAAGGTAACGTAGCGACCGACCCCGCCAATGACTTGGTGCTGAACTACCCGGATGACCTTCTGGACACGAACGTTGGCGCAGAGACGACCAAGCGAGTTCAGATCCAATACCGGCTTCGGTGCATTCAGAACGTCAACGTCATCGCGTTTCCCTATGGGCTCAACGACCCGGCAGTTGTGGCGAACTCCGTGCCTCCGAGTGCAGCTTTTCCGGACGGCACTGCCACGGTTTTCCCCTACGTGAACCAGTCGGCCTCGGGGGATCCGGGCCTCTGGATCGCCGGTGACGGTAACCCGGCCAACACGCTCGGAACCGTCGATGGGTACATGTACTGCATCCCGCTCTTGGCTGTGTTTCGTCGCAACCAAACGGGCTTTGACCGTCGGCTCAATCAGAACGGTGGCGTAGCTTCGCCCGGCCCCTCGGACCGCCCGGATGGCCTCTTTCAAGACATCATCGTGGCTGAGGACATCTTGGATCTTCGGTCGGGTGTATCGCCCTCGGGTTGGTCCCTTCCGGAGCTGCTTGAGAAGAACGTCAATTTCCTGCTCGACAACACGTTGCGCACGGAGATCACCGATACCTCACCGGACGGCGGCGGCTGCCGTGGCACCACTGTGTTCGTTGCGAACGAAGTTGGTGTGCTCCCAGGTAACGGCGTCACCACGGGTGACACAGGGGCGGGTCCGTTTTTTGGGCAGTTTGACTCGGTTCGTCGGCGCTTTTCGGATCGTTCGATCTTCGAGACCGTGACGGTGGTGGTTCCGGCTCCTGGTGGTGGTTGGCTGCCTGGTTCGGTGGTCACCATAGATCCCACGGCACTCGCGCCCTACCCTTACCCAGCGTTCAACTGGTCAGCCTATGCACCAGCCGATGTTCGCTTTCTCGATGTGCTGCGCGCTCAGTACGTGGGGGCTGCACCCCCTCTCAAGACTCACGATGCCTTGAATGACATCGATTCGATCGAGAACTTGGGGGCGGGACCTATCCTGCCTCTGGTCATCACCATGGACACCCCGTCGGGCGGCGTCACAACAGAGCCCCTGCATGTGACCCTAGTGATCGGGTACCCGACTGGCGTTGGGTTGGCCACGACTCCAGTGGCGGACTACGGAGCCAATAGCTTCGCGTTCACGACTGCTCCGCCGTCCGCGTTGCTGCCCACCTCTTTCAGTGCCGTGGCGAACCAGGCTTTTGATTACGCACACCGTGAAGTCCAGCTTGAGTACACGACGGTTTCGATTTCGTTTGCGGGTTCTGCGGACACAAGCGGGCCCACCACAACGCTCTACTTGCCCGAGCGGGCACAGACCGTAACTTCGATCCTGATCAACGCGGTCCCGGTATTCGGTTCCACATTGGATGTGACAGGTCGGATCATCACGTTGGCGGCCCCCACGGCACCTGGCGATGACTTTGCGGTCACCTACACGGCTGTGCGTCCGATGCCCCAGGCCAACGTGCAGATGAATGTGTACTACCGGACCGCTGCCCCGCAGACAGCCCGCAACGCCCTTCTGACCGGCAGTCTGACGGTCGTGCCCAAGGTCACGAGCCCCTTGATGTACGCGCTCACGACGGGCTCTGGGTCGCAAGACGAGGGGTATCCGCTGCCCTACGCTTACGTGCAATCCGGCGGCATTTTCCCGAGCAACCTGGCGACGTACTCGGGAGAATCGGAGCTGTCGGGTCGTGCGGAGATCTCGGTCGCGGATTTCAACGCGGATACCGGCTTGTTGAAGCTCCCGGTCTATGTGCCGATGGTTGCCAACCCTGAGTCCTTGGTGTTCACCCGGGGTTTGGGTGACGTGGACGTTGAGGGTCGAACGTACTTCAAGACGGTTCCACCCGGGTACGTGCCCAACGCCTACTCGCAGGACTTGAGCAATTCGGATCGTCACAAGGACATCTACCCGCTTTTAGCGGAGTTGGCGGCGGACGGTCCCCTGGGTTTCAAGGGGCAGCTCGTTCTCATCCTACTCATTCGATATGCCGCCTTTGATGAAACCAACGGCGTCTATTTCGATGCTGACTTGAACGCCAACACGACGACTGCAAGCGTCTTCCGCATCAAGGGCAACTTGCTCAGCAAGAGAGCTTCGTAATGCCATCTACAAGAGACCCCGTAGCAGTTGTTCAGCCCGGTCCTGGTCGTCTACCGGCCAATACGGTTCCGGCCAACGCTTTGATCTTCCCGCCCGGCGGGGGGTCGAGTGCTGCCTTGACGGCGCACATCACGGACCCCGTGGGTGCTCATGCTGCTACCGCGATCTCGACCACGGCGGGTCCTGCGTGGCTCGATGGTAACCCGAACGCTGCGATCACGGCACAAGCTCGTATCGATGAGATCATCGCTGATCTCATCGCAAATCAGGGCTCAAACCGTACGGGCCAACCGGGCTTTGCCGGTAACACCTGGAACGTTGCAGCCGGGGCTCTCTCGACAGCGCTCACGGAACTCTTTGAGAGTGCCAATGCTCGTCCTGCTTGGGTTCTTGATGCGAACCCGGCAGCAAAGGGTGACTTCGTTGGGCCCAACGCTTTGATCAGTGCGGTGGCTGCTGGCTTCTATCTGACGGAGCGCCCCACGTTGTTCTTGCGCCCAGGTACCTACAACTGGACCGATCCATCCGCCACTGCGCTTGATGCTGTTACGATCATTGGCGGGAACAACGTCACCATTCAGAATCTCGCAGGCAACATGCGCTGTGGTATTCTGACCCGAATCTCTAATGTTCAGATCCAGTTGTCGGGTAACCTCGTGTTCGGCGGGGCGGGCTTCTGTGAACTACGGAACGTCAATCTACTCGTAGGGGGTGAGGTTCAGGTCAACCCCTCTAGTGTCTTGAACTCTTTTGAGCACGTGTACGGGAACTCGCCGCAGTTCTTCAAAGTCGAAGCTCCGCGAACCATGATTCGCGACTACTCGAACTGTCAGGTTCGGCTCCTTCCAACGGCTACGGATTGCGTGGTGGGCACGGGTTCTGTAGTGGCCGCAGGCCTCAAGTACAACAACCTCCCGGCTCTTTCAGTTGAAAGCGCGCGTAACAGCATCCAAAGCGTGGCGCTATCCGGCAACCTTATTGCGGGTATGCTCGCAAACTGGGTTGAGATTTCTGGAGACAGCAACACTGTCTCGCAGCTCTCCTTGTTGAATGTGCCTGCGGCGGCGGGTGGTAATAACGCGATTTGGGTGTCGGGCCACAATAACACCCTAGACGCGGTATCGCTCTCAACGATGAGCGGCTACATCTTCCCGTTGTTCCAGGTGGGTGGTGGTGTCTCAACGGCAAGCGGTAACGTTGTAACGAACCTGAAACTAGACGCGGTTTCAGGGGCACTCGACGATATCATTCGCTTGGACGGTACTAGTAATTCGATTGACGGAATTGAGATCGCCACTGTCACAACCCCAGCGGCGAACCAGCATGCGCTGTTGGTTGTGGGTACCTCGAATAAGGCGACCCAGGTTCGCTGCACCGCCTTCACAAGCTTCAATGGCGCTCTGGTCAAGATGTCCGGAGTCAACGGTGTGGTGGAAGGCGTCACTGCCTCGTCGATGACGACCCCCGCTGCGAACTTCTCGGCGGTGGATATCTCTGGGGAAGGCTGCACCGTACGTGACGTGCGGGTGCAGGGGCTCACGTCTCTGCCGTCAACCTCAACGCTATTCAACGTGGGCAGTCTTTGTGAAGACTGCCGCCTTGAGAACGTACTGATCTCGTCTTCGATCACCCCCTCTGGCAAGTACCTGGTGCTGGCCGGGGAAGCGAACGTCGTAAAAGACTTCAAGGTGTCTTCGCTCGACATCATGCAGGTTGGTTTTGAGTTGATCGCTATGTACGGCGTCAACTGCCAGCTCAGCGGCGTGCAGATCGATTCATTCTCGAACAACGCCGGGGCCACCGCTGCGTTCATGACCCTCAACGGTCAGAACATGATGGTCGAAGGTGTGTTCTTCTCAGGCCTGGGGACTGCTGCAAGTCTCACTCTGCCTTTGGTGCGTTTGACCGCAAACTCCTCGGGGACTTTGCGTAACGTGCGAGCGGATGGTGGCACGTCTGTGCTGAGGACTGCGGAGTTCTTGACCATCGCTCCTGCGGTAACGGTTGGACAATGGTCAATCGAAGACTGCTACGCAGACATGACCGACAATTCTTCCAACGCCATCACGATGGTGGGGGCGTCGGCATTTTTCATGGCCATCAAGGACTCTACTTTTAGAGCCCGTGGTGATGGGGCGGTAGGGTCTAGCGCCACGGTCTTCATGCAAGACATGGGGTTCGTGGAGTTCCGAAACGTCTATATTGAAGCTACTGAGGGGCATGCCACAGCTTTCCCCAACTGTGCAGTCACCCTGGATAAGGTCGCGATCAGTGGCGGTAACGGTGCCCCCAATGCAGGTCGGCAGTTGTTCCACGGGTCTGGTTACGCTGTGACTAACATGGCCGGTACGACAACCAGCCTACCGTTAGTGTTGCGGGACGTGGTTTTTTCTGTGGGTACGTCAAATGTTAACACTCTGAGTTTGGGTGATCCCACCCTCTTTTTTGGCGGGCAGGGTTCAGCAGCGCTGTCCAACCACGGGCCTATTGAGGCGACCGGGTTGCAGGTCATGTCAGGGGGTCTCTCGAACTGGAATCGTAGCTCTATCGTTGCTGTTGATCTGGCTTCTGTTGCTGCGGGTACGGCACCGAGCGCGTTCCAGAACGTGACGATCAATCTGGGCAATCTCAGTTGGGTGGCCTCTGGCACCCACACAGGGGCGTCCACGGGCAACATCACTGCCTACGCTTTTCCGAACCAGACGATTACTGGGTTGACGGGGATGACCGCTTCCATGGTGGGGCGCTATTTGACCGTCAGCGGGGCGGCTACGGCGGGTAACAACGGTCAGTTCCTGATCAATAGCTTCACCAATGCTACGACTGTTGTGGTGACGAACAACTCAGGTTCGGGCTCGGACGCCAATGACGGCGCTCTTGCGTGGTCTGTAGCTGGATCTCCTTTCCCAGACTCCGCCCCAGCCTTCTTGGGTTCGGCTGCCGCAGTCTTGGATGTTGAAGGTCCTAACGACGCGGGAGATCCAAACCCTGCTTACACAGCTTTCCGTGGCGTCTCCATTCTCAACGTGATTAATGGTGCGATTGCCGATGAACGCAACATTGTGCGGTTGAAGGGCTGTGCAATTGACGGTCTTCTCGTTGAAGGCCCGTCTGTGGCCACGGGTGCTGGAACGTTTACAATGCCTGTGGTCAATGCTGTGGCGAGTAGCGTTCAGCACCTCGATATGTACCCTACTACGCAGTCCCTGCGGTTAGGGCCCTCCACAGCCCACGTGCAAGGCGGATTAACGTACTTCCGAGACGGCCTTTTTCGTAACCCGCGTTTCGGTAACGTGCCTTGGGCGTATTTGCGGGGCTACTTCGCAGTCTTTGACAACTTCAACATTCTGATCGAGTCCTCAGTGGATGTTGGGGGTGCGGTTGTTGACCTCTTCGGGTACAGCAAGTTCAATAACGGTACGTTGTCTAACGCTTCTTCTCTGATTCCCTACGGTGTCAGTCTTGGTGGCTTTGGTGGCAATGAGTGCCTCAATAATCGCTTGACCTCAACTGTCACTGTGTCCACTTATTGGCCGGTGTTGGTTGCTGGCGCAGGGAGCACAGGCCGCAACCGGGTCAGCGGCAACTTCCTGGACAACACCGGATCGCCTACCGGGCAGTACACAGACACGGGTTGGTCGGGAATCGTTGTCTTGGACTCAGATGACAATGTGATTACGGACAACCGTATTCACATGTTGGACAACGCCGATCCGTTGGCCGGACACATCGCAGTCATTGGCGGCAACCTAAACGTCGTCAACAGTAATGTGATCCACAACGAGCGTTTCCTTTCCGATTCAGATGGCTCGATAACCCCTCCGTTTTTCTCCCCCAACGTGATCTTTAGTATCACGGGACAATTCCCGAACAACGGTTTGGTGGGTAAGACTATCACAATCACGGGGGCGGCCACTGCGGCAAACAACGGTACATTCCCGATCACATCACGAGCCACCTCGCAGGTCGTTTACACGAACGCAGCGGCTGTCGTGCCCGACGCTAATAACGGGAGCATTACGTGGGCGCTTAATGACGGGTTCGCTCGCATTAAGTTTACAGCAGGTGGCGTGGATGCACGATACTGTGCCGCTACAGGCAACACCTTACGTGCCTCTAACCGAGGTCAGGCGGGAGCGGAAATCGTTATAGACGAGGACGACTGCACGGCCACAGGGAACGTACTGCTCAATGGTTCTACCGCTAGTGGTGCGGTGCTTTGGACTGACTTCAACGGTACAAGTGCCGATATCCTTGCCCCCTCGATCACTGGCTTCCTGTGTGAGCTAAGTGGTGCGTCGGGCTTCACCTCAGAAGATGTCGGGGCTACTGTTTATATCGAGAACTCTATCGGAAATAACAACGGCACTCACCTCATCATGGCAGTGCTCGATTCTACGACCGTGCAGCTCTACAACGGTAACGCAGGGGTCTTCTCAGCAGACACCAACATGAGTTGGGTGCGTACTAAGGGTTCCGGTACCAACGTTACGAGGTAAGCACTGTGACCGTACGTAATCTAAAAGTGCAAATCAGTCTTGATGCCTCGGGTGTCCCGCAGTCAGCGGTCGCTTCGTACTTGGTTGTTGGCCCTTCAGAGATCCAACAGAAGACGCTACCTATAGCTAACCCGGATTGGACGCTCCCTGCCAAGATCTTTTGGCAAAACGCAGCAACATCGGTAGCAGCAATCGAAGCGGTTCCTACTCAAGAAGAGGTTTGATCATGGGGCAACTTCACTACAAAGAGGTGCTGCTTCAGGGTGCGCCCCATGTTTTGGTCACCGCCACCTTGGTGTACACGTCAACACCTCAGCCAGAAGCTTCTGCTAAACTAGTGATCTCCCATCCGGGGGAAGATCAAAGCGTTGCCGCTCTCTGTGCCGCCTTGGTGTCTCAAGCTAAGGCAAAAGAGGGCAGCGAGTAACTATGTCCACCCACTACCTCATCGATCCTTTCACGACCAATGGAGACATCATCGATGTCTCCACCTCCTTGTTGGGCCAAGTTGACGCCACAGGTGCCACGGTCATCCGGGTTCCCGATGGGGTCGCGATCAACAACTCGCCCTCAAACCTTGCGGCGTTGCTGACCGAGAAGTATGACAGCCTCTTGGCGAGCTACGCAGGGTTCACCGAGATCGTGGCTGACGCTTGTATGGACCAACTCACGGTGGACCTAGCGTTCAGTGAGAAGATCCAGGCGGGTGCGGGGTTCGTCCATCACGGGGTGCAGCCCTCAGGGGCCTTGGTGTCCACGCTCGTGCCGCTGGCCTTTGCCCCAACTCAATGCGTGCTGGTCTGGGAAGAGTTCTCGTTCACGGACCAGGACGACAAGACGGGACGAATGCAGCGGACCTTCGTTGAGGAGTCCGGGAACAACTGCTCTTGTGTCGTGAGCTTCGACGGGGGCGGGACGTTCAACTTTGCAGGCAATGGGCAGGTGCTAAACATCCCGGTGCCGAACCAAGGTAGCTCGTTCGCAATCGGCCTCACAAACCTCTCTGGATCCAGGATCCGCATTGGGTCCTGGGCACTGATCTACTGAGCAAGTTTTTATAGACTCTCTGCGGGTACTGCAACATTGCTTGGGAGGGTCTGTGAATTGAACACGCACGGTCGGCATCTTCTCGTTGAGTACCTGGGTTGCGACCCCGAGGCGCTCAATAACGTGGACCAGATTCAAGCGTTGATGGAAATGGCAGCGATAGCGGCCAAGACCAACATCGTTTTCTCGAAGTTCAAACCCTTCGTCCCGCAAGGCGTCTCAGGGGTTGTGGTGGTCGAGGAATCGCATCTGTCCATCCATACCTGGCCTGAGTGTGGCTACGCCGCTGTGGACTTCTACACGTGTGGTGAAGGGGATCCGAACGAAGCCCATGAGGTGCTTCGGGGTGGCCTTCAAGCTGCAAGCTTCGAGATGCTCTACGTTGAACGCGGTCGTGGTATCGAGGGTCATGGCCCCTGCATGAATCTCCAGAGCCACACCCGGGATACGTTGCCCCCGCCTACCGTGTCGGTTGAGATGACTGTCGAGTACCCGCTCGGACCGCAGAACGCTCGGGCTGACGCCTAACGTTCACGGGTTCACCGCAATCGCGTGGATTGAGGTGCCCACCCAGTACAGGCACTCGTTCACAACCTGCATGGAGTTGAACGAGTAGGAACCCGAGCCAGTGAAGGTGTAGAGCGGAGTCACAGTGCCGCCGTTGACTGAGACCTTACGGACCTGCTTAGCGTTAGCATCCGCGAAGTAAACCGAGGTACCGTCGGTCGCGGTGGTGCTTGAGAACCCGTTGCCTGTCCCCACGAGCTTCTGCGCAGAACCGCCTGCCAAGGGCTTCTTCCACACGCCGCTGTTGGCAGGCTCGATCCCAACGTAGAGGATGTAGTAGAGGTTGGTGCCATCCGTGGAGAGCGCTGTCATGGTGGTGGCAGCCGTGGGGAAGCTTGCCGAGACATAGCTCTCAAACACCGTGGGGGTTCCGCCGTGGATCGGAACCCTAACGATGGGCTTTTGATTGACAGCGCCGTAGTTGATGTAGGTGGCGTAAAGGTACTGGCCATCCGTGACGAACGGTGCTCCGTACGTGTAAGAACCACCGAGCACGATGTCCGTAGTGGTGGTTGCCCGCCCCCAGTACGAGATGGTCGCGTTATCTTGGCGGCGAAAGAAGATGTCGGTTGCCGTGACGAGTAAGGCCCGGCCGTTGGCATTTCCGTAGGTGGTCAGGGTCCCGCCGCCGATGGGCTTCGAGAAAACCCCGGGGAATGCTGGGATTTGAGCGTCACCGTCCGTGGTCCAGAACACATTGGAGCCCTGCACCGCGACACCACCGATGAACCCGGGCTGATTGGTGGCCAGCGAGATGGTTGCACCGCCTGTGCGGGGCTGTTGATTCAGATTTCCGCCTTGGCTCCAGTAGATATTGTTGGCATCCACCGCGTAGTTGTTGGCCAGGATCCCCGAGTCGTAGACTCCACAAGTGCCTGACCCGCAGGCACCGCCGCAGCAACTGTGGCCGCACTGACCGCAGTTCGCTGAGTCCGAGGTGAGGTCAACCTCACAGCCGTTGGCCGGGTTGTTGTCGCAGTCATCGTGGTCAAGCTGACAGTCAAACGTGCAGGCACCTGCTTGGCAGTACGAGTCAGCACCCTGCACTGAGGGGCAGCCTTGAGCCGCTTGCCACTGACCGTTGCTTCCGCAGGTCTGGATCTGTTGCCCCGAGCACTGCTGAGTCCCGGGTTCGCAAACTCCCGTGCAAGCGCCCGCACTACACACGTACTGACAAGCCGAACCCGAGACCCACTGACCCGAACCATTGCAAGTTCGGGGGGTGTCCCCTTGGCAGCTCGTAGAATTCGGCGTGCAGCTTCCCGAGCAAACCCCTTCGCCACCGCACACGAAGCTACAAGCCGTCTCCGAGACCCACTGGCCCTGGGCATTGCAGCTCCGAGGCGTGAGCCCCTGGCAGTCCCGGTCCCCAGGGGTGCAGACACCTGAGCAGGTTCCGGCCCCGCATACGTACTGACAAGCCGAACCCGAGGTCCAGCTACCGCTGGAGTCGCAAGTCTGAGGAACCAGACCCGAGCACTGCTTGGCACTGGGGCTACACGACCCCGAGCACACCCCCTCTCCGCCGCAAACGTAAGGGCAAGCCGTTTCCGTGACCCACTGAGCGGTCGCGTCACAGTGGCGAGGCACCAAGCCCGAGCAATCCCGGTCACCAGGGGTACAGACACCCGAGCACACGCCTTCACCGCCGCAGTACAGCGAGCAGGCGGTTTCCTGTACCCACTGACCCGAGCTATCGCAGCTACGGGGGGTCAAGCCTTGGCAGTCCCGGTCGCCCGGTACGCATGCGCCCGTGCAGTCACCGGCACTGCAAACGAACGAGCAAGCGAGCCCTTGGACCCACTGGCCATTTGAGTTGCAGCTTCTCGGGTTAAGCCCCTGGCAATCCTTGTCTCCTGGATCGCAGACGCCCACGCATGCACCGGCTTGGCACACGTGGTCGCACACTTCCTGAGCTTCCCACTGCCCTGACACACAGGCGAACCTTTGAAGGCCCTCACACTTAGTACCGGGGCCTGAACCGGGGCACTCCGGGATCGTGGCATCCGATCCTGAGTCCGTGCCCGAGTCTACGGGGACGGTAGCATCGACCATCGCGGCGTCTTGACTACCCGCGTCCGTGATGCTGCCTGCGTCCACGCTGGCGGTCATGGCGTCCGCTTGGCTGCCGTCCTGGGGCGCTGCGTCCGAGACCGGCAGGCTGCCATCCTGAGGGCTCATCCCGTCCACGACGATTGAGTTACCGCCGTCCGTGAAGACACCCGGCATCGAATCCGTGCGGTCCACGATAGGGCTTCTATCCATCGAACACGCGGCCAAAAGCACGGCGAACACAACAACGAATTGCTTTTCCATGCAGGTACTACAAGTGGACGGCAGAAAACTCTAGTCGTCAAGCCGGTGTAACAGTGCTTTTTGGCGGTGGTGTAGGTGCGGGGTGGGGCCCGCTAAAGGCTTTGTACACTTCCCTTAGCAAGGGATGCCGAAAGCCGAAACTACCGGGGGACTCTTGAAGGGTTTTCGCTTGTCAGCGGGACTCACTCAAAAGGAGCTTGCCCTCAAGCTGGGGGTCAAGGCCGCCCACCTGTCCGAAGTCGAGAGTGGCCTGCGTAGGGTCAGTGTAGGGAGGGCGGTGCGCTGGGCTCAACTACTTGAGAGACCTGAACTGGAGTTCGTTCGCCTAGCTCTCCAGGAAGAACTGGACGCTGTTGGGGTCAGGATGACGGTGGAGGTCAAGGATGGGCGCTGATGGTGCGGGGCTGCCTAAAGGCTTCGTGTACAAGATTCAGAATACATTGAACGGTAAAGTCTATATAGGCCAAACGACCCGAGGCATAGACGACCGTTGGCGGGAACATGTACGGAACAGCTACCGGGGTAAGTCTTCCCCACTTTGTGACGCTATTCGCGAATTCGGCCCGGCAACTTTTACGGTCCAAGAGTTGCCTCACACCAAGTCATTGCGCAGCGGAGAGTACGAGTGGATTAGGTACTATAACAGTATGGATCCACGTTTTGGTTACAATGTTGCAGGCAGCGGATCAGAGCACTCCGAAGAGCGCCGACGGAAGATGTCCGTAGCCATGAAAAGAGTCTGGGCTGACCCTGAAACGCGAAACAAAATTACCAAGGCTATTCGTGGTGCGAACACCTCTGATGCAGTAAAAAAGAGGCGAACTAGGGGGCAACTTGTTCGGATGTCGCAGCAAGCTGAGAGATCAAAAATCGCTCTGTCTGTGACCGAATCATGGGCTGATCCTTTGACGGCACAACGTCACCGTTTGGCCATCGAAAAAATTAAGCCAGATCAATCCGATCGGATGCGGCAACGGATGTCAGATCCCGTTACGAAGGCTCAACTCGTGGCCGCCAGTAAACTGGCTTTAGCACACGCAGATGTGAAGGTTCGGCAGTCGGAACGGATGCGTCGTCGCATGGCAGATCCGAAGGTGAAGTTAGAACACGCCGCAAAGATGAAACTCGCTTGGGTAGACCCGGAGTCTCGATCCAAAAGGATTGCGGCTATGAAAGACGCACAGTCTGATCCAGCGCTGCGGGCACGTAAATCAGAGGCCATGAAGCGCACTTGGGCCAAGAAGAACGCTAAGTCGAGAAACTCCCTATAAGCCCGCCCATTTGAACGGGGCCGTAGCCCCCTCGAAATCGGATCAGAGGGCAATAGCGATGACTTCAAACTTCGGGCCGGGCGTGTCGCGTGTTTTGGAAGCTGCGGGCACGCAGTACACAACGGCGATTTGGCAGCAGGGTAAGCCGCCGACGGATTCTGCGCTGAATTTGATGCAGCAGTTGGCGACTGGCGCTGTGCAGTCCGCCGTGCTCCGGGGGATGCCGAGCGGGTTCTTGGGTAACGAGTCCAACCCACAGGCGTCTTTTTTAACTGATAGCCGCTGGTCGAATTTCTTCCAGTTCGGGCCTCAGCGTACCGGCGAGCAACAGGCCATCATGTGGGCCAACGTAGCAGGTTTCCTTATACCCGTGACGGGCACTCGAACCGGAACCCCGCCTGGAAGCCCCGACAACGTTCGGACCACGAACATCATCGCGCTGGATCCTCCGCCCGCGAACTCAGGTGACTTCCGAATCGACTTTGCCTTCCTGGAAGTCTGGCAAGCTCGTGTTCAACCCAACCCCTCGACCACGAACAAGCCCGCAGCGAGTGCCATCTACAAATACGGCAACGTAGAAGGTGGCGCGAGCTTCTTGGCTGACGATTTGATCGATCCGAGTCTTGGATTCGAGACTGAGCAGCGCGTCCAGCTCCAGTACCGAATCCGTGTCGTGAAGGGCCTCGTGGGGCTCACCTCGAACCCCGATGGCTTCGACCCAGTGGTGGTCAAGGCGCAGGGTGCTGCCGCTGCTCCGACCGCCTACACGTTCACGAACATGCGTCAGGCTTTGGGCGACCCGGGCTTGTGGCGTGCCGGTGATGGGACTCAGAATGCCCTTGGGACCGTGGACGGCTACACGTACGCGATTCCGATCTCGGCCATCTTCCGCCGCAACTCGGTGGTGTGGGGTGGTAACCCCAGTCAGAACCTCAACGGTGGTTTCAACCGTAACCCCACGGCAGTGGATCGCCTTGGGATCAAGACGTTTTCTACGGTTCCTACGCTGGCCGCCGATCTCTCGGCTGCTGCCACGTCGGCAACCCTAGTATCGGCCACCAACTTGCCGATGCCCTTGACTCCCGCGACTCCCGTCACGATTCAAATCGGTGACGAGATCATGACCTATAGTTCGATCACGGGCACTACCGTGAACGGCTTGGTCCGGGGTCAAAATGGCACGCTCGCAGAGGCGCACAAATCGGGCCTCACCATCAAGGTTTTGTCGGGTCGTCCTGATGGCCTGTACTCGGATCAGATTGCGAACTCCGACATCCTTGACCTGCGGCACCTAGTTAATCCGAACGGGATGGACTTCGACGCGCTGCTCAAGTCGAACCTAGACAAGCTTCTGCGTGGGCAACTTCGCGCCAACTGGAAGCGTTCCGGCGGCGGCCCCCAGGGCAGCTTCGTCCACTACCAGGATGCCATCCAGTCCGCTGCGGTTTCCTTGGGTGTCACGCAGCTCGATGCTCCCGACAACATTCGCATGGTGTTCTCGGATGCCGCTACGATTCAGCCCGTAGAGTTGGTGGCTCAACCCTTCGGCAGCCCCTACGCCGGTCCTGGTCAAGCCATCAACGCCACTTGGTCCTTGAGTCTTACGGTCAACACAACTCTTCAAACCGTGGGACAACAGTTCACGGCTGGGGACACGATCGTAATCCCTGTGAACCAGCTCAAGAACGGGCTGCAAGCCGGTGCCACGGATCAGGTTCGTTGGCTCAACGACGGTGTGGTGGGTGCCATCCAGTTGCGCCTGGAAGGCGAGACGGGCGATCTTCCTTCAAGCATGTACACGGTAACTCCAGCGGTCCCGGGGCCCAATGAGGATCTCACGATTACGTTGGGTGGCACCTTCCCAGCGCAGCTTTCAACAACAGCCTCTCCGCGTTTGCTGCACATCCGAGCCCACATCGTCTACGGTGCAGGTCGGGGCCTTTCGCGTCGGCCGGACTCGCTGCATTCGATCAGTTACCTGAATCCTTCGGCGGATCTGTTGGTTCAGCAGGCTGGTGTCCCCTTGAGCAATAAGGGTTCGAGAGTCTCGTGGGCTCCTTTGTGGAGCAAGTACCGCAGCAGCGTCTTCAACAACGCTCTGCCGTCTACCGCTGAGATGTACGCGGATCTCGGAAGCAAGACCGTGATCGCCACGCCTTTCCGGCGGGTCAACTTCACGCAGGGCTTGCTCACGATCGACGGTGACGCAGCTAACCCTCACCCCGACGCGATCGTTGGTGCCCCGACTTCGGGTACAATCGCTGCCGTAAATTCCCCGACGATCAACGTAGCTTCCACGCTCAACACTGCCGTTGGAAACGCCCTGGTGATCGCCAGCGGTCCGGGAACTGGGCGCTACACCATCACAGGTCTTGTCGCTAACACCTCCATCACGGTGGATCGCCCGATTCGGGCTAACGCTGTGGCGGTCACCTTCACCATCCATACGGCACAAGGCTGCATGCCCGCGTTCACCAAGACGGGTGCCGCTAAGTGGGGCACTACAGATCCGTTAGGCATGTTCTGCGGTCAAGGTGCCGGTGGCCCCGCGTACAACAGCATCTACGTAACTCTGCCGAGACACTTGGTGCCTGGTTGGGGCGAGCTTCACGTCCCTCTGCTCCACACGGATACGGCAGCTTTCGCCCAAGGCCTCAACTACATTACGAACAGTGGGACAGGTTCAAGCTTTTCAGACTCAGACAAGAATTTCGTAAACTACAACCCAAATACGGGTTACACGTATGCAGGGTTCTCAACTCTGAATCTGAACACCTCCCTTCCCTCCGTTTACAACAACGCCTTCAACTATGTGGGCAACAATTACGCGGGGATGCGCTTCTTCACGGATACCCGGGGACTTGGCCGTCAAGGTCTGGAGTTGCCTCCTTTCTATGGTGTTGCTCGTTTGTTCGCTGTCTATGAAGTGGCGGACTACCTTGGGGCAGGCGGGTCTGGGTTTGATCCCACAACCCGCATCCCGACTGGCGGTGGGGCAACGAATCTGCTTCGTCAAGCGATGCCTCAAGGATCGGGACCATCCTTCTGGGTTGAGATCGACTCCGACGGGGACTCCACGTTCATCCTGAACGCCAACGCGATCGACATCACCAAGTCTCCGAACCCGATCGCAAACTTCGGGGCGGGTAACTACGTGATCGAGGCTTCTGTGTTCGGGTTTGATCGCGGCACTTTCGACCTTGGGTCGGAAGCCCGTCTGGTTTTGACTAACCCTTTTGGTATCGGTGGTAACCCCGGGACTGGGGATAGTTGGACCAACGTAGGCACGGGGTCTGTGAGCCTAGTGACCCGTTCCAACAACATCAACAAGCTGGTCGCAGGGCCTTCAGCGATCATCCCTGGCCCGGCCGAACCGTCGGATCAGATCCTCGTCAACTACTCCCGCACTGTCTACCAGGGCGATGCGTGGGGCAGTCAGACCAACTACGCAGACATCCCGTACGCCCCGGGTCCCCTGACCTCGGGAACCGCGTACCAGATCGATTCCACGGATCTGGATCCCAACGCTTTGACCCGTCCCAACCAGAAGGTTTTGGAGGTGCTCGCCAGCACGAGCTTCTCCACGGACCTCGGAACGGGCCGTTACTCGGCTGACGCCACTACCACGACCCTGGACTTCAAGGACGTGGGGTACGAGGATCCGACGGTCTATCCGCCGACCTCGGGTATTGCCGATCGTCCCAAGGTGTTGCCCAACAACTACTCGGCTCAGGATGTGACGAACATCGGAACCGAGTACCTGGGCTGCACGGAGCGCTTGCCGTTGGGTGCCTTGTTCCGCGACAAGGACTTCCGAGGGCAGGTCTTCACGTACCTCCCGTCCCCGTTGGTCTACTCGGATCAGGTTGGTGCAGGTCCCTCTACAAGCCTTGCTCCGAGTCACTCGGGTGATCAGGACGAAGTGTTGCTCACCACCGCATCTTCGGGCGTGGGCTCGCCGGGCGACCTTCTGGTTCATGTAGATGGTGAGCAGGGCAACTACAACTTGCTCACCAACTTCCGTGTGACTCGTGGCGGCTCTGTGTTCACGGCCTCCGGGGCGAACCCCGGTGGAACCGTGGCGTTGCAGAACCAGGCGTCGTTGGCTCAAACCAACCACGTCAACGTGCTGCAAGGCCGGGCCATGCTGGTCCGTAACACGGTCACGAACGTGGGGGCTACGGAAGTCTCAGCGGGTGATGAGCTGATGCTGCTCATCCTGACGACGGTCCAGCGTCCTGCGGTTGGTACGGTGGACCCCTCAGTGGTTCTCATCGGCACCAACGGTACCGGCGAAGGCTACTCGGCCGCCGACCTCTACCGTATCGAGGGTCACCCCTTGGTCCGTAACAACGTTCGAGTAAACCTGGATCCGGCGACCATCCCGCTGGCCAAGAGGGGTTGATCCATGCCGCTCATTCGTCGCAGCTACCTAGACCTCTCTCCTGAACAACGTCGTGAAGGTGCAAAGGTTGTGAGGGCTCGAATCACGGCTGCCTTGGGTAGCCCTGGTTTGGCACCTGATCAAATCCGTCAGCTCCAAGAGCAGATGCACAAGATCTCGATGTGGGAAGCCGGGACTGTAGGCCAAGCCTCACAGTCCGTAGATCAAGAATTGCTGACGAGTTTCGTGCGACGCTTTTCAGCGAACTAACTTTTCTTGGGCGTAGGGTCCGTGTTGGACGGGAGCTGCTTGGCGATCTTGTCGGCGATGAGCGTGAAGCGTTTGTGCCAAGCAATCAGCTCTTTGTTGGCAGGGGTCTCGCTGACTTCATCAACGTTGAACAAGGCATCGATCTCCTGTTTGGTGCGCAGTGATGCCTCGACCTTTTTGTTCTGTTGGATAGCCAACGGAAGAAAATCGTCAGCGTCCACTGTGGCACGGACAGCAGCTTCCTCTTTGTAATACAAGAGGTCGCGGTCGTACTTCTCGCGCAGGCTTTTGCGTTGACGGGGGATGGCCTTGCGGGTCTCCAGCACCTTTTGCCCATCTGCACGCGGCACCGCCGTAAGGGCGTGCAAAATCATCGTGATGTAAGTGTACGGGACTACGACTTTCGGGTAGTGAACGGCGAGTTCGTTGAGAACCCAACACACTCGTTCACCGTGACTCTTCAAAGGCGGCGGGACGAATTTCTTCTGGTCCTTGATATCCTTGAGCAGCCTCATTTGGGCGGACTTATCCCCCATGAAAACCACAGGTTTCACCTTAGCTTTTGAGGGCTTCGATGCCCGAGGGCTCTCGGCTTTGATCGTCGTCTTAGGGGTTTCGCGCAAGCGTCGGATGAGTTGTTCTTGTTTCGTCACGGTAAGGTTCCTCCATGTCTTTCGTGCAGAGCTTTGATGAGAACGAAGGCATCGGAGACGGCGATATACTTCTCGCTATCACCTCCGCGATCGGGGTGGTGCATGGCCGCGAGGCGCTTCCAGCGGGCCTTGACTAACGGGAGATCAATTATTTCGTCCGATTTAGGTGTGATCAGATCGAGGGCTCGGAAAGCGGCACTGACCTCCCGTCGTTCGACAACTGAAATTCCGATTTGGTAACGCTGTACGGCACGTCGAAATGTGGCGACGAGATTCTTGAACTGCTGTTGGTAGTCTTGACGTAGAGTGATGGCATCAATCTCAGATACGCCTTGGATCTCAGCGTCCATCCATTTGAAGAAGTTCAGGCGGATCTCAGCTAGCACAGCGTCTTCACCCGGCACGGGTGATGTCTTTGGGGCTCGCTTTCGCGTCGTGTGGGCAGCCTGCGGCTCGGGGCCCCTGGTTGCGCTACGCACACCTACTTCGCGAGGCTCGGGCTTCTCAGGGTTAGCAGCTTGCGACTTCATACCGATAGCAGCGTTCTCCAGTTCCAGCTTGAACTCATCGGACCAACCCCCGGTGCCGTGTCCTTTCTGATGGCGATCAAGGGTGCGCTCCAACACGTACTGAAGGCTAGAGTCCCAACTCATACCCGAGAGGGTATGGAATCTTTTGGCGTGTTCCAGAATGGCGCATGCCGTTGAAAGACCGTGGGCGGATTTGGTGGGCAAGATCTTCTCATCCAACGCTTGCCACACAACGCTGATGTCACGCTCGCCCTTGAGGCGTCCCCGACCTGATCCGCAGTTACCGATAGTGAGCAGGTAATTGTAATCGTGCGAGGTGAGGGACGGGTCATAATACCCGCAGATGACATGCGGGAATTTAGTCAGTGACGCCCCCGCCGCCAATGTGCTGGCAAAGTCCTTCCAGCGGTTCAAAAACTTAACTGCCAGATGATAGCGGGTTTCGTAGTTGGCTTGAGGTGCTCTCTCTTGGAACTCCTGCACATAAGCCTGCACCTCAGGGGGTAAGAATTTCGGGATAGCGCTAAGGGTTGATGTTTTGGTGATCTTGCCAGGAGGTATCATGCGCCCTCCTCGAACCAAGCGAACCACCCGAGTTTAAGCAAACGAGACGCTTCCTCCTGCACAACTTCCCAAGTTCCGTTGTTGCGGGTTTTTAGAATTAACCCCCGTCGAGCCAGAGAGGCGAGAGAGCTAGAGAGGCTGATACCTGGTTTTTGAAGGGCTGCTGCCAGTTCACTAGTAGTAAACGTGCTAGACTTCACGTTGAGGATGTACAGCACAATTCGCGGGTCTTGTTTGGTGCGCGGGATGGGGTCCGGTGTTCCCGTCTTAGTTGTCCTAACCCAACGGTTGTCGATGCGGGTCACCCAACCCCAACGGTGGAGATTGGTCAGAGAGCTGCTGATTTTACCTACACCCACTCCCAGGTGCCCCGCCAGAGACTGACGGTCGATGCCTTCCGGGAAGGTGTCGAGCGCACTAAGGATGCGATCGGTAAAAGGGGATTCGCGGGTCTCCGACCGTATGCCGATTGTGTCGGCAGAAATGGGCTTTGGGGCCTCCAGCAGACCCATCTCTGCCAGTAGACGCCCGGCTGGGCTTTCCAGCAGCCCCAGCTCTTCCAGCAGCTTCTCGGCAACTTGCATCGGGCAGGAAGGGTCGTTCGGTGGTGGGACCGCAGGGTCGTTCGGTGGTGGGACCGCAGCGTCGTTCGGTGGTGGGACCGCAGCGTCGTTCAAGATCTCAAGAGCGAGGGCCAAGCCGTCCGCTTCTCGCAGAGCTTCGGAGATGTCCAGTAAAAGATCTGAGGGGGCCGAGGGGAGGAAGCGGCGCAGCTTCAGCTCTGCTTCGACAGCCATTTCACAAGCGGTGTAATAGTTGCTGCCTGCTGCCAGCAGCTCTTTTGCGAGTGCAAGGAGGGCAGGGTTAGGCGTGGCTCCAAGGGACATGCAAGTACAGAGGTACACCAGGTAACGTCGTCGCGACAAGTCCAATGGCACTCAGGAGTCTGTTTTTACGCGGAAAGTTTCCGCAGTTTCCGCAGTTTGCGTGGTCTAGGCACTTATCAAGTCTGTGCCAGGCGTCTCTCAGAGTTTTTGGAGGGGGTTTCGGCGGGTGTAGCTCAGGGGCATGTGCCCGGGATCGTACCGTGTAGTGGTGAGTCGAGATCTCTTACGACAGACGGATGAACCGTGGTCTGGTTTGGAGCTTCGCGACACGCTGCTGATCTTGACTTCGAGCAGAGTGCTGTATGGCTTTTTGTTTCGGGTGCCTCTCCGCGAGGACACTGTTGCCGATCAAATCGCAAAGACGGGCAGCGGTGCTTTGGCGATCGATGCTTGTCGCGTGCTGGGGTCGGGACGCTGGCCGCCAAACCTTTTGCTGGTGCATCACACAACTTGTGGGTCTCAACCTGAGCAATGCCACCCGACTTGTCCGGTTCGTAAGCTTGACGCTCAAAGCGGCGTCATAACGAGCGGAAAGGTCGCACCCCACCATCGCCGTAATAACACTATGAACCCAGCAGACGGCGGGTATCACGGCCACTTTGGGGACTCGCAACTCATCGGGTATGGTGACTCCGGGGGTGCGTCACGGTTTTACCCTCAGTTTAGATCTTTGGTTGAGTGTGTGACCTGGTTGCAAACTTTGGTGGCTACGCCGCGCGTCTAGGCTTCACTTTCTCCTAATCAAATGTGGTTAGGGAGGTGTCGCATGGACGGTATTGCGGAATTCATCAACACTAACGTACTCCCCCACTGGCCGTTCGTGGCTGCGATGGTGATCTTCATGATCATCGGCGAGGTCACGACGAAGAACATCTTCACGCGAGATGCGCACAAGACCAACAAGCCCGTGTGGCTGTTCTGGTGGGGCCGTAAGACTCTGGCGCTCCACCCAATCATCGCGGGTATGGTTCTCGGGCTCATGTGGCGGAACCCCGAGGCAGGGGTGGATACGCTCGTGGAGTCCATGGCGTACTTTGCGATGGCGGGCGGCTTTTCAGTTTGGGCCTATGAATTTCTGAAAGGCATGGCCAAGAAGGAAGGGATCGACATCGATCTTCCTGGCGTTGACGACTCAACACCCCCTCCGGCGAACTGAGATGCCCCAAGCGACCCCTCCCCCGCCAATGCCTCCGGAACCCACGGCTCCCCCCGAGCCTGGGTTCTGGCAGGTTGTGGGTGCCAAGCTAGCGGCATTTGCCAAGTGGGCAGCTCGGGTGCTTGTGGCCCCGGGGGTCGCGTTGCTCCTGATCGTGGGGGCCGTGATGCTGGTGGCCCTAGGGCTCAAGAACGTTCAGATCGGCGGCCTGCTCGGGATGCTCTTTGGTAAGAAAAAGCCCGAGCACACGGCGATCGACACCGCCAACTCGGTGCCTAAGGACCGAGTAGACGACAAGGGCAAGATCATTCCCATCGGTGAGCCCGACTCGAAGGGGATGACGCAAGCGGTCGTGGTGCCGATCCAGAACCCAGGTATTCTCTCCAATCCTGATCACGTTGTGTTCACGCCGCCGGGCGAGACCAAGCCGATTGAGATTCAGCTACCTGACGGCGTGAAGGCCAAGGATGTTGAGAAGGTGATCGTCGTGAAGCCCACGAAATTCGTTGTGACGGTGAAGGACAAGTCTGGGATCACCGGCAAGCATGTCGATGACCTCTTGAAGAAGTACGGCTGATCGGGAGGCCCATGATGCTGCACCTACTGCCTTGGTTGTTCCTGCTCCCGATGACGCCGATGCAGGCTGCGGGGCCAGATCAGGTCGTGGTGGTCGAGGAAGATCCGGCCCCCGCACAGCTCTGCCCTGAGGGCTTTATTTGCGTTCCGCCGGAGGACATGGCGGTGTTCGTTCAGCTCTTGCGGGACCAGAAGTGTCGGGCCGAGACAGAGCCTAAGATCATCGCTGACTCCGTGGTGATCATTGTGGACCGCCAGGGTCGGGTCTACGGATCAGGTACAGGACCCAAGCCCTACAAGCTGCACGTAGACTGGTGCAACTACCAGCTCGACGCCGAGTCCGAAATTCATTTGGATGTGGCGCAACGAGTTGAGCCCACGTGGGGTTTTCGGCTGCGGGTCAAGGCCACCGCTGGTGTACTGGCGGTGGACGCCTTCACGGTCAACAAGCTCTACGAGGCTCTTGATGGGGGCATCCTGGTTGAGCCGTTTTTCATTCAATGGGCAAACCTCAATGCGTTCGTTGGGTTTCGCTCGTTTGGTGCCGGTGTTGGCGCTGATGTCACCACCAACATGGGGCTGTATCTGGGCTATGCGTTGACGTGGGGAACCTGGCGGTCCAACCCCTACTTGGGCGTATCGTTCGCCTTCTGAGGTCTTGGTGAAATGAAGTCATCTGCTGGTCTGCACCTGATCATGGACGGCTATGTGAAGGACCCTGGGGTGTTCACCCGGGAGAATCTGGCGCGGCTCTTTGCTCAGCTCATACAGGCTCTGGAGATGAAGGCCCTCGACGTGCCCAAGTTCTACGAGGTTGACGTAGACCCGGCGGTCTTGGAGCGCGTGAAGGCTACCGGCAAGTTCGAGGACGAGGGCGGGACAACTGGTTTCCAGGTGATCAGCACCAGTCACATGGCGCTGCACTCGTGGCCTCTACAGGCCTTCTTCAGCCTGGATGTTTTTTCCTGCAAGACGTTCAACGCGGACTTGGCAATTTCTCTCGTGAAAGAGTCGCTGGGCGTCTACACGGACAACACGGTTGTGTTGCACCGCGAGAAGCCCGCCAATCGGGACGACAGCCTGTCCATAACTCACCACTTCAAATTCTAGGGTAGCGATGGAACACGCGATACTTCTGCTTGCAATGTCGCTGGATGAAGCCAAGGCGAAACTTGGCTTTCCGCCCGGTAGCAACCCGAGCCCCCAAGAGGTCAAGGAAGCGTATCGGCGCAAGGCGCTTGAAGCGCACCCTGATCGTGGTGGGGACGAGGAAGCCATCAAGGAGATCAACGTCGCGAAGGACATCCTGGACGGCAAGGCTCGGCCGACCTACGACCGTCGCCCTTCGTCTCCAGGCCCTTCCAGGACCCCCTGGCCCACTGAGGAACAGCAACGCGGCAAGCCGTACGAGCAGCCCAAGAAGAAGGAAGTCTCGTTCGATGCTGCTCAGGCCAAGGCTGGGATCCCGAGCGGTGTGGAATGGCAGTTTGTGACGCCGCCGCAGCGTGGCGTGGGCTACAGTTCGGACGAGTTCTACCGCAGTGACAACTGCTTCGTGGCCTACGGGCGTACGGACAGCAAGCACTGCTTCGTGGCGGCTCGGCATTTCGAGTACCAACAGTCCTTCATTGGGGCGGGTCCTGGCGAGGACACTTGGACCCTAAAGTCGTTCGAGTACCCCATCAAGGACGAGTCCAAGGAGAGCCAGAACCCTGCGTGGCTCTACGGGAACGTGGTGCGGGCGCTCAAGGGCATAGACTTCAAGGGTAAATTCAACTCGAAGGTGCTCGACGCCAAGGGTTGGAAGCTTGGGGACAGGTTGCCAAACGGGGCCGCCACCTCGATCAAGCACTGGCTTGTGGGTAGCGGTCAAGTTGCGGGAGACGCCCCGTCAGTGGCGGGACGCAAGCAAGTTGTGGAGTTCCAGGTCGATAGCACGTTCATCGAGAAGCCGGGTTACTACGCAAACCCGAAGGCGACCTACAGCAGCGACTTCTACAAGATGACGCTCATCATCAACGGTCGTCCTTTCGAGTTGAGTGAGCGGGACACTTTGAAGTTCTTCACGGAGTTCAAGGGCGGCCTTCGCTGGATCTTCGGCGAGTATGCCTACCAAGGCGGCAAGAAGAACCTGACGCGCATGCCTAAGGGTAAGGCCACCCTTCAGTGGATGGCCCAGAACTTTAGCCTGCCCCCTGATGCCCTGGCCAGTTTGCAGGCCGCCTCTGATCAGATGAAGGGTTGACCCCGATGACGAATCCCGCGAAAGCATTTCAAGAAGCTCTGGAGCGTCAGGCGGCCGAAGCGGCCGATCAACGTTGGCAGTACAACTTCATCGGCGGCCAAAACCAGGTCACGATGATGGTGTCTGTTACCGCTGCCGAGGCCGACGGTTGGCGGGCAGACCTCGGTATTTCTGAGGGTGGTAAAGTGATCGATCACGGATCGATCAAAAGCGAATGGGCTAGGACGTTCGAGGGTGCCGTTTCTCTCGCCAAGAGCATGGCGAAGAAGGCTAAAATTACTTGGTCGCCCAAGCACTATTCGACCGCCAAGGATCACAAGCCAGGTGAGCCGCCTCCGGATGGGGTTAAGCGCCAAGCGTTCGAGCGGATCGCCAAGAACCTTGACCCCAAGGTCATCAAGCGTCTCCGCCGTATGACGCATGAGAACAACGCCTCGGAAGCCTACGTGGTGGGCGCTGAGGCGATTGGTGCGAAACACTTGGCCGAGAAGTTCAAGCTGATCCAGCAGCTCGTGAAGCTAGAGGGGCACAAGCCCTCAGGACTCAACGACTACCAGTACAGCTTGTACCAAGAGATGATGCACCAGGCGAAGCAGACGCTTGACGAGGCGGACTTCCAGGAGTTCTACCAGTCGTTCTGAGGGCGCACTTCGGAACTTGGTGTAGACCGCCCCATGGCGGCCCCCAAAGAAGATGTCGTAAGCAAGCACGAGAAGGCTTACGAGTTCCTAAAGCAGGTCCGGGCGAGCAAGACCGTTACGCTCAAGCCCACCGCTATGTTGCGGTCCGAGATCGTGGGGCTGGACGGGACGAGTCGCCCGCTCAAGATCCGGTATTACCAGGTGCAGGCCATCATGCACCTCTTGACCATGAAGCGCATGGTCCTGGGGGACGCGACGGGCACGGGTAAAACGCTCGTCCTGATCGCCTCGCTTTGCTACGCCTGGGACAAGGAGCCCACTAACAAGGGCGTGGTGGTGTGCCCCAAATCGGCGCTCCGGCAGTGGGAAGCTGAAATCCTGAAGTTCGCGGTGGGCATCAAGACCTTTTTGGTAGACGGCACACCGGCGGAACGCAAGGAAGTGTACGAGGCCTTTCAGGCCCACCCCACGACCCCAGGGGGCGAGAAAGCGGTGCTCCTGATCGGATACGCCCCGTTGGTCCGGGACTGGAACCAGGGCTCTACTAGGCCCTTGCTGCCCAGCGGCCAGCCCAACATGAAGGTGCCCCAGACTCCCGGTTTGCTCTCGGGTATCATGGGGTCCATTCCGAACCTGACCGTTACGTTTGACGAGGCCACGGCGTTCAAGTCCACCAAGACCAAGACGTGGCAAGTCGCGAGCGAGCTGTCTGCGTACGCGAACCGTTGTTACGGCCTGACCGCGACCCTGTTGAAGAACAACCTGATCGAGGGCTTCGCGATTTTCAAGGTCATCTACCCGCAGGTCTTCACCACCGTCACGGCGTTCCACCGCGACTACTGCGTGACCAAAATGCAACCCGTGGGTGGGGGTCGGAAGATCCCCATCGTGGTTGGGTACCGGAATCTCGAAGCGTTCCGAGCCCGCATCGACATGTTCTTCTTGGGCCGGGCCAAACACCTGATCTCGGACGAGTTGCCCAAGCTCATCACCAAAGAGGTTCAGGTTGACCTGTCCGAGGCCGAAGACGCCAAGTACGTTGAGGCGCTGACCGGGATCCTCCAGTTGGGGGACGGGCAGATCAAGGACTATGAGGAACACAAGAAGCTTGTGGCCCTCATTTACTGCCAGCAGACCGTCGATTCGCTTTCGTTGCTCAAGTACAAGGAAGGCGACGCTCTTGAGCTAGGCCTCTACCACGACGAAATCGTCGAGGTGGCGGGCGTCGGCTCAAAAGAGCAGGCGTTGCTGGATCTTCTGGCCGAGGAATTCGATGACGAGAAGGTGATCGTGTACACACGCTTTGCCTCGCTTGTCCCGAGGCTCCAGGAGCTGTGCAAGAAGCAGGGGATTGAGTCGGTGGCGGTGACGGGCCAGGTGGTGGACACGAAGGCCAATCCGGCGCGTCAGAAGGCCCAGCAGGCCTTCCAGGACCTCAACTCGAAGGTCAGGGTCATCTTCATCACGGATGCGGGCTCGGAGGCCATCAACCTTCAAGCCGCTTCGGCCATGATTTTCTACAACGCCCCGTGGAGCTGGGGCAACTACGTGCAGCTTTTGGGTCGCCCGATCAGGATCGGGTCACCTCACCAGCACGTGGTGGCGGTGCATCTTGTGGCCCAGCGCCCCAAAGCCAAGGGCAAAGAGCGGAAAACCATCGACCACTACACGTTGGCGATCCTCCAGAAGAAGAAGGACTTGATCGACAAGGTGCTCGGGGAGTCCGCTGTAGGGGCCCTGGACTTCGATTCTGGCGAGAGTTTCGCCCATTTGCTCATGGACGAGCTACAGAAGTCGGTCAAGGGTCCGCGTGGTGTAGCTAAGCCCCGTGCCACCTGAGGTCAACAGTTCAAACTGCCCGCTCTGTAAAGGGGCCCAATGGTTGTACGAGACCAAGGGCGAGGAAGTGATCCCGACCCGGTGTCGGTGCTTGGAGCGGAAGCTTCTGCACGACTTCCTGGGCCCGGAAATCTATCGCGCTCCCTGGGTCCCGTCGTCCCTGTACAACATCACGACCAACGAGGCCGGGGAGGTCGCGGGGGACCGGACAGAGGAAAACCTGTTCCTCAAGGGTTCGTGGGCCGTGGTTTGCCAGCACCTTCATTGGGCGCTCTCAGCTAAGCGTCTGTATAGCCCTAGGTTCAACTTCAAGATCGTGGGCAACGACAAGCTCATGACAGTGTGGCTGGGTCTGGAGTCCTACACGCAACGGTCAACGGCGACTCGCAACGAGATCGAGACCAACAACAGCCTGGACGATCTTCTCGGCAACGCCGCTCTCGTGATCATCCGCCTCGATGGCCTTGAGCACCAGAACAAAGCGGCGGCCAACGTTCTGAAAGAGGCGCTCAAGGTCCGGGAATTTGGGTACAAACCTACGTGGCTTGCCGAGTGCGGCCGTCGGTTTGGGCCCGGGCACCCGTCCTACAATGAAGCGGTTGGGGACTACATCGAAGAACGCTTCGACATTGTGGATCTCAGCGACGAAGATCCTAAGACCAGAGCGCAGCAAGCAGCCCTGGATGCAGCGGCCCAAGACATTATGGAGTCCGGTGAGGTCTCGATGGGGGCCGATGTGGAAACGCCGCGTCTCGTGGACCCGCCAACTTCCAAGGAGCGCTTTTTTGCAGACCCCGAACCGGACCCTGAACCTGATTCTAGGCGTTACGTGCCAGGCGGTAAGGGTAAAAAACGCAACAAGGGCAAAGGCCAAGCGGAGCTTGAATAATGCCTAAGCGTCTACTTCGTTCCATCATCGAGTTCGATTCTGAGATCTCCTCGGAGAACCTCGTCCGTAACTTCCAACGTCTGCGGAAGGCCGTGGACGTTGGGCAGCTCGATTGGGGTCGTCCCGAAGACGAGAAGCTCTACAAGTACGCTCTCGGCTTCTTCATCCAGCACTTCGAGCTGCCGTCGGCTCAGACCTGCCTCGACTACTTTCAGAGCGTCAACAACGTTGAAGTCATCGAGCGTCTCAAGGATGTTCAGGTCGAGAAGCCGTACGCCCGCACGAACTTCGTGCATCTCTTGCGGACCCTGCAAGAGGATCAGGCCCGCCTAAAGGCCGTCGCGTTGCTCAAAGAGACGCACGAGATCCTGGTCAAGGGGATTGAAGACAAGAAGTCTGGGGTGGTTCAGAAGGGCGTTGAAGACGCCATCCTGCACTTCACCAAGCGTTCGCAAGAGATCAGGGTCAACGACCACAACGTTCAGATCCACGGTGACATCCGGCAGGACGCTGAGCGGATGAAAGAGGAATACGCGACCGCTGAGAACGACAAGGGTAAGGTCATTGGCGTCCTGTCGGGCATCAACGAGCTGGATGAGTCTTGCAAGGGTGCCAAAAAGGGCGAGCTGTGGATGCACGCTGCATTTCCGGGCGAACTCAAGTGCGTTGCCGGGGATGCTACCCTTTTCGATCACGCAACCGGCAGGCTACGGACAGTTCGTGAGCTATTCGAGTCCGGAGATCTGCCTATTGTGACTGCGCTTGACCGTGAAGGTGAAACCCACAAACTTGTGCAGGCCCAGACTTCGCACCTTGTTGAAAACGGGATCAGGGATGTTTACGAGTTATCGTTATCGTCTGGTCGATCTCTTGGGGCGAGCAACAACCACAAAGTCTTCACCCCCAAGGGGTGGCAACAATTGGATGCGTTGAGTGTCGGTGATTGGGTGGCTGTGCCGTCCATCATGCGAGCCGAACCGCCCAGAGCCTTCACAGATAGTGAGGTCAAAGCTGTTGGTTACTTAATTGGGGATGGTGCAGTAGACTACTACATCACCCTCACGAACTCTTGCCAGGCTGTGCGAGAGGACTTCAAAGGCTGCCTTCGTGACTTTGGGCTGCAAGAAGGTGCGGCGGACTACATCACCCCTAACTTCACTGAGAACTTCCCGGAAGACAGGGCACCTTTCATCCGAGTTAGTCACAGCTCGGGGTTGGGGAGTGCCGCAGTCCCAACCTCAAGCCTACGCACGCTTCTGGAAGAGCTGGGGGTTTGGGGTTGCACGTCTCGCACAAAGCAAGTCCCTCAAGCGTTCTTAGGGCTTCCGGATGATCAGGTGGCGCTCTTTCTAGGTGCCCTTTGGGCAACCGACGGATCGTGCCACACAGGGGATCATGAGCGTGAGGACCGGGAATCCTTGTGTTCGCGTAATGACATTTCTTACGCCTCGGTTAGCCGGGCCTTGTGTCTTGGGGTTCAATCTCTACTTCTGCGCCTTGGCATCCAGTCTACGGTTACAACGGTACAGACAACCTATCGAGGGGAACCCTACACGTTTTATTGTGTTCGTGTGGTAACCAACCCCTCGAAGCGGGTATTCGTAGAGCGGATCCAGGTCGCGGGTAAGGAAGATCGGTTTGCCGAACTTCAGCGTAGATTGCCCTCGACAGACAACCGTCCTTTCCCAACTGACTTCATCCCGGAGGGTATGAAGATCCGCTGGGTTGGGGTGAACGGGGAACGGTGGCGTTACGCCACTAACACCAAAAACCGCCCGTCGGCGCAAGCAGACACACTACGTCTTTTTGCCACTGATCCGACTGTAGCGAAAGCCTTGGACGGGGACTTGGCATGGGAACAGGTGGCGTCTGTGCGGCTCCGTGGGCAGGAGATGACCTACGACCTTTCGGTCCCAGGGCACCACTCGTTTGTGGTGAACGACATCGTGACCCATAACACGATGCTTGCCTCGAACTGGTGCTACAACGCGGTCACTCGGTTCAAGAAGAATGTCGTGTATGTCTCGTTCGAGATGCCTCGCGATCAGATTCGCCGCAACATCTACACGATCCACACTTCCAACGCCCGCTTCCTCAACCAAGGGTACCAAGGACTCGACTACCGTAACATTCGTGACGGTAACCTGACGAAGGCCGAGAAGGAGTTCTACTTCGACGGGGTGATCCCGGACTTCACCACAAACCCCACGTACGGCACGTTCGAGGTCGTGACCCCGGACCGTGAGTGGACCATGGAGGATGTGCGGTCTGAGCTTGAGCTTCTCCACAAGGAATTCGAGGTTGGGCTCGTGGTGCTCGACCACGGTCAGTGGATTGAGGCTAAGAAGACCAAGAAGAACAAGGACTACACGATTGAGTTGAATTCCGTAATCACGGACGCTAAGCGGTTGGCTCTGAACTTTGATCACAACTCGGGCGTTCCTGTCTTGATGTTGTTCCAGATCAACCGTACGGGCAAAACGGACGCGGACAAGAACGAGGGCGTCTACAAGATGAACGCCTTGACTTACGCGAACAACGCGGAGAAGACCGCTGACGTGATCACCACCACGTACCTCAACACTGAGATGCGTGCCGCTGGGATGACCAAGTTCACGAACCTCAAGAATCGAGACAACCCGCTCTTTGACCCGTTTTCAGCCAACGTGAACTTTGGGTGGCGTCGTATCTCTAGCGGCAAGCGCATGGAGCCCCAGGGTTTTTCGGTGGACCACCATTCCTCGTATCTGGGCGCTACGGAACAGGTCTAATGGCTCGGGACTATGAGCGTGAAGCGTATGCCGATCACGAGCGTGGTCTAGCGATCCAGGCATGGTTCAAGGCTCGTGTTGCCAACATCCACAAGCACGTCTCGGCAGCCGACGTGCTGTCCCGTAACGGGGTGTCGCTTCGTAAGAGCGGTGGGCAGGAGGAACAGATCTCGTGTCCTTTCCACGGGGCTGACAAGAGGCCCTCGGCCCGCTACTTCCCAGAGCACGGGGACAGTCTCTCGCACGTTTGGTGCTTCGTGTGCCACAAGCGGTGGGACGCTGTTGGGCTATGGAAGCAGTTCACGGGCGAGACCAAGTTCTCAACCCTGCTCTTCAACCTAGAGAAGGCGTTTGGGATCACGGCCCCCGAGTACAACATCGCTCCAAGTCCTGAGGATGAGTACGACCCGCTCAAAGAGGAAGTCGAGAAGTTGTTGGAGGCCTGCGAGAACCGGCTGCGTGAGTACAAGGATTCCTTTGACATGACCGCCCACTTGAAGGTCGGGTCCATCTTGGACCAGATCAGGTTCGGACTGGATCGGGGCGCAGTTACACTGCCGGAGGGTCGGGATCGGTTGCAGCAAGTTTTAGCGAAGATTGGTCAAAAAGTACGTGCCGCGAAGACTTCGACTCCCGAGCGTTGAGATGGGTTTTCTGGAGCTGTACCTCATTTACGATGAGGGCGGCGTCTGGGAGATGGAGTGGCGCGAGCTTCAAGGGGTGCTGGAGCTTCCGGTGGTGAGCAAGGAGAACATGGACCATGCACTGCATGGTTGGACCCGACCCCTGGTAGACGCTTTGGGGCCGCCCCCCAAGGGCATGTTGTTGAAGCTTCCGAAGACTGCCCGGCGATGTGCGCACGAAGCGACCTGCCCGTTCTACGACAAACGGCGGTGCGAGATTTTCCACGCGAAACTTCCGTGGTGTTTTGAGGCGGCCGGTCTGGCGGCTCCGAAACTTGTGGCCGAAGTGATCAAGCTGTGGCGGCAAGAGGTGTACGTGATGCTCGTAAGGGAGCCGCCGGATGCCTCAAGTGGATGACGATGATGATCTCAGCGCCTTCTTGGCTTTGGCCATGTCGGACATGCCTGCGCCTAAAGCTGAGACGCCACCCCAAGCGGCCCCCGCTGCACCGGCGGTGGAGGCCTCTCTTGATGAGTTTCTGACAACCGCAGCGGTCCCTGAGTCCCCCGCAGCGGTTGAAGCGTCGATCGAAGAATTCCTATCCTCTAGAGAACCGGATTCAGAGCCTGAGGCCGTTGAGGCTGCCCCTACGGCAGAGCCCGAAGGGGATGATGCTCTATCGTTTCTAGCGAACTCTGGGCTCAAACGAGTCCGTGACGTTCCGGACATCATCAAGCCGTGGATGAAGCACCACACCTTCACTCAGGTGAAGACGCTTGCTGAGGTCAACCAGATCGTTGACGAGTGCATCAAGCGAGGCTTCTGCTCTCTCGATCTAGAGACGCAGGGTCTAGATAACCGCATCTACTACGACGCTGCTGGGAACCCGCAGACGGTCCACAAGATCGTAGGCTTCTGCATTTCCTACGACGGTATCGAGGGTTTCTACATCCCGGTCCGGCATCGACCCACAGATGGGGGTCCAGATCTCAACGTCACGCCCGTAGCAAGCGTGGAGCAGGCCATCTCTCGGCTTTGCCATGCTGCGATCCCGGTCGGTACCCCCGAGGCTATCGAGAAGGACTTGCTCTCGTACGAGGCTCCGCGTCCACAGGTCGTCATTGCCATGTGGAACGCGCAGTTCGACCAAGAGTTTCTGTACCCCATCACGGGGATTGACTGGTGGCACCCCAGTTCCTTCGAGGACGGGATGTTGGCCGCTTTCACCAAATGGGCTGGCGACAAGGCACTCAGCCTCAAGAAGAAGGCGGTACAGCTTCTCAAGGATCCCGACGGCAACCCGTACGAGATGATCGAACTCAAGGAGCTGTTCGATAAGGGCCGGAAGATCCAGTTCGACACCTTGGCCCCTGATGAGCCCGGTGTGCTTCGTTACGCGGGTTCCGACGCTATCTGCACCTACAAGCTCTGCCAGATCCCGGATTTGGTACCGCTGTGTTTGGAGAAATACGGGTTCACGTACCGACTTGAGAAGCAGACGACTTGCGCTCTGCGGGTGATGGAGCGTAATCGGGTCTACATCACGCGGGACAGGGTTCGTGAAACGCTGCGTGAGCAAGAGGCTTTGCGTGATGACTTGCTCCAGAAGATCCGTGCGTTCGCTTGGGAGCAGAAGCAGGTTCGTCTAGATCCGAACTCCCCCAAGCAACTCGGGGAGTTTCTGTTCGGAACGGGCGCTCAGGGCATGGGGATCACTCCCGCTCCTGACAAGAACGAGGCATCGGGGCAATACAAGACCGACGGTGACACGCTAGAGGAGCTGGCCAAGGCACCCAACGCTCCGACGATTCTCAAAGAGATCGTCACCTACCGCGAGCTGGAGAAGTACATCGGTACCTATCTGCTCAACCTTGCGAACAACCCAGACGAGAACTCTGAGTTGCGGTTCTGCTTCAAGCAGACCGGCGCGGCGTCGGGACGTTTGTCAGCCCCCTCGGGGGATCCCGAGCAAGGGCAGTCGGGTGTTCCGGTCCACGGTATCCCGGGTGGCTCAGAAGTTCGGCGCAACTTCGAGGCCCGTAAAGGGTACACGATGGCCAAGTGTGACTACGCAGGCGAGGAGCTGCGTATCGCAACCAACATCACGAACGAGCCTGTTTGGATCAAGGAGTTCACGTACGGCACTGGTGACCTGCACACCATCACGGCCCAGGCGTTCTTCAGCAAACAAGAGGTCACCAAGGAAGAACGTAACGCGGGTAAGATCGCTAACTTCTCGCTGCTCTACGGTGGCGGTCCCAAGGCTATCGTTCGTGCCACGGGCTGCGATGACATGGAGGCCCGTCGTCGTAAGCAGGCGTTCGACAAGTCGGTCCCGGTCTTTGCGAAGTGGATCAAGACCCAGCATGAGGCGGTCAAGAGGGATTTGGGGGTTTGGACGGCCTTCGGTCGTTGGCTCTCGATTCCAGATGCCCGGCACATGGATCAGGCGATTCGGGCAGCCTGCGAGCGGCACGCGGTCAACTACCAGATTCAGGGTGCTGGCGCTGACATCATGAAGATCTCGATGGTCACGCTGCACAAGGCGTTCCATCGTAAGGGTTGGCTCCGGAACGGCGGCGACGATTCGATCCGAATGCTCTTGACCGTACACGACGAAATCGTCTTCGAGATCAAGCACGAGCGGGTAGCTGAAGCGATCCCCTTGATTGTCGAGATCATGGAAGCCCCGTGGAGGCGTCCCAAGAAGCCGGAGTGGAAGGTGCCTCTCGTGGTGGAGCCTCTTGTGGGGTTCAACTGGGCCAGCGGGTACATGGTGGAGCGGGCCAAGCCTGGCCACAAGCTCAGCAATACCGAAGTCTTGATTAACGGTTTCGTGTACCACACGACACGCAAGCCTAAGATTAAGAATGACGTGATTGTTGAGTCCCTTGACACCCAAGAGGTCGTGGAGGGTAAGAAGTTCCGGGTCGTGGATCCCCCGTGGTTGATGGGTCGTGTTCCTGGGGTTGAGGACCCCAACGAAACCACGCCTTCGGCGGCACCTGATCCGGCTCCGACCGCTTCTCCGGCAGCAGTGGAAATGCCCCCCGCCGACGGGGATCAGGCGGAGTTGGATCAGATGTTGGAGGGTCTTACGGAGTCGGGGCCGCTTGCAGCTCCAGCCCCTTCGGCACCTTCCCCAGCCCTTTCGGCACCCCCACCGGCGTCGGCTTCTCCAACGACTACCTCGCAATCTGAGGTGCTCAAGATTGCGATCAATCAGCTCAACGAGCAGACCGCCGAACAGGTCTGCGACTTCCTTCTGAGCAGTGGCGACAACGACGCCGGGGTGGTGCTTCACCTCACGGATATTGTTGGGGAAACGTTGATCTCCCCTGACCGTGGCTGGATGGTCCTTAAGGATACGTTCATAGCCAAGCTACGTAAACACAACCTGTTGTGTGCCGAATGACCCAACGACACGATCTATACGGCGAATGCAACACGGTGGGGGCCCCTAACGAGGTCTTTGCCGAGCAGTGCTGCAAACACTGCATCAACCCGGAATGCACCCGCAGCGCTTTTGGTAAGACCAAGTTCGACCAGAGGGTGAACACTTGGTACGACCGCTTGTTCGCGCATGTTCCGCGTATGGATCGGGGGGATCCGAGGTTCGAGGGCATTGCGGCTCAGCGGTTCATGCTGATCAATCCGGCGTTGACCGTCAATTCCCAAGCGTCCTGGGTGGATCCTCGTGACTTGTCGGATCAGGTTGCGGTGCCTAACCGGGCTCCAGACCCGCCAGAACCCGTTCCTGAGCCGCCGCAAGTTCAGGAAGCCCCACAGGCTCCGGTTGCCGAAAGTCCGCCCGTAGAGGCCCCACAAGCGCCTTCCCTGCCTGTTGTTCCACCCCAGCAGTCTACGGGGCGTTTATCCCCGAATCTGGTGACCGCCAACACGGCCGTGCAACAGGGGCGAATGCTTCAACCGCCTCCGGGGGCCCCAAAACCGAGCAATTCCTGGGATGCCCCTGTCCCCACGACCGATACCGCTGGGGTCAAGGTTGTGAAATCGGGGGCTCGTGTAAAACTGGGCGGCTAAACGGTGTAGCTAGAGGCCAGGAGGACACATGAAGGGTAAGACAACTATCAAGCCGGATGGCACGGTCGTCACTGAAGTTCTGGAGCGTGAGGGCCAGGACTGCAAAGAGGTCATGAAGTTGACCGAGCGGATCGGCCAGCAGATTGGCGAGGAGATCACGGGGCCCGATTGCGATACCAACAACGAAACCACCATCGGCTAAGTCCGAGAAAGAAGAAAGCACGCCATGTCACGACGCATTTCTACGAAGACTTCGATCACGGACAAAGAGCTGGCTCTGCAAGCGTTGAAGCAGGCGGGCATTCAGTATCAGGATCAAGGCAACTCCATCCGTTTCACGTCAGGTGAGATGGCCAACGCCACCTTGGACTTGACCACGGGCACCATTTCCGGCGATTCCGACTTCGGTCACACGAAGGAACGCTTGGTGGGGTTGCTTCGCCAACACTACTCCGAGGCTCAGATCAAGCGTGAGTACGCAAAGCTGGGCACGGTCATCGATGAGCGTCTGACCGACAAGCAGGGCAACGTTGTGCTCATGTGGCACATGGCCTGAGTGTGACTCGCGACGAGATAGCAGATTTGCTTTCGACTGAGAACCCATCGGCGCTTTTGGCCGATGGGTTTGAAGACGCCTTTTTAGGTGTGGCACGTCGTTGCGGTCAACCAGCACTTGCCGTGTACGACTACCGTTTGGGCGTCAAGGTGTTGATGCAACGTGACGCCATGTCCTACGAGGACGCCGTGGAGTGGATGGCGTTCAACGTCTTGGGCGCGTGGGTTGGGGAACACACTCCAATGTGGCTTGTGACACCTGAGACGGTGTAGTGGATCTACGATGCTCCCTGAACTAGCGTTTCACATTAAGACGTTCACACGTCTCATCTACTTCGTCACTCCCGAAGAGGACCGCTTCCTCGTCCAGCTCCGGGACGCAATGAAGACACAGGTGCCGCATGTGAAGGTCTACAACGCGGCGTTCGGCCTCGTTCCGTTGACGCAGCTCATTGGGGATTGGTCGAGCAAGGCTCATGCGTCGGATGGGCCTACGCAGGGCATTCACGACGCCCTCATTGCAATCTATAAAGAGCCGACTCCGACTGACGCCAAGATCTACATCATCACGGATCCTGATCGTTGGTTGAAGGACGAGCACGTTCAACGCCGCATCCTGAACATCTTGCATCAAGTCCATAACGACACCAGCACTGTGAAGGTGCTGATCTGCGTGAGTAGCCGCCGCTTCGTTCCCGAGAAGCTTGCGAGGTACACGGAAGTCGTCCAAGACACCGGGCTGTCGTCGGATGAAATCCTGGAGATCGTAAGCTCAACGTGCGGCAGGCTCAAGATCGAGCCGCCTGAGGACACCGATCGAGTGTTTAAGGGCATGACGGGCTTCGAGGTCCAAGCGGCTCTCATTCAGACCAAGCGGAAGGCTCGGTTTGCTGATCCTAAGTTGCTGTCCGAGTATCGGTTCAAGCAGCTCCGCAAGACTGACCTGGTGCAGTACATCGACACCTCAGACTACACTTTCGAGTCTGTGGGGGGCGCTGGGCGCTTCAAAAATTGGGTCGGAAAAATGAAATCGGCTTGGACCCCTGAGGGCCGGGCGTTTGGTCTTGAGCCGCCCAAGGGGGTGTTGGCCGTCGGGGTTTGGGGCACGGGCAAGTCCCTGTCTATCAAGGCCTTGGGCAACGCTTGGGGGCTGCCTGTTGTGCAACTGGACATGGGACGTTTGCGTTCATCGGGCGTGGGTGATTCCGAGTCCAACGTGTATCAGGCGATCAGGATCATCGAGGCGGTAGCGCCCTGCATCATCTGGATCGATGAGGCAGAAAAGAGCCTGTCCGGTGGGCAGTCCTCTGCTCAAACGGACTCAGGTACCACGAGCCGTATGATTGGGGCACTCTCGACTTGGATGCAAGAAACCAAGTCACCCGTGTGCGTAGCGATGACTGCGAACTCGCTCAAGACTCTGCCTGTCGAGTTCGTGAACCGCATGGACGAGCGGTGGTTCTTCGACCTGCCGTCCCAAGAGGATCGCATCGACATCCTCAAGATCCACCTGAAAAAGCGTAAGCAGGAGCCCCTCAACTACAACCTTGCGTTGTTGGCTGAAAAGGCCGAGTCGATGGTGGGCCGCGAGATCGAGCAGTGCTTGAAGGCAGCGATGACCCTCAGCTTTGTGGAAGGGCATTCTCACCTCGATGAAGCTATTTTTGTCAACGAGCTAGAGCATAAGCCTCGAATCGTTCGCACAATGGTGGATGAGATCAAGGAAACCCTCGACTGGGTGGGCTTTGACCCGAAGGTGGATGACGGGGTTCGGGCACGCTTTGCAGCCGACCCTAAAGGCCCCGACCGCAAGTTCTCGGTAGCGTGATGCCCGACATATTAGCCAAAGTTGATGTATCGGTCTTGACCGTGGCGAACCCGGTTGCCGGGACGCTCTTGGCTGCCCGAACGGTCATCCGAACGGTTCCGGAGATCCAGGTGCTGTTCCAGGACGCTCGCGAAAAGGGGTGGACCGCTGGGCAGCTCGCCGATGCTCTGTACGTCCAGTTGCCCGAGCACCTTCTGGACCCGCAGGACCTCTGGGAAACCTGCCTGTACCTCGCGGACGAGTTCTTCCAACTGGGGGAGCACACGTTGCTCGTGTCCTCGGAAACTGGGCTCGCAATCGCCAGGGTCCAGGAGGACGACATCTACCTGCCTGCGCCCGTTTCCCGTGAAACAGAAGACGGGTCGGTACGGCTGGCTCAACCGCTGCCCCGTCTCCGGCCTGACCTGGAGGGGTTGATTGTCCAGTGGCAGTTTGACCGCGCCCAGGACCGGAAGGTGGTTCAAGGGCTCGCCGTCAAGCTACCCAGCTCTGCGCTGCTGGCTCAGGAAGGGGACAACCGTCTTCTTCAAGTCACCCAAGACGGGCGGCGGCGAATTGTGGATCGTTTACGGGCAGATCTCCCCACGATTCTGCATGGAGACGTGCCGGGGGTGAGCGGAGCACTGCTCAAGCTGTGCAAGTTTAGTACAATCGGGGAAGTACCGTCCGGCTTCTTGCCTTGTGCCCCTTCGACGGCTCTGGTCCGAGTGACCCGTCCGGTGATTGACCCGTTGGCAGCCAATCTGAGACAAGATGCCTACACGGCGTTGCTTGGGCAGATCAGGTCGGGGTGGGTCCGAGACATCGCCCGAGTGTTGTCGGGGCTTGTGCATGGCTTACGGGAGGTCCAGGACGCCTCGGTGCTGGACGCCTTGCCGGGGAGTCTTTGGATCTGCGAGCCCAACACGGCGATGGCTCTTCGTGGGAAGGTGGTGTTGCCAGTGCCTGGGGCGGCCACGACGTTAGTCCATGCGTGGCTCGATACCCCGGTGGCGTACATCTGCCCCCGAGAGGACTCGTACGCCTGCCAGTCCAGAGAGTTCTTGGGCCGCTGGGAGGTGGGGGCGAGCCTAGAGTTTGCGTTGCACCTGAACCCCCAAGCCTTCTCGGCTTACCGCCTCAAGGATGTGTTGGAATCAGGGGTTTCGGTAGAGGTGGTGGCGTGAAGCATTACTACTCTGTAGTGGCCTTCGCGACCACCTCTAGGCAGTACCAGGACCCTATGATCTTCATCGAGCCCGGTCTCAACGTCTTCACGGTGACCACCGACGCGATTGATGCTCTTGTGTCTCGCCTAAAGGCAGACGGGCATCGTATCGATGAGGTGAACCAGCTTGACGGGTCGGAAGCACACGTCGTCAACCGACTTAGCTCGTGAGGCGTTACTTCAACACCTCCGACGGGATCCGTCACGGATCCTGTACGCTGGCCCTATCACGCTTTGGTTACGGGGTGGGTACAGCTTGGAGCGCGTGGAAGCGCTTCTTGAGAATTTGGTGACCGAGGGTGTCCTCCGGTACGCCACCCCTCAGGAGCTTGCGACTGCTTCGCTGCGTCACGGGTATTTCTTGACCCCTGAGGGTGTTGCGAAGCTGCCTCCAGAAGATCGATCCTACGGAGTAACGTGACTCGGAACCTGGTGTATGCCGGGTCATGTCCAAGCTTCGTGTGGTGATCGAGAGTCCCCTGAAAGGCGACTTTGAACGGAACAAGCGATATGCCCTGTGGTGTGGCTATCACTGTTTCACCCTGGGTGAGGCCGCCTACGCGAGCCACCTGTTCTACCCGCAGTTTTTGAACGACCTTGATCCTGAGCACAGGAAGTTCGGGATCGAAGCCGGGTACTGCTGGGCCCAAACAGCGGATCAGTTCGCTTTCTATACCGACCTTGGTTGGAGCGACGGGATGCTGCGGGCCAAGGACCGTTGGGCAGGCCGCGTAACGGTTGAGCGTCAGCTCCCTGCGGACATGCTGAGCGCTTTTGAGCGTGGTGAGCTTCCGGGTCAGACCCCTGGATTCGAGGCCACCCTATGAGACGCAAACGCCTGCTAGTCGATGTTGATGAAGTTCTGGCGGACTTCCATACCCCCGTGTTTGATCTTGCCGCGAAGTTGTTCGGCAAGAAACTGACCTCAGAGGACTTCGACACTTGGGATCTCTTTGATCACTTCCCAAAGGCGGAGCGTAAGGCCCTCTTCAATGCGATGGAGCAGCCTGGCTACTGCACGTCTTTGCCGCCTCTGCCGGGAGCCCTTGAAGCGATCCAAGAGCTGCGGAACTACGTGGACGTGTACGTGGTGACGAGTCCGTTCCCGAGTCCCACTTGGGTCTCAGAGCGTTATGCCTGGTTGCATGAGCACTTCAACTTCAAGCCGAGTGAGGTGATCACTACCAGCTCCAAGTTCGTGGTCGCGGGGGACGCATTCTTGGATGACCGCCCCGACAACGTGGTGGATTGGCTGGAAGCCCACCCGCAGAAGACCGGGATGCTCTGGCACACACCCAACACGAAGACGTTGGTCGAGCACGACTCTCTGCGGGTGTACTCGTGGGAACAGGTTATTCAGAAAGTGAAAGCACTATGAGCGACATCTACGTCAACGATGAACTGCACCCCGAAGATAACGCGATGCTGCAAGCGTTGTACTCCCGTAGCCCGCAGTCAGTGACCAAGCACCTGGAAAAGGTGAAGCTCGCGGGTTCGGGCAACTTCATGGGTCAATACTACGTTGGGTATGGGCACCAATCGATCGGGGACTGCGGCACTACCACGCTCTACGTGGAGTACGTTTCGATGCTTGCCGCCAAGGCCATCCAAGACTCCCCGCTCTACAACGGTCAGGAAGCCTCGACGCGCTATCTAGACATGTCCAAGCAGCCCGTCTTGAATCCTATCGGGACACCCCGAGGGAAGGTGATTCAAGACCTCTGGATGGAGTTCTACACATCGTCGATGGCCCCGACCATCGAGCACTTGTACGCGACTTACCCGCTCAAGGAAGGCGAGGACGCCAAGCAGTACGAGAAGGCCATCAAGGCGCGGGCGTTCGATATTCTGCGAAGCTTCTTGCCTGCGGGGTGTACCACGCTTGTGTCTTGGCATACGACGCTTCGGCACGCCGCTGATCACCTGAGCAACCTCAGGCACTACCCGTTGGCTGAGGTCCGGGGGTTGGCGGATTCGATGTTGTCGAGCCTCCAAGAACGGTACCCGCACAGCTTCGGGCAGAAGCGCTACGAAGACACTGAACAGTACCTGGCTACGGTCGGGACTCAGTATCTGTATAATCCAAAGGGGTGTTCAACGCACGTTACGTGCAAGGCTAATTTGGATGTCAGGCAACTGAATCAGCCGGTGATTCAAGGCCGACCTCCGAAGACACGTTTGCCTCATTACCTGGATGAACTCGGGCAAGTCACCTACGAGTTCCTTTTGGACTTTGGAAGTTTTCGCGACCTCCAGCGGCACCGCAACGGCGTTTGTCGAATGCCCTTGCTTTCTACTCAGTGGGGGTTCAACCCGTGGTACCTAGAGCAACTGCCCCCGAGTCTTCGGGATAGGGCCGAGATCTTGATTGGTCACCAAGCCTTAGCAATCGACCGTCTAGAGACTTCCCCTGAAGAAAAGCAGCACTATGTTGCGATGGGCTTCAACGTCCCGTGTAAGGTAACCCGGGGTTTGCCAGGGACACTCTACCTGATCGAGCTTCGCACGAGCAAAACGGTTCACCCTACGATGCGTCGTGTGTCGCAGGAGATGGCACAGACACTCCAAGCCAAGTACCCTACGCTACCCGTTCACGCGGACATGAGCCCGGATGATTGGGATATCCGGCGTGGTGCTCAAGACATCGTGGCTCGGTAAGCAAGTGGTTTTTCTTCGATAGGCCCTCAAGGCTCGAATTCACAAGGATGAACGTGGACAGCAAAGTGATTGCACCGCTCTCAGACGAGCGTCGTACCGAACTCTTGGCCAGACTCGCAACTGAGCCGTCTGACACCAAGCTATCGTTGGAATTCGGGATTTCACGCAAGGCTCTCTGGCGTATGCGCCAGAACTTGAAAAAGGATGCTGCACCTGTAGTGCCCGTACCTGTGATGACGCCCCCTGCCCCCGAGGCATCGAAGCCGTTGCCACCTGTAGTGATCCCGCCTGCTCCTGTTCCCAAGGTAGTGGTGCCCAAGGTTTTGAAAGCACCCCCACAGGCAGTCACGACACCGACGTTAGTGCAACCGCCCCCAGCCCCGTTTCCTGAGGACCCGCGACCCAAGGTGGACGTAGAGCCCGTGCATTTGAGCACGTACTTTGCGGTCCAGCTCCTTCGAGGGGAGTCCCATAAGCAAGTGGCGAACGTCATTTTGACGGAGGCCGAAGCCAAGGGCATTCTGTTCCGCAAACTTCAAGTCTTGGACATCGTGTCGGTGGGCACTACGTCCTTCGTGCGGTTCCGTGGGGATCTGCCGGACGCTTTTGCGGTTTTGAAAGCCTTGCGGGATCGAGCGCTTATTGTGCCCGATTCCGTAGGGGCCTACACGGTGACCTTTCCGAACGGGCGAAGCGGTAAGTTCCCTGGGTCGTCCATGTGCAGCTCGCCCAAGATGGGGTTCGGGCACACGTACGCGGGGACCAGAATCAAGAAGTGGAAGCAGCAATTCGCGGCGTGAACCATAGGTGAACACCGCTAAACTGTTTATCTGTGGGCTGTAGCGTGATCGCAGAACGTCTACATGGTCTGAGGGCAACAGATGAGTACAGCATCTGGGCCACGATTAAAGATAAGTGCTCAAACCCGAGCAGTAAAGCCTACCCTCGTTTCGGTGGACGTGGGCTTACGATGTATGGCCCTTGGGCGAATGACTTTAGAGTTTTCATTCGGGATTTAGGGCACCGCCCGGCCCCCGGGTATCGGTTGGTACGAGCAGATAAAAACGGTAACTTTGAGCCGGGTAACCTTAGTTGGAGCCCCGGGTCATACGTGGAAGCCGCCCCCTCCAATAGGGGGCCCGACGCTAAAACGCTTGCTCTGGTAGGACAAGAGTTCAACAAGCTAACTGTAGTTGGGGTGGTGCGTTACATTCGTGGGGATACGACGCAGACTTGCTACAAAGCAAGGGTGCAGTGTTCTTGTGGTAGCGCCCCCTTCACTCTTTTCGTGCAGGCCTTAGGTAAAACCCAATCTTGCGGGTGCTCCGTTGACTACGGATCACGGACAGGTGCAAAGAGTTACAAGTTTAGTGGCTACCGTGAAATACGCGGTAGCTATTGGGCGCACGTTCAGCACGGTGCTGAGACACGCGGCTTGCCTTTCGAGATTTCCATAGAGTACGTATGGGGGTTGTTCGAGCAGCAAGACCGCAAGTGTGCTCTTTCGGGTGTCCCGCTTTCCTTTGGCCCTTACCAATCTAGACGAAGAGGGCAGACAGCCTCCTTAGACCGTATTGATGCTTCGCTAGGGTACGTGATCGGCAACGTGCAGTGGGTACACAAGTCGATCAACCTCATGCGTATGGATCTCTCAGTCGAGGAATTCGTGAGGCAGTGCCGTCTGGTGGCCGCTAATTGTCCTTTGTGAACACGTTAGGTATGCGCACTGCCGTGATCCAGTTTCGCCCGCTACTCAAGGACGTACAGGGCAACCTTCATCGTTTAGCGCTGCTTGCTATGAAAGCGGCGCAGGCGAACGCAAAGTTGATTGTGCTTCCGGAGCTTGCCCTCACTGGTTACAGCTTCATGTCTGCGGCTGAGGTTGAACCCCTGGCGGAGGTCATCACAGCTTTCAAACCCGGCAGTGGGGACAGGACATCTAGTATGGGCGTCTTCCATGCTATTGCGAAGAAGTATGGTACGCATATCGCATGGGGGTTGATTGAAAAAGATGCGGGTACAGGCAAGCTTTTCAATGCCCAAGTCCTAATGTGTCCTGACGGGACCTTTGAATCGTATCGTAAAATAAATCACTTTTCTGCGGATTTCCTATGGGCTGCTGAGGGCCGTGCCAACCCTCCTATCCGTAAGATTGAAGTCGGGGGTAAAACCTACAAGGTTGGGCTTCTGATTTGCCGCGACGTTCGGGACAAGAAAGACGACTCCTGGAAGTCCTTCTATGAGAAGGGGGATGCGGATGTGGTGGTCCTGTCCGCTAACTGGGGTAAGGGCGGCTTCCCCGCAACTGCTTGGATGGATTTCGTTAAAGACAACGACACCATCTTGGCTGTAAGCAACAGGTACGGCGCAGAGATCCCTAACGACTTCGGTGAGGGTGGGGTCTGCATCATCTACCCGGACGGCACCGTGCAGTGCGACGGCCTCGTGTGGGGGCAGGACTGCATCGTCTACGGGGAAGTCTAGTGCTTTCATCCCGAGTAGCGCGCCGCTTCCAAGCCGCCTTGTCCGATCAGCTTGAGGACAAGATGCGGGCGCTGCTGGCTAAGCCTTTGGATGCCGCTGAGGGTAAAGAGATCGCCCGGTGGTTACAGGACAACTTCTTTTTCTTGGGGACTAAGACCCCCAAGGGGCAGAAAGACCTCAAGGAGTCGATCAACAAGCTGCACTGGTTTCTTGCGCACGGAATCAGTCAGTCTGTAGATCCCGAGCGCTTGCGGGACACCATTGAGGCTGAGTGGCAGGTGGTGCAAAAGCGCCTGGGCGACCTTGCCAAATACTTCTCCGAAGAAGGCGGCAAGTCGGTCCCGAAAGAGATCAAGCAGGGCGGCAACACGTACCTGAACGTCTCAGGCTTCTACGAGGCCGACCTGATGAAGTTCGTCAAGCGTCTTGAGGCCGTGTTCGACATGCTCAAGGGTTGGCGTAAGAAAGCGTTGAGCGGGGGTGTCACGGTCGCCTTGGCGGGTCCCAAGGATTTCCGGGGTACCTCTGGGGGTAAGTACAAATCCGCCGACGACGTGCTGTACGTGCGTGCCACCCCGGATGTGTTGAAGCGCTCCAGTGGGAACTACGGAAGCTTCGAGTACATCATTGTGCATGAACTGGGCCACCGTTACGATTACAAGGTTCACCGGCCTTCTGTGGACTTTGACAAGGCTGAGTGGTGGACCAGCCGCTACAGCCGCAATGAGGGTGAGTCGTTTGCCGAGTTGTTCGCCCTCAGCAACTTCGGGATTACGGGCCAAGGGGATCCCTTGAAACTGGACCGTTTTGAGGCGTTGATGGCAGGCCGGGATGAGCAGCCGAAGCCTGAGATCCCTGAGCACTTGAAGAAGTACCGGACACAGCCGACTTTTTGAGGCGTTCTGGAAAGTCCCTCTTTGCCGGTGTAGTGTACCCGGGCCATGCCGAGAGAGCCCCAGGTACCCCGCTGCAACTTCTGTGGTCGTCCCCGCAATGAGGTCAAGCACCTCATTGGAGCGCCGGATGGGGCGAACATCTGCAACGGCTGTATCACCGCGACCTCTCAGGCTATCGATGAGGCTGAGCGCAAGTCCCCCGGGGCCAAGAAGGCTCAGGGCCCGCTCAAGAAGCCCAAGGAAATCACGGCGTTCGTGGACGAGCACGTGATCGGCCAGGATGCGGCCAAGCGGGAAATCGCCATCGCGGTCTACGAGCACTACCGCCGCCGGGAAGTAGACAAGAGCAAGAACGGCGTGATCATGCTCGACGGGGAAGCGGTCGAGATTGAGAAGTCCAACATCTTGCTGCTCGGGCCTTCGGGATCGGGCAAGACGCACATTGCCAGGACGATTGCCCGGTTGCTGGATGTTCCGTTCTACGTCGGGGATGCCACGAAGCTCACGAGTGCAGGCTACGTCGGGGAGGACGTGGAGTCGTTGCTTCAGGGGCTCTTGGCGGACGCTCAGAACGACATCGAGAAGGCACAGTGGGGCATCATCTTCCTGGACGAGTTTGACAAGCTGGCCCGCAAGGCTGGCTACGGGGCTTCCGGGATGCGGGATGTGACCGGCGAGGGTGTCCAGCAGGCCTTGCTCAAGCTTATTGAGGGTGGGCAGGTCGCGGTCCCCCGGGGCATGGGTTCCCGAGCGGTGTCCGGGATGATGCCTTCTGACGTGGTGGACACCCGGAACATCCTGTTCATCTGTGCCGGGTCCTTCGCAGGGATCGAGCCCGTGATCGAACGCAGGCTCAACAAGTCCACGGGCCTCGGGTTCGGCAAAGAGCACCGGAAGCAGCACGCCAAGTCCGACCTGTATCGAGAGGTCACGGTCGAGGACATTGAGGAATTCGGGTTGATTCCGGAGATCGTGGGCCGTCTGCCTGTGATCACCAGCACCTTGGAGTTGACCGAGGACGAGCTGATCCGCATCCTGACCGAGCCCAAGAATGCGATCTGCAAGCAGTTCCGGGCCTTGTTCTCGTTGGATGGGATTGACCTCCAGTTCGACCCTGAGGCATTGCGGGCGGTGGCTCAAAAGGCTCGGAAGCGGTCCACGGGTGCCCGAGCATTGCGAGCAATTCTCAAGGAAGTGCTCAAGCCTTACTCCTACGAGGCCCCGGATAACCTGGACATCTCGGCCATCCGCATTACCCCGGAGGCTGTCGAGACTCCTGGAAAGGCCCTCGTGATGCGAAAAGGCGTTGGGACGGCTTAGAGTTTTTGTGCTTTCTCGTAAGGCATGGATGCTCTTTCGTTGCGTGTCGCCGCCCGGTTCGGGAGGATCGCTTTTGGCCAAGAAGGTAAGTTCTTGGGTCGAGACTGCCGCCTGACTTGGAGCAGGCACGGCTGGACCCTGGAAGAGCTGCCGGTCAAGGGCAAGAAAAAGTGCAAGGTGGCGGAGTTGCAGAACCCCGGGACTAGGGGTTGGGCAAACTTTGACGCTTACATCGACGGGAACATCCTGCGAGATGCGAAGCTGAGCGCTTCGGATTCGTACGAGACTATCAAGCAGAAGATGCTTGACGCTTACGAGTTGGCAGCGGAGCTGACCATCAACAAGATGACGCCCGACGAAGCCAAGCATGCCTTGTGGCTCCGTGATCTCAAGTGGTACGAGAACGAGGTCCATTACCTCAAGATCACCCCTGAGAACACGGAACCCTTCGAGGCTGAGGGCAAGGACTACACGATCAAGGTCACGTGGACCAAGTTCTCAGTCTACTCCCCCGACTCGGACTTTCAGCAAAGTGACCCGTACTACACGCAGTACGCGGAGTCCTCGGCCCAAGGGGCACGTAAGCTGTACCAGACTTTGAAAGCGGATCCGAACGCGCTCAAGAGCGTTCCTTGGTCCAAGCTGGGCGATTGGTTCATCAAGAACAAGATCCCCTACAAGACCAACTTCTCCCAGTGGACCTGAGGCTAAACCGATGACAAATCAAATTAGGACTGCGGGCCAGCTCAGGGCTGCTAGGTACCGCCTTCAGTGGCAAGGGGTTTTGGGCGATGGCCCTGTAACAGCTAAGCACCCAGAGCAGGAAGGTGTTTACGAAGTTACCGAGTACGCTAATGGCGGCGCGGGGTGGCTGCTTAAAAAGAAGGCTACTGATCCCTCCGGTATTAGTGGCGGCCGTTTTCGTAGTCTAGAGTCCGCTATCAAGGACGCTGAAGATCACGCTTTTGGAACTGGGCGTTGGCGGCACAAGACGGCTACAACAGCCGAACGAGTCCTGTCCCGCTTTGAGGAAGGCAAACCTGCCGACCCCACGGAGAACATGAGTCCTGAGGACGCCAAGAAGTGGCGTGAGCAGACGGACGAGCACAAGGACGAGTTCAAGTCTGCGGCTGACAAGACGGCCACCAAGGTCGAGATCAAGCTACAGTACGACAGCCCTACGAGTGTCGGTAAGATCGTGTCGCCTTCGGGGCGAGCTGAATACTACTACACCCTCGGGAACGGCGCGAAGATGAGCTATTCCGACCGGGAGAAATTCCGGTACCAACTACGCAACCAAGCAAACGTGCGTGAAGCTGAGAAGTTGGTGAAGGAATTGGATCAGAAGGTGCCGTCCAAGACGGCCGCTGCAAAGAAGCCCTCGCGTCCCTCGGTTGAGGAAACCCCTGAGGAAAAGCGTTTCACGCAGGAACGTGAGAAGGTCGAGAAGGCGCTTGAGGACTTGCGGGAAGAGATCGCGGATCGCTTCCCTATCCCAGAGGATCGTCGGCATCCGCCGGAAGCACGCGAAGTCCTCAACCACTACCTTCTTGCGGATCGCCTGCAACACAAGGCGTTCATGCAGTCCGTGGGTGGTAACTCGGACGAGCCCTCAGTTCTCCGAGAAATGTTTGGGCTCTTGGCCAAGTCGGAAGCAGAGATCAAGAAGGCCAAGCGCTTGCTGGCTGAGGCGGCTGCTATGGAAAAGCGGAAGTCTGCTTCATCGGTTAGTGTGTTGACCCGCTTCCTGACAGCGGATCAGGACAAAGCGGCCCCCGAGCAGGTGGACAAGTATTTCAAGCAGGTCAAGAAGGACAACCCGTCCTACAGTGACTCGCAGGCCTACGCGACCGCGTGGTCCATCTACTGCAAGCACAAGAATCCTGGCTCGGAGTCGTGCCACCAGGACGAGTACCTGACGGGCAAGACGGCCGCTTGGAAGGCTCCCGCGATCAATCAGGCTCTCGCCAAGTTGATCGCCAAGAAGGTAGACCGCCATTTCGTCACGGACCTCTTGAACGAAAAGCTGTCGGGGCGTAGCTGGGAAGCCAAGCTGAAAGAGGCCATTGGGAAAGCCGTGGCCCCCACGCAAATGCGTGATCAGGTTGAAGCACAGCCCGCGATCAAGAAGTGGCTGGCGGACCTTTCGGATTCGGAGCTTTCCAAGATCCGTGACTTGCTAGAGGAAACCCTCAACCACGGCAAGAGTGAGCAGTACAAGGCCAAGCCCGACGCTTGGAAGACGGCCTCAAGCCCTCAAGAGCTGCATGAGATGCGCAAGATGTTGGAGCGTTCCGGGTACGACCCCGATGACGCCCAGGTCTTGCAAGAAGAGGGTATGGGCCCCGATGAGCTGGCGGAGCGTCTTCGGGTTCGCCCCGGGGCCCCCGGCAGCCTTGGCTACTCGCACCGGCTCAAGTTGATGCTGGAGAAGAAGGCGCTGCAAGCCATCGCGTGGATGGAGCGCAACGGCTATCGTGAGGACCCCCTGCTGCGTGAGCTGCAACAGCAGCTTCGGCGCGGGACGCCGAGTGCCCTGGCAGGTGCCCAAGAGATCTTGGAATCCGCGATCGAGGCGTACGACATCCCGATCAAGTTGGCCTCGGATGTGACGGCGGCTCGTAAGCCCAAGAGCATCGCCGAGAAGAAGGACCTTCAACTGCTCATCGATCAGTTGAAGCGCAACCCGAAGGACGGGGACGCAGAGCGTGCTCTGCGTGGGGATTGGGAGTACCGAGACGCGGACATCGCGAAGGTCAAGGCGCAGACCAAGACAGCGGGTGCTGGGGAGGACATGATCCCGCAGATCATTCAAGATCTATCCCGGATTCATGGCTTGGGTGCGGTCGAGGTCAACGATTTCTCCCGCCCCGGCGCATCTACAGTAGATTTTTCGGTGTTCGCTGATCTCAAAGTCACGGCTTCGGGGAGTGTTCAAACACGGCGTAACGGACCTTACGAGAAGAAACCGTTGGAGTTTCAGGCTGATCTACGCAGTGTCAAAAACACGATCTTAAGTCTGTTGAAGAAGCACCGAGCATACGACGTGATGGTGGTGATGCCTCTGCGTAAGAATTCAGCGCAAGATCGCCTTTCTGAGCCGGGGCCAAAGTTTTATGACGATTCGATCGTGCGAATTTCATTTTCACTCGCTTTACAAGCAAAGACCGCTGGGCACAGCTATGCCGTAGATAGCATGTCGGTCTTGTTCGTTGAGGGCCGTCGCATGACCCCGTTCAACCGCGACACGATTGACGATATCAACCACACTTCGATCGAGGTTGTGGCTGACGATGGGGAGCTGCACGAGGCTAACCTGAAGTTTCTAGGCTACCAGTCTTCTGGGATTTTGACGCGCATTGATGAGCAGAACGGTCTACGTCGTGAGACTCGCGTGGATGTCCAGTACCCGGTAGACGAGGGTGGGTCGTCCCAGACTTCGGCACGTACGGCACTCTCGGCTTTGGTCCGCCTGGGTAAGAAACTCGACTTCCTCGTAGAGCCCGTAGCCCGTGGGTACCAACCCCAGCACCGTCAAACCAGCTTCGTAGCCAAACCGAAGGGACCTAAGAGCCCCTTCGGTAGGTTCCGGTGAAGGCAAACTGCGTTTTTTCTAGCCCAAAGTCTTGGCCAAATGGTGTAGTCTGCGTTCATGCCTTTCAGTGGTGTCGCAGAACGCATCCCCTACAGTCTGTCTCGTTGGACTGACGTTCCAAGCTCGAAGTGGTCTTGGTTCGAGGCGTGCCTCGATTCCAAGAAGATGGTGGCGTTTGACCCCCGGACCAGTGCCCCGGGGGTCTGGTCCCTGTCCCCTGAGGACACGTTGGGCCTCGTCTTCTGGACTAAGAACCCGACTGCTTTGCTCCAAAGCCGGGCTCGCCTCGCTCCCTACGATGTGACGGTCCATGTGACGGCCACGGGTTGGCATGAAGTCGAGAAGGGTACCCCATCTCTGGATGAAGCGGGCCGCTTGCTCGTACGGACAGCCAGGGTCTTCCCCAAGACCTACTGGCGATTCAGCCCCATTCCGATCCTACCCGATGCTGAGCTGTTCCGCCGGTTCCAGAGGCTTCTCGGGTTTGCGGCTATCGCGGGCATCCAACAATGCTTCGTCTCGTTCCTGCAAGAGAACGACAAGGTGCCGGAATCTCGGACTCCGAAGTCCAGGTTCGCTCTCCTGAACACCTTGGCGGACGAGGCTCATGCTTTCGGGGTGCAGGTGGTGCTGTGTAAGGACGACCACACTTTTGATGGGTGGCCTGGCGCACGATTCACTACCGAAGCATGTGTACAGCCTGTGGACTTCGGTGGCCAAGATCGTGTACACCTGGAAGATTGTGGCTGCGTCCTGATGGTGGACCCTTTTACCATGAATGAGTCCTGCCATTTTGGCTGCCACTACTGCTACGCCTCAGACAAGAGTCTGTCCCCCAAGAAGCGGAACACGACCCGCAGCTTGAACGTGGTGCGATGATCGAGATTCCCGCAGAGCTTGGTGACGACTCCGAGGACTTCTCTGATGAAGAAGTTGCTCTCGCGGTGGCGTTGCCCTCTGTGGATCGCGTGATTGCTCATCTGCGTGACCTTCGTTGTCCGCAGTGCGAGCAAGGCATGGCTGCGATTGAGCATGCGTTACGTCGGCGAGTTCCTTCACTGTACTGGCGAATGCGTGTGCAGTGTGCGGCCCATCACGATCCCGTGCTGGTGATCATTCGTGCCGATTGGCTGCACGAATCCTCTTGAGCTTCCGCTACAGGTGAGGTGTCCCGATGTCTTGCGGTTGCCAAAGTTCTCCGTGTTCATGCGCTGGTGAGTGTCCGACGCCGCCAACCACGAAGTGTGATCGCTACGTCCCGGGCTCGAAGAACGTCTGGGTGGAACGTGGCAACAGCCCGAACGATGTGAACGCCCCAGGGGTCTGCATGCTCGATACGATGACCGAGGAACAAGTCATCTACAGCCTTGAGCGAGATGAGCAGGCTCGTGCGGATCTGCTGCAAATCACGTCTGATCCGCATCTGCTGGAGTTGGCCAAGACGATCCCACGCTTGCCCACCGTGGAACAGACCGACGTGGAGCAGGCGGAACTCAACCAGCCGAACAACTCGGGCTCGATCCCCTTCTACTCCATCTTCCGGGGTCAGCCTCCGTTCGCTCAATGATTGATTGCGCACTGAGGTGCGACGCTCCATGAACCGTCACGCACGTCGAAGCCAAGCAGCACAAGCTCCGAAACTACCGGCGGCTGTGGACGTGTCGAAAGCTCTGTCAACGATCCAGTCGTTGCAAGAGCTTTCGTCCGTTGTGGAGAGGCTCAACCTGTTTCTCTCTGAGGCCGACAAACTCGAAGTGCGGCTTGCAGACGCGCAGTCGGCAGTACAGGCGGCTCAAACCGAAAACACGCTGCTTCGTGGCGCATTGGAAACACAGCGCCAAACGTTCTTGCGTATGTTCGCTCAGGGCATGGGTATCTCTCTGGAGGATGTTCTTTCGATGGAACAGGCCATACAGGGACAGCTCGCCGATGCCAATACGTCTTCTGAATCAGTCGAACCCGTCATCCGCGAAACGGATCCAGGCACCTGATCGCCGCGAGGACTGGAAACAGCTCCTCGTCAAGGCAATCCAGCGGGCCGAAGCCACCGGGGACCGGAGACTCGAAGGGTTGAAACGCGCCCTTGTGGATGGTCAAGCCGAACGACATCTGCGCCGTTTGGGGATCATTCATGACGTGGACTTGAGTCGTGAATTCCCCGTCTTGACTCCATAACGTAATGTTTTCGATAGTTTACGCTAACCTGATCTGACCCTACGCCAGTGGTCAAAGTGATCAGGTCCGTAAAAATCGACATTAGGTCAGGGGTCTTGTGTTGATTTTGACCTAATGTCGGTTGCAGCCCCTAACCTAAAGAGTTAGGTTGGGCTCGTTAGTCAAAGAAACGGCCCGGAGGTGACTACCGGCCTTTGAGGCACTCGCCTCAAAACATCGGATGTTGAGGAGAAAACTATGCAAATCGAATTGAACAAGCTTCGTACGGCTGTGACGGCCAACCTGAGCAAGACCCAGAAGGCCAAGCAGGCTGCTGAGGCTGCCTTCCTGAAGGCCAAGGCGGCGTACGATGCTGCTCACGCTGAGCATGCCAAGGCGACGGAGGACCACGCGAAGATCGCGCAGCTTTTCCCCGTCGAGACCGCTGCGAAGGTCAAGAGCAAGCCGGGTCCCAAGGCCAAGGTGAAGGCGGCTGCTGTGGCGGCGGCCCCCAAGGGCAAGCCGGGTCCCAAGGCGAAGGCGAAGCCGGGTCCCAAGGCGAAGGCGGCCCCCAAGGCAGTGGCAGCCCCGAAGGCGAAGGCGGCCCCCAAGGCAAAGACGGGCCCGAAGAAGACCCGCAAGAAGGCCGACGGCAGCATGACCATGGTCGAGCGCCTCGTGGCCGTGATCGGCAACAAGATCCTGACCGCTGGTGAGATGGCTCAAGGCCTCATCGCCGCCGGTAACCCCCCGACCAGCAAGAACCTGCCCGCGTACATCAGCTCGGTGCTGTCGAGCACGGTGGACGAACAGGGCAACAAGGTCTTCGAGGCCGTGGAGCGCGGTAAGTATTGCGTGGCTGCCAACCGCAAGACCGCAACGGCAACGACCAAGACGGCAGCGGCCCCGAAGGCTGCTCCGAAGGCCGCTGCTCCGAAGGCCGTGGCGGCTGCTGTCGCTGCCCCGACCCCAGCTCCGGAGGCCGCATCCGACGGCCAGAGCCCGGCGGACAAGCTCTTGGCGGATATGGGCCTGGGCGATCAGTTCGGCGGTTCCGCTGCGGCTCCGCTGTCCTGAAGAAAAGCTTGCACCTAGCAAGCTAGACAGTCTACATACGCTGCCCGGCGACGGCAGAACGCGGAAACGGACCCTCCTGAAATCCTTTCGCGTTCTGCCGCTCGCCTTTAAACTGCTCGGGACTGCCGATAAAGACCCTACGAGCCGCCTGGTGTAGAGCCAAGCAATGGACGTAGGCGACTTACTTGAGGGTCAGGGCAAGTTCTGGTTGGTGCGCAAGGTCGAACCGGCTTTGCGCACGGCCTTTGTTGAAGATCAGGCTACCCACGTCCAGCAGTTGAGTTTTGATACCTTGGAGGGGTTCACGCGACTGTGTAACCCAACGCTGGATTGGCCTACCGCAACATTGCCCCAGGTGCGGCACGGGCGTCTGGTGACTGTCATCCGAGCCGATCTGGCCGACCCTCAACTTCTAGCCCGCTTCAAGGATTGGGTCCGGATGGACGAGTTTCAGATTGGGGGCGCGTTGTACCTGAATCCAGAGTTGCGGCTAGGGTTCCGTGACCGCCTCTTGGTGACTTACCAGGATGGTACTTGTGCCTCCGTCGATATCCCGAGGGATTTCCACCCCCTCAAGGAAAAAGCGGCCCGCTTGACCCCCACTGCCCCGGTTGCCCCGAAACCGCCTCCAGTATCGTTGCTTGATCGGTTGCTGGACGAAGGGGATGACGAATGAAGCGACAACTCCCCATCATGGTTGAGCGAGCGGTCGCTGAGGTGAAAGCGCTCCAAACCGAAGTCGGGGCCGACTTCGAGGGCCGCGTCAGGCAGGAACGTGCTGTCTCTTGCAAAATCGGCTGCTCGAACTGCTGTCATCACCCGTTCCTGATCACACTCCCCGAAGGGCTGTTGTTATACCGCTGGCTTGCAGCCCACGGGCGTTGGACCCCTTCTCTACGTAAGAGGGTTGAGCAGACCCGCGACAAGACCTTGGGGCTGGCGTTTCGGGTCTGGTTGTTGAGCAACATCCCGTGCCCTCTCTTGGAGGATCGTAAGTGCGTGGCGTACGATGCTCGACCTCTGCATTGCAGGGCGACCTTCTCAAGGGGTGCTCCCGAGATGTGCCACCCGCATGAACTCGGATCCGGAACGGGCCTTGTGCCCAACACAGAGGTCATCGTGGGGTACAACAGCCAAGTGCGGGCGCTGTTCAAACGCATCGGCATCCCAGGCGCTCTCATGCCCCTTGCTGAGGCCGTCTTGTTGGGGGAGGCCATCGATTCCGGTCAAATCGAAATCGAGGACTCTGCGCTCCAGCATGCGAAGGATCTGTTCAGTGCCTAACACATGTTGCATCTGCGAGAACGCCTTTGTGGGTGGCAAGTCCTTCACGCTGACTCCCGAGGAATTGGCGGTAGCGGGTCCCGACGCCCCTCAAGAAGTCCACTATTGCAAGCACTGCATCAAGGTGATGGAGGACCGCGAGTCTGGGGCTCAGTTGCTCAAGGGGCTCTACGAGATGCAGTTGACGGCCCGTGGTGTACCTAACGCCAGAGCGATCTCAGAACGCTTTCACGCTCAACTGCTCGCCAAGGCGAAACAGGGCACGGTAAGGAAGATGCACTGAATGGAAACGACCGTTGAACACCACTTGAAGACCTTTCGTGAGCTACACGGCGAAGAAGCGTGGCGCAGTGAAGTGCAGCGCCTAGCCTTGGCGGGGATCTGTACCAGCCCCAAGCACGAAGCTTTTTGGCAAGAGTTCACCAAGGACTTCGAGTGGCTCGATTGGGCGGCCTTGAAGCAACAGGCGGTGGGGCAGGCTTCTCCCAGGAGTCCCGGCTCCGGTCCTATGCGCCCCGATCAGATGATGGCGGAGATGCTCCGCAAACAAATGCCGGGGATCAAGACGCAAGCCCAGTACGATGCGGTGGTGGGCTCTCTCGACGCCGTACGGCTCGTGGTCAATGCCATCCTGGAGGGCGGGGGCACCAAAGAGGCAGAGGCTCGCCGGGCTCTTGAGATGACCTTCACGGTGCTGGCGAAAGCCACCGAGGTCACCGACAAGCTCCAGGACAGCCCCGAGGCCGCCTCAAGCCCCGAGGCTGAGAAGTTCAAGACCCCGCCCGCACAGTTTCACGAGCATGACGTGCATGCCAAGCTCATGGGTGAGCTTGCAACGCTAGGAACGCTGGACGCCTTGAACACTTGGTACGCACAGACCAAGCCTGAACGTGATCGTGTGGTGACCCAGAGTCTCCGGAACTCCCTCTTGGACTCGATCCGGGCGAAGCGGAACGGTCTGGTGTGAAGGTTCTGGTTTTCGGATCCCGTGAGTGGGTCTGGGATGGCATCATCTTCCGCGTGCTTTCCCGGCTCCCCAAAGACACCATCTTGGTGAACGGGTACGCCCCTGGGGCGGACAAGATCGCCGACACCATCGGTCGCCAGCTCGGATTCGAGGTCAGGCCCTACCCGGCTGACTGGACCAAGTTGGGACCAGCAGCGGGCCCGATCCGAAACGCAGAAATGCTCGCCAAAGAGCACCCGGACCCGCAGGGCATTCGGATCGACAAGGGGTTCGGTTTCTCAACGGGGCGGCAGAACAAGGGCACCCACGACATGGCCGAGAAGCTGTGGGGTGCCCGGATCAGGTTTGAGATCATCTTTCCGCCATGAGTCTGAAAATGAACACACGTGATCAAGTCTTCGAGAGCCTCGACAACGCTGTGGCGAACGGTTACGCCATGTCTCAGATGACGGCGGAGCAGATCGTCCTCGACCTCTGCACGTACGACGCTGACCTGGAGAAGTTAGAGCCCGAGGTCTTGGTGCCGCACGTCAAAGAATGGTTGGGTCAAGCAGCACTCTAACGACACCGACTCAGGGCCGTCGGTACGTGGGTGGATTTTCTCGTAGGAAGCGGTCTACGATCCGCTGACTCATTCGGTCCGCGATGGTCTGCTCGATGTGCCGCTGCCGGGCCTTTTCGCTCGTGAAGGCGAGATGCCACAGGGGTTTGTCCCCCTTCTTGGCGAACACGATGGCGTAAGGTCGGCCCCCGGCCTCGTACTCCCAGACCAGCAGGTCAGAGCCCTTGGGCGTGTAGGGCTTCATGCCCCGCGTCTTGGGCGGCAGGTAACTCCGGTCGAGGCTCAGCACGTTCACATCCTACCGTGGTACAAATAGTCTCGCCGATGGTGTACTAAGGTAGATGGTCGAGCCTTTACGCCGAGGGAATCTTCCGCACGGTCGTGTTCACTTGCAAAAAGAGTCCCTGGCTCCTGTCACCGCGTGCGGTAAGCCTCACCAAGGGACTGGGCTTGTGGTGGTCACACGGTTAGACCTCGTGACCTGTGGCCGGTGTCGTCAAACCTTGGACTTCACCAAAAGCTCGCGCACTAACTCAATGCAAGTGGGCTTCGAGACGGCATACGGGATTCAACGTCCCATTGAGTCAGAATGATCCAGTACCTCAAAGGCGATGCCACCCTCCCCCAAGGCGCAGGCCCTAAGCTGATCGTCCATGTTTGCAACTCGTTGGGTGGTTGGGGTCGCGGGTTCGTCCTCGCGATCTCGAACCGTTGGCCATACCCCGAGCGGGAGTACCGGCGTTGGCACCGAGAAGGCCACGACTTGTTGGCTGGGAAGTTCCAGCTCGGGGCCATTCAGGTTGTCCCAGTGCAGGGTGATCCGCCGCTCTCTGTGGTCAACATGATCGCCCAAGAGGGCTACGGGAAGGGCAACCTGAATCGGCACCGCACCAGTGAGCCGGACTCCCGACCCCCGATCAGGTATGACGCTTTGGAGCAGTGCTTGACTGAGGTCGGGTACCTGGTCAAGAGTGGTCCGGCCCAGGGGGCGAGCATTCACATGCCCCGGATCGCAACGGGCCTTGCGGGTGGGACCTGGGGTGAAGTCGAGCCCATCATTGAGCGAACCCTGAGTCACGCTCAGGTGACCGTGTACGATTTATGAGTGCCCCGCACAACAAGCAACGGTACGGTGAGACTTGGGATCAGCAGCACATCAATCTGTGCCGTGGGATCCTGGAGGCTATACGCACTCAAGTTGTACTCTCCGGCGGTTGGGCATGGCATTTCATGTCGCCCAAGGGCCACGTGGAGTTGAAGCACGCTCACGACCACAAGGACATTGACCTCTTCGTGCCCCCGCAGGAGGTACCAGAAGTGGTGGCGTTTTTGAAGCGCGCAGGGTTCGAGCGAACGTGGACTAAGTATGATCGGCTGGAGAGCAAAGAAGACTTCCGACGCTATGAGAAGACCAGCCAACTCCCGGGGCTAAAGACCCGTCGAGTCACCATCGACTTCTTTGTCCGAGCTGTGCCCGAGCGGTTGGTGCAGGGGTTCCGCGTTGTGGAGCCCGCAACCTTACTCACGTTCTACTCGAACATTCACACGAGCGACAAGTGCTTCGCGGTGAAGGCTGCTTCACGTTTACTGGCCCAGGGTATTGACCCTGAGGGGCATCCTGATCTCGTGGCGATCCCCGCCTAAACAGGGCCGGGAGAATCCCGGCCCTGTTTAGCACAACACTCTTACTCAGCGGCGACCGCCATTTGAGCAGTACCCAACGGAGAGGGGTTGGCCAACTGCTCAGTGGGCAATCGCATGAAGTCGTAGTCCTTAGCGGAAGGCACAAGCGTCCCTACGATCTTGCGAATGTGCGCCATGGTCAGATCTGCTTGATCAAAGGACAACTGGACGGTCACCGTTTGTTGTGGACCGACGGCAATCACCAGGGTGTTGGGCTTGGGCATGTCATCCTCTGCTTGGGTTTCTGAGTTAGACGGCTCTGCGTTCAACTCATTGGGGACCACCGGAGTGCCCTCTGAGACGGCCACCGAATTCGCTGTGGTGACAGCCGGGGCCGCTGTACGGGTCGTTCGCAGCGAGTCAGCTTGGTACTTTGCCCACCTCTTGGTCGGAACGAAGGTCGTAATGTTCACACAGCGATCCGTGTAGTCCGCCGCCAGATCCCTGACCTTCTTGGCATAGTTGTCAGCGGATCGAGCGTCGCCGTGTTCTTTGTTGATCCACCGCTTCTGGAATTCCTCCACGAGGGCTCCGATCCCCTGGACCGAGATATCCTCGCCTTCTTGAGCGACACGCACTAGAGAACGGACGGCTGTAACGACCTGCTTGGCACGCTTCTGCGTTAAGTTGCCAGCGTCAGCCTCGCGTAAGATCCAACGACACGCCGCCCAGATAGGGTCCGTCACCTGATAGGTGATCGGGGTGTTCGCAACAAGATCCTTGGCAGTTGGTGGAGTTTCGAGTATAGTGGTCATAGTTGCCCCTCCTTAAGGGGTAGCTGAGCGCCCGAGGTTTCGAGTCGAGGACGCTTTGAAAGAGGGGCTGGCTTGATCGCCAGCCCCTCTTTCGCTTTTCTAGCTACGTAGATCCGGCACCGCAACCAAATAAAGGATCGTGGCTATCGAATTCTGATTTCGTGGCTGTCGAACTGCGCGGCGGATACTTCGCTTATACTGGATCTAGCCTGGAAACTCTTTTAGAACCAAGGACTTAGGCATCACTGGTGGGGCCAGCCGCACGATAAGGGCACTCGGATGCTCTCCCGGTGCGAAGGGTTGCGCGATAGGGCGCACTTACCTCGACGGTCCACAGGGCTTCACGATGCATCATGAAGTTTCCAATGCCATTCGGCGTTCGTTCGCTGGTGTAGGCGTGCAGAATGCCGTCTGACCTTGACTGTCCCCGCTGCCATCACCCGATGACCCAGCACTACGTGGGTGAGGGGTGAGGTGACAAGTGCTGGGAGCGTGATCACCCGCATGACAGCGGGCGCTGCGGGTGTCGGTACAAGCCCCCTGAAAAACCGAGTCCCGTGAGGGACCTGTGGGATCACCTGCTCAAAGACTAACTGTTTTGTGCGGCCCGTAAGTAAACCCATGTACGCCTACCGCCGGACAGCAGCAACGCGACCCTCGCAACCGGAGTTGACCGCGTTGCTTGAGAAAGCCGTCGATGTTCACTCTCAGTTACAGAGGTGGATCGATCGTTTTCCCGCCATCCTGAAAGAGGCGCGGAAAGAAGCCCAAGACCTCCCTGAGGGTCTTGTGTGGCAGGACCGTTTTGTCCCGTACTGGAGCGAACTAGACGCCTGGGAAAAAGAGCTGTCGGAACTCTCGTACCAGGCTGAGGGTCTAGAGTACCCCAAGGGTTCCGCCAACGTGGCGTTACGCCGGACGATTGAGAACACCCTTAGCAAGCACTCTACCCCCGATAAGGCCAGGCTTACGTATGCCATCGATAGGGTGCATTTCGAGTTCTCCACGAAGCTGAACCGAAAAGACCACATTGCCTACGAGATCTCTCGCTTGGAGACATGGGCCAGGGCCTTTGAAGCGTGGACCCACGAAGCCAAACGCACTCTCCTGGCCTCAATCAAGTTCACTCGTTAGCTCCGAGTTGGTGTAGCCGCCTTTCATGGCGCTACCCCTCGAAAAACTCCTGGCAGTCAAAATCATCATCTCGCATCAGAACTGTGCTGATGGCACGGCGGCTGCGATGTTCCTGCACGACGTTCTCCCTGACGCCCAGATCCGGTTCTTGCAGTATGGGACCGAAGCGTATCGGACGTTGCAGGCGGAGCCCGGAATGCTCTTTCTGGACTTCTCGCCTTCCCCCGAGACATACCAGCAGTTCATCGCCCAGGGGGCGCTCATCCTGGACCACCACAAGGGTGCTCAAGCCATCGTAGAGGCGTTCGGGGAGTCCGGGGTATTCGGAGATGAGGTCAAGGACCCGGGGGTCTGCGGGGCCTTCCTGGCGTACCGTGAGGCCTGGTTTAGGCTCAAGCACACGGACGGCAAGCCCGGGCCCTCTCCGGAAGAAGCAGGGTTTGGCGGCCAGATTGCTCGTTTGGCTGGGATCCGGGATACCTGGCAGCGCCAGGACCCCACGTGGGACGAGGCTTGCGTGCTCGCTGAGGCGATGCGGTTTTACCCTGCCGAGTCCTGGCTGATTGACCGACCATTTGCCCCGGAGAATCGAGCTTGGTGGGACGCTCGCCTGGCTACCGGCCGTATCTTGGTTGAGCGCAACGTCAGGTCCGTGAAGAAGGCAGTTGATGGGGCGTACCGCTTCACGACTTCGCGAGGCACCCGTGTCTGCCTGTTTTCGGGGGTCCCATTGTCGAGCGACGCCGCCGAGTTGGTGGACCATGATGCGGACCTTGTGGTCGGGTTCGACTACTACGCGATGGAGCAGGGTGTGGCACCCTTGGTCTTCTCAACCCGCTCCCACACAACCTTCAACTGCCTGGAATTCTGCAAAGCGCACGGCGGGGGCGGCCACACCAAAGCGGCAGGCTTCTCGGTCAAGTTCGATCCGAAGGTGGGGGCACAGGATCCCTACTCGGTGTTCGAGGGCTTGTTGGAACGCTACGAAGCGTCGGTTCAACCGGGCTGATAATTCATGCGTGACGGGGGTTTAACGAACCGCTCACTCTGAGCGCCGTGGAGCCCCTTTGGACCAAGCCCTGCACTCTGAGCGTGTAGCTCACCGCTTCCTGATCGCCTCGTTCAAGCCGGGCGACTACATCTTGTTCGGCAAGTTCCGGAACAAGCGTGGGCGCGTGGTCCGCATCTTCAACGATGAGCGGGACATCCCGTACATCGAGATTCAGCCGGTGCCCAAGGGCCGCAAGAAGAACAGGATTTTTGGGCTCTACACGATCCGCCAGATGACCCCTGAGGCCATCCAGGAAGCGCAGCAGTTGGAGGCGGCGGAACGGGCTCTCGTCCACAAGGTGGCGGCCCGTTACCTGGAAGCCACTCAGATGCCGCCTGGGTGGGTTGAGCACAAAGGGTCTGCGGGGCGTTCCTTTTGGATCAGCCCCGACGGTAAGGCGGAGATCAGCGACACGGGTCGTAAAGGCAGCCCGCAGCGCTTCCAGGTCTTCTTTCTTCAGGACGGGAAACGGCACGAGGACATCGGCTGGCCGTCCCTCAAGAAGGCGCTCCAGTACCTGAGTGGCGAAGTGGGGTTGAGTGCCCACCCAATGGCCAAGCGGGAGGGCGGCAACCTGGAGAACTTCCTGGACGGCTTCGCACGACGGCACTCTAGGCTTGGGCGGCTTCTCCCTAAGGTCGTGGAGAAAGCTCAAGGATCCAGCTCGGGGCACGGAGAAGCTCGCCAACACGGTAACGAGATCTGGCTGTTCCCGAAGTTCTGGGACCTCGATCTCAAGACCCAAGATTTCGTACTGGCTCACGAGATCGGGCACTATGCGTTGAGTCGGAAACCCGGCACCTGGTTGATGGACCTCGGGAAAGAGCTGGGCGTTGACGTGTGGGACACGGGCAGCCTACCCTTCGGACAGTTCAATCAAGACGAGGCGTTCGCGGATTCCTTTGCTAGTTACTTCTTAGAGCCGGGTGAACTGCGGAGACGCTACCCTGCTTGGGTTACTTTCGTTGAGGCCGTCCTGTGAACACCATGCAAACACGATTGGTCGAACGCTTCACACGGGTAGGGGCCTACTCCGAGGACACCCTAGAGATTGTTGCGGCCGGTCTTGCTCTACTGATCGCGCAGAACTACATCGTCACCAACCCCTTCTTCGATGAGAAGGAGATCCGAAACTACCTGCTGTTGCGCAAGCAGTTTCACGGGGACTTCGTTCAAGCGTGCCTGGACTTGGCAGACGCCTTTGAAGAGGGGCAGTTCGGTCAGGCGGTTCTACCCGCTGTCCCAGCCTTGCGGGCCATCGGGCATCTCGGGGTCAAGCAGGATCAGCAAGCAATCCGCCAACTCGCAAGAGCGTTCCGAGGGCTCAAGCACCTCAAGTACCGGGATGTCGAAAACCCGAAGCTCATGCGTCTCATCATGATGGCGCGTAAACTTGATGTCACCACCGGGGCAGATGGTAGGGACATCAAGGACTTCTTGGAGAATCTTGTTAAGATCCAGGCGGTGCCGACAAGACTCCGGACCCTTCTTCGCAAAGTCATCAAGTTGCCCGTCCCGGGCAGGACGCTCACCGAGAATGCCGATCCAGGCGCTTGGTTCGAGATGCCCGAGGACAAGAAACAAAGCCTTCGCGAGCTGACCGAGAAGGTTGAGCAAGAGCAGCTTGGGATCTGGGAGAAGTACAAAGACGCCAGTGACGATGAGCGGATGGCGGCTTACCAGAGTGCTGCCCGTCGCCTACAGAAGATTCAGAGCATCGCAGGCGTGAACCTGGGTGTTATCAAGCGTGACGATGAGGTCCCGCTTGACACGCTTTTGAAGAAGGAAACGCGACTCGAATCCGACGGACCGACGGAGTACACACGACTCAAAATTGAGGACTACCTCAAAAAGACAGGGGCGTACCGCTTCCAGCGCAAGGAAGGTGATCCGCTACCTCGTGAGGTCAGCAAGCTGCTCACATTGTTGCGCAAGGCCAAGACCTTCTCGACAATGCAGCGCGTGATCAAGGATGCTGTGGATCGTCAGGTGTTGGGCAGGGCGTCCACCGAAGATGTCGATCACATCATCACGCAAGCGAACAAGAACCGGGCGTTGAAAGAGGGGAAACCTCTCACGCCTCTACAGTTCGAGCCTAAGAGCGTAGAGCAGTTTCAGGTGGACCACGATACGGGCCCCGTGGCGTTCGACCCTGAGTACACGGATGACGAAAAGAAGCAGTTGCTGGGTCGTGTCTCCCGTGCTTTGAGTGATCTAGAGAGTGTCTACGGAAAAGGCTTCTGTGGTAAGCATGCCAAGAAGCTCGCGTTCCGTTTCAACAAGGGGTACAGCGGGACCGCTTCCGCTCACTACTTCGTTTGGGATGACCGTCGGACGTGGCAACCCAGGGTAACGTTTGGTCCGGAGTTCGAGGGCCTCTTGGCTCACGAACTCTCGCACTACCTGGAAGACTTGCTGGCGTACCAGATTCAGAAGCAGGACGAACCAGAGCGCATCGAGGCCCTCCTGGGTAAAGGGATCGAGGGAGGACCAGGCGTCCTGTTCTCCAACACGGGGGTGTCCCTGAGGCTCTTCGCTGAGGGTGGTGCCCTGGAGAGTTACCGAGGACACCTAAGTAAGTCGGTCCCGGAGTTCGTTGAGTTCATCGACGCCGTGCTTGCAACCCCGGACTACAAGCGCTGGGAGGACAAGCTTGGATCAGCGTACGACACCGCACTGCCCATGGCCATCAAGGCGCTGACAGGGATGAGCTACTACGACTTGCCCAAAGAGCACCCGTACTACGGTTTGATCGACAAGGCGCAATACCGCTCGGACCTGCCCCCGGAAGTGAACGACGAGACTCAGAAGCAGTTCAAGAACCTGATGGATGGGGATGGGCGCAAGCTCAACTACTACAACAGCTCCACCGAGGTCTGGGCCCGGATGTGCGAGCAGTACGTGTACAACCGGCTGATCGATGCGGGGATCTCGAACCCCTGGCTCACACAGATGAACTACGAGGAAGATGTCTTCATGAACGAGAAGACCTTCGATACGCAGTTACGTCCGATTATGGACAAGATCTTCGCCAAGCTGAAAGGCCGCAAACTCATTGCCAGTGTGCCCATGAGCCCCTTGCGTGAACGTCTGGCAGACCGCTTCTTGCTCATCAATCGGGTAGCTGCTCGTTACAAAGAGAAGAAGCAGGTAAAGTCGGAGGACGGCGGCAAGACTACCGTCTACGTCTACTCTGAGCGGCAGATCGCCAATCGGAACAAGGCGAAGGCTGAGCGAGTCCAAAAGCTCAGCGGCGCTATCAAGAAGCTGAGGGCCAAGGTCAAGAAGGACTTGGGGTCCAAGGATCCTGAGACGGCTCGTACAGCACTCGCGGTGGCCCTCATGGATCATACCTATGAGCGAGTTGGCAACGAGAGTTCTGCCAAGGACGGGCACTTCGGGGTCACGGGGTGGCAGCGTAAGCACGTGAGCTTCGGCAAGGACGGGGCGTTCATCAAGTACGTGGGCAAGTCCGGGGTCAAGCACGAGAAGAAGGTCACGGACTCGGCGATCCGTAGTGCGTTGAAGGCTGCTTACGACTCCCTGGAAGGTGATGACACGGGCGTTCTGGAGTGGGACGGGGGCAAGGTCACGGCCGAGAAGGTGAACCAGTACCTGGAGCCCTTTGACGTTACGGCCAAGGACATCCGTGGCTTCCACGCCAACGACCAGATGCGGGTCAACCTCAAGAGCGTGCGCTCGAAGGGCGGCTCGCTTCCTGAGGACAAGAAGAAGCGTGAGGACAAGCTCAAGAAGGAGTTCGCGGAAGCTCTTGAAGCGACCGCAGAGTGCGTGGGGCACGAGGCCGCTACACTCAAGAATCAGTACCTTGTCCCCGGCCTAGAGGACTCGTTTCTCAAGGATGGGACGGTCATCGACAAGCTCGGGAGCCAACACGAAGACGAGATCCCCGGCGGCTTGGCGGACAAGAAAAAGCCAAGCGACTTTGACCCCAAGCAACTCGCCAAGGGAATCAAGGTCGAGCTGGAGCACACCGATGATCGAAATCTCGCGCAAGAGATCTCGATGGATCACTTGACCGAAGATCCGGATTACTACAGCAAGCTTGAGAAGATGGAGTCGGAAAAATGAGCTACGATCGTCGCACAGCCAGCTTATTCGATCAGAAGCTGGCTCGCGCTGTCTCTAGGGCTAAAGCTCATTGGGGGTCGGGCTGGGCGAACCTCACACCCAACATGCAAAACGCTTATGTTTGTCAAGGCGTGGTTGCGGAGCTTGGTTCCATGGATTGGGATCACCTGGACTCCGCTGATCCTGAGGTCCAGAAGGTCGTAGATCGGCTGAAAGCAATTTCTGAGTTGTGTTTGGATGCGACTCGAAGTTGAGGCGATCAAACTTCATCGCACTTGACGGGACAGCTCGGGCCTCGCGGTGAAGATCCGCAAGTAGGACACGGGGACGTGGGCTTGACGTAATCAGGGATCGTGTGGACTGGGGCGGTGGCTTCGACCCACACGACTCGGGTCCTGTTGTCGTGCCCGTGGATCGCCACCACGTCATCGATGGTGGCGTACATACCCATGGAGGAACGCTTGGCGAGCCAGTGAATCACGCATTCACGGTTCGTGAACTCCACTCCTTCGGCTACGACACCTGTACCACTGACACCCGAGGAATCTTCGTCACGATGAAGCTGAAAGAGGCGCATTGGATTTACTCCTGGATACGGGTCGAACCGCACCCGCACACAATCTCAGCGGAACTATAGAAGGCTCCGCAATCGGCACATTCAAGTGGGAACATGTCCGGCATATAGGTGTGGACCGGGACATCGATCTTTAGGTGCTTGGGTTGCCCAACTATGACTAGCTCGTTGACCTTACCCCGCTTGTCGCCCTTCGAGTTGACGTTCCGCTTAGCGCCCACGGTGTGCAGATCGAAGCCCTCGTACAGCTCATGAACCAAGGGGGCGTCCGAGTTGGACTGCACGCACATGACACCGCGATCCACAAGTTTGCGAAACAGCTCGGCAAGTTCCCGTTGTTCCTCGGGCCCGAACTGCCCTGCGTAGGCTGTAAAGCTGGCGGTTTCTGAGACAGGGACGTAGGGCGGATCGAAGTACACGAGGTCGCCCGCTTGGGCGTCGTGGACCGCCTCAGCAAAGCCGCCGACCCGTAGGGTAGCGAAGCGTTGAAGGGTTTCTTGACACGCCTCGATGTTGTGGCGGTCATAGAGGCTGGGGTTGTCGTACTTGCCGTAGGGGGCGTTGAACTTCCCCGAGCGGTTGACCCGGTAGAGGCCATTGAAGCAGGTGCGGTTCAGGTAGAGGGTGCGGGCCGCCTTCTCAACAGGCCCCTCGTGCTCCGCCGCTCGAACGCGCTTGAATTGGGCTTCCGTGTTCCAGTCCTCGTCTAGTTTGTATTGGTCCAGACGGCGCAGTAGCTCGGGAAGTTGATCGCGGACCACCTGGTAGCAGTTGATCAGCTCGGGGTTGAAATCGTTAAGGACGGCTTGGCGGAAACGCCGCCGGTCAGCGAAGTAGAAGAACGTGGCTCCGCCGCCGATGAAGGGCTCGTAGTACGTCAAGCTCTTGTGGGTGATGAGTCGGGATAGGACGCGGAGCAACTGGCTCTTGCCTCCGACCCACTTGAGAAACGGCGCTGTCCTTGTCACTCGTCCTCAGCATCGGCCAACGTCTCGGCCTCAGCGGTCACTGCTTGGATGAAGTCTTGGAAGAAAGCCTGCCAGGCACGTACCGTAGGGATTTCCCCACGCTCTTTAGCCCAGGCTTCGTAGGCAGTGATGACCTCGGGACCCACCGCTTGAAAGAACAAGGCACGCAAAGGGTTGTCGGAAGCAAGGGACCGTTTCAGGACAGTTTGGGCAGCCTCAAGGAACAACGCGGTAGACTCGCCACCGACTTCGCAACCCTTCTCGAAGGCATCCTTCGCGAGAGCCAACAGGGCCTCTTGGGCCTGTGCCGGGGGGATGTGGGCTCCCACCATGAGCTGGTACGCGGGATCGAAAGCAGGTAGGTCGGTGGTCATGAATCGATGGCCTCGAAAAGGGCGAATAGGTCTTGCGGGGCTGCGTCCCTGGGCTTCATGTCGGACATCGGGGAATAGCTCAGGCGATGCACGGGGGATACACCGAGCCGGTCCAAGGCTTCCCGGTGTTTGGGTGTGCCGTACCCCGAGTTCTTGGTGAGCCCGTAACCCGGGTGCAGGCGGTCCAGCTCCGCCATGATGCGGTCGTGGAACACCTTGCCGATGACCGAGGCAGCGGAAACCGCCGGAATCAGAGCATCGGCTTTGGGTAACGCCACGGCCCCCTGGACGCCCCGGCTGCCGTCGATGATGACCAAGGGTGTCTGCGTGTGCCCTTTGGCCCGGTGAGCACCCAAGGCCCCCTGAATGGCCCTGGAGTGAGCCTCAAGCAATACCTCACCAACGCCCCGTCGGTCGATCTCGTCCGGGTCCACCCGGATGATGCAGTGCGAGAGCACCGTCAGGCTCTCGTAGAGCCGCTCCCGAACCGCTCCCGTGAGCTTCTTGGAATCCTGGACCCTGGGATCCGACCACCCTCTTGGCGCTACAGCAGCACAGACGATCAACGGCCCGGCCCAGCTCCCGTACCCGCACTCATCCGAACCACATACGAAGTCGTATGTGGGCAGATCTCGGGCCAACGCAGGGGGAATTTCACCGGAGGCCATGGAGGATCCTTTCCGCTCGGTTGGGTTCTCGTTTGCGGAGTTCGGCCTCGACTCGGTTGTAGAACGCGGCTCGATTCAGCATTCGGTATCGCACGGTGGAAACCATGCCGCCGCCCATCCGGAGGGCACTGAACGTAATGGTCAGGAACGAAACCATGGCCAGCGTGCTCAGGCGTTCGACCTGGAGCTTGGCGAGGATCAGGTCCGCATCGGGGGCGAGTTCCCCAAGCTCGGGGCTCATCCGTTCGTAGATGGCATCGACCAACGAGTCGTCGGACCCTTGCCACGTGTAGATCGTTTCGAGCCACGACTCCATGTGGGGTGATTACACCACGCGGAGGATCAACCGCTCAATGTGTGATTGTGCCCGTTTTGCGTATGATTGTGCCCGGAATCGGTCGTGCCATGGGTGTGCCCGGAGTCAGTTACTGAGATCCCTGTGGCGCTGGACCCTAAGGTATGGGTGTGCGAGGTCTGGTTTAGGTTCAACGTGTAGGTGTACCACACATCAACTCCGTGGTTACCATGATGAAGACCTACGACATCAAAGGTACCGTTCACGAGGTCCGTTGCCGAGAAGGTCCTGACTGCCCCGTCAACACTGACCTTTAGAAATGCCGTAACGTTGTCGTTAGGTACGCCATAGAGCGACCCCAAAGCGATAGTTACGCTAGCGCCCCCACCCACAGGGGCACTGTTCACGTAGTCGGTGACGAAAAAGAAGGGTTTGGCACCTGGCACGACTCCACCGCCGATTGGTTTGGTGAAGACCTCAGACAAAGCGCTACCGTTGCGGCCTGTGCCGTTGATTGTGATTGTGCCACCTATCCAACCCGCTGGGAACGTCACGTCCATGGTGCGGGGCACCCCGGGCTGTGCAGTGGGGACGCTACTGGCGGCAGGTTGCGCGATAGAACCCTGAGCCAAGCCGTCTATCTCTAGAGAATCCAGGGCATACCAGCCCGTCAATGTGATCGCGGTGTTTACAGCAGTCGTTGCCCCCACCGTATGAGCGTGTCCGGGGTCTGAAACAGTGGTGTTAGCCGTACCACTGTTGACTGCGAGGCCTGTGGTACTTGAGTTGTTCGTGGGTGTGGTTGAGTCAACCGTGAGAGGGTCCGCGCCGCCTGCGTGCGTTGCAGCATGGTTGGTGGGGGTACGGGCGTCAGAAAGTCGGGGATCATTTCCTGCCGTAACCGTGTTGGCCGCTGCGCCGTATGGGACTTCTTCCCACGCTGTGTTCGTAGCGTTCCGTTTGAGAAAGCCGTTCGCGAGCTTGGCAGGAAGCGCGTCTGCTTGCAGACCAGCTACTGACGGGGCCGGGTAAACGCCTGCCAAGTCGCCACTGGCTGGACCTACGGGTGGCCCCCCACCGAAGACGATGGGAGCATGCGTCCACTGGTTCAGGAAGGAATCAAAAATGAGAGTGTCCCCGTTACTCGGGGGCGGGACTTCAATCGGGATCCCCTCAAGGCCTACAACCGTGGGATTCGGGTATGTCCCCGAGAGGTCGCCACCTGCGGGGCCAGTTGGGGGGCTCCCTGAGATCCAGTTGGTGCCGTCGGACCAGTTGGGTCCATTTTCCGTTGTGTTCCAGACTACGGTCCCTGAGGGGTATCCCGCAGCATCCGGAAGGGTCAACGTCGTGTACACCTCTGGGGTGACAAACATCTGGGCGATGATGACGCCCACTTGATGGAACTTCCGAATCGTGCCTGCCTCAAACGAGAGCAACGAACGGCTAGATCCCGCGATGTCGATGAAGCCGCCCACCGGGACATAGCAGGCGACTTTACGATTCTGGTTCTCGTACCCCACGTCCAGATCGTTGATCAGGACCGGATTCGTGTTGGGACGCCCATCGGCCAGCAAGCCCGTGTGGGTCAGCCGGATCAGAAGGACCGGGCGGGGGGCTGGGTTCGGCGTGGGCATACCAAGAGCCCCGCACTAAAGGATCCCCTAATCGTTCTCGTAGGGCATGGCGCTCAATGACCTGGACCGTTGGAACCGCAAGCAAGCGGCATACATTCGCCGGAAAGCCCTGCAAGAGCGGGCCATCAACCATCTGGGCGGTAAGTGCCGGATTTGCGGCTACGACAAATGCATGGCGGCCCTGGACTTCCACCACACCGATCCTCAAGGCAAAGACTTCAACATCTCGTCGGGCCTGACTTCGTGGGAACGGATCAAACCTGAGCTTGAGAAGTGCGTGCTCTTGTGCTCGAACTGCCACCGTGAAGTTCACGACGGGTTGCACCCGGGGTACCTCGAACTCGATGGCGCTTGGGGCTCACAGTACGACACGGGTGTAGAGGATGAGCTGGAGTTGATGGACTCATGAGAGCCTATTGGTTAGACGCAAAAGAGTGCCTGGATCTCCCTCTTGAGGAGTTGCAACGGCACGGGGTTCTGTACGAATTGATCCCAGTTAACGACCCTTGGCCCCACCTGAATCGAATCAAGGCGGAGCGAGGGTACGTTGCTGAGGACTTGGTGGACCTGAACGCAACGCGGCCGGATTTCGAGAAGCTGGGCCAGGCGTTCAAGCGTGAGCATTCTCACGATGAGGACGAGGTTCGCTTCATCCTCTCGGGCGGCGGGACCTTCGACATCCGGTCAAACGATGACTGCTGGATGCGCGTCTGGGTTGAGCCCGGGGACCTGATCATCATCCCGGCGGGTCGCCACCACCTGTTCCACTTGACCAGCGAAGGCATCGAGGCCATCCGGCTGTTCAAGAACGAGGCGGGCTGGGTGCCTAGCTACCGTTAGATCAACGGGGAACAGCACCGACCATCGCCAGGGGCTCGTTTGAAAGCTCGAACCGCATCACCTGCTCAAACCCGACAGGGACCCGAAGGAAGGGCCCGTCGAGATACAGGGTGGCATCGGTCGTGAGGCTGGTGAATATGAACTCGTCCCCCAGCCAGACCAAGGAGCCCGTCTCGGTTTCAGAGCAGACCTCACGCACAACGGTTTGAAGCCGCTTCGAGCGAAGGGGCAGCACTGTTCCGCCCGAAGACCTGATGGCCCCCGTGGAGCCCGCTCCAGTGCCCACCCAAAGCCCTGAGCAGGCATAACGAATCTTCCCTGGGGGTGCCACGCGGGTCATGGCTGCCGGGCACGTGTGGCTGAACAGGGCCTCGTTGAGCACTCGGCGGCTCACCACCTGTTTGTCCACCGTCACGGACATCCGGGGGATCAGGGTGACCTTACGTTCGTCTGAGAGCGCTTTCTTGAGCGCCTTGGTCAACAGGTGCTTTCTCTCGAAGATCTGGCAGAAGCGGCCCTTACTGAGCACTGGGTCACTGTTGATCGCGAACAGGAAAGCCTTAGGGCCGATGTTGTGGCTCGCCGACAAGACCGTGCCATCCCCGCCCACGGTGATCACGAGGTCCCCGTGCCCCGCCTTGAAGCTCTGCCCCGCACCTTCCACGACCCACGGCTTCACCTTGAGTTCGTGCAAGACGGTCGAGACGAGATTCACGGTACGCATGTGACGCTCGTGAGAGCCCTCCATGCGGAGCCTCGATACAGGGCTGAGCTTACCGAACTGATCGGGGCTCATGAGGTACTGCTCCCAAGTGGATTGCTTTTTGACGAGGATCACCCTCATCGGATGTCCATTTTGGTGTTGTCCCCAAACTTGATGGCCTTACCCACGGCCTTAGAGAGAGGGATCTCCAGCATCACCGCCAGCATCCCGAAGATACGGGATGCATTGTAGAGGGAGCATTCGATGGTTTGGCAGGTCTCCCCCTCCCCACACACGATCATGAGTCGTTCACGTCCCTGATCGTCGGTCACACGGCGGACCGCAACTTGACCATCATCTGGTTCTCGGAGAGCTTGCTTGAACATTGTGTCACCTCTACCAAGTTGCCCGCTCGGAAGGTTTCCCCACCGGCATTACCGTCAACTGTACATCGTCATCGAGGTTCCAGTCGCGTAGCGCTTCGAGCGGGGAGAACTCATCGGACTCTTTGATCGCTGCAATCACATCGGCGGCTGTCGGGTTCTCAGGGGCATCCCCGTCAGGCCAGATCTGCTGGATCGAAAGAGTAACGCTCAGGTTCATGTCCAAGATGAACCGCTTCTCGTTGTCTGCCATCACTTCACCGCGTCCCTTGCATCCCCTACGATTTGATCGAGACTCACGAGCACGTCACTCGCCTCCCCCAGGGGGTACGTGGGGCGGAACTTAGGCAGCACTTCCAACGTGTACCCCAGACCCCCTGCGGAGCCATCCACGATGTACTCGGTGGGCCCCCGTTTGGACGCCTCAGCGGCGGCTTTCTGGGAAGCTGCGCTTGTGCGACAACCGTTGGGGCACTCGAAACGCTTGTAGAGCGCCTTGCCGACCCCATTCGCGCCTTCGTTGAAGACCAAGCCCTCACAGCACTCGCTGCACAGAGCGGTGCCCCGAGATGCGGAGGGACCTAAGTTCAAGGGTTGATCCGTCACGAGCATCCCGACGATGGCGTAGCGGTAGACGGGCTTGCCGTCCTTGTCCTTGGCTTCGGTGGGGTGGTCTTCTGTCTGCCGTGGCCAGATGACGGCCCGTAGGTGTTCACGCATTGCTAGCTCCAGGTTTCCGAGGCCAGTGGATTGACAAGATCCAATACACCTCAGTGTCACGCTTCTCTCGGGAGAACGTGAGCACCCAAGCCAAAGGGTTAATAGGGTGGTTCCACTTAGGGGCGAGCCACACCGTCAAAAAGATGCCTGCCCACAAGGCAGCGAACGCCCAAACCAAAGTCACCACTTTCAGCTCCTGCGTGCCGAACCTTGGAAATGTGCGTTGGGGTGCAGCCGGGCACCATCGAGCAAGATAGGCTTTTCGTCGGGCATGACCTTGTAAAGAGGAAGCCCGAGATGAGCGCTGTCATGGATTGCGTGGGCACCATCTCGGAACGGGAGATCCTCAGCGCCCTCTGGCCGTCGGCCCGAACCGCCCTGTGTGACCGTTTGACCCAAGGGGTAACCCAAGAGCTGCCCCAACAGGTGCCGCACGACCAAACGGTACACGACCTTGAACTCCCGCCACTCGTTGATCGAAACGTAGGCTAGCTCCAACCGAGGGACCGGAAGCTCGGGGTCGTCTTGCAGCTCTTGGGCACACCGCCAACCATCCTTGGACCCCTCCAAAGCCTGCTGGAGTTCCTCGATGGTTTCACGAGCTTCCTCCAGCTCCTGATCCTTGGCTTCAAGGAGGTCTTCGAGACGCTCTAGAGCTGCTTCGACTTTTTCAGAAGACATGTCAGCCCATCCCCAGGATGATGCTCATGCAGACCTGATCGAGTTTCTTGCGGTCCGGCTGCTTGGGCAACCCCGAGGTCTTGACCAACTCGTTCAGCTCTGCGTCTTGCTTGTCCGAGTACGCCACGAGTTCTTCGTAGGTCCACTTGCCGTGACGGATCTCCAGAAGCTCTTGAGCATCGGGACGACGCACGCGGATCACGCCGTCGGTCAAGATCTCACGGCACATGCGAGAGAGCCGGACGAGGTGCATCGCATGCTTGGTGTCGTAACCCCACTTGGCCTCAAGCTCAGCACGAGCCGGGTTGCGGGTCTTGACCCAGGTCTGATAGTTCTGCCACTCCCTGAGACGGCCCGTGTAACGACGCTCCAGGTCCAGCAGGTGGATGAAGTTGGTATCGAACCCGACGGCCCGAGAGGCGGCGGTCCAAACCCGCTCATCCACCTGATCTTCACCCCACTGCGTGATCTCAAGCAAGCGACGGCTGAACTCGTCCTGCATCGCTTGACGCAACGCGGGATCCAAGTGCTCCATCTCGTGCCACGACCACTGGTCGATCTGCTTCTGGATGGCCGCCTGAGCCGCCGCAAGCTGATCTGCGGGGATCACGGTCCGCTCGGGCAGGTCGAACTCAGCCCGGGTGGGCGGAGCCTTGGGAGGGTCCTTGAGCCAGCGGTAGTGGGCGTTGATACGCTTCATCTGGGCACGGCTGTACCCAGAGAAAGTGTGCTTGGCCTTCTGGCTGATGAAAGCCTGACGGGCCTCAAACAGCTTCTCCATGAGCGGGTGGACCAGCAGGTGGTCACTGGGGTCCGTGAAGATGATCTCTAGAGCGTTCGGGTTGGCGTCAGCCGCCAAGTGCATGAACTTCCGGAGGTCGAAAATCGTGAGATCCACCGGCTGGCTTTGGACCGCCTGCTCGAAGACCTCGGAGATCCCGAGGTAGTAGTGGATGGGCGCTACCGCGATACCCCGGATGTCCATGTCGCTGGTGGGCAACGATGTTCCGTACGCATGACTGCCGTGGCGAGTCATAAAGAGCGTGCGCTCGGGGAGCCACTTGAGATTGCCTGTGTACTGCGTCCAGTCGAAAGTCATAGGGTTCTTTCTACACTACTACACCGAAACTCACCAGCCGTAGCGGCTGTCCTGACGCTTTTCACGACGCTTCTGGCTCTTGAGCTGATCCCGGCACCACGAGTCCATCCAACCGCCTTGGACAAGGCTGGAGCGGAACCGGCGGTGAAGCGTGGTCATCTCGGGCAGGTTGTCCGTGGTGATGTTGGGCCAGATATCGAAGTAGATGCAGTCGAACTTGGTGCCCTTCGCGGGCTTGTACTCGAAGATGTCCCCCTGGATCACCTCCACCTTGGCCGGGAGCGTGCCCTTCACGAGATCGATGACGCCTTGGCTCTTTTCGAGCACGGTGATCTTGGTCACCTCGGGCTTGGCCGCGATGGGGTGCAAGATCATTCCGATCCCGAGGCCCGCGATGAATACATGGCCGTGAGCGTTCCAGACCACTGCACGGTTGGTCCGCTTCTCGTTCTGGGTGTCGGTCATCATGAGGGTCCGACCGACCGTCAGTTGAGCGTAGGAGCCTTCGGGGACATAGGATCCAGGGTGCTGGAAAGCCCGCATCGCGGTGAACTTGGAGTCCGCTTCGCTCACGGTGAAGTGCGTGATTTCAGCGTCCCCGCTCTTACCCGGCGGGAGGATTTCGACCATCTTGGGGAACGTCAGAGTTGTCATGCCGGTACTACAACCAGGGTCCGGGAAACTCTAGCTATCTAGTGACGATTTCACCTGACGACACTAGGGTTGCCTTGCTCATCAGGGTCTTGTTGGACACTACCCAACGATCAGCGTTGGCCGGGATGTCGGAGAAGTAACTGTTGGCTTCCCAACTGTCCTTGAACATGTCGTACACGATGCGTGGTGTGTCTTTCCCGCACCCAAAGGCTTCTGCTACCTGCTGGATCAAGTCCGGAGTCGAGGGCTGGAGCACCGATTTGCGTTCCTCCAGGCAGAAGAACCACTCGTGTGGGTCGCTCTTTACCCTGAAGCAGTACATGATCTCGTAGAGCTGCTTCTCAACCCTAACCAAGGAGCCGGGCTGCCACCGTAGCTTGGGCGGCTTGCCTGCCTGCACGACCATGCGGCCCCTAGCTTCGGGGCCGCGAAGCCCCGTCATAGGGGGCACCTGAATGCTCTTTTTCACTGAGTCGCTCCGGGGCCTCGAAAGAGCTTCTTGGCCGCTTGGTTCTTGGCCGCCGCAACGAGACTGGCTTGCGTGGCCTCGGAACGGAACGCGATCTGGGGGTAGCGCCCCTCCAGCTTCTCGAAATGCTGCATGTAGGTCTGGTACGCCCGTTCCTGAACTCGGATGTGGGATCCGTCCGTGAGGATGTAGCGAGCCAGCAGGCTCACGAGCTTGCGCTTGTCCGCCGACTTTACTTTAGGCATGACCTACTCCCTTTCGCCTCTGGTCAGCACCTCGATCTGCGAAGCCAGTGGGTCCAGGGGCCACGGCTTGCCATTGAAGTGGGTTACCACAAGCCGTAGTGATCCCGTGTCGGCATCGTGGTAGCAGTCGCGTACGTCACCCAGCAGGCGCATGGTGCCGATGTCGCAGACGATCTGCGCATGGATGTAGTTGGGCTCAGATGCCTGGAACTTGGTATTTGGCATGCCGGTACAACACCTGAGCCCGGAGAAACTCTAGGGATGGTACTTCGAGCGGCACTCGTTGCACTGCGGCTGGTTCGCATTCGTTGCTTTGCACGAACTCACGATTCGTCCCCCGGAAACGCGAGCCTGCACAGGACACCCACGCCAAAGGCATTTGCCCGCTCCTCGTTAGCGAGTCGAACGCGGAGGGCCTCGCGGCCTGCTCGCTCGGAGGCGAGGCATCGGCGCGCCCGACGCAGATCGCGCTCCAGTGCGGCGACCAGCTCACGCAACCTGGAAACCTCGTCTTTTCGGGCCTGCCTGTCCGCATGGGACAAAGCCGCCGGCATGCGCTCATCTGCCTCGCTGGACAAGAGGCGCGAGCCTCGTCTGTACGCCGCCGCGCTCACGACTTCTCCTCTTGGTCGTAGAACCAGATTGCAGTGCTCAGCTCTCTCGAATCGTGCTTCGCGGCGTCGCTGACCTCGCAGTCTTCCAGGCGATCCTCCCAGCTGTAGGCTGTCAACTGACGGGCCAGCATCACGACCTCTTCGGCCTTTTTGAGTCTCCGTTCGGCAGCGCCGGCCCTAGCGATCCACTCGTCCATCTCGTCGAGCAAGTGCGTCACACGCACCCCCAGGCCGTCGAAGATGACTGCGCGCCCGTCGAGCGCATCGAGCACCTCGCGCAGCCTCACGTCCTCCGGCTTGGCCAGCTCCTCAGCGAGACTCTCGATGCGCATCGCCATCGACTCGACCTGTCTGGCTAGCGAGGCGTTTTCGGAACTGAGGTGATCGCTGTTCGAGCGCAGGACTTCGTTTTCACGAAGCAACTCACGGTTCCGCTCCTCCCAGTGCCGATTACAGCCCGGAGAAAGCTTGCACACGCCATCCTGGCCGCAGTCCTCGATCTCGCTGCGCTGCCGGATCTTCGGCAACGCGCCGCTGCATGTCATCGTCTCGCGGTCGTAGTTGCGCACCATGCCGCAATGCGAGCAGACAGACCAACCCTCGCGCTCGTGTTTCGTCCACTCGTGCCCGGGGCTGCTCACGACACACCTCCGCTGTTAACCGCGCGCTTCGTTCGCGCGGTGTAAAATTTCGGGTCGCGGAGTTTGTGAGCCAGCCTGTGAGCCTCAGCCTTGCTCAAAGGGCTCTCTCCGAGGTGGGTTTTGGTCCAAGCGCGGCGTCCGTCGAACACGTCAACGGCCCAGCCTTGCTTGTCATCTCGCGGTCTTACGTGGATACAGAGTTTCATGGCTCGTTAAATTCTCCGGCTGTTAACTTCGCGGATTCAAACGAATCCCTTCCTGATCTCGCCGCCCTTCATGCGGCGGAGCCCGAAGTGCTTGGCACCCTTCCACTCCCCGCAATCGGTGCAGTGAAACTTGGCATTGGTCAGCACGACCTTGCCGGTGCGGTGGCGTACCGTTGTGTTTGCATCTTCATCTTTGCCCATAAGTCTCCTACAGTTCGGTGATCAACCTCCGGATGTTCCGACGGGCCTGCGCCTCGAAGCGGTCCTGGAAGTACGGAGTCAGGAAGATGCTCTGCTTGGCCAGCAGGCCCCCAAGGAACGCCTTGCGGCCGACCTTGATTTGCTCTGGGGTGAACTTCTGGAGCAGCTCCAGGGTGATGTTCTGATCGTTCCAGACCGCGATCTCCCAGCGGGGTTCACCGAAGCTGGCGATGTCGCAATCCATGAACAGAGCGGTCTCGAAGGGCACGTCGGTAGCCTCCAGCTTGCCGTGCTGTGCCGTCGCGAGGATGATCTTCTCTGCCTTGTAGTACCGCCCAATGTACGAACACTGGTCCGCCAAGAAAGCGACGCTGGCTTCTTCGTTTTTGGGGGAACCCTGCGTCGTGTAAACCACGTCGTGGAACAAGGCCGCGATCCCCAGCTCGTGCTTTGTCGAAGGTGAGATGCTGTCCTGGTACACGTCGCAGCAGTGGTTGACCCAGCTCAGAACCGACAAGGCATGGTTCCAGTCATGGTAGTGCCGGTGGGGCTCCTGGTACTTGGCCTTGACCTGTTCAAGACACGGGAGGTCCTGGAGCCCAGCACGAGTCAAGATGTGGGTTTCTTCTGAGGGTGTGAAGTGCATGCTATTCTCCGAACAGAGCCTTCTTGAGGGCGGCTCGGGCCTCGGGGTTGCTGTCGATCACCGGCCCGAAGATACACCTGAGCTTCTCCCCAAGATAGGCCATGTCGTGACCCTCGCAGGGCAACGCCACCCCGGAGTGCTCGTTGATCAGGTGCGGGTCGATCCCTTGCTCCGCAGCTCTGGCCAACAAATCCACGTACTTGCTCATGAGTCCGTTGAACTCGATGAAGGCGTGTGCCTCGCTTCCGACCTTGGCCACGAAGCACATCCAGTAGAACTTCTCGTTCAGGGCCCGAAGGGTCCTGATGATCTCCGGCTTGTGCCGGACCACCTCATCGTCAGGACCCACGAGTTCGAGATCAGCGTTTTGCATAGGGCTCCAGGTTACACCGAAAGTCAGCGGTCAGCGTCCACTACGGAACAATAGGGGCTTCAAACGTGTAACCCTCGTACTCGTAGTCACGCCGGGCCTCCAGAATCAAGAAGGCCAGGTTACCATCCTTGGCTTTGACGGCTTTCTTCGCGTTCTCGAAAAGCTCGACAGCTTCAGCCCACTCGGCTCGACGCTTGGCGTTCTCTTTGATGACGTTGAGGGCCTGCTTGCGGTAGGGCTCAGGAAGCGCCTCGGCAGCTTCCTTGGTCAGCTCCTCTTGGAGCCCGTAAATCTCGCTTTCGGATCCCGGGTGTTGGATGTAGCCGCAGCGCGGATCAAGCCGTTCCTTAAGGACCATGAGGCAAGCTCGCCCCAGCGCGTCCTGGTCCGCACACAGGTAGTGGCTGGTGGAGTGCTTGTCTTTGAAGATCATGAGTTGGGGCCAACTCATGCGTTGGAGGTACTTGGGCAACTGCTTTTGAGTGTCCATAAGGTTACACCGAACCGTCGTTGATCGCCGCGTCGTAGGCCTCGCTCTCCAATTTCGTGATACGGGCCCGGTTGATACTGTGGCTGATCCCGCCGCCGTAGTAGGTGTCGAGGTACTTGTAGAGATGGTTGAACCCGTCGTCGTCCCGGGAGTGGGGCTTGAGGCCCTTGGCCCGCTTGCGTAGGATCTCGTCGAGCTTGGCGATGCGTTCTTCGAGTGGGGCGTCGCCTTTCAAGAAGGCTGCCACCTCGGTACGCTCGTCCTTGGCTTTCTGCACCCGTGCTTTATGGTCAGCTTCGGCTTGCTCGCGAGCCCTGCGCTTCTCGTGGATCTTCTGGTTGATCTCGTCGGGATCGATGTCGCAGGCCCGGATCAACCCGTGGAGGTAGGCAAAGAACGAACGAGCCGTGTCCTTCGAGCCGAACAGCGGGTAGACCCAGGACTGCGATCCGAAAAACGGCCGTTGGAAGATCTGTTCGAGCGTTTCGTCGTCGTCGATCCAGCCTTCCTTACGTCCGGCGGCCTCGAAGGCTTTGTCGAGTTCCTCGCTCGCAAAGCCGTGGGTCTCGGGCACCCAGCTCAGGAGGCTGATCACCGCCTGCTTGATGGAGCCGTGGCAGTGGTGGCGAACCGTGTCGCCGCAGTCGGGGCATAGAACTCGTACTCCGTTGCTCATTGGGGGCCTCCGATGATGCTTTGCATGATGTGGTTGAAGCCCGCGATACAGCGAGCCCGCGTGGCCAACACCTTCTCAACCAGCGTGGGGCTCTCGGTCCGGGCGATCTCCATGAGCCGCTTACCCGCGAGGTAGCTGATGATCGAGGGGTGTTGCGCCCCGGTGTGGGGCAGGGCCGCCCGGACAAGAGTCTCGACCACCAGCTCGTCCGCCTGGGCTTGCCAATAGCTCAGGGGCTTGCCGTTGAAGTTCTTGCGCTTGCGAATGATCTCGTCAAATTGGTGGGTCATGGGGATCCCAAAACGGGGGAGGCCGGAAGGGCCGACCCTCCCCGTTGGTTGAGGTTCAGTTGGAGAGCGCCACGAAGTAGTCGTGGGCCTTGGCGTGGCGGTCGATGACCGTGGCCGGGCTGCCCTTCTTGAGACCCTCGGTGACGGCGTTGTAGAGGCCCCAGATGTTGCGATCCGCGAACTCCTCGTGACGGGGCGTCTCCCAGTCACCGAAGGCCACCGAAGCCTGGTGGGGCGTCAGGAGGCCCCGGCCGATCGCGACACCCAGGAGGGCGAAGCCGCGATCCTTGTGGCAGGGCTTGGCCTTCATGGCCTCGACCTCGTGCTGGACCTTCTCGAAGCTCTGCATCGCCGTGCCGACCTGCTCGATCACGAGGCGCTGGAAGTCCTCCCAGACGTTCGCGGTGTTGCGGCGAACCACGCGGAAGGCGTCGCCCGAGAAGCAGAGGTTGTCGCACACGAAGACGTTGGCACCACCGACCAGACCGAGCGCAAGGCTCTTGTCGTAGGACTGGCGCATACCGATCGAGAGGCCCTTCTCGGAGTCGCCGGTGTCCAGGGTGATGCGGCCGAACAACTGGTGCCCCGACTTGTTGAGGCCGTACGACTCGCTCTTGACCTCCAGGCCCAGGCGTTCCCGTGCCGTGTCCTTCAGGAAGTTGATGGCGTCGCCGTACGAGACGGGCTTCCAGGTGTCGGTCGCCTCGGGAGGCGTCACGGCCAAAACCTGAGCCAAGGTCGTCTGTTCCGAACCGCAGTGAAGAATGAGGCCGTTCATGTGTTGCTCCGTTTCGAGGGGGTGTTGTTTCGAGGTCCCTAACTACTACACCGACGAGAACGAAAACTCTAGACCTAATTGCAAAAAAGAGCGTCGCGATTACGTGGGCCCAAACCAAACCCGCAGAAACTCAGGCAAATTGCCGGAGAAAAAGTTGGTGTAGGGGGTTGCATGATCCCCATCTATGCCCGTGAGCCCCTGCCGACCAAGATGGTCAAGTCGATTTTTCTGGCCGGTCCGACCCCTCGAAGCCCTGAGGTTGAGAGCTGGCGTCGGGACGCCCTAGGGATTCTTGAGTCCCTAGGGTACGATGGACACGTTTTCATCCCCGAGCCCGCCGACGGGGTTTGGGCCTCGGATTACGACGGCCAGATCGAATGGGAGGAACAGGCGCTCAATCAAGCGGACCTGATCGTGTTCTGGCTGCCTCGGAATCTAGAAACGCTTCCGGGATTCACAACGAACGATGAGTGGGGCGTGTGGAAGGCTTCTGGGAAGGTCCTATTTGGGGCTCCCGAGGGGGCGGCCAAGGTCAGGTACCAGCAACACTACGCGGAGAAGCACAGGGTTCCGCAACACGACACCCTGCGGGGGCTGCTGCGGGCCGCAGTGACCCGCCTGGGTCCAGGGCGTCTCCGACAAGGGGGCGAGGTCAAGGTGCCGCTCTACGTCTGGGAACAGCCGTCTTTTCAGAGCTGGTACAGCTACCAGCAGCACGCGGGTAACGTGCTCAAGGCCGCAGAGGTTTTGTGGACCTTCCGGGTTGGTCCGAAGCTCGACAAGATGTTCTGCTGGGTGCTCAGGGTGTCCGTGTACGTCACGTCCGAGGACAGAGTTAAAAAGGCTGAATTCGTATTAGGCCGCCCCGATACCTCATCGGTGATCTTGTGGCACCGAGCCCCGACGCTCGCAGAGACCCGAGTCGTCCTGATTAAGGAGTTTAGGAGTCCTGCAAGAACTCTTGACGGCTTCCTGCGTGAAGCCCCCGGTGGCTCTGCAAAACTTGGTACTGTGTCTACGGATCCTATGCAGACGGCACTGTCCGAACTCAAGGAAGAAACAGGGTTCGCAATTGCTCGTGAACGTCTTCGCGATCATTCCTTGCGACAAGTTTTTGGCACACTGACCTCAGTCGGGTCTTTCGTATATTCGGCGGAGATTACGGACGAGGAACTTGGCTTCTTCGAGGAACAAAAGGGTCAAGTTCACGGAATCGAAGAAGACTCTGAGCGTACCTTTGTCGAAGTCCACAAGGTTGGGGACTTACTGGCACAACCGTTGACAGACTGGGTAACGCTCGGGATGATCTTTGTCGCGTTAGCTGATGCGATGCGGTAGTGACCCTACATCCGACCTACCCAATACTCGCTTTGTGTTTTTGGCAGATATGACCAAAACGACGACTTGTGCTTGTGGTAGCCCTGCGAAGGTTGGCCGCACCCTCTGTAGGTCTTGTACGAATGCACGAAGACGGGAACGGTACGCTACTGACGATGAGTTTCGTAAGGATCTGATCAATAGGGCCAAAGAAAACTACGACATTGAGCACAAGAAAAAGCTGTACCATCACCACAGACGAAAAGCGTTTGAAGTTCTTGGTGGGTACCTTTGTAAGAAGTGCGGCTTTGACGATCCCAGAGCCTTGCAGATTGACCATTTGGGGGATGATGGGTACCTAAAGCGCAAAGGTGGGGAGTTAGGTCAAACGCTATACCGTAGAGTCCTTAAGATGGGTGGGGTGGGTTTTCAAGTGTTGTGCGCTAACTGTAACTGGATTAAGAAAGCTGAGTCTGAGGGGCGCACCATCGAATACTACTGGGAAGAAGCGTCAGAAGGTTTTCGCCCTCGCCAACCAAATCAGCAGTGTGTCGTTAGCCCAGAAGACGCCTTCGCCGCGTTCGCTACAGGGGAGTCTGCCAGCTCTGTAAGGTCAAGACTTCATGTGTCCGCTGTTACTTTACGCAACTGGTGGGTTGGCAAGTTTGGGGAGGAGGCCGTGAGGCTCCGTGCTCGAACAATTCAGGCTAAGGCAGTGACTCAGACGGGGCACCAAAACAGGGGTAGAGTCGTAACCCCAGAGGTCCGGGCCAGAATTTCAGCTACCCAAACGGGGAAACCTAAGCCACGACGCTCGTAAGTGGTGTAGCCGCCAGGTATGTTGCTCGGAATTTCTGGTTTCGCGGGTTCAGGAAAAGACGCGGCGGCGAACTTCCTGGTTGAGGATCACGGCTTCACCAAGGTTGCGCTCGCAGACCCCTTGAAGCGCATAGCCCGCGACGTGTATGCCTTCACAGACGAACAGCTCTGGGGGCCGAGTCAGTTCCGCAACACTCCCGACAAACGGTATCCGAGGCCCTGCAAGACTTGCCGTGGGCAAGGGGACCGCGTAGATGCCGATGGGGCGTTCGAGCCCTGCCTGGGGTGCCACGGGGCTCGGGTCACGCACCTGACGCCTCGTGAGGCTCTCCAGAAGCTCGGGACCGAGTGGGGCCGCGAGTGCTACCCAGACACGTGGGTTGACCTTTGCATCCGAACCTCAGCCCACTTGCTGGACAACATCTACGCCCGTTACGATCAACAACGCGGGGCGTACCAAGCGATGGTGGATACCCAGAGCGCCCTCAACTACCGGATCAAGGGTGTCGCAGTCCCAGATGTACGGTTCCTCAACGAGATCCGAGCCATCAAACAAGCGGGCGGTAAGGTGATCAGGATCTCGCGTCCTGGGGCTGGGCTCGACGGTGCGGGTGCTCTCCATGTGTCCGAGACAGAGCAGGCCGGGTTACCCGACTCGATGTTCGATGCTGTGATCCAGAACACGGGGACCCTCGAAGACCTGAGGGCTGCGGTTCAAGCGTTCCTCAGCGATTAAAAAGCAAGAGGCTGTGGGACGGATCCCACAGCCTCTTGGCTCAACCGTTGAGACGTTTCAATCGTCGCTGGGCTCGTCCTCGTCATCACCGGCGTCATCGGAATCGTCGTCCTTCTTGGACTTCTTTTTCCGAGACTTCGGCGCTTCTTTGACGACCGGCGGAGCAACGGCGACCGGGGCAGCCTTCGCTTCGCCCGAACGCACACGCAGCACCTTGTCCACGAGAGCGATCAGGTGATCCGTCGAGTGCTTGGCAGCACCCTCCGGAATAGCAACGGGGCCTGCTTCTGCTTCCAGCTCAGCACAATACCCTGCCGCATTGGCGATCTGTCTGCCGTACTGCTTGGCAGTCTGGCATCGGGCCCGGAACTCAGTCAACGCTTGTGGTGTCATCATCCGCCTCTTGCTTCTGTTGGGGGATAAGAGAATTCTCGCCCAAGAGCTGCGGGATCCTGTGACGGCGCTGAGCCCTACCCCCTGCAATTGCAGCAGAGAGCAACTTGCTCTTGGTGACCTTCGTCTCGTCAATGGGAAGACACGCCCCTGCGTTAGCGAGATCCCGGGGATCCGCCCAGTATGTGTTTCGCATAGGGCCGCCCACGTTCAGAGGACAGAAGTTACGAGCCTCACCACGCCAGTAATCCATGTCCCCGCCCCACTGGATCGGTTTGCCTGGAAGGGTCTGAGGGACAACACCACTAAAGTAGAGTTCGCGAGCTTGACTGCGAAAGGCCGTCCACCCCTTGACCGTGGATGCCCAGTTGCCTGTGCAACCCTCTGGCGTCGGCCTCTTAGTTGTCGGGTCTTTACCCGTACACTCTACCCAACCCTTCTCAGGCGGCTCTGTGCCTTGCATAGGCAGGTAGCTGACCCAGATTTGGCGGGTGTCCGTGAAGGGTTCACGTCGCGTAATCTTCGAGGACTGCGCGTACATGGCATTGAGCAGAGACTTGTCGCTCCGCATCTCTCGCATGTTCTCCAACGTCTGGAGCAACTTCTGGGCTTCTTCAATACTGAATCCGCCCTCGCTCACGCAGATCTTGGTGAACCACTCACTCTCAAGGCGGCTTGTCCGAATAGCCTTCCTAGGTTCGGGAACCTTGGGCTGCGCTTCGGCTACCACTACCGTGCTAATGGTCTGAACGACCGCTTGAGGGGCAGCCGTCAAATTAGGTACGCTATCTTGCGCCACCGAAGTTGAGCAGGCCACCATCGCGAAAGAGATGCTTACGAGCTTCAAACTTTTCATTTCCTGTCTCCTAGTTAGATCGCATCACTCTGAGTGCATGAGCCGTGGGCATGCCTTTCTTCGGACTCAGATCAGCCACGCTGGTTGGCGTTGTGATTAACGCCTGGACCTGTTGACTACGTTTCTGAGTTCATTGGCTCAAGTTAGAGATCTTTACACTCATCTGGATGCTGTGAAGTTGACCTTGTAACACTGTGACAAGAGAACTATCGTTTAGGGGTTGAAGTTGGCACAGCATTTGCAAGACAGCACTTAGAAGTGCGCCCACTCTATTACACCAGCCGCACAGGTTTTTGTTGGGCCCGGTGTATGTACCCCCATGGCATCGACTCCCACGATTTCTACTTCACAGAATGTTGAGCGTCACCGGACCTTGTTGGGCAAGGAGCCCACTGGGATTCAGGTCCGCCTGTACGAAAACTTCCCTACGTTCCGAGGCTTCTCGGATAAGACCCTAAACCCCGAGGTCTTGGAGGCCGTGATCGTTTTGGGTCTGACCTTCGGTACGGCGCAGGATCGAGTCTTTGTGCTAGCCCCTGTAGCGCATGAGGACTGGGTGCTCGAAGAGTTCAACAAGGTCACGGACCTTGTGTTCAACGAGTGCAAGAAGCACCCGCACCGAGCCCGAGTCGCCAAAGCTTACGGCACGCTGTTCAAGAAGATGGCCATCATGGGTCGGCTGTTGCAGTTCAAGGAGGAGCCTGTTCGTTGGGTTTCGTTCGGTTTCTCCGCAGAAGATCCGATCCCTGAGTGGATGCCGCAACGCTTGCTCAAGTAGGCTCGTCCTCTTTGGCCAAGTGATCAAACAACGTGACCGGCGGTTGAACTGCTGTTGGGACGGGGACCGGCGGTTGAACTGTCGGGACGGCTTCGGGAGCTGCAACGGGCGTCCTGGTAACTGTTACGGTTCTGGTTTGGAACAGACCCCCGTCCGTTCGCTGCCGACGGCTTGTTGGCCGCTCACCGAGGAAGCCGTCGAAAACGTCGTCCATCCTGGTGAACACCTCATCCATTCGGTCAAAAGCCTCCGAGGAGATGTCCCTTCGATACAGACGCCGGGGCTGCTCTAGGGGGCGTTCGACCCGAGGTTGAGGGTCAGGGACAGGCTCTTGTCGAGGGGCAGGTTTGGGTCGGGTCCAGAGGTAGATCAGGAGCGCCCCCAAAAGGACGCCTGTAATCAACATGCCGATTCCGATCAGGATCATCCTCTAGGGTACACCGGACGAAAGCTCTTGTGCGCTCTGTACCTGTAGGAGAGTAGATGGCCGCCCTCATGCTTCAAGTCCCTGCCGAGACTGCTCGTGTTCTGCACGAGCTTCCGGTCCCGGGCAATCGAGAACGTCACGACCCTCATGTGACGGTCATGTACCTGGGTAAGGATCTGCCGATCGAACGTATTGGCGAGATGCTGCCCGTAATCTACAACGTGACTTCCAAGACGCTACCCTTTTCAGTGTCCACGAGCCACGTCACCTGCTTCCCTGGGGGCGATGACGGGGTGCCGGTGATTGCACAGATTGACTCACCGGCGTTGCACCGCTTCCGAGAGAAACTGGTGCAGGCGTTCGAGGCTGCCGACCTTCCCTACGACAACAAGTTCCCCGAGTACAAGCCGCACACCACTCTCGCGTACGATCCTGATCTCGATACGGAAGTGGACCTCGACATCCCCGAAGTCTCATGGGGGGCCCACGAGCTGGTTCTCTGGGGCGCTGATCGGGGGACGGGCCGTCTAGTGGTCAAGTTCCCGCTGAGCCTACCTGCGGGGAAGGTAGCGAGCACCGGGTCCCACGATGCGCTGTATCGAGCAGCCGTACGACTCTCACTCTGGGGTCAACGCGATAGGCTCGTGGGCTGAACTCTTTGGGGCAGGCTCTTTTTTGAGCATAACTAGGCAATGCGTGCATTTGGGGATGTGCCGGTCGTGAGACGGGTGTCGCCAAACGAAGCCGTCAGCCCGTGGTTTGAGTCGGCCACATAGCGGCCCATTGCCCGCGTGGAAGATCCAATGGGCCACAGGTTTACGGGACCCTCGGTAGAACCAAGCCCCTATACTGCCGATTCCTTGCACACCCTTGAATTCCCACAAGAAAAATCCACCTACCACAAAATCTCACGTTGTAGGTGAAGCGCTCTAGCCCCTATTCGTCATCTGCCATGAGCAGGTGATCGAACAACGTGAGGGGTTTGGGGCCGGTGATTGCAGTGAATGCCCCAGGCACCACGGTGATCTGAAAGGCCACAGCTTCTCGCAGGCTATCGATCTGGTGCGTCTGACTCTTGAGCCGGTAACCCTCAGGCACCGCTTGCTGTGCCACGGCGTTGAGATCTTGCCCCACGATCAACCTACGGTCCCGGCTAGCGTGGACGCAGTACGTACCGCATCTGGGGCAGAGCCAAAATGTCGTATTCGAGGGGAGCACCTCATTCAGGACTTCGTTGGTCTCAACCCCGGAGCAGGAAGCGGGGTTCCAGCAGAGCTTTCCCAGGAAGGAAGCGGCGGCCACTTTCTGGGTAAGCACTTGGGATTGCACGCCTCTTGGGGCATGGTTCGGACACACAACCTCGGGTTCCGCCTGACGGGGACGCTCATATCGCAAGAAGGCATGGTCTGAGCAAAACCGTCTAGAGCACTCTTGCCAGCACTCAGGGGCGGCCCGCTTGAACTGCCACGTGGTGTACTGCCGGTTGAACCCGACGGCTGCCCGTACCCCCGTCAGACTCACGAACGTTACGGTAGTCCCGTCCACCCAAGCCACGATCCCCTCGACTCCCGAATGAGTGTCGGTCCAGGTTTCTCCAACTTTAGGTAAGGGCAGCATCTTCTTTTGTTGCGTTTGGTGTAGAAGGGCTACACCGAGTCCCGTAACGATGCCTTCCCCGATTCCCCCGCAGGATGTTCAGCGAGCCCTCATGGCTCTCGGTGTGTCCCAGCAAGACTTTGATGCCATCCGACGGGTTCCGTTTCCGCAAGCTCAGACGCTACTGCAAGAGTTGAAGACGAAAGCTCGCCGCAACTACAAGCGACTGGCTCTTGAGCTGCACCCGGACCGGACACAAGGCGATGAAATCAAGGCTCAGTTGTTCGTGTTGCTCGGCCAAGTGCTGGGGGAACTCGACAAGACCACGGTGCATCCGCCTCCGCCGCCCCCACCTATGCCCTTCGTCAACTTCACCGCTGTGAATGTCTCGACATGGCAAGCATGGCAGGCACACGGCGTCCCTATGTCGTCAGCCACTACAGCCAGCACCGCTGGGTTTAGCCCAGCACAAGTGATCCGCATCGTGAGGATGCGGCCCCGATAACACAGAAGGAGAAAGTACGTTGTCAGCATTAGTCGATGAGGAGAAGGTCTGCCGTGATTGCACGCAGCCCTTCGTGTTTACCGTTCGTGACCAAGAGTTCTTCGCCAAGATGAACTTCACGCCCCCGAATCGCTGCAAGCCTTGCCGGGATAAGCGTAAAGCCGAGAAGAACGGTGCAGGTGCCTCACCGGGCCGTCCCCCTATGGGCAGGGCTCCGCTTGGTGTGTCCCCCTCGAATCCGATCACGGAGTACCGCCAGCGTTTCGAGGGATCAGGTCCGCGTGCCCCGAACCCAGCCACGGTGCCATCGAGAGACGACAAGAACGACGGTCGTCGCCGTCGGGGCAAGTGGCGCGAGGATTCAGGGGACGGCGCTGATTGGTGAGGCTGGTGTAGGGTGTAGAACTGCTCGATACGTCGAGACACGAACGCCTGGATCGCTCGTCAACCCGTTGCAAACATGACGTGGCGGCCCATCAAGACAGCACCCAAGGACACTCGGGTTTTGCTGTACGATCCGACTCGGGCGGAGGGCTTCCGGGTAGCTTCTGGATGGTGGACGCCGAGTACGAAGTCGTGGCGGGACGATTCGGACCTCGTGTGGCACCCGACTCACTGGCAACCGTTGCCTGAGGAACCCCCAAGAGTGATCAGGACGCAAGGTTTACTATGAGCAAGAAAGTCGTTGAGTTCCCAAGGCAGATCCTCAAGGTGGACCTCACCCCGATAGAGCTACGAATGCTGGCGGACCTCAAGAAGCTGCACGGCTGCAAAACGAACTCGGGCCTCCTGCGCCGTCTACTTCAAGACATCGCCAAGAAGGAAGGGATCAAAGTGCCTCGGAAGAAAAAGCCGAAGCCCACCGTTGACAGCCCTGCTTAGCGGATTTACCTTCCCCACAGATGCAGATCTTCGGCCACCTCTGGTAGATTCGCGGTCTTGCTCGCGGCCCACCCTGTGACGTGTTCCCCAACCCGGTCGAACACCCAGTCACAGGAGCATTTATCGTGAGCAAGAAGAACAAGTTTCCGGAAATTAAAGCAGAATTGCGGGTTCGAGAGCAAGAGAGCCGCTCGATCCGTAAGCAGATCAACGAGTCCGCAGGCATGGAGCGTTGGGGCTTCTGGGCGGACAAGCGTAGGTACGGGTCCGAGACCCGTGACCTGCTGCTGGCGTACGGCTTCCTTCGTGGGATGCCGTACCGCGTCATCGAGCCCAAGACGCAGCCGAACAGTGGGCCCTACGCAACCTGTATCCAGCGCTGCTTGGCAGCCCGTGGGCACGAGGTGCCGCCAGAAGACATCAAGGCGTGGCTTGAAGCCCAGTTACCGGCTGCTGATGAGCAGGAGGCGGCATGAGGCCCGAGCCAGTATGTACTTGCGGCTCTGGGGCACACCCACGTGCCTGCAAGTTGCACCCCGAACTATACCGCCTCCACGTTGCGGAGCTAAACGTGGAGGGCTACCTGCCCGAAGATGAGCCCGCCGCCATGAAGGCGATGGACGAGTTGAACGCAGCAACGCAAGAAGCCTTGAAGAAGCGGGGAGATGCGATCGAACGACTCACTCGACTCGTGTTCCAAGCCAACCCGAATCTCAAGAGCTACAGCCTGCTCAAGTTCTGGAAGAAACCGCAAGGTGGCTTTGGGGGCGCTACCGATTACGAGGTGTGGTTGAGATCGCTCGATCATACGCAGCTGGCTAAGCGTTGGCGGGTCCCCTTCCGCTGCCCGGCTCATGCGAATGGACATGCTGGTCCACACCATGAAAGCCGAAGACGTGATCGGTTTTTGTTCCCAGCAAGAGGCCCCGACTTTACTCCTGACCGGACTGGCCGAGATCCATGCCAACGCGGGGATGTTCGGTGGGGTCGCCTCGGTGTCCTTCAAAATCAAATGGAAGCAACTAGACCGCCGTGGACAGGCGATCTGTCGCCGTCTGTTTGGAGACTGCCGTGGATAAGCTCTACCTGATCGTCCGTGAGGATCTGCCGCCTGGGCAACAAGCGGTCCAGGCGGCCCACGCTTTGCGCCTTTTTGTGGCGCTCCACCCCGAAATTGACCGGGCCTGGTACGAGGAATCGAACACTCTGGCCCTTCTGGGGCTTCCAAACGAGGTCGCGCTCGGTGTAATAGTAGAGAAGGCTCAGCGCCTTGGTGTCCCGGTGGCCTGCTTCCGGGAACCCGACCGCAACAACGAACTGACCGCAATCGCTCTTGGCCCTCGGGGTAATAACCTGACGCGGAACCTACCCCTCGCATTACAATGGCCTTCTTCTTCCTTCTCGCAATCCCCCTCGTCCTCGGTGTCCTCGGGTTCATCGTCCTAAAGACGATCACCTGGAAGGAGTTCATGGTTCAGGTTGGGGTGCAGCTCGTGATCGCTGCGGCCTCCGCTGGAATCATCTACTCGTCCAACACCTGGGATACCGAGATCTGGAACGGCTACGTCACGGGCAAGAAGAAGGAGTGGGTTTCGTGCTCGCATTCGTACCGCTGTCACTGCCGTAACGTCGAGAGCTGCTCGGGATCAGGTAAAGATCGTAGCTGCTCTACACACGAGGAATGCGACACCTGTTACGAGCACCCCAACGATTGGGACTGGGAGGTCTACACTTCCCTGTCTGAGACGATCGACATCGCCCGCATCGATCGGCGTGGATCCGATGAGCCCCCCCGTTGGACTGCCGTACAGTTGAACGAGCCCACCAGCAGCGAGCACAGCTACACGAACTACATCAAGGCAGCACCCGATACCTTGTTCCGGCATCAAGGCCTGACCGAGAAGTACCGGAAGGTGCTACCCCAATACCCAGATCAGGTTTACGACTACTACCGGATCAACCGCCTTGTGCTCGTGAACGGGACTCAGGTTGAAGATCCTGCGGCCTGGAACCAGAAGCTCTCTGAGATCAACGCGAGGCTTGGCCACGTCAAGCAGGCGAACATGATCGTCGTGCTGGCTCAAGATGTGCCGGACGACTTCTACTACGCTCTCGAAGAAGCGTGGGTTGGCGGTAAGAAGAACGACATCGTGCTCGTGGTTGGAGTTGATGGTCAGCTCGCCCCGAAGTGGTCCGCTGTGATGGCCTGGACCACGCAGGAGCTGTTCAAGGTTCAGCTTCGGGACAGCATCATGGACCTACCCAAGTTGACCCCCGATGCTGTGGTTGGGGTCATGGGCCGATCAGTCCAGCAAGCTTACAAGCGTAAACCGATGGCGGAGTTCGAGTACCTCCAGGCCAGCATCACGCCTACGACTACGCAATGGGTCGTGTCGATGCTTTTCGGGCTCATGGCGGCTCTTGGCCTCATTTACGCCATGCACAAGCATGACCTGTTCGATGAGGAACACTCCTGGCGGAGGCGTAGATGACAGACGCACTAGATAGCGGTGGCCTGCACCCGATCAGGGAAAACCTTGCCGATGCTAAGCGCTGCTGCGAAACCGGCACGTTGAGCACAGAAGATCGAGGCGATTCCTCGCTGTACGGTCGGACCTACCGGCGGATCGTGTGTTCTTGCGGACGTACTGGCCCGTGGAGCACAGCTCCAGTGCTCCGGTGGAATCAAGAGGTATGACTCGTCCCCGGCATGTAGCGTTGGGCCTCGTGGTCCTTGGTGTAGGTGGCTTTGCACTCGTGCTAGCCGCGAAGATGTTGCTTCGACTCGTAGTCGGGGTGGCCGTCCTAGGGGCGGTAGGTTGGGTCGGCTACAAGCTGACCCGGAAAGCGGAGTGATATGAGTACGACAGTTAAGATTCTCTTGGGCTTGAGTGTGGTGTTCTTCCTGATCGGCGGGTCGTTCGTCATGTTCGTCTTCGGGGTGAAGAACACCTGTGTCCGCATGGAGAACGGAATCGACGCCCAGTACGATCAGAACCAGGCTAATCTCGCGGGCTACACGAACAAGATCATGGACATGGTGCAGGTCCCCGCGATGGCGAAGAACGCCATCAAAGAGATCGCTCAAGCAGCGATCCAAGGACGGTACGGAGAGAAGGGCTCGCAGGCACTGTTTCAAGCCATCCAAGAACAGAACCCGACGGTGGATGCCTCCCTTTACCGCACGCTCATGCAAGGGATGGAGGCCGGACGTAATTCGTTCGATGCGGATCAGAAGACCATTATCGACAAGTGCAACGTCTACAAGAATTACTACGAAAGCGAACCGCAGGCGTCCTTCGCGGGGTTCTTCGGTTACCCGAAGTACGACAAGACCAAGTGCAAGCCCGTGATCACCGAGCAGACCGCACAGGACTTCAAGACCAAGCGTACCGGCCCGCTCCAACTCCAAACGCAATGAACCGGCCCGAGCCCACACCGGAGCAATTGAGGGCCCTCTGGGACCGCGTGGTCACCTACGTGGACGAGGTTCACCTCTCGTGCGAGGAAGCGTACTCGCAAAGTGATACGCCTCAAGAGAAGGCGTACGACCTGATTCCGGACATCGCTGCAATCGTGGGCTTCTACACCTGGGAAGACTGATGGCCGCTACCTGCAATTTCTGCAAACAGACCATGACCCCTGAGCACGGCTGCACCTTGGCGGTGTATGACGACATCCCTGGCAGTGGTCCGCTGCCCCGTGTTTGCTACGGAGACGAACCCGGAGACTGGGGTGCTGGGGACGGTCGGCCCTGCTCCGATTGTGCAACCCCACCCGGACATTTCCATCACCCGGGGTGCGACATAGAACGTTGCCCCAAGTGCGGCGGGCAGGCAATCAGTTGCGGTTGCCAAACCCAGGAGGAATCCGATGGCTGACGAAACGACGCCCCCGAACCCGCAGGAAGCTTCCGTTGCTCTGACCTCACCTGAGGGTCAAGCCCTGGCCGCAGAGCCTCCCGCACCGCCCCAGGAGGCCCCGCTACCCGTGGCCGAAGACATCGTGGTGGTGGCCAAGACCCGCGAGGAAATGGAGACGGCACAGCGAAGTCTCGTTGCGTGGATTGAGCCCAAGATCCAGGGGCTTGAACTCGATGTGGCGGAAGCCCAGACCAACCTGGACACAGCGACAAAGCGCAAGTGGGCCACCGCTTCGTTCAGGAAGGCTCTGACGCTAGCTCAAGGGCGAGTCGCCTACTACCAGCGGATCAAGGCTGCGTTGCTGGCTGGGTACGTGATCATGCCGGACATGCCGGGGGTCACGATCGCAGTCCGTACCTCGCAGTCCCGTCCCCGTGCCATCACGCACAAGAGCACGCATTGGGGCAAGACACTGCCCTCAGCAACTTCGGATGGCAGTCCGCCGGGTAAGGGCCGGTACGTGGACCCTGCCATCAAATACGCGACTTGGCAGGAGCAAAGCAAAGACGCACAGGGTCGGGACAAGACCACGCACATTGCGAGGGCTCGGAGCTTCGACCCGGAGTTCGAGTTCCCGATCACGCTCGTGAAGCCTCAGATTCTGGACGAGACGAGCCGGGCGATGGTCCACAAGATCTTCGATGAGATCGGCATCATTGGTGCCGGGTCACCCAAACCGGGGCAGAAGCTCCACGCTACCACGCTTCACGGTGATCCCATCGTGCTCGGGCGAGTGGTTCGCTACGAGGGGACCAAGCGTTTCTCGTGTGCGTTCCTGATCACGTGGTGGCTCGACACCAAGACAATCTAATATGGCTACCACGCAAGCAGATATCCTCACCTGGCTGAAACAAGGCAAGAAGGAGAAGGCCACGCACCTGATCGTTGTGTGCGACACCTTCAATCACGATGACTACCCGGTCTTCGTGAAAGCGAGCCAGAACGTCCGGCACGAATACGCCAGTTACAACTCCAAACCCATGCAGCGGGTCATGGAGGTATACGCGATTCACGCGGATTGGGATCAACAGCTAAAAACGGGTCGAGTCCTCAATTTCGACCCCCCGCCGTTACCCGCAAAACCCAAGCCAAAGAAGCGGGCCAAGCCCCGCACTCAGCCTAAGACCATCGCCAAAGCGTTTCTTGCCGACATCCAGAAAGCCATGGAGAGGCAAGCGGTGACCCGTGCGGAACTAGCTTCTAGGCTCGGGTGCAGTCGAGCGCACGTCACTCAACTGCTCAAAGGCAACTCCGATATGACGACCCTCAGCATGGTGCAGCTTGCCGATGCTCTGGGTTTGACGGTAACTGTTGCGGTTAAGAAAGCAGGCCGCTGAAAACTCACTAGTCCTCGAAGCTCAACGGTCGAGCAGGCGTTTCTAAAGCGCTGGGAAGCGGGTTCGACTCCTGCCGAGGACGCAGATGGCTGGACCAAAATCCCGCCGGGGCGCTGTATGCAAGAAAACTTGGCCGATGTGTTGTTGAAGACCGCTGATGTGCTGCACTGGCTCGGCAAGTACGACTCGGCCAACGCCTTGATCCTGCTGTCCCGGTTGCTGCGGGCGCACAAGATCGAGAACCTGGACCAGCTTGAGAGGTTGGTTGTGGATCAAGAAGCTAACGTTTGAGGGCTTCTCGAAAGCGCTCTGCAACCTTCGCAGCGAGTCGGATCTTCGCTGAGTCGTAGAGCTGCTGGAGCTTGGCCCGATCCTCGGCGGCGTGGGGCATCGCGAAGCCGCCTTCACCGATACGAGGTCCGTTGGCCCAACGAGGATCGTCGGTTTTGACCAGGCGGCCCTCGTACCCACTCACGTACTTGTCGATGTACTTCTGCATCTTGGGCGTGATACGGACACCCAAGGCGTACCCAAGGTTACCCCCAGGACCCATGGGGCTCACGAGCAGAAAGTAGGGCTTGGTCTTCTGCTCCAGCACGTAGGTGGAGTCTGACTTCTCGGTGACGAAGTTGGCACCCGCTACGCTGTTGACCTTCCGAGCAAGCTCTTGAAAACGGTCCCCGTGCTCCCTGGGCTTGATGCCCATCTTCACGAGGGCGACGGCCTCTGCATCCTCGTTGAACTCCAAGAACTCGACGTGGTGGACCATCTCGTGAGCGACAACCCGTTCGAGGGTGCTCTCATCTGAGAAAATGCTGCTTTGCAGCTCCATCACATTCTGCTGGCCATTACGCCAGATCAACCGCCCCAGCCACTTGGCTCCGAGGTTGTCCCGCACTACGATCTTGGGAAGCTCAGTGACGCCCAACATGCGGGCGTACTTGGCCGCCACCCTGGCTGCCACCGAGGCGTCGGCTTTCGCTGTGAACTGGCGCTGCGTCACGCTCTAGCCCGGGCACAAGAAAAGACTCACGCGGGGTGGTGCCCGAGCTTCTCCCTCAAGGCCCTGAGCACAGCCTTCGTGACGTACTTGTCCAGGCTGTCCCAGCCCGTGGGGCTTGGGTGCCGGGCAATCTCCCGGACCGTGGAGCTGGACACGAACGAGAACTTGGGCTTTGTGGGCAGGAAGAAGGTGTCGAGGTTGGGGGCGAGGCTCGCGTTGGCGTGGGCAATCCCTAGCTCGGCCTCGAAGTCCGTGACGGCCCGCAGACCACGGACGATGACTGTGGCGTGTTCCCGCTTGCAGAAGTCCACCAGCAGGTCGTCAAAGCTCGTGACCGTGATGGCCCCTGGGTCGATCACGTTCTTGGTTCCCCAGGCTTCGTGGGCCTCTTGCCATTGCTCGTCAATGCTCGCCTGGATCATCGCGATGCGTTCTTCAAGCGTGAACAACGGCTTCTTGGCCGAGTTCACACCCACAGCGACGACAAGCCTCTCGAAGGTCTTGGTTGCCCGGTAGATCAGATCCAGGTGACCCTTTGTGATGGGGTCGAAGCTTCCTGCGTAGACGGCTGTGGTCATGAGTTGTCTTCCTGCTCAAGAGCATTTGTGTGGGCGATACGGAGCATCACCTCGAAAAACTTCACGTGGTCTATGAAGTCCCCAACCTGAGGACCACACGAAGACGATGGTCGCCAGATGAAACGGATGGGTTGCAGGACACTCTGCACGTAGGCCAGCTCGGCCACCGAGTCGATGAAACCCTGCGCATCTTCGAGAGGCGTACCCTTCTCGATCAGGTACTGCCACTGTTGTGCCAAACCAACGCACGGCCCAAGGACCGAACGGCGATCAATGATCCACAGGGTGTCCGACGGCACGAAGTCCATGTCGGCGATCATCTCGTCTTGCATATCAGCGTACAGCTTGTCGCGGGCCTCCCCCTTTGCTGTTTTGAGGGCAGCGATTCTAGCAGTCTTCTTGTGCTGAGCTTCAAGCCCCTTTGCGTACGCTTCGGTCAGGGACGCTTTGTACTGATCCGGAACCGGCGAAGGCTTGCCTGAGTAGTCGTTCTGCCCCGGCATCGTGAGCAACGCCTGCCACACATCCTCACGAATCATCGCGTATGAGACCATGAGGGGCGGATCTTCGTCCCGCAGCCCCGGGAGGTGGTGATCTTTCCCGGACTTCGGCAGAACAAGCAGCTCTGGATTCCCGTGCGAGTAACTACCTGAACCCGCCGTGACGACCGTAGCGAATCCGGGCAGAAGCTCTTGAAGCTTGGCGAGCTGCGGAGCTGTGTCGCGGCCGAACGTAGGGTCCACCCAACGCACACGAACGGTCCCGTACGCCAATTCGTCTACGAGCCACCCTTCTGCGCCGTACGACGAGGACTCCGGGAGAGTTTTGAGAGCCTTTCGCACGCGGCCTAACGTCGGAAGCCACTTGGGCTTACCCTCGTCTGGGTTCGGCTGTTCCGTGAGACGAGCCGTGTTGGAACGCAAACGGCGAGAAACCTGCACACGGCCTTCCCACAATGCCTCAAGGAACGTCGCGAAGTCCATATCGAGACCGGCCGACACATCATGCGCCGTATTGTCGCCGGTACCTTTCGGGATCAGATCGATCTTGAGCGTGTCGAGCCAAAGATCGCGACCCGCGCCTTCCTCAACATCTTCGATGCTGCCGTAATCGTTGTACGCGGCCCTAAGAGGGAAAGTTCGCGGCATCCACCAGCTATGCATGTGAAGCCCGCGATGCCCTACGGACTCATCGGCTCGGGAGTTCTCGGTCAAGAGAAGAACACGCACCCGATCCCCAGCTTGGATGGGCAGGCCTGAGACAACACAGGTGAAGTTGAAGGAACCCATTACCCCCGAGCCCCCTGAGCGCGGTACAGCTCCACGCACTTCTTGCAAGCGTGTCCCAAGTGGTGCTCGGTGATCCTGGCCTCCAGGTCCCAACCCTTACCTACGGGCACACGTCCGCAAAGCGACGGCGTATCCACGCCACCGCCGAACTTAGGCCCCACAGGACTCGGCTTACGTATACACCACGGGCTCGGTCCCGGGACCCAGACGGGCTCACAAAACGTGAACTCAGGCCGTTCTCCGGGAAGGAGGGACAAAGACGGGAGAGCGCTGGACATGCGGCAACATTACACCGACCGAATCCTAAGATCAAGTGGTGTAACCGCTGCAATGCCTGTCAAGAAGGTCCTGCCCTACAAGACGCTCGTGCGGAATCTGATCGCCTCGAAGAAGCTTACTCGGGCGGAACAGACGGCCTTTGAGAAGTTGGCCACCAAATTCACGCCTACCTACGAACTCGATACCCACGAAAAGCTGTGGGTCGAGACCCTAAACACCAAGTACCTGGCGAAGAAAAACTAGACGATCCCTCGGGCCACTTCTTCGGGGAGCTTGCCCGTCTTCATGAACTCAGCCAAGTGGCCCATGAAGCGAGTCCCCGGATCGATCTTCTCGTTCGTGATGTTGTAGTGCCCGATCGCCCCCTTGACGGTCGCCAAGTCCACAACCCCGGGAACGGTGCAGACATCCTTGGCGTACCCCTGGAGAGCCTCGGTCATCACTTTGTTGAGGGCACACGCGGTTGCGGTCTGTGCCGGGTAGAAGTCGTAGCAGTTCAGCTTCTTGCCGTGCAACACGGTGTCGTAGGCCGGGCGGGGGCCTAGGGGCGGCTTCCGATACCGGGGCTCTTGCCACAGGGTGTTTAGGCGGCGAACGCCAGCGTTGACGATCTCCACGCCCCAGGACCTGGAGTTGGCGATCCCTGCGTCGGCGGTATCGACCACCGTCGGGTCACAGAACTGGTAGAGCACACCAAACGGGGAGATCGCGAACTCGACCCCGAGTTTCCGGGCTCGGAGCGTCTCCACCATGTTCTCCACCGAGTTCTCGGATCCGGTCCAGTGGAAGACCCCGAGATCAATCGGTTTTACCCGCTTTTTGTTGTACCCGTCGCCCGGCTTGAACTCGACCTTGTGGTCCTGGGGTCCAAGCACAGGGATGGGGTGTCCCGTCACCGGGTGCAGCACAGGGTAGACTTTTCCGCCAATCAGGATGCCTTGAGCCATGCCCAAGGTGGGCTATCAAAGGGACCTCGATCAGCGGGCTGAGGTTTCGGTGTAATTGGGCCTGGTGCTACTCGCGGTCCATCCACTCGGCAGAGCTTTGAGCCAAGCCGCTCATCTTCTTTCGAGCCGCCGCAACCCGCTCCACGATGTAGTGGTCGTTCAGGTTGCGGTGTCTCCAGCCCGTGCAGCACTCGCACTGGCTGGAGCTGTTGTCCAAAGTGCCAAGAATTTCGCCAAACAGGCGGTCAATCTCACGCAAACGATCTCGGTTGGTCATCGTGGCCTCCACCTAGTCATGTGCGTGAGCGGGCTGAAAATTGCAGACGACCTGCGTTTTCTTTCGAGCCCCACAACCTGGTTGCCGAATACCAAAGTCCTTTCGGGGGTTTGTGAAATAGTTTCGATTTTTGGTTGCCTGTACCAAAAGACATGGTGTAAGTAACCAATATGCAATCGGCAGAACTAACGCTGTACCCCGAAACAGCAGCGATTTACTTCCTGCTCGACGGGGTGCAGGTCGTCTACGTGGGGCAAACCCAAGATCTACGGAATTCCTTTCAAATTCAGCGCCACCTGGAGAAAACCTATCAACGGGTGCGGTATGTGCCTGTTGGTAAAGCCGACTTAGATGCCGTCGAGATGGCCTGCATCGTGTACTTCAAGCCAAAGTACAACCGTATGCGCCATACGAAAAAGATCTCCGCTGAACAAGCTGAGACCAAAGTGCGGCGATTGCTCTCTGACGACGATCTTGACCAACTCGGAGTGACTCGCCGTGCTCCTTGTAAGTACGAGTATGATTACCCACGCCCCTCAGTCACCGTAGACTGTGTGGTGTTTGGTTTCGATCTTGCCGACAAGAGAGACCCCCTCAAGGTTCTCCTGATCCAGCGTAACTCGGAGCCTTACGCAAAATGCTGGGCTATCCCCGGAGGATTCGTTGAAACCAACGATATTGGTGGGGGTGAGAGCCTTGAAAGGGCTGCTCAGCGTGAGTTGGAAGAGGAAACTGGCCTTCGTTTAGAGTTTGAACAACTCCCCCCTTCCTCACAGACACATGTACCGCATGTGTTAAAAGACGGGACGACCCTTCCCCCTAACTGGTACCCCGATGACGAACCGCGACACGTGCCCGCCTATTTAGAGCAACTCTACACTTTCGGTGCGCCTCGACGTGATCCGCGTGGTCGGGTGATCTCAGTAGCCTATCTCGTATTGGTGCGTGCCGCAGACTACGTACCACAGGGTGGATCAGATGCGAGCCAAGCCAAGTGGGTGGGCATTCAGGACGCTCTAACTCGAAACTTAGCGTTTGATCACGCTGAGGTTCTAAGTAAAGCGATCACCCGACTCCAAGGTAAGATCCGCTACGAACCGATCGGATTCAATTTGTTACCCGACGAATTCGCACTCTCGGACTTGCGGGATCTCTACGCGGGCGTTTTGCAACGCGAACTGGACCTGTCGAACTTTCGCAAGCGCGTGTTGGCCACCGGGGTGCTATCGGAGACAGGCCACCTGACCGAAGGTTCTGGGCGGCCCGCAGCACTCTACCGCTTCAACAAGACCGCATACGACCAAGCCGTCAAAACCGGCTTCAACTTCGAGATCTGAAAGAGGTGTGATCATGGCGTGGGAAGACCAAGTGATCGAGGGTAATGTCGCGGGGGATCCCGACGATCCGTACGCGATGGAATACAACCCCATCACCGACACGGACTCGTACAAGTTCAGTCACCCCATGCAGTATCCGACAGGGCTGACTTCGGTGTTCAGCTACATCGAGTCGAGGGGTGGCCACTACGGGGTGACCCAGTGGGCTGGCATGCAGATGATCCTCAAGCGTGCGTTGTGTCGCCGCGTGACGATGAAGCACGTCATCAAGGCCGCAGCGTTCGCGGCAGCTCACGGCGAACCCTTCCCCTTCGAGGGTTGGAAGCGCGTCGTGGAAGTCCACAACGGCTGGCTCCCGCTGCGCATTCGTGCGGTCGCGGAAGGCACCGTGGTTCCGACCGGCAACATCCTGGCCGCCATCGAGAGCACCGATCCGCAGTTGCCGTGGATGAACTCGTGGCAAGAGCCCAGGCTCATGCGTACCTGGTACCCCACTGCGGTCGGGACCAAGAGCTTCTTCGCCAAGAAAGAGATCTTGGCGGCCCTCAAGCGGTCCGCTAACGATGCGATGACCGAGCTGTACTTCAAGCTCCACGACTTCGGTGCGCGGGGTGTCAGCTCGTGGGAATCGGCGGGCCTTGGCGGTGCATCCCACCTGTTCAACTTCAAGGGCTCAGACACTGTGACTGGCATCGAGTTTGCCAATCACTACTACAACGAGCCGATGGCCGGATTCTCGATCCCTGCGGCCGAACACAGCACCATGACCATTCGTGGCTTGAGTCACGAGCTGGATCAGATGCGGCACATGCTCAACCAGTTCGCTAAACCCGGGGCAACGCTTGCTTGCGTCTCGGACTCGAAGGACGTTTTCTACGCCGTCGAGAATTACTGGGGCGACATCTTGCACGATCAGGTCCGCAACTCGGGTGCGACCGTCGTGATCCGGCCGGACTCGGGTGACCCGTCAGAGGTCAACCTCAAGTTGCTCCAAATCTTGGAGCGCAAAATCGGCATGAGCACGAACCTCAAGGGCTACAAGGTTCTGCCGAAATACTTCCGGCTCATCCAAGGCGATGGTAACGACGACGAGATCTCGATCCGCAAGGTGCTCAACACCCTGATGGACAATGGGTACTCGGCCTCAAACATCGCGTTCGGCATGGGCGGCGGGCTCTTGCAGAAGGTCGATCGCGACATGCAAAAGTTCGCCATGAAGGCGTCACAGTCGATCATCGACAACGAAGTGATCGATGTTTACAAAGACCCGATCACCGACCAAGGCAAGAAGTCCAAGCGCGGCCGTCTCGACCTCGTGTTCCGCGACGGCGAGTACAAGACCGTGCAAGGTGACCAGCCGGACAGCTTGCTCATTCCCGTGTTCGAGAACGGCAAGCTGCTCAAGGACTGGACGCTCGCTGAGGTGCGTAAGAACGCCGAAGCGACCCTGCTCTAACCCAGGATCCGTGTAACCATGATGAAGACACGCCGAATCGATTCTCGGGACGAAAACGTTTCTAAGTACGTTTTCGATTTCGACTCAGCCGTAGCTGAGTCGGTGCTGTACAAGTACCCGACCTACGAAGCTCGTACGGTCATCTGCTGCTCCACGCAGAGCGGTTGCCCAGTGGGCTGCCGTTTCTGCGGGGCAGGAGATGCCTTCGTCCGCTCTCTGACAGCAGACGAAATCGTGGGACAGGTCCAGCACTTGTTTGCGGACCGCAACATCGACCCCACCAAGGTCGAACGCTGCCAGATCATGTTCATGAGCATGGGCGAGCCGCTCTTGAATCTCGCGGGGCTCGCACCTGCAATTCGACGGCTGAACCAACTCTACCCTAAGGCTGCTCTGCTTATCAGCACCTCAGCCCCCAAGGTGGACTACGCTCAGGTGCGTGACCTCTCGGTAGAGGTTGACAAGGTGGGGCTCCAGTTCTCAGTGCATGAGAGTCTGGATGAGCGCCGTAACGCTCTTGTCCCGTTCAAGGCGAAGCTGACGCTTGCCGAGATTGCGGTTGAAGGTGAGGCCTGGTTCGAGGCCACGGGCCGTCAGCCCTTCTTCAACTACTGTGCGCATTCCGAGAACGTGTCGGATCAAGATGCCGACCGGCTCATGGCGCTCTACAAGCCGGGGATCTGGCAAGCCACGATCAGTGTTGTGTGTGAACGCGACGAATCGGTGGCGGCAGCCAACCAACGGCAACGAGAACTCGCTGCAAACTTCATGACGAAGTTGAGTGAACGAGGCTTCTCCACGCGGTGCTTTGACCCGGCGGGTCAAGACGATATCGGGGGCGGGTGCGGCCAACTTTGGTTCGTCCAAGATTGGATGCGCCGTCACCCCAAGCTTGCCAAACGCAGTGTGGGTCACGGCCTGCCTGTGATCCACACCCCAACCTAACAACGGAGAACACCATGGGCGGAGATACGTACCTCGACAAGATTGCAGAAGGCGAAGCAGCGCCGGAACCTCAAACCCCCGAACCCGAGCCCCAGCCGGTCGGGACGGCGGCACCCCTCGAAACCCCCGAGGCTGAGACCCCTCAGCCGTAAGTCAACAACCAACCTGAAAGGCAACTACCATGGGCGGCACAATGTGGAGCAGTGAGCTGTACGAAGATCGTGCAGCAACCAGAGCAAAGACGGGGACCCCGACGTTTGCTCATGACGCAGCAGTGCGTACGGGCCGAACGGCCAAGAAGGCTCACGCCTCGCTTGAGCCGCACGGAGTCAAGGTGCGGGAGTCCAGGGACTCGGACGCACACCCGAATTCGTTGGCTATCGGCGTCGTCTTTGACGAGACGGGTTCGATGCACACGATTCCGGGCATCGTGCAGAAGAAGCTGACCAAGCTCATGGAGATCCTGCTCGACAAGAAATACTGCGAGGACCCTCAGATCCTCGTGGGCGCTGTCGGTGATGCACGCTCGGACAGCGTGTCGTTGCAGATGGGGCAGTTTGAGTCGGGCATCGAGATCGATGAGCAGCTCGGGCACATCTACCTCGAAGCCAACGGTGGTGGCGGGGAACCCCAGGAAAGCTACCAGAACGCGCTGTACTTCTTCGCCAACAAGACCAGCATCGATTGCTGGGAGAAGCGGGGCAAGAAGGGCTTCCTGTTCATCATCGGAGACGAGAAGCCCTACGGGGCATCCACGCCGGAGGAGATCAACCGGATCTTCGGCGACGTGGTGCAAGAGAACGTGCTGACCACGGACTTGGTTCGCAAGGTCAAGGAGCGCTACCACGTCTTCTACCTGATGCCCAGCGGCACCATGCACTACAAGGAGCCGGGCATCGTCAACGCCTGGAACAGCCTTCTGGGTGCTGAGAACGTGATCATGCTCGATGACCCCAACCTCGTGGCTGAGACCATCGGGGCTACCGTGGGTATGGTTGAGAATGCGATCTCGCTCGATGCGATGACCACCGATCTCGGTGGCGGCAAGGATGCCCTGGTGGTCCGTGCAGCTCTGGATCGTCTCGCCCCGGCCGCTGCATCGGCCAAGGGTGGCGTCCCGGCGGCAACGACCAAGGGCGGCTCGAACGTTCGTCTGTGATCCCTAGGGGCCGGGGGCAAGCACCTCCGGCCCCTTCAAACCCTATGCCAAAACGCAAGTTCAAGAACCCGAAAGCTAAAGCCTGGGACGTTGCCGCTCATGGCCTAGCGGTGTGGCTGGGTGAACGTTGTTTGGCGAACGACGAAACGGTCCAGCACATCAAAGACCACATCCTCCCGTCCATGAGGCGACGGGCTGAGATCATCGAGAGGAACACCAAACATGGGTAACGCGATTCTTCTGGCTGGTCTTGGCTTCGGGGATGAGGGCAAGGGCTCCGTCATCGACCACCTTACGCACACCACCGGCGCTACCCTGGTCGTTCGCTACAACGGCGGGGCACAAGCGGCCCACAACGTGATTACGAACCGAGGCTTCCACCACACGTTCGCTCAATTTGGATCCGGCACCTTCGCAGGGGCCAAGACTCATCTGAGTCGGCACATGCTCGTGAACCCCAACAACCTCTTGAACGAGGCCAAGGCTCTTGAGGGGCTCGGGTTCGACCCCCTGGACCTGATCACTCTTGAACGAGACGCCCTCGTCACGAACATGTTCCAGGTAACCGCGAACCGTCTTCGTGAGGCTCACCGTGGGAAAGGGCGTCACGGGTCCTGTGGCCTTGGAATCGGGGAAACGGTGGCGGATGCTCTCCAGCACCCGGATCAAGCGTTGCGTATCGGTGACCTCCAGGATCGCGAGCTGACCCGCAAGAAGCTCACGTTTTCCCGTGACCTAAAGTTCGCCGAGTTCGGTGGACGAGGACCTTCTGTAGATCACCCCTTCAGCGATCAGCGTCTTGAATTCTACCTAGACCTCTACGCGGACTTCGCCAAACGCTATCAAATCGTGGACCGGCAGTACCTTGAGCAGCAGCTCAAGCAAGAAGGCACCGTGATCTTCGAGGGGGCTCAGGGCGTCCTATTGGATCAGGACTACGGATTCCACCCGTACACAACGTGGTCCGACACGACCTTCGGCAATGCCCACGACCTGCTCCAAGGGTTCGATGGGCCGGTACGTAAGATTGGCGTGCTCCGGGGCTACATGACCCGGCACGGTGCGGGACCTTTCCCGACCGAGCTACCTGACGACGTTCGATTGGACTGCGACATCCAAACGGACCTGCACAACAAGTGGGGTGAATTTCAACGGCACTTCAGGGTCGGGCATTTCGATGCCGTGTTGGCCCGTTACGCCTTGGAAGTCATTGGGGGTGTGGACGAGTTGGCGATCACCAACCTCGATAAGCTCGGGGCAAAGCCGCAGATCTGCCCAAGCTACCGTGACGACTTCGGTCGCAAAGTTCACCGCATCGCGCCCAAGAAGCTCGATGACTTCATGTTGGAACAAGGTGCCCACCACTGGACGCGGATCTTACCCACCTTGAAGCCCAACTACGTGACGCTGCCTGATCGAGTCAGCATCGTAGACTGCATCGCCGAAGAACTTAGAACCTCTGTGACGCTGTGCTCAGTCGGACCCAAGACCCAGCATAAGTGGCCAACCCGTTACCTCCGAGACCTACAGGCGAGCCAATGGAACTCCTGACCATCGCCACCAACATCAAGGCTGCCAAGTGCCCTGAGGACATCTTCGGTGGCCCTCCGGATGGCAGCACCGTTACGCCGGTCTACCGCCAGCTCATCCTCGTGATCCACCCTGATCACTTCGATGGAAAGCCCACAGAGCTGGCCACTGCCACGGAAGCATTCCGGCTCCTGGCTCAGCTCCGGGGTGAGGCCGAACGCAAGATCAAGGCGGGCAAGTACGGCCAGAAGAAGGTCAAGGCACCGCCACCCAAAGAGCCCTTCCGCCCCTCAGTGGTTGAGGCCAACGGCAAGCGCTACATCTTGACGGATCAGGTTGCCTCGGGGGACCTGTGCGACATCTTCCTGTGTACGATCTCCAACGGATCTGCCGACCACAAAGCCATTTTTAAGATCGTCAAGAACGGGGCTGACAACGATCTCGTTGAAAACGAGATCAAGGTACTTGCGAAGCTCCACGCGCCTGGGGTCAAGTTCGACGAACGCTTTTTCCCGAAAACGAACGACTCGTTCGTCATCCGGGGACCCGGGTTTCAACGTCAAGTCAACGTCCTGTCGTGGTTTCCAGAGCACCGAGGACTTGACGAGGTGCTGAGAGTCTTCCCGGACGGCATCGACTACCGTGACATGGTGTGGATGTTCAAACGCATCCTGCACGGCGTAGGGTTCGCCCACGAGAACCAGATCGTACACGGGGCCCTGATCCCGCCTCACATCCTGATCCACCCGGTGGACCACGGGGCCAAAATCATCGATTGGTCGTATGCGGTGGACATTACGCCTAAAGTCAAGGCGGTCAAACCCAAGACTCACCGCAGCCTTTACGACCTCTTGGACGCGGACGACATCCTTACTCCAGACCCGCACGTCAAGGCAATCAGCGCCGACTACAAGTTGTATTACCCGCCGGAGATCCTTAAGAAAGAGATCCCGACGCCCGCCAGCGACATTTACATGGCAGCCAAGTGTGCGGTAGCCTTGGTGGGTGGTGACTTGAAAACGAACGCAATGCCCAACGAGATCCCTGGAACTGTCCGGGCCTTCTTTGAGCGTTGCCTTCATGCGGTTCCGGCCAAGCGTCCGCAGAACATGTGGGACGCCCATGAGGAGCTGGACCGAATCTTGAAAGCAGCCGTGGGCAAACGAACTTACCGACCCTTCCCCATGCCTGAGGTACGCCCGTGATGATCCGTTATGAAGACCGCCTCGCACAGCTCCGAGAGCTGCCCGTACGGATCTACTGTGCGGCAGCCGGGGCAGGAGCTGGGATTCAACAGATCCTCTGGAACCCCGTCGGAGCATCGGCCTATCTGGCTGGGGCTGCCTTCCCGTACTCCAAGGAGTTGTCCACAGACTTCTTGGGTTTCCAGCCCCCGAGCTTTGTGTGCCTTGATGAAGCCATCGACCTCGCGATCTCGTCCTATCTCAAGGCCGACAACGGGGATCCGACCAAGCAGCCCATCGGCCTAGGTTTGACCGCTGCGGTCGCCACGGCAGTGCAGCACCGTGGGGATCACCGAGTTCACGCGGTCGTGATCACGAGGGATCGTGTGCTTGCCTCGGAGATGACGCTCCCCAAAGAGGGTCCGCACGTTCGTAACCGAGACGGCAGCATCGCGGACACGCTCGGGATCGAATTGATTTTGGCGGCAGCCAACCTGATCCCCGAGCCCGTCCGAGAGGCATACTTGGAAGCCACCGACGGACAGTGCCTCAAAGACATCACGCAGAGGGCCCGCCAGCACTTCCTGAGCCGACCGCTGTTTACCCGGTACGGTCAACGCCTTGAGGCACCTGCGGGGAACCTGACGCTGTTCCCGGGCAACTTCGACCCGCCTCACGAGGGGCACTTCGCCAACGCGGGCGAAGAAGTGACGTTCCAGATCACCGCGAGCCCGCCGCACAAGCCGGGTTTGAGCCTCACGGACATGTTGGGCCGCGTTCGCCACTTCCGGCACAAGCGGGACGTGCTGTTCATGGAAGGCGGGGCACTCTACCTGGAGAAGGCCCGGAGGTTCCCTGGTTCGACTATCATCCTGGGGAGCGATGCCCTCGAACGGATGCTTGATCCCAAGTGGGGCGTGGAAGTGCTGCCGTTGCTGACCGAGTTCCGCGAGCTGGGGACCAGGTTCAGGGTTGCGACACGTGAGGGGGACGAGTTCGCACGGCTCCCGATCCCAGGGACCTTCCGAGACATGTTCACTGAGCTGCCCAAAACCCCGTACGCGGGCTTGAGTTCGACGCAGATCAGAGAGGGCGTATTGGCCCCCACCTCTCACGCGCCCCCCGGCACGGGCCAAGTGTGTGGTGCCGCTAATGATTGCACCCGGTTCAAAGGACACACAGGGCAGCACGCCAATCTCTACAACCAGCGTGTTTGGTAATCACAAGTCGTCTTCGTCCTCTAGAGCAGCCCACAAGCCGCCGCCGCTGCCCCGGAGTTGGTTCTGCATCACACGTTGAAGTGGTGTGACGGCTTTGAACATGGCCTCCCGTCCAGAGTCATCGGGGACGGTCAGCGTAAAGAGCATCACGGAGTGCGTTTCATCGAGTAGCGTCAGAAGCCGGGTGCCTTCTTTGGGGCCAGGATCGAAGATGAAGTGGAGCCGCCAAACCCCACCGCCCGCACCCTGCTGGTTCTGGAACCCAGTCACCACGTGGTAGGGCTCGTCCGAGAGGGGCTCTGCTTGATACTGCGTCCCAATGGCTCGCAACCGAACGGCGAGATCCGACGAGTTTGCCAGCCCGAGGTTCCGCTCTCTAGTTTCTTGTATCACCTGCTCGGGGGTCTTCTTCACGGGGACGTGCAGGATCGTCTCCATGTATTCGTGGACACCCTGCGTCACTTTCGCTTTTGGGGTGGCCGTGTAGCTGATCGTCCGATTCCGTGGGTGCTCTTGGTGTAGTAACCCATTAGCCTTGCCCTGGACCCCCATGGTCCGGATCACGATCACCGTCGGACATTCCTCAGGGTTCAACCGAATCGGCCTACGTGTGACATCGATGAGCACCCCCTGTACTACACCGAACGGACTATGAAAGACCTCCGGACAACCGAATTTGTGCGCGCCTGGGGCGTCAAGGATGTGCCCACGGCGTCAGTCTCCCACGGGGCTGTACGTCCAGGCAGTTACCCGGCGTTCGCCTTGCTGGGCTGGGTGGAGCAGCGGAAAGCGGGCTGGCCCGTCGTGGGGCTCCGCCTGACCTTGCTCCAGAACGAGCTAGACGAGCCTGCTGGCGGGCTCACGATGGGCCTACCGCTCACGCCAAAGAGCGAGCGGCACGTCTGCTGCTTCTTGCAGGACCTAGGCTGGGATGGCCGCGTGTGGCCGTACAAGGACCATGGGTGGCCCGAGGGTACGCCCGATGAGGACGGCTTGCTACTCCTACTCAAGGCATCCAAGCTCGGGGCCACCCTGACGTTCCCCTCGGACCCCGAGAAGGGTACCCCGACAGTCAGGATCCCAGTGCTGCAACGAACCGGGACCTTCTCGGTGGCACCCTTCGGCGAAGAAATCGTGCCCCGGTACCTCGATGCTCTCAGGACCCTTGCGGCAAACCCCACACCATTCAAATCGGATTGGGCATGACCATCAGCTTCTATGGGGAGACCAACGAGCGGTACAGTTGGCTCTCGAACTTCCACGTGGCGATCTTCACACTCCAAGGGCACCAATGGGCTTCGACGGAACACTTCTACCAAGCCATGAAGTCTGAGGACCCCGAGGTTCAGCTCCAGATCAGGAGCGCCGCGACCCCGGGACAGGCTAAGCGGTTGGGTTCCAAGTGTGAACGGCGTGCTGATTGGGAAGAACCCGTAGGTACCCCTGCGTTGCACGACATTTTTCGAGATGACCGGGGGATCGTGGTGGAACTCGTGAAGGACCACTTCATGTACCAAGCGCTCACCGCGAAGTTCACGCAACGTCCCGAGCTACGTGAGGCGTTGATCTTGACGGGCACTGAGGAGCTGCAAGAAGCCTCACCCAAGGACTACTACTGGGGCGTGGGAGCCGACGGTTCGGGGCAGAACAAGCTCGGTCGAATGCTCCAGCTCGTGCGGGCTCAACTACCGAACCGCTGGTCACCGTAGGCGTTGAGCCGTGAAACCGTTCAGGTAGACTTTCGCCTGAGCCCCGCCAAGTGTCCCGATTTGAATGTACGCCTTGCAGCAAGGGACCGCGACGATCTCTGCTTCGCGCAAAATCCCGCGAGACGCCACATCGATCAAAACCTCTACGGGTTGAGTGAACCCCGAGGGCCATCGGATGTAGAGGCGATCCCCGGCCTTGAGTGTTACCCCATCGAGGCTGTCATGGTACCCATCGTCCTGTTGGACAGTCACGACCTTGCTCGCCAAAACTAGCCCTCGTCATCATCTCGCCGCCGGTCTTTGACACGGGGCATTGGCGTAGTGCTACGGGGTCTGGGTTGTGGGGTTGGGATCCGTTGCGTGGGCTGGGACGGGGTGCGAGGCCGAACAACAGGCATCGGCCCGGCCGGTGTCGGGGTTCTGACTGCCTGCATACCACGTGGGGGTGTCAACGAGCGTACTGGGGGTTCGGTGGGGCGATCATGCTCGTGTTCACCCCCACGCTTGAACGCCTCCAGCAAACCCCGGGTGACGACGGACTCGACCTCAACCGACAGATGCTCCTGCGTGGTGCGCGCCTCTTGAGCCACCGCGTTGAGCACGATCTCGATCAGGTCTGCGATGTGACTGTGGGCAGTCATAGCCGGTCTTTCCCGGCGGTCAGGCACGGACTTGAGTCGTCGGTATGGCCGCTCGACTTACCAGACGCGACCGTGCCAGGGGCGTGCTGGTTACGCTTTGCCTCCGAACCGTGCTTTGGCTTGTTCTTCAACTTGCGACTCCAACTCACGGGGATTCAGGGCTAACTCAGGGTTTTGCAGAAGCAGCGACCGGGCCATGGGTACAAGCGCTCCGCGATCTTGCCCCTTAAGCTGATACACCTCAAACAGACGCACCTGATCGATCTCCGGCTTCTTTAGCATCTCAAGAAAACGCTTCTCGAAGGCGGGATCATCTGCGTGGGACAACAGAACTTCCCTGAGTCGCGCAAGCCCGTCCTGCGACAAGAATGACACAGGCGTGCGAACGGTCCACCCCAGATCCAGCAGGTCCAGTAGTAGGTGGATTTCTTGTTCGGGCAGCCCACGGCTGAGCGCTGTGGCGAACCCGGGTTCTTCCGCGAGCATTTCCTTGAGCACTTCTCCGAGCCCCAAGTCATGTAGCAGCTCTACTGAGCGGCGAGGCTGTGGCGACTCCAAGATGTCCTCGACAAGGATTTTGCGAACCGCATCCCAAGGCATCTGTTTAAGCTTGTGCGCGTTCTGCTGAATGCTCGTCCGCACATCGGGCGAGATTTTGAACCCGTACTTCGCCACGAACTTGACAGCACGAAGCATCCGGGTCGGGTCATCCGAGAACGTCTTGTCGGGGTCCACCGGCGTGGTGAGCAGGCGATCCTCAAGGTGCTGTCGGCCGTTGCCGAGAAGGTCCAGCACTTCGGCACGATCAGGTCCGTGCTCCAGGTCTAGAAGCCGCCAGAGTAGCGTGTTGAACGTGAACTCGCGACGCTGCAAGTCTTCTTGGATGGTCGCAGGTTCGACCATGTGCGGCTTGTAACCTTTGCCCGAGGGATCGCCGTAGCTCTCTTTGCGAGCGTTGGCGATCTCCAGGACTTCACCCTTGAGATCATGCCCGTCAAGGACCCACGAGTCCGCGACGGTGAGGATCGCCACCCCATATTGGTTAGTCGTCAAATTCGTGCGGGTCGGAATGATCCGTTGGAGCTGCTCCGCGAACCACGCAGAGTCCTTCCTACCCCCGAGAGCTACGGAATCGACCACTACGTCCACGTCTTTAGGCGCAAGGCCCATCAAGTGGTTTCGTACTGCGCCACCGACGATGTAGACGTGTTCTCCAACGCCAAGGCGCTTGGTGGCCAAGGACAAGAAACGTAGGAGTGCCGTTATTTTTGTCATGCTAGCGCTTTACTGAAAAGGAAACGACATGCCCCCAAAGCCACCGCCGATACCGCTACAAGCCGTTGCTTGGGAGTACAAGGCCTTGTCCTTGGATCCTAAGTACGTGGCAGACTACGAGCGTACCCTAAACAATCTGGGCGAACAAGGCTGGGAACTGGTTTCAATGGTCCCTGATTCGGGGAAAGCCATCGCGACCCTGAAGCGTAGGAAGCGAGTTACTTGACCTTTGCCTCAAGCTGCTGAAACGCTTTCCCGAGAGCCCCGTTGCCGCCCTTGTCCCCCATCGCGTAAGGGACATCCTTGACTTTGCAGGCGGCTGAGATCTTCCGAAAATCCTTGTGGGTCATGAGCCCTTCGAGGATGATCACCGCCCCGACTTTGCCGTTCTTGATTCGAGCCTCAATGGAGTCGATGATGCGAGGACTCCCCTTCTCGAAGACCACCCAATCCAGGTGGATCCCGTAGTTTGCGACGATAGACTCCAACTTGCCCGGGACCTTGAAGCCACCGACCATCATGATTCCCTTGGTTGGGAAAGCCTTTTGAAGTCTGGGGTAGGGGGAAGACTTGGGGACCACCACCGGCTTGGGGGCTTCCACCTTGGGAGCCGCCTCCGGTTTAGGGTTAGGCGGGGTGGGGTCCAGAATCCGGGGCTCGGTTCTTTCAACCCGTTCCGCTGCCTCCGTCTGATCCAACAGGCCCAAAGCCCGTGTCAGAGCTTGCTTGAACGCTTGCCGTTCAAAACTCAGGTCCACGACGGGATCAGGCCCCAGGCCCAGGCGGACCGCCATCGGGGCCTCTACGACCTGCTGGCACTGCGCCAGGAATGCACCTTCGTAGTCCTGGAGCGTTCTGCGCAGCGCCTCCAGGACCTCCCGGGTTGGACGTGACGCCGTTTCAACTTTGCCTTGAATTACCGCCGAAATGCTCATGTCTCCTTGTACTACACCGACAAGCCAAGGGCTAGGGGCAAACGGGCAAGAAACGATTCCCTGGACGCCACAGGACGATCCGGTGTAAAGCAGAAACAGGGAACCCATCGCTAGCTGTGGGTGAGGTGCGTACAGAGTGGCCCGGACCAGACAACGATTCACGAGCAAGGTGACGGTTAGGACAACGCTGCCGTTAGGTCGTAGTGAAACGCTCGGTTCGGTGCAGAACAAGCAAATCCGGCGTCCCGATGCCCCCGGGTACATCACGGGGATGCTGGGTAAGTGGTTCCTCGTGTTGCATGAGGGGGAAACGACCCCCGCTATCTACAACCCAGAGGAACTCAGGCTTGAGCCGCACGCCTACTGGCGGGTCACCCACACCCTGGCAGGACAGCCCTACTTCAAGGAATTCGGAACCTACCGCGAGGTCGAGAAGCATTTGAAAGCGCTGGGCAAGTTGGGCGGTGTAGCCCTTGGTATCGAAGGCCCTTTCTACTCCGCAAAGGAGTTGGAAGAGGGGCCTGTCCCCACCCGAAATCTTTTTGATCATTTGAACGACGCATGACCCAACCCTCAACGAATTGTGCCTTTCATTGTGGGCGTCCAGCCTATCGAGGAAAGCGCTTGTGCAAGACGCATCTGGAGCACCAGCGCCAAAAAATGGCGGAGTACCGCCTCAAGCGAAAGCAAGAGGGGCTTTGTTCGAGATGCGATAACCCGGCTCGCGTCATGCCCAACGGGACCGTCAGTACGTTGTGCGAGAGGTGCCGAACTCGTGTCCGTACGTTGGAGCAGCTTGAGCGTAACAAGGTAAGTCGCTTGGTACGGTCTATCCTCAAGGCCAAGGCTGAGGGCAAGACGCTCAAAGAAATCGGAGCCCGCAAGAAGCTCACCGTCGAGCAGATACGGCAACTGCTTGCAGACGCAAAAGCTAAGACCGACTGATCCCGTACGCACGCCCGGTGTACTGGCCCGGGATGCCGCACAACAAAGGGATGGATTGGGTACGGCTGCCGAAAAGGATGTCGGTCTATTTTCGCGACTCCTTTGACTGCGTATGGTGCCGGGGTGTGTTCCCCTTGGACCATCTCGGGTATGGCTTGACCCTGGATCACGTGGACCCTACCCAAGGGCATGACGCGGCCAATCTCGTGACCTGCTGTGGGCCTTGCAACAGCGCCAAAAAAGATCTGTCGCCCGACGAGTGGTACAAACGTCTGGCTGAGCGGGGCTACAACACTCGACGCATCAAAGAACGGGTGGCTCGGCTAACACGCAAAACCCTGAACCTGCATGCCGGTGCTTGGCTCGCAAGTCTTCGCCGTCCGAACTACAAGAACTACGCCACCCCTAAGAAAAACCGTAAGCCATGAACGATGATTACGTTGATGACGACCCTGAGGGGGTACTGGACGAGGCCGACCTACTGCTTGAGGTAGTCCGATCTATCGTGCGTAACCCTCAGAAGGTTGAGGTCTCAGCCAAACGCGGCCCCACCACCACCGTGCTCACAATCACCGTGGATCCTTCGGATCGCGGTCATGTGATCGGCCGAGATCGCAAGACGATGGACGCGCTCATTCACCTTTTCTGTAAATCTGCTACTATTGAAGGCCGCCGAACCCTCATCCATCTGGGCGGTGCCGACCTTCGACCCCGGCATCCGCAGCAGCGCGGCCCCCAACAGCGCTCTCAACGTGATGGCCGTCCAGACCAAACCAGGCCGCCCCAGCAGCCCAGACACCGACGATAGAACATGCGACTCCTTTGGGCCACAGACATCCATCTGAACTTCTTGAAGGCCCCCGGAGCTGCTCAAACCTTCGGAGCGTATCTCGGGGTTGAGCAAGAGTTCGACGCTGTGGTGGTCACAGGGGACATCGCGGAAGCCCCTTCGGTCCGGGTGCTCCTGGAGAGCTTCGCTCGCGGGGTGGGTAAACCGATCTACTTCGTGCTGGGCAACCACGACTTCTACTTCGGCAGCATCGCGGGTGTCGAGAAAGAGCTGAGCGAGATTCTGTTGCCCAACCTCGTGTGGTTGGACCAGGCCCCCGATCCCATTCTGCTTGATCCTGACACGGCACTTGTTGGGCAGGGCGGGTGGTACGACGGCCTTTTGGGTGACGCTGAAAAGTCTAGGGTCTTGCTGTCGGACTTCGAGCTGATCCGAGACTTCAAGCCGCTGTTTCACGAGCAGACCTGGCTCTTTGAGTACGGGGGCCGTGCGGACCTGTTGGACAAGATCAGGACGCTGAGCAAGCAGCACGCCGGGGCAGCCAGAGCCAAGCTGCTTGAGGCCGTGAAGCTCCGCAAACACGTGATCCTAGCCACCCACTACCCACCGTTCGCGGGGGCGTGCTGGCACGAGGGCAAAATCTCGGACCAACACTGGATGCCCTGGTTCACCTCGGGGGCCATGGGGGCGATGCTTGGGGAGGTGGCGGCAGAGCACCCGGACCATCGCTTCCTGGTTCTCTGCGGGCACACGCACAGCCCTGGGGTCTACGAGCACCTGCCCAACCTGCTTGTATTGACCGGCAAAGCGGTCTACGGGGCTCCCGATGTGGCTGGCCTACTGGAACTGCCCCTAGACCCCCTCTGGGCTAGACCTGAGCGTTGTGATCGCTGCGACACCGCTGACTTCCGAAGCTCGGCAACGATCATGGAATGCAAGCTCTGCACCAGGGTCTGGGAGCGGGTCGGTGGGGCTTGGGTCCTTGACCCCAAGTCATGAGCTACCAGGCTCAGTACCGCTGCGTTCGCTGCCAGCAGCGGTTCGAGGTCACACAGGGCGTCTTCGGGTGCCCTCCGGGGCACCAAGCAGACCCTGATAGCCCGTGCGGGCGTAGCCAGCGCCAGTACCGTTGTGCGAGCTGCGCCAAAGCCCAGAGGTGCCCCCAATGCGAACACCTCTGGGTCGAGTGGCTCAACTACCAGACCCTCGTGGCAACGCATAAACTTCCTGTGCTGTAGCCAAGGTATGCTCCCCGAACGAGTGCTTCGCAGGTACCTGCGAGCGAAAAGCACCAAGAAGCGCATGGTCGTCATGATGGGCCCACCCGCAGCGGGTAAAGGCTTCTTCTTGGGCGAGCCGCCGCCGAAGTTCGGCTGGAAACTCCCCAAGATGCTCGTGGACGACAAGGGCAACCCGCTCTTGACCGAGGACGACATCCCGGAACGTCCGCACTCAGAGGAATCCGACAACCACCTGCGAGCTATCCAGTTCGAGGAAGCAAAGAAGCACTTCGACACGCTCAAGGCGGCACACGAAGAAGGTCCGGAAGCCTTCAAGAAGGCGCTCTCCGACCACTGGTACGCGACCAAGGATGGGGATCGCGTAGACCTCAGCAAGACGGTCAACTACGACGATTTCCCTGAGACCTTGAAGGACTACCACGCCAAGACGAACAAGGATTTCTACGTCTCGATGCGGGGTTGGCACGACGACGCGAAAGAAAAGAACGAGGTTACGGGTAAGCCCAAGGAGCGCTTCAAGGACGAGGCGAGGCACCGCTTCGAGGAGACGCTGCACAAGAAGATCGAAGAAATCGAGGACATGTTGATCGTGGACTCGGCAGGCGAGGACATCGACGCCCAAGACTACAAGGGCCAGATCGCTGCCGCCAAAGAGGCTGGATACGAAGTTACGGTCATCTTCCTGCATCCTGAGCAAGCCGACACCGAGCTGTCCAACCTGGCTCGCGGTAAGGTGCAGGGCAAGCGCATGGTGGACCAGTCGGATATCTCGAACTGGTACGAGAAGAACGCTGAGGCTCTCAAGGACATCCAAGAAGCAGCCCCCGACAACTTCGTGCATTACCGGAAAGGGCCGCCTGACGCGGACCCCAAGAAGGCGGCTGAGTTGCGGGCCAAGGCTCGCGACATGATGAACAAGCTCTCGGGCCTAGAGGGCGAAGAAAAAGAGAAGGCCAAGCAGGAGATCAATCAAGTCTTGTACGGGGCTGCTTCGTACAAGCTGCACAAGCCTACGTCGTACGGCTCGGCTGTGAGCGGGCTTCCTGAGAAGCCCGAGGAAAGTAGCATCGCCGACGCCGTAGAGGCCATGAACACCGAGGCTGAGAAGCGATCAGGTTCAGGCCAGCCCAAGAAGGTCAAGCCTGAGGGTGAGCAGACTCCGGAGAAGCAGACTCCGGAGAAGCAGCCTCCGGAGAAGCCCGAGGGTAAAGCCAAACCGGAGGCCGGGTCGGAGAAAACCCGGATGAACTTCCTACGGGAGCTGGGGGATCAGAAGGTCAAGAACCCCAACCCGGAGTCGCGGGATCGCTTCCCTCAAATTAAGATCAGGTCGCTACCCTGGACATACCAGAAGCCCTACTACGAAAAGTGGCGGGGCAAACAGGCAGCGCAACGTGTGGCAAAACGCTACCTGGAGGCAACGATGGCTGGTAAGGGATGGCTCGCAGGTTGGATGCATGAGCTTGCGGACGAGCTTGGGAAGACCAAGGTCGAGGGCTACAAAGTTTCTGCTGAGGCCGGTAAAGGTCCGCTGGTCCTGGTGACCATCAAGGGTGCTACCGAGGACTCAACGACTGCCCGCAAGGCCAAACAATCGATCGAGAAGGTGATGGAGCACTCCATCAAGAAGCACTCAGAGGGTGTCCCCGGGTTCAAGCACCGCGTCAAGAGCTTCAACAAAGGTGCGGATCTCATACTTGAGTGCGAGGTCTTGTTTCCTTGAAATGAACAGGGGCCCTGGTTGCCCAAGGCCCCTGTCGCTCACCTAGTTCTTGGAACGCTTACGTTCGAGCGCTACGAGGTAGCGTTCGTTGCGTTCAACGAGGCCCGGGAGCTTCTGGATTACGGCCAGCACCACAGCAAGCTGGCCGTTCAAGGCGTGGTTGTGCTTGGCCCAAGTCTGAGCCAAACCGTTCGATTTTACCCCAGGCATGGTTCACCCGGAAACCGTGCAGCCGTGGGGCAAGGAAGGATCGAACATGACGCGCCGCTGGTTGATCTGCTTCCACGACCTCGGGTCCTTCGGGTCCATCAACTCCGAAATGAAGAGACGGACCGTGGTCCCCAGCGTGAGGTGGAAGGCACGGACGTAGTAGGTACGCCCGTCACCAACGTGATCGTAGCTCTCCACGACCACGCTATCGTTCTCGAACAACAAGTGATCAGGACCGAGCTTGTTGAGCGTGATGCTGCCAATAGCGCAGTTGAGGTTGGTCTTCTCGCCCGTAGCCTTGGCGGTACCCACACTGGTGGGGATCAACATGACCGTAGGGTTAGCGACTGACCGACGAACGAAAAACGGCTTGTCCTTCGTCCACTTCGAGGCAACGTCTCGCACGTAAGCGTGCATCTCAGCACGAAGTGGGGACGGGGCGGCCGTAGGCTTTTCCGCCGCAGACGGAGGGGCCTCGTTGAGATCCAGGTCATCCAAGAACCCGAAGTCGATCTCAGCCGCCGCTTGCTGCGTCACGTTGGGCTCAGCAGCCACCTGCGTAGTCTCTTGACGAGCAGCCGCTTGAAGCGAAAGCGCCTTGCTAAGCTGCTTGCACGCTGCGATCACTTCCGGTTTAGCGCCGGACAAGGTAAGCACCTGGTCCACCGTCTCTCGGAACTCGCTCATCCCAATCTGGGGCTTGTCGTAGTAGTGCAGGGAGTAGTCCCCGTGCATCCGGGTAATCTCCGCAGGCCAAGCATCGGGGCCCAACAGTTGAAAGTGCCGCAAATGGCTCGGCATCAGACTCTGGGCGTACTTGGACCGCGAACCCACAGGTTCTCTGGGCATTGTCAGCTCTCCTTCGCGCTAGAACGCGCTTTCGTTTTCAGTTCGCTTCGTTCGCATTGGCGGGGGTTACCCCTCGCCAACAACCCCCCGTACACCAACGAAATGCGAATCTCGGACGAAAACGACCAAGCCCGTACGAATTCGGAAAGCCTTTGTACCAGCCCTTCAAGCCTTTAAGGTTGAAGGGAATCCGTTGACGCTGATCCGGAAAGCCGCAGTCAAGATGGCGGCTTGCACCGCCTGGGGAACCGCGATATCTAGGGCCCGCATGGCTTGGTCCAAGGCATCCCCGTAACGAAGTCCGGGGTCCTTTGAGACCAGATCAACCACCCGCTCCAGGACGGGCGCATAGCGCTGCATGTCAGCATCAGACATCGAGGTCTCCACCTTGAAAGGGTAGGGCTAGCATGAAACTTACAGGACGTATCCCCGCACTCCAGACTTGCATAACCCAACAATGGACCGCTGGGCAACAGTTGGGTAGCAAGAGCTGGAAGACGCCTCGCAAATTGATGGGGTCCATCACATTCGATGCGAAGGCCGCCAAGGACTCGACTCAAGCCGTACGGGTCGTGGTTTTGAAACCTGACGGGACCATGCTGCGAGAAGAATTCCTCTATACCCTCCCTGAGGATGTCTACCCTCTCCCACTAAAGGGAACCAATGGCATCGGCTCAATGGCGTGAAGTCCTCAAGGATAAAGTGTACGCGCTCTATGTGTACGAGCATCATCGCGTAGCGATTGCGCAACTCCTGGATCAGAATTGGGTCGTCACACTACCCGACGATCCCACAACCAAGCATTCGGCTAAAGATCAAGAGGACGCCTTCAAAATCGGGCGTCGGATCTCGGTCGCTTGGTTGCAGGGTGCCCTCAAACAGCTCGCCCCCGAGGTTGTCCCCCGACGCGACCTAACCCCAACCGAGGCCCAGGCCGAAATCAAGCGGCGGCAGAGGCGTTCAAAAAACTAGCGTTTCCGGCGATTTACCTGGGGCAGATCAGAGACTCTTGACGTTCTGCGGTCATCCGGTGTAATAGTGGACGGTGTAGTAGTAACCGTTCACCTAACTCGAAGGGACCGCCTGTGACCGTCAAAGCCACTCTTGCTACGAAGCTGAAAGACATCCGTGACCTCAAGTCCAAAGGGGCGGGCTTTGAGGTTCAGGCCATGTACGAGGTCCTCGCCCTGGAGAAAGCCTCGGTGTTGTGGCGTCGAGACGGTACCGAGACGTTCACCACCGTGCTCAAGGAAGAGGTCGGGGTCTGCACCCCGACACGGTTCAAGGCCTTCAAGAAGGCCGCCGAATACTTCACGCAGGACACCATCGAGAAGCTCGGTGTTCCGTGCGTGTGCCTGATCGCCACGCAGAACCAAAGCGTCCGGCAACGGATGCTCAAGGACGCGCTCACGTACCGGAAGGATCACGGGTCTGAGCCCACCTACCAATACTTCTCGCGCTTCTTGCGCAAGCCTGGAAAGGCCGTGTCACGGACCCGGCTTCTCAAGTACGTCGAAGTGCTCAAGGCCGAGATCAAGAGCCTCGGTGGGCGCGTTCCGGTGATGGAGTAACCGACCCGATCTCGGGTCCCAGATGAAAGACAGATCAGATGAAAAAGAGCAAGCTACGGTTCCTGTTGAGTCTGCACGAGAACATCAATCAAGGCTGCGAGATCCTCGCCGTCGATCGTGCCACCTTCATGCCGACTCTGGATCGCTTCTTCGAGACCGTCAGTCTCGGCATCGAGATGGGACTCAAGATGAAGGGCTCGAAGTCCTCACTGGCCGCCAAGAAGCCGGTGGCCGCCAAGGGGAAGGCCAAGAAGTCGGTGGCCGCCAAGGGGGAGGCCAAGGCCAAGAAGTCAGGGAAGGGCGGCAGCAGGAAGCACGACCCTCAACGAACCCTCAACGTGCTGACGGCCGTCAAGACCCACCTGGGGAAGACTTCCCCGATGCGTTTGAAGGACATCATCGAGGCGGTCAAGCCGCTCTTGAAGGGGATCAAGGACCCGCAGCAAGCCGTCTGGAAGATGCTCACGGACTGCCCTGAGATCGAGAGCGTCCCCAAGCAGCGTGGCTTCTACCGTTTGAAGCCCTCGAAGAAGGTCTTGAACGGCAAAGCCAATGGCAAGGCGACGCACGCCGTTGCCTTGAACTAGGTTCGGGACGCGAGATAGCGGCTCACCACAGCGGCGGCAGTTTTCTTGTCCTTTGCTTCCGCTCCCATGGAGTTGAGGACTTCTTGGAAGTCCTCATCGGTGAGCTGCTCGATCTCTTTGGCCACCGCTGCCATCATGAACTTGGCCATTGCGTCCTCGGCAGAGTCGCCTTTTGCGTCCTTGTCCTCGGAAGCGATGTGCTGAATCAGGTGGGCCACGCCATGTCCAACGTGCCCCAGCTCTTCTAGCATGTGCAGGTCCCCAAGGTGTTTAGACACCGACTTCATCGCCACATGCCTAGCCAGATTTTTGGCGAACACCCCAGCGGCCATCAACGGGCCTGACGCAGCAAACGCAGCGGCAGCTCCGCCAATCGCCATGTGGGTGGCTACTTCCTTGAAGGCGGATTTCTGCTTCTTGGTCATCTTGCCGCCCTGCATCACGGCCTTGACGCCCTCTGCGGCAGTTTTGAACTCGTGAACCTCGTGCTTGGCGGTAGTCACGAGGTTCGTGATCATCTTCTTGGGGGCGTTCACCAGGGCGTCTTTCGCTTCACCCAACGCCTTCTTGCGGAACTCATCGTCCCCGAAGAAGTGCTTGACCGCTTTCGGGGCTGCCTCCACGAACTTCGTGGCTGACTCAGAGAGGCCTTTGAACCGGGCCTTCCAAGCGTCGAACTTGCCCGCAGGCTTGGCGGTCTCCTTGGGGGCCTCGGGAGCCTTGGCTTTGGCGGGCGGGGCCTTGGGCTGAGGCTTGGCCTCTGGCTTGGACTCAGGCTTCTTCTTGGCCTTGTCCGGGATGGGCGGCGGGGTGCTCTTAGGAGCCTTAGGCGGAGTGCTCTTGGGGCCAGCCGGGGGCGGGGGCTTGGGGGGCGTCTTACCGCCCGCTGGCGGGGGTGCTTTGGGCTTCTTGACCCCGGGCTTCTCAGCCGGGCCGCCTTTGGCCTTGTTCTCGTTGACCGAGTGCTGGGTCCTGTCGGCGTCCGGGTGTTCCTTGAGGTACTCGTTCAAGGCCTTCTCGGAGGGGAACTCCTTGGCTTGACGGTACCTGGACGCGACTCGTGCTGCTAGACCCATGCAGACGCGAGATCATCGAAGGATCTTTTGGATCAGTCCCGGATCACGCTCAGCGTCAAGTCCGCCGGGGCCTTGCAATGCACGGCCCGCTCCACCTTCCGGATCGCCACCACCGCCTCCCCTGACCACCCCCGAGGCAACACCTGCCCTCGACCGCACAGGTTGAAGCGAGTGTCCTGACGAGACGATGTGGCCCAAGAGCCTGGCGCGAGGTTCCCTAATTCGGATTCAGGGGGCCGTGGGACAGGGTACGCCACCATCATAAACAGCTCACCCGTAGGCAAAACAGGAAGTTCATCGCTTTCAGACATGATGGACCAGATTACACCAGTCACGCCGCAACGTGTCGCACACCCTCGGCAATAGCCCGCTCAATGTCTTCTTCGGTCAACTCCCACCCATCGTAGGGTAGCCGGGCCACCACTCTGGTCTTGAACTTCTGGAAGTAACGGATCGCTAGGTACTCATGAAGTTGGAGCCCCAGCCACTCATCTTCGGGCGGCAGCACACTGATCCCCAGAGCGGCCAGCACGATCCGATGGTTCTCGGGATCGATCAGGTGCGAGACCAAGATGGCCAACGCGGTTTGTCCGGGACCCGATCCATGATACCCCCACTCGAAACCCGTCGGACTTTTGGTCAAGAGGTCGAGCCTGGGATTCAGAGCCCACCCACTGCCCGAGTTCAGATCCTCGACAGTAATCGAACAGACCTTCGTCTCGGGGTCACGGCGACCCGTGTACTTGAAGTAAGCTCTAGACATTCTTCAACGTCCCTTCGATCAACTTGAGGCACCGTTTGCAGGTAACCTCCGCTTCGTTGGAGGTCAAATTCTTGTACGAGACGTGCGGCGTCTCGCAGATCTGTGCTGACCTGCCGTTGACCTTATGGGCCATGTGAATCTTGCGAGGAAGGATCGAGAGCAGTTCCTCTTGCGTCATAGGCTTCACGAGCCCGGCCCGCATGTAGAGCTTGAAGCCCTCTTTCGCAAAACGCTTCTCCAGGTCCAGGATGGCCTTTTCGATGACTTGCTCCAAGACACCCGCCTCCGAGATCTTGGCACTCGTTGCAAACGACAGCTCAACCGACATTGGGACATTCAGGTCTTGAATGTCCTCATCGGGTTGAAGCCGTTTCAGCAAGGGTCGGGGCCGATCAGGCATTCAGCAACTCACGCAGATGCGCTGCAAGAAAGCGCCCGGTGGGCTGGTTCTCCATGCTCGCCGCTGACTGCTCGATGCGTTCCTTCAGCGCTACGAACGCTCGCAGTTCCTCGATCGCAGCCTTGAACGCATCCCCGTCAACCTCAAAGTAGGTTGGGCTCATGTCCTCGGTTGCCGACCCGTCTTGAAGCTCAGTGACTTGTTCAAGACGATCCAGAAGTTGTTGCGTGGTCATGTGCGCGTTGCTCCCGTGAACTTGCGATCCAAGTAGTCCCCATCATCCTCGGGCTCGGGGGTCGGTTCCTCCGCCACCTTGGGCATCCGCTGCTTGAGCCAATCGGCGGCATCGTAGAGGCCGTTCTGGTTGGCCAACCCCAAAAGGGTCTGGAGTTGGTCGGTGACTGAACGTTGGTCGGGCATCATGCGGGTACTACACCGGGGCTTGGGAAAACTCTAGAAACGGGTTACGCTTCTCAGGTGAAAACCTTACGCGAACGCCTTCAAGACTGGCACGATTGCGATGTTGCCGAATATGAACTCGGCGTAACTCTTGGGCTTTGGCCAGAATGGGGCGGCGGGCCTCCTGGGGAAGACCCTTGGCATGGGCACAAAGGCGTCTTTTGGACCGCCAACCCCCTGGGGACCATGCTTCACGAGACCTTGGTGAGCCTGACTACACTCGGGATGCTGGAATCGAGGGAAGACGGGTTGAGCTTCCGGTGGAACCCTGCTTGGGACTCGAATTCGTTGAAGGGTGCCTAGAGTTTCTCTGCTCTCCGGTGTAGTACCAACATGTACCGCACCGTCGAAGAACTGGCAACAGACCTCGTGGACGACGACCGTACCTCTTTCACGTTCGCGGAAGCGGACGAGCTGGCGGAGACGCTTCAAGTCACGACCGCCAAGGTGATCCGTGACCTCAAGGCGTATGGGCTGACTTACGAAGGCCGTCCGAACGAGAAGTCGGTTCGCGGGTTCACCTCAAACCCGCATGACCGTTGGTACGGTCCGGGCTCAAGTCCCACGCATGGCGGCTCGGGCTGGGAACAGATCGCTGGTTTCGGAGGTCGGGAATGAAACTCCGGATGTTCACTCGGGTTGGGGTCATCAGTGCGACCGGGAAGCGCCGAAGCCGCAATGTGAGCGCTCGCAAGTGCGTCTCGATCGAAGACCTCGTTCGATGCTTTGAGCACAACCTCCGGTTCGTGACGGACCCTACGATTCAATCCATCCGTATCGATGTTCGCCGTCCGAGCAGCAACCCCGAACTGAAAGAGTTCGAGAACGACCCGGACGGGGACTTCTCCTGGCAGCACGACGCAAAGCTTTCGGCAGAAGTGGCCGGTGTGCTCAAGAACAAGTACCCCGAGCTGCCCGTGACCATCGGGTACATTTTCGTATGAAGCGCAAACCTAAAGAGACCAAGAAAGAGCGCAAGCAGCGCCTGGTCCAAGGGATCAAGGCGGCTCGCAACGCCCAGCCCGCAGCACCCCTGCACTTGGCCGATTCCGCCTACGTGGAAGCGATGCTGGACGGTTCCACTCGTCTGAATGTGGCTGCCGAAGTGGCGGCCGATCCCCGAGTCTCGATCTGGCTGCAACAGCTCGACAAGCGCATGGACCTGATCGCGAGTCGGGGCAGCGTTACCCGCAAGCAGTGTGACGTGATCCTGAGCATCGTCCAAGAGTGGGAGAACGCCAACGCCACCAATCGGTTCAAGTCCAAGGCGGAGGCCTCTGTCTCGGTGGCCCGGATGCTCGATAGCGTGATCAAAGCGCTCCCGAAATCCAAAGTCCCGCTCACCCCTGAGCAGATACGACGCGAGGCCGAAGACATCGGAGAGCTGTCTGACGCGATCCTAGACACCAAGTCCAACTTCGTGAAGACCGCCGGTCGGGTTGTACTCCCCGAGGGTCAAGCTGCCGTTGAAACTTACCTCTACTGCATGCAGAAGCTCATGGAGGGGGCCAACGGCATCGTCAAGGACTTGGACGACAAGGGTAAGCGTGCAGGTATCGAGGCAGCCCGGCAGATTTGGGCTCAAGCTCGGGACGCGAGGGTGTTCGAGATCCCCGCTCAGATCTGGCAGAGCCAGCACCGCATTCACGAACAGCACTTCATGATGGCGATTGCCAAGCAACAGATCCCCCAAGAGGAAGCGCTGGAATTCCTGCGTGTGAACGCACAGGTCCAACCCTTCCCGGAGAAGCTCCCGTTCGACTACTGCTACATCGGGCTCGGGGCTGGGGTCATGCTCGACTTGGCGCTGGCGAAGATGCGGATCTCCGGTTCGGACAAGAAAGAGAACGTGGTGGGGGTGTGCTTACTCGGGTACCTGATCTGCGGTCCGAACAAGCAAGTCTACGAGATGCTCCACGTCATCTTGGAGGACACCGACTTCTTTCTGCCGTTGGCCCAGCGCTACGATGGTTCATGGCCTTTCGGTGAGACTCTCGCGGCATGGCTCGTGGCTCAGATGGTGGACCTGATCAACGAGCACAACACCGTGGTAATCAACCACGAGCCCTCGCAGAAGATGAAGGCCGCTTACCGTAAGACCGGCAAAGGCGCTCCAGGCTTCCTCCCCCGGCCCTACTACACACTGCACCTGAAGCACTCGATCATTGACGAGTCCGAGCTTGAGCCCCGGAGCGAGAACGGTTTTGGCCGGACCCTGGCGTACCGCTACGACCGACGGGGGCATGAACGCTGCTACGTGGCACGCGGCCCTCTACCCATTGACGAGAAGACCGAGAAGAAGCTGCTCAAGTACGGGTACCGCTTCATCGTGGGCAAGCCTGACGCTGAGGATGCCGCTCGGCTGGCCTACCGCAACTTCCCACCCAAACGCTCGGACGAGTGGATGGCGGTCAAGGTTCGCTGGATCGAAGACGTAGTGGTGGGAGACGAGAAGCTACCGTACATCCCGGCGGTCAGAGTTCCCGAGAAGCCTCAGGTGCTAGCCCCATGATCTCTCATGCCCGCAAGCTTCATATCAACGGAGAGACCTACCACTGGACGGGCTCCAAAAACGGGATTGTGCTCGATCTCGGGGCACACGGTCGGTTCGAGGTCGGGCTCGAAGTGATCAATCCCGAGAATTACTGCTGGAGCGGCTGTTGCGATCCGGCCCCTCATCCGACACCTGGCCTCGCAAGTCACATCGCACGCATTCAACTGGCAACGGATCTCGTGTTGGAACCTGGTGTCGAGATTGACCACGTGTGGAAAGTCACATCCGTGAGGAAGCTGTGACGGTACGGATCCTCACGAACTTCCTGACTCAAGTGGACATTGAGCAGCTCTTGCTCTTTGCTGAACAAGGTAACTTCGAGCCCGGCCGTCAAGGCACTGGCTACGTCAAGGCGTGCATCCCGCCCCAACTCTTTCCCGAGCTACGCAAAGACTCGCTCAAGCAGCTCGGGGCAACCCTGGACGTTGGGCACGACTGCTATCTCGTACGGTACGGGGTGAACACCTGGATCCCGTCTCACAAGGATGATGCCCCGCTTGCTCAAGAGCACCACCGCCTCAATGCCATGGTCACGATGCCCGAACGAGGTGGCCAGCTCATCGTGGAAGGCCAGTCCATCGAGCTTGCAGTCCGCGATGCCTACGTTTTCCGACCGGACCTTCAGGAGCACGAGGTGCAACGTGTCGAAGCCGGTGTACGGCTCATTTGGTCCGTTGGCGTTCTGGTCTAACCCCTGAGCCCTTCATGAAACCCAACCAACTCTTGGTTCACCGTCTCTGGTCCCTCTGGAACCCCGTGGCAGCCCTGGGCTTACGCCCCAAGGACGTAGGGCGCTTTGGCCAAGTAGAGCCTCTGACGACCTTCCGAGAAGACCGCCGGGGCATCAAGTACCATCAGGGCCGGATCCACTACTTCGTGCAGTGTCTCCGAGACGGCATCGAGTTGGATCCGATTTCCATCGACAACGATTGTGGGCACAACCTGATCCTGCCTATCCCCGTTGTGCTCGACGGCAACCACAGATTCATCGCGCACATCCTCCTGGGGATCCCCCGGATCCCCGCCCATTACGGAGGTCGAGTGGACCTTCTGCGCTACCTGGAGGGGAAGCGGATGACGCCCCCGAAAGACTAGCCAGCGTGGCAGTCGTAAGCGCCCGAGAATGTGGCGAGAATTCGTTCCGTGAATGTGGTGGGACGCCCTTCGGGGCACTGTGCCAAGGGGATGGGCAGGCTTTTCACTTGCTCGGCATCGAGCCCAACAGAGCTACCGCATGCCTCACAACGATACATTGACCAGCGGTAACCCTCGGTCTGAATCTGCGAATCTAGCTTGAACAGGTGTACTCGTTTGGCCACAGACAAGACTACACCAAAAGCGCTTGGATCTGGTGCTGCCGTGCGCTACAGAGCACAGAAGGTGGGTTTGAGGCGGGATAGCGCCCCACGGTCGAGACTCCCCAGTCCTTGGCCCGGCCGCTATTCCGCCTCAAACCCATCTAGACGCTTGACGCCTCGTTCTGGACCGTGTTAGGCAGGGAACACGGATCGCGCCCTACGGGCCCCGTCCGCACAACCTAAGGACACCAGATGGGCCACCCCGCAGGTAGCTTCTGTTCCCTTTGTCTCAAATCTGAGTCAGAGGTCCCCCGCTTGATTGTGAGCGGCACGATGGCAGCGGTTTGCACCGAGTGCATTCAGCTCTGCAACGAGATTTTGGAGGGGGACGACGAGCCTTTCACAGAGGAACCCCCGCCCCGCTACGTGGGTGGCGAGAGACCCCCTGTGCTCCCCGATACGCTCTCGATCGAGCTGTTCTACCACGCCACCGAGGTGATGCTGAACACGTTGGTGCTCTCGGGAGAACCCCAGCCCTATAGTACGGTGGCCCCCATCGTGGGCTACCACCACCGGGACCGGAACTTCTATCGCATGCTCGGGCGGTCCCTACGTGAGGACCACGCCGCTGGACGCCCCCTCAGGGCCTCCATGGTCATCAACAAGGCTCTGGGGATGCCTGGGCAGGCCTACTTCATGGTCTGCCGTGAGCTGGGCCTGGAAGTCCCCAAGGGCGGTGAAGCGGCCTTCTGGACTGCCCAGCTCGACCGCCTCGCCCTAGAGTTTTCCGAAGTCCAAGTGTAGTACCCTCCATGAAAGCCCTCTTGAACACGGTCTTTGCAGACGCCGCCAAGTGCCTGCACCCCAAGGCTCAGACCAAGAAGTACGTGGGCTCCACCGAGACCTACCACTACTGTCCGGACTGCATGACGACCTGGGGCGGCGAAGAGGGCCCCCGGAAGGTTGCGTTGATCGCGGCGGCGGCCCGGTACGAAGAAAGCCTTCCGATCTGGGAGTCGAGTCTGCTCTAGGTGCGGATTTAGGGCGGCGGCGGTGTAGCCTAAAGGATGAGCACAGGCGTCAAACAAGTGATCGTGGTCCGTAAAGACCTCAACATGCGCAAGGGTAAAATTGCTGCCCAGGTTGCGCACGCGGCCATGATGTTCCTGATCAAGCCCGCCGAGGTCTACTGGGCTACAGACACTGTGGCTTCGTTCAAGACCCTGGTGACCCCACACCAACACGCTTGGCTCACCGGGTCCTTCACGAAGGTCGTGCCTTACTGCAACTCCGAGGCCGAGTTACGCGACCTAATCCAGAAAGCCCGAGATGCAGGAGTTGTGGTTCACGAGTGTACAGACAACGGTCTCACCGAGTTCCACGGGGTCAAGACGCTCACCTGTGCCGCTTTTGGTCCCGATCTACCGGCAGTTCTCGACCCGATCACCGGCCACCTGTCCTTGTTGTGATCAGAAACCCCTAGAGTTCTACCCTTCCCATGTGTAGTACCGGGAGAGGTTACGGCCATGTCTCCCAAGTACCCCCGCACCTTTCATCTCCCGTACAGCCCTGGCGGCACGTCGGATGACCGTCGCCTGACGGACACCCGGTCGCTGATCGGTCGTCCGTTGGTCATCACTGAGAAAATGGACGGATCCAACGTGTCGATGGAGCGCCAAGGGTGCTTCGCTCGAAGCCACGCTTCGGCTCCGAACCACCCGAGCTTCGATGCCTTCAAGGCGTCCCATGCAGCGGTCAAACACCTGATCCCGGAAGGGGTCCAGGTGTTCGGTGAGTGGCTGTACGCCCTGCACAGCATCGGCTACCAGGCTCTCCCGAGCTACTTCCAGGTGTTCGGAGTGCGGGCCAACGGGCTGTGGGCCTCGTGGGCGGAAGTCGAGCTGTGGGCTCAAGAGCTGGGCACCGTGACGGCCCCGCTGCTAGTCGGTCCCCGCTGCTTCGAGAACCAGAACGACCTTCAGGACTGCGTAGAGCAGTTGGTCCGCAAGCCCTCGGCCTGCGGGGGCGAGCGGGAAGGCTGTGTGGTTCGCCTGGCTGGCGAGTTCGCGGATCAGGACTTCGGTACCTCGGTAGCGAAGTGGGTCCGAAAAGATCACGTCAACACGGACGACCACTGGAGCACCCAAGAGATCGTCAAGAACCGCTTGGGGTAAAAACAACGAAACACCGGAGAGGGGGCTAGAGTTTAGCCTCTCTCCGGTGTAGTAGTAATCATGGGCCTGCCGCAACACCGCGTCGTTCACATTCTGCACCAAGGGCTTGCGCTCTGCGGCGCTGGACTGCCCAACAGTTGGCCCACAGCTCACCGCTGGGTGTCGATTGCGGACTACCCGAACGAGATCGGCAAGAACAGCTTCTGTCACGAGTGTGAGGCGGTCATGACCATCCCGATCAAACAGCAAGAAGACCCTGAGCCCCCTTTCGAGGAGTGCTGCTTCTGCTTCAAATCCACACGGTTCTGGACCGTGCTGCCGGACCGCAAGGGCGGGGAGCAGGTAGCGTGCTGCCAACCGTGTTCCAAGCTCCACATCCCGTCGCAGGTGCCCTCAAAGCCCGACTGGTGTGCGGAAGCGCGTAAGAGGCGTCCCAGACTCTACCCGGGGCAACCATGACCCGCCGTTCCGCAGTCATGCAGATCAGCTCGCAAGAGGTCTTCTGGGTCCCTGAGTCCAAGTGTGTGGACCTACCGGGGAAGCCGCTCAGGGTGTGGACCCTGGCGTCCCACTCGGACCCCAACACGAAGCCGAAGTTACCCATCACCCCACAGCACGGGTTCAACGCCTTCCTCGAAGACGAGAGGCATGACTGGACCTACCACATGCTCGGGGGAGAGCCTTGGCTCAGGTACAACAGCCGAGTGCGAGATCACTCGGTCTGGATCCTCTGCGAGTTCAAGCCGTGACCCCACAAGCCATCGATCAGGAACTCCGCCACCTTCGCTTGAAGTTCGAGCGCGAGCCCTCGGAGTTTCTCAAAGGACGCATCGCCCTCATGGAGCGGGTCCAAGAGGCGTGCCGAGCAGTCCAACCCGCTTCGATTCTAGAGGGGAGTTTGGCTGAGTGCCGTGATTGCAAAGGTTATGTGCCTGGCTTCATGGTCTTTGATTGGGTGTGGTTGGAGGGGTGGCCCTCGTACCCAGCCGAAAAGAACGCTTTGGAGGAACGCTTTGGGAGTGGGGATCTCAGGGCAATTCTAGAGTTGTGTGTGCCTTGCCTAGAGGCTCGTTTGAAGCGCCCCCTCAGGACAGAGGATGTCTTGGCGATCCCTTTCAACGCTTGGCTTCTTACTCGACTTTATATCGCGAAATTGGGGCAAAATGATTGACCCTCACCTGTTCACGGTCGAGAGCTTGCTCAAAGCGTTGCTTGACGACGCATACGGCAACCGCGACATGTGGCGGCAGTTGGCAGAGATCATTCCGAACTACTTCCCGCCAAGCCCAAGACCTGAGGTCGAGGTTCAGCAAGTCCTACCTGAGTTGCAACCTAAATGCGTGGTGCGGGTAGGATCGTCGTTCTTGCGTTACTCAAAAGGGCCCCGCCAGGGTTTCTTTTGGGACCTATACGGGGACGACTTCCAGACTCCTGAACTGGCATTGCTTGCCCTTCTACAAGCGCCCGTTCCACCTATGCCTTAGAGATTCGTGAGGCGCGAGCCAGAGCCCTACGATGAGCTACTCGTACACAGAACCACCCCCGTGTAACGAGTGCGGGATCTGTTGCACCACCAACCTGGAGTTTGGGCGAGGGGGCTACGTCCAGCTCACCGAAGCAGACTACGCACGGTTGCCTGAGAAGTATCGGCTCAAGGTCGTTCTTGAATCCGACCTCAATGTGGACCGGCTAGGGATCAAAGGAACGCCTGAGACGGGGTACCGTTGCACGGCCCTCAAAGGGATCCCTAATCACAAGACTTCGTGCGACATTTACGAACAGCGCCCTACGGTTTGCCGGACCTTCGAGCGAGGATCACCGGATTGCCGTAAAGAACGTGCCAACTGGCTCTTCAACGATCGGAATCGTCCATGACCACTGACACCAAACCTCGGATCAACACCATCCACAATCTCGGGCCCATCGACCCCGTGGAGCCCGGACACACGTACGAGTTCCTGTTTGGCATGAGCACACGAGCCGGTCACGTACACGAGCGGGGCTCGCTCCTGCACGTCGAAGACCGCACCACCCGAACCCCGCATGGGGAGATCAGTGAATCCGGAAGCAACTGGGTGTGCCGAACCCAGCACGGCACGTCCGTGTGGGCTACTCTTGAGCAGTGCCTGTCCCGGGGCATGCTCAAACGCCTGAGGGACTACACGGTTTACTTCTGGAACGGGGAGCTGGGGGCAGACCCCAAGGACCGTCGGGGACGCCCTCTCGTACACAACACCGTCATGGGCTTCACAGCCGACGACCTCGAAAATCTGACGGGCCACTACGACGTGATGATCACGACGAGCACTTGCCCGCCCGTCCTATACCTCAACAAGGTCGGTGGGAAATTCGGCCAGCGCTAGTCGTCTGCCAGATGATCCCAAAGGGTCACTGGCTTAGCAGCGGTCTCCGGCGTAGGGGTGTCTCGCCTGTAGAGACGACGCTGATACAGGGGTTGCAGATCAGGCTCAACCCGTTCCCCAAACCGGGTGAGCGCTTCGATCATCCCACGTGAGATCCTGGCATCCGAACGTATACGGATCCTGACCCTGGAGGGGTGGACTTCCACACCGTGAAATCCGATCTCGGCGGCGAGCGCTTGGATCGTTTGAACGAGGTGCCGATCCAGATCCCGTTCACCGGCCACGTGATCCTCGACCTCAAGCCACCCTTCACGATCTCGGGAGCGTGCAGGGTTCACGATGAGCCGACGCAGGTAGCTTAGCGCCAAGACCGTGGAACGCCCTGTACGGCGGTAGTCCTCGGTCCCATCATGGAGCCAGTCCAAGGCTTCCAGAGCCCTGCGTTGAGGCGGCGTGAGCGAGAAGACGGGTGGGGGCACTCTGTAGAGTACACCGGGTTCAGTCGAGCAGCCGGTGGGCGCTCAGCACCGATCCATCCGGCTTGAAGACAACGAGCACGGGGGTCCCATTCTCAATCGCCCGTTTGGAGTGCCCGTTTGCGTACACGACCAACGGGAAACGAACCGAGGTATCGTCGTCCAGCCGCACCTGTATCGAGAGCGACCTCGGGTAGACGTTGAGGATCACGCCTCGCTGGGTCTTGACCTCAGGGGTTTTCGGCTTCTTTGCCACCCCTACGCCTGTGCCTTATGAAGTGTGTCCACCAAAGGGCCTACACCACCAAAAGCCAGTAGGCGATCCCTGCGAAGACCGCGACGGTGATTCCAAACAACGCCCCCACAACCAGCCGATCCCCAAGCTGCAAGCTACGCCCCACAGGACAGACGCAGTAGCGGTACCGATCATCATCTGGTCCCACAGGAAGCGAGCCCGAATCTTGGCACCAGCGGCATGTCATGTGTGCCTGGTCTTGATATCCGTAGCCACAACCTGCACGAACCGCTGGTACGCCTCAGGGTCCTTTTCTTTGAAGAGTTCCAGGGCGCGATAGAGATTCATGTACGCGGGGTTGAACACGGGGACCCCCTGCACCTCAACCAAGATAGCGGCCATCACCGTGTGGTTCCCGAGGATGCGAATGTCTGTCGCATCCTCAAGAACTTGACGACTTGTCCACACTCTTGTGTCCCCAGGGAGGGCTTCAACCCGAGTGGCGGGGTACCGCTCTGCGATAGCTTCCTCGGCCTGTACTTGCTCTCTGGAGTGTTGGAGCCCCTCTTGGATCGTGGTCATGACGCAACCGCCCACTTGAGGTTGCTGAATCGAACCTCGATAGACGAGGTAAGGTGATGCCGCAACACCTTATCCTCACTGACCTGGAGTTCCCGGTTGGACATCTTCGATAGGTACTCGAAGATGTTACCGTCCTGATCAAGAAGCTTGAGCACCGTTCCAGGGTCGGGATCCGCAGGCAAGTCCACCGTGATCTCATCGTGCGTCATCATCACGATACGGGGCTCTTGGAGCGAGAACCCGAGCGGTGCAACAGGGGCCTTTGCGGAAATCTTGCGACGGGGCGCTTGGCCCACAACAAGGCCAACAGCCACTGCGCCCAAGGCGGTCAAGAATCGTCTTCGCGTGGTCATAGGGTGTCCCTTTTCATGTCAGGCCCACGCGGGGTTTCGACTGCTTTCAACCACGGGGTAATGCACTGCCCCTCAGCAAGATCTTCTGTGTCTGGGGGGACCCAACAAGCCCAAAAGCTGTCTAGGGTAGCGGCACCGCCCACCCCCTCGGTGATGCAGCTCGTCTCCCACTCTTTACCGCAGCAGGCATACGCGAAGAGCGTTGTTCTTTGTTCCGCAGCTAGAATGCGAAGGGGGCGACACGGTTTTTGACAACTAGGGCAAAATCGACAGTATTGGTTCCAAGCACGACGTACATACAGGTAAGCACGTCGTAGGATCCCCCAGTTGTCCTCCATCCGTCCGATCGTTTGATTGCACCGGCCACAAAGCAAACCCCGCACCTGCCCCGTTTGATGATCGTGATCTACAGCGAGCGAACGGTTTTCAACCCGTTCTGGTTTCAAACAGATCCAACAGCGATCACCGCTGATCTCAACCATTTGAGCACGATCATCCTTGGACACTTTAGCCTGTACCCTCACAGCGACACCTCGTGAAAGCCGTTGGGGAAGATCCGCTTAGGCTTGGATCCCTGACGAACCCAGAAGTCGCCGTTCGGTTGCTGTCCGTTGGGACGTAGCGCACTCAACCTCGGAACGATCAAGGGCAAGATAGTCGGGGGCAACGGTTGACGCTGGCTCGGGGCTTGGTTCATCGGGCCCACAAGGTTCGACTCGAACTCGCCCGCTGGGTCGCCCCAGATCAACGTGTGGTCTACTCGAACATCACCGGGGACAGGCGGCCGACCATCATGGGCATCGACCGTCGGGAAGAACAACCACTTCGGGAACCGGGGCCGGTACCACCAAAGCAAGGGTTCAGCCTTGATCGTGCCCGACCAGCAGCACACCGCGATGGGCCACCCCGGGTAAAGCTTCTGGTACTCCGTGAAGAAGCCGGGGGCCACCGTCGGGCGCTTGTGCTCCGCCACGTACCCGAGGGCCTGCGGGATCGCTTCAGCGTCGGTCGCGAGCACCACTGTGTACGAACCTGAATCGAAGATCTGGACCCCAGCCCCAATGAGCGGGCCACCCTTGGTCATCGACCGGGACCGCATCCGGCACATCATGTCCATGTCTTCGAGAAGCCAAGGGGTCGCCCGAGTGTCCACGAGGTTGTGGGGCCCCATGGCCTCAAGAGTCGGGATCGGGAGGATCATCGCGTTGGGTCCGCGAGAGTTGGCCCGGTTCTGGTACCCGAGCACATGGGCCTCAGCCCCCTCGTGCTGGACAGAGGCCGTGTAGATGATGGTGCCGGAGAGGGTGGCTTGGCCGAGCGTGACGCACATGGCTCTTATCTACACCGGCTGGCTCTGTTGAAAAAGGCTCTTGACGCCCCACTAGGTCTTCTGTCAGTCTCCTGCCTGTAGTGGGCTCAGTGGCTGCTGGCCCGGTACGCAACGAAAAGTGGTCTCCGTTCGGCCTCCCGAACTGGATCTGACCGCTCGCCCTGTCGTGCGTCCTGAAACTGCCGGTGAACCCGGCTTGCCAGTAGCCAAAAATGTCCAAGACCCTTGGGGCCCTGCGTGCCCTGTTGCGTGAGGGGTTGTCCGTCGAACAAGACGGCAACCTCGTGTGTGTTCGGCCTCTAAACCACCCTGACGGCCTCCCGGCGGAAGTGCTGCTTCCCCGGGATCACCCGCTCGAACCGAAGGCTCTCAAACAGCTCTCGGATTTCGCACAGGTGCGTCACCCGGCAGGCGGGGAGGTCCTGCAAGCGTTCGCCACCCCGGACTTCCACCCGGGATCCGTGGTGCCGATCGGGTGCGTCTTGGCCACCAGCCAAGACATCGTGATCCCCGATGCCATTGGGACCGATATCAACTGCGGAATGCGTATGCATATTGCGGACTTGACGGTCGATCAGCTCATGGCCAAAAAGCCCGAGTGGCTCAAGGCCATGAAGGGCGACCTGTTGATGAGCACTCGGGACCTTCCGATGTCGGTGGCTCAGATCAGGGCGATGTTCCGCACAGGACCGTTTGGGTGGCTCGAAGAAGTCGGGAAGCGGCCCTTGGGTATGCTGGGGCGCTCGGACCTCAGGCAGCTCCAGGGGGAGCTAGACCAGAGCTTCGGGCTCGGGAGCCTCGATGGGGATGACCGTTACGCCCCACAGGAAATGATGCCGGAGGACCGGGACACCATCCGGGACTGCTTCATCGGCACCATTGGGGGCGGCAACCACTTCGTGGAACTCCAGGTTGTCGAGGAGATCTTGGACAAGGGTTGGGCGTTCCGGTGGGGGATCAGGAAGAACCAGATCGCCGTGATGGCCCACTCAGGGTCCCGTCGAGTTGGCATCATCGTGGGGCAGTCCTGGATGCAGCATGCCCGGGAGCGGTGGCCCCAAGGAGTCCCGCACCCTGAGAACGACATCTTCGCCCTGCACGGCAAGGATGCCTTGGCCTACGTGACCGCGATGAACACGGCAGCCAATTACGCGGCGGTGAACCGGCTCTTGCTTGTGGAGATGGTCCGGGACCGGCTCCGCCAGAGCTTCCCCGGGCTTGAGCTACCGCTGGTGTTCGACGCCCCGCACAACATCGTGACCCAAGAGAACGGGTTCATGATCCACCGGAAGGGCGCTACGCCTGCCCACCTGAATCAGCCGGTCCTGATCCCGGGCTCCATGGGACAACCGAGCTTCTTGATGGTCGGGCACGGCAACCAACGCTTTCTACAGTCAGCCTCGCACGGGGCGGGTCGGAAACTGTCCAGGCGAGACATGCACCGGCTCGACAAGCAAGGCCTGGACCTTGGGCTCGATGCCGTGGAGTGCATCACGCTCAAGAATGAGCGGCTCGTGCAAGAAGCGCCCGCTGCCTACAAGGACATCGGTCCCGTGGTGCAGGTGCAGGCTGAGGCGGGGATTGCTTCGCCGGTAGCGAGGATGCGGCCGTTGCTGACGTTCAAGGGGTAAGCACATGAACTGCATTGTTAAATGGACTGGCTGGGTCATGAACGAAGAAAAACGGTGGCTTCGTGTTGAGTACCGCCACACGCAAGTGAGCGTACGCTTGGTGTCGCAACAGGAGGCCACCGTCTTTCCCATGCGCCGCGATGCTACGGCATTCTGCAAAAAGCACATACGCAAAGGGCGGTTCGGCGGTGATCTCAAGGGGCTAGAGTTTCTCCCGGCCGGGTGATCGGGATTGCTTCTATCGGGAACCCTCAGTGGAGGTCCCCGATGGTGAACCTGTTCAACTTCAACCCCGCTCAACCCGCGACCCCGCCATCTGCGCCCCAACCCGCAGCCCCTGGGGACACGCCCCCACTCATGGCTCAGGACGAGAACGGGAAGTGGAAGTTCCACCGTAACCCTGTGAGCGCTTTGTTCTGGGATCGCCTCCCCGCCTCTTTGAAACACGAGTGAATCTCGCCAGACAGCAGCAGCGCCTTACGCCGGAGAAAGCCTCATGGGACTTAAAAAGTACGTTGTTGAGAACCTGATCAGCAACACCACGGAATTTCACCTCTACATCCATGAGGCACACGCTAACGCGAGTGACAGCAACTCAGGTCTAGATCCTAACTTCCCGTTAGCCTCCTGGGCGGCGGCAGAAGCCAAGACCCCGCTCGACACCAAAGCCCATTTGTTCTGGCACATGGGCCCCCACTCGGGAAGCGGCTACACCCTGACCCCGTGCCGACAGCGCATCCTACGCAACTGCAACTGGTACATCCTGGGTGACGGCGGCGGAAACGATGCACTGGCCCGTAACGTCTTGACCAGCGGCTCCGTAGCCAGTTCGGCAGACAATGCAATCTTCATCCCCGTCAGTGTTCCGGCGGCCCACGCTTGGAAGGGTAAGTCGCTGCGTTGGACCTCAGGCGCTAACTCGGGGGCCGGGTTCGATCAAGAACTGCGAACCATCACATCACAGACGGGTGGCATCATTTTGGCCAACCCGGTCGCGAATACGATCCAACCGGGCGACACCTTCGAGGTCTTCATCGGGACCACGAACCTGTTGCTGCTCGATAGTAGCGCAAACCCGCCGAGCGCCGACCTAGAACCTATATTCAACGCAACAGGGCTCATCCCGTCTCAAGCTCCCCGAGATATCAGTGCCCCGCCAACCCCCAACTACGTTTCGCAAGACAACTCTACGGGACGTATCGTTCTAGTGAACGTCAATTTGCTGGGCACCCTGGCGCTACCCAGCTCGCACTTCTTGGTCATCCGCGAGAGCGCTCTTGTCATGTACGGCGTCACCAACATGACAGGGCTTGGGGACGATACTGGAGGTTCGTACCAAGGCTTCTATCAAGGGGCGGACATCTTGATGGGGTACGATACGGTGCTCACTTACGTCGGAGCAACATTCTCCGCCAAAAACGGACCCTTTACAGGTTTGGCCTCAACGGACTCACAGTGGGTGGGCTGGGGACGTGGCCACGGTCACGGAAATCAAGCGGTCAGCCAAGATACCCCTTTCCTACTGTGTCTCGGTGGAAACCACCGGGGCTTCGTATCCTCACCTTCCTTTGTCATCACCAACGGTAGATTGGGTCTCTATGGGAACTCGATCGTTGAGCCCGGAAGCATCATGGGCTTTGGGGTATCCGGTTTGGGTGGGGTGCTTGAACTCGGCCTGTTTGCCGGAGGGATTTGGGACTACACAACGATCACTGGCGACGGCCCCTTGGCGTTGGACCTCAGCTCTGCTGTTAACGCAGGGTTTGATTTGGTGAGCAACTTATCTGGTTCCCCTGCGTTGGAGCTGGGAAGTGGGAGCCACGTCCTTTGGTTGGGAGGCGACATCACTTGTACCCCCGCCACGGCCAACACCGAAGTAGTGCGCCTCTTAGAGGGGTCGAGCTTCACCACTAGCGCCAATCTTAGCATCACCGACGGTAATGGAGCGCAAGACGTGATGACCATCGGGGGTATCACCAGGTTGACTCAAATCCCGGGCATAAATTATGCCGATGCAGGGTGCAGGTGGACCACAGAAGTGGGTACACCTGCTGGGGGTACAATCGCGGACTACTCAGACTCCCGTACCGTCCAGACCACGGACGCCACGGTCACCACTATCCTGACCTACACAACCCGTTCAGATCTCAGCGTGATCTCAATTCACGCAACCGTCTGGGGCATCGCAACTGGAACAGGGGACGCCGCCAAGTACGTGATCGAAGCCACGTTCTACCGCGATGGGTCCAGTGTGGTAACCCAGAAAAACGTGGCCTTCCTCTCGACCTACGAATCGCAAGCCGCTTGGAACGCGAGTTTCACCATCTCGGGGCAAGACATTTGGATGCAAGTGCAAGGCGACGTTGGAACAGTCGTTGACTGGCGCTGCAAAGCCACCATCGATGAGAGCGTCGGCACGGGTGGTGCCTAATGCAGTAGGCGCTGGACCTCGGTGAAACGCACCGTACCCTCGTGGGTACGGTGCAGGTCCAGGATCACTTTCACGTTGGGCCGTTCGTAGATAGAAGCGAGGAACGTGGCCTCGTCTTGGATCTGCTTGATCGTCTCCCACGTAATGTTCCCCGCCTCCAGCACTTCCCTGAGCTTCTCAGCGGATGAAAAGCACGGGAGGTACAGGTCAGGGCTACCCGGCAGCTTGAGAAAAACGGGCTCTGTCCCGGCCCAAGGAAAGACAGCGCCCGTAAGTGTGATAACACTGGGCTCTCTACCTGTGGGCTGTGGGCCATCGCCTTCGTTCACACTTGCCGCCTTCTCGTGATAGCCGTGGATCAAAAAGTTCGCGATCGTAAGACGCTATATCGTAAAGCCCGCTCATGGGCGCGTCACCATAAAAGCGCTGCAAGCTTCGAGGATTTCATCCGCAGCCGCTGGCCCACAGTAATCGAACGGCTTGGCGAGGTTGAGTTCCAGCACCTGATCGCCTACGTGTGGAAGCTCTAACGTTTGGGGAGCGCTGCAACAAGAACCCGAAGGGCCTCACGGGCCCGCTTCCCGGGCTTGAGCCCCAGCTCGGTATCCTCGAAGTCTTCGATGAACTCCCCGCAAGGACGATCTGGGAAGAACCCGATCGCCACATAGGACTCGGGATCCGCGTAGAACTGAACCGCGTGGATCAGGAGCCCTTGTTGATCCGCCACGATCGTGTGGACCAACGCTGCATCGAGCGCCCTGATTTCGCTCAACAGGCCTTTGCACAAGGTTCTGAGCCCGCTGGTCCGAACCCCTGCGGTCCTCAGCCCTAAAGCGTCCTGGAGGGCCTTGTACCGTTGATCACGCAACGCCTGAAGCACCTGAACGTGCTTCGATTGCGGACCGGCAGTCGTGTCCCCCATGGCGGTACCTCGCTTATGCTTTTGGAATGAAGCTTTCCACGTCAAGCATTTGGATGTCTTCCACTGAGGCCAAACCGAGCTGAACCAGTGAGCCTTCGATGAACCCAAGCCAACGTGCGGCTCGCTCCAAACGACCTTGCTCCAGCACGCTTCGCGTTTCAGCGATCATCCACCGCAGGTGGCTCGCTTCTCCCAAGATAGGGATCACGGCATCGGGCTTCCGAGAAACAGTGGCGCTAGGGAACGTCGCGATTAACCGCGAGTCGTAGTGGTCCAGAAGGCGGCGGATGTGAGGGGCGTTCATGGTTTGCCCTTACACCGTCGCAGCCACTGATCGACCCAGAGTGTCCACCGTGTCAGGCGCGAGAGATCCCCGTGGGCTTGCAGCCACTTGGCATTCTCGACGTGGTACACCCACACCCAGGGCAACCAGATCGTGAAGAAAAAAGCCACGACGCCCAGGCAACCAAGCAGGATAAGGGCACCGCCGAACGCTTCCATCAACTTAGCTCTGTCCACCGGCGGCCCTCCAGGCATCCCGAGCCATCGCGACGAAGCCTTCGGCAGTGATGTCCGCTTCGGTTTCAGCGAACCGGACGATACCGCGAAGCGCTTCAAGGACTGCCTCAGCAGGCGGGCATTCCGAATTGAGCAACGCGGCCTCGACCTCTTGGTACACGGGATGCGCCATCCCCTGCACTACACCAACCCGTAATCAGTCCCCGCTGGATCCGCCACTGCCCCCGTCGTAACCCCCACCGCCGCTATCGTGAGACGAATAGGACGACGAATCGTGGGAGTGGCTTGGGGTGTCGTGGTGATAGGACGGTTCATGATGATGCACCGCCGGAGTATGCGGCGCAGGCTCGTAATGGTGGTGCGTCGCGACAGGGTGCTGCCGCACAGGTTCAGGGTCGTTAGAGAAGGCACTGAGGGGCACCAAATCCACCGCATCGGGCAGCGAATAGGGCAACGGATCCTCGACTGGTTGTGCCAGAGGCCGCGCCGACGAGTACAAGGGCTTTGAGGGTCTCGCCCTCTGTACACTCAAAGCTAGCGTAAGAGCTTGCGGAGTCCCCGAAGGCCGAACTGCGAAAGAGCTGCCCTGATCTTCGTCCTGATCCTCGTCCCCCTCCGCAGGATCTTCCGTGAAGGGTTGCTCAAGGTTGCGTCGGCGAGTCCGCTGATACAGCGCAAACCCGCCAAAGATTACGGTCACTAGAGTTACGAGTAGAACGACGTTTTCCATCAAGCCCCTCAATCAAGATCAATGTCGATATCTGAGACTGCATCCGCGACGGCTTCGATTACAGCCACCGCACCATCCGCCACAACGTCCGCCCCCAGGTCAGCGGCCACGGAATTCTTGGACGAACGCCTGGTACTGGCGATCAAGATCCAGGTCACTACGCCAATGCCGAGAAGCCACCACACCCACGCCATAGCCTAACCTCAACGTTGCAAGAACGGTTGCAGTGCTGCGAGGCGCTGGAACATCTCAGCCTCACGTTTCTCAATCCCATGGTAGTGCTCACGCCACTTCTTGGACAGAGCCTCATACAGCTCTTGGTCACGAGCATCGCCAGCCTTCCGCATCTCGGCGGACATCAAGTTGTCAGCCTCGTGCTCAGCTTTCCGCTCTACCGTCCAGTAGCGATAGAGCGCTTGAGCTTCATCGTAACGAGCCTTGTCCTCTGCGTACCAGGGCTCCGCCTTATCCTCATCGGTGAAACCCCTGAGTGCCGGATCCTTGGGCTTTTCCTGCTCGATGTAGAGCATGAGCGCTTTCCAGGATGCGAGCCACATGACAGCGGAAGGGAGCAAGTGATCGTACTCGTACGGCCACAGGTTATCCACACCCCTCAGGTCCACCAAATGGTCCCGGTAGATCCAACGCGACTTGAACCGACGAAACCGATGCCCCGCGAAGCTGGCTTGAAGGGAGAGCCACTTCCCGACTCGCTCAGACAGGAAGTAACGGACCGGGTACTCTCGCTTCACCCGTTCATCCCAGTCTTCCCACGTCGGACCTTCTTGGAACGGCGTCAGTCTGCGACACCCGAGGGCGTCACAATCGGACATCCCGAGCGCTTGAGGGCCCGGGACTTCGAGCAGCTTGCGAATCTTGAGGCGAAGACTCATTGGCCCCTTTGTACACCGAAAGCTAGAAGTTTTCTGCCAGTTGGTGTAATGTTTATTCAGCCATGACTTTGACTCGCCACGACTGGGACATGCTCTTGATTGCTCAAGATGCCGACGTGCGTCTTGAGGCGATTCAGCAAGAGGGCCTTCTCCAGGCCACATTCCCGGCATTACAGACTCTTGTGGGCTTTGGGGGCCAGGATTCCGGGCATAAAGACCTCTGGGCACACACCAAGCAAGTGGTGATCCAAACGGTCCCTCAGGTGTTGTGTCGGTGGGCAGCCCTGTTTCACGATGTAGGGAAGCCACAGTCGTTCACTCGCGTGGACGGTAAGATCGCCTTCCACCATCACGAGGAAACGTCGGCTCGCATTTTCAAGCGGGTTGCACGTGAAACCGCGCTATTTCAGCCCGGAGAGCTTGACGAGATCACGTTCGTGATCCGGCATTTGGGGCATGTAGAGGCCTACGAGTCTGATTGGACCGATTCGGCGATCCGGCGGCTCACCCGCGAACTCGGTACCCACCTTGATTCTGTGTTTGCGGTGGCAAGGGCGGACTGCACAACTGCCCGACCTGAGAAGCGGCAACGGCAGCTCAAGCGAGTTCACGAGCTTCGGACGCGCATCGACACTCTTGCGGCCTTGGACGCAGTGCCACCGGCGCTCCCCACGGGGCTTGGGGACGTGCTGATGCAGCGGTTGGGCATGCAGCCCGGCCCCGAGTTTGGAGCCGTCATGCGGGGGCTCAAGGCCCGTGTCGAGGCTGGGGAACTGCCCCGCAACGCGGACTTTGAAGTTTACCTCGCGACCTTGGACAAGCAACGTGGCGGACTCTAGGCACTGGCGTCGTATTGGACGCAACCTGATCTTCCGCGTGATCCTTGATCGACGGGACTTCGCGTGGGAGTCCCGCATGACTGTCCGGGGCTGGCTCCGCACGTGGGCGGCCCCGGACATCACGCTCTTGGGCTGGCCCGGGAAACGGTTCTGGCACGCCCACCTACGGTACCGGCTTCTCTACGGTGATGCAGATTGGCAGCACCACCGAGAGTACGCTCAGAAGCGTCACGCCGAGTGGGTTCAGAAGGCCAAGCCTCTGGAGCTACGGCGCAACGGCCTGGGATCGCTCTACGTGCATGCCCCTCAAGACGACGCCCGCTAACCGTTCGTGAAGCGCTTCCAGAGTGTCTGGGGCTGTACGCCGACCGCTTCGGCGTCGTTTGGTCCTGGGGTTGGGATCAAACGCCCGTGCTCGATGGCGAGGTAGACCACCTTACCGCTGGGATCCAGGGTGCAGAGGCGATCTTCCTCATCGACGTACAGGTTCAACACTCGTAGCTCGGGCATGCTCTTGCGCTACACCATCGGCCATGGCCTGCGCTTGGAAGAAAGCCCGCTTCTTAGCACAAGAGGTGCCTTCCAAGGGACATGTAGGTCCCGTTCGCTTAGCCCAATTACAATTTGCGCACAAAGTCTGAAAGCCTGGGGGAAATTTCTGCGCCACCAACCAAGAAAAAATCTGCGTGACTTTCTTACGGTGCTCTCTACCCCCACCGGCTACATGATCAATTTGCAGTAACCTCTCTTCTGGCTCTCCACAACAAGCACAAGCCTTCCCGTAATGTGCAAAGCATGCTAAACGGTCACGTTCGTAACGAGCTGTGGCCCAACGTCGAGCAGCAAATCGGTGATCCGCGTAATACCTGTTGTTGTAGTCAAAACACCTAGGGCATTTCCGATACCCCTCTTTGACTGGACGCCCGCACTCGCAAATCCCGCGATCCCGTAGTTTCTTCTTGCGGTTAGCCCGGTATTCATTCTGGACCAGATTACAAGGGTCACAATGATTCTTGGATACGCCCGGCTGAAATGGCTGGCGGCACTTCATACAGAGCCCCGCCTCTTTGAAGCGTTTTCTACGTGCCTTCTCTGCTTCAGATGCGGCTGACATTCTCCTGAAGCATCTTTATAAATAGTTCCCCCTGTTCCTGTGCATCGGACAGGGCGACATGGGTATGGGGGTTCTTGGAAAACCAACGCTTGGGCATGTTCCGCTTAGTAGCCTTTCGGAAGTCGCTCTTGAGCATGCACATGGCGAACGTCTTGATGTCTAGGCCGGAGAACGAGAAGGGGCTCTCGCCCGCGAACCTGATCAAGTACCAGTACACGAACATGAAGTCGTACGTGGCGGGGTACCCGACGAACACAGGCTTGCCAGGAAGGCCCTTGAGCCACTCTAGGTAGCCCTTCATGGCATCCACGGGGGTCACAAGGCCTTGACGGCACGCTGCCCAAGCCTCGGGCTGCCCCGCCCACCATTCGGCGGTTTTGGGGTCTGCGGAGGCCCCTGGTAGCGTTTCTAGATTCCGCGTGAAGGTGTCGAGCAACGTGCCCTCTGACGAGAAGGCAGCGGATCCGAAGCTCAGCATCGAGTTGGGGCCGGGGATTGGGCCGTCGGATTTAATGTCTGTGGAGACGTAGATTTCTTGCATCCTGGCCGCTACACCAAGCCGGTGTACTCTGCCCGGGTGCTCATCAACCTACTCGGCCCGATCATCCTTGCACCGTACGCGGATCGGGATGAACTCAGCTTCTTGACCAAGGACACGCGCCCTAAGGGCCTCGTGACTGTGATCCACGACGGCCTTGTGTACAAACAGCAAGGGGGCGAGCGGCAGGTCTTGGTTGAGGCGTACTGGCAAGTCCAAGAAGGTGTGATCCGAACCGCAATCCCGCTCAACCAAGCCTGTGGGCATAAGTTCTACTGTGGACACGTCTGGACCTCAGAACACGGCGAGTTCAACGTCAACAACCGCATCGTCTCAGTGTGCCTCAATGACGACATCTTGATCGTTACCCCTACGGGCGGGCAACCGCTGATGCTTGACCTTGGGCTAAAGATGGAAATCACGCAGGAAAAGCGAACCCTCTGGGATCTCTTGGCTGACTAGGACGCCTGGTGTATAGAGCGCCATGCCAGATATCAATCCAGGGATCCGCCTTACCGTCGGGATGTTGAACGCAGCCGGACACAAAACCACTGACTCGGGGGATGGCGAAACCCGCGACTTCACGTGCGATCGTGAAAAACCCTACGTGGTCGTGGTTTCGACCCCCGAGCGCCTCGTTCAAGAAGCTCAAGAGATCGTCCAACTCTTGAAGGCCAACGGGATCTTGGTTTCGCCCATCGGGGACGACGAAGCCGGTGGCGTACAAATCCAAGCTACCTACGACCCCAGCATGGGGCAGGAACACGGCGCAGCACTGATCGATCTTTCCGGGATTCACGACCGGATGCTGCCGCCGGTCATCATTTTCATGGGGCCCTGCGTGCCCTTTTGCACAGGCAGTTGAAAACAAGCCTTGCGCCCTTCTCGGTCGGTGTAGTAGAACCGGGTGTCCTTGAATCGGTGTAGTAAGGGGACCCGGACTACCCGGCGAGAAAGAGTCGAATGACGAACGCATTCTGGAAGGGTCTGGCCAAGGTCGGACTTGTTGAGATCAACGAAGACGCCCCCGCCGCCTCTCAAGGCGAGACGGCTGCACAGCATACGGCGGTCACGGCTCGCCCTGCGGCCACACCGGCGGCACCTCCTGTCGGCGACCCTGGGCTCGTGGCAACCCTAGACGAGTCATCCAGGGCACAGCTCGTGGCTTCGATGGAGGCATCGGGGGCACAGCTCGTAGAAGACCTGATGGACATGCTCGGGACGCTCCGGGAGAACATCACCGATGAAGCGGCGCTCTACAAGGCGGCGCTCAAGATCCTGATCAAGCAGGGCAACACAGTCCTGGCGATTCGTCAGGACTTCGACAAGTGCATCGGGGCCCTCGAAACCACAAACCGCGAGTTTGCGGCTCAACTCAAGAGCCAACTTGACAAGCGGGTGGGTGGTAAGCTCAAGACCGCTCAAGACTGCAAGGCTCAGATAGCTGCCAAGCAGCAACAGATCGAAGCACTTCAGAACGAAGTGGCCAACCTTGCGGCCCAAGCTCACGAAGCTGAGGGCAGTGTGGCCGATGAACAGGCCAAGCTCGATCTCGCTCAACAGCGGTTCACACACAACTACACAGCGATTCGCGGAGAAATTGAAGCCAACTGCGCGAAGGTCGCCCAGTACGGGGAGAAGCTATGAACGAGATCACGACCAGTCAGCCAAAGAAGTGGTACGAGAAGCCGGAGAACGTCCTGGTCTACGGCGTGCTTGGGGGCGTGGCTGTCTACAGCATCAAGCACATCGAGTCGATCGTTGCCTCGATCGTCCACATCATCGAGATGGGGGTCTGGGGGCTCGCGTTGCTGCTGGTGGGTTCCGTGCTGGGCTTCATGCTCGTCAACGGCGACTTCCACCGTGCCGCATGGCTGCTGTACGAAAACGCCATGCGTAAGGTTACGGGCCTGATCGTTGAGCTGGACCCTATTGGGTCCATGAAGTCCTTCCTCAAGAGCTTAGGCAAGTACCAACAACAGCTCAAGACGAGTTTGCAAGCCATGCGTGGGCAGGCTGAGAAGCTCACGGACAAGCTCTCTCGTTCGGATCAGGCACAAGAGCACAGCCTCAAGCTGATGTCGCAGGCTCAGTCCCGTTCAACCGAAAAGGGCATGGCCCTTGAGATGCGCAAGCAAGGTCGGAAAGCCTCTCGCGCCGAAGATCTCTCGATCACGTACCAAGGCCTACTCAACAAGGTCCGCATGATGATCGCGGTCATGGAGAAGGTCGAGGAAGCCACGGACTTCATGGTCGTGGACATCGCGGAAACCATCGAGACGGAATCCGAAAAGCGGGAGACCATCAACGAAGCTTGGAAGGCTATGAACGCCGCCAAGCGTATCCTTGCCAAGAACAAGCAGCGTGAGATCTACGACATGGCGTTGGAAGCGACGCAGCGTGACTACGCCTTCAAGGTCGGCGAGATCAAACAGTTCATGCGGGACACCGAGAGCTTCATCAACACGATGGATCTCGAAAACGGTGTGGCAGACGCCGATGCCCTCAAGATGCTTGAGCGTTGGGAGCAACGTTCCCTTGCTCTGCTCGAAGGCGGCTCGGGTAAGACCAAGTACCGTGTGGCCCCCGTCACAGCGGGCAGCTCACGCATGCTCGTGTCCAGCACCGGCGCTCAAGTGATCGATGCCGAGATAGTTGAAGGCGACCGGCCTTCGTTCGCCACTCTCTTCGACAAGCTCGACAAGTAGACCTCAGGAAAGAAGGCTATTGTTATGAAAGACGTTACGTTCAAGAAAGGCCCACTTTTTACCCTACTCGGTATCCTGGGGGCAGGTTTCGGGCTCTACTACGCCTACAACCACGGCTACCTCGGGCCCTCCAGTGCTGGTCCCGCTTCGATCCCTCAGGTGGCGGCCCTTCCGGATGCCCCCGAAGCGGTGATCCCGCAGGTGGCGGTCCCGATTGCTCCACTACCGTCGGCCACCCCGGCGGCCGTTCCTGGACCTAGCGTCCGGTTCCTCGGGATGGCGTGGAACTCGCAGATGGGTCTGGCGTTCGCCAATGGCGGCCCCAAGACCACCGTGGGCAGTCTCATGGAGCAGCACAAGGTCAACCTGACCTTCACCCGTGAGGATGACTGCGGCAAGATGCAGACGCAGCTCATTGCGTTCGCCAAGTCCCTCAAGGACGGGGATCCCAACCCTACGGACGGCGCTCACTTCGTCGCTGTGATGGGCGATGGTTCCGCAGCCTTCATTGCAGGCATGTGGGACGAGTTGAAGAAGCTCGGTCCCGAGTACCTGCCCGAAGTGATCGGCTCCGCTGGTTACTCGCGTGGCGAAGACAAGCTCATGGGGCCCGCCGCATGGAAGCAAACCCCCAAGCTCATGCGGGGCAGCCTGATCGCTGGCTACCTGCGGGATGGTGACTGGAACATCGCCCTCAAGTTCGGTGCGGACAACGGGGTCAAGAACAACCCGGATGAACGGACCTGGGACCCGGATGCCATGAACTGGTACTCCACCAGCGACTTTATCGCGGCGGGTGACGCCTACATCAACGGCGTTTGCGAAGATCGTCCTGTAGTCCGTGACGGCAAGCGTACGGGCGAGACCAAGCACATTTGCGTCAACGGTGTCGTGACGTGGACCCCGGGTGACGTGAACATCGCGACTCAAAAGGGTGGCCTCGTCTCGATCGTCTCGACGGCTGACGGTCGTTTTGGCCCAGGGTCAATCGGTTACCGTTCGCAGATGCCCAACACCATCATCGGTATCAAGAAGTGGAACCAGGCCAATCGTAAGACGGTCGAGAACTTCCTGGCCGCCATGTACGAAGGCGGAGATCAGGTGAAGGCCAGCCCGGCGGCTTTGACCCGGGGTGCTCAGGCCTCAGCGGTCATCTACCACGACAAGGATGCAGCGTACTGGGAGAAGTATTTCAAGGGCGTCGTGGAGAACGACAAGACGGGTGTGCCGGTCGAGCTTGGCGGTTCCTCTGTCAACAACCTGCAAGACGCGGGCCGCCTCTACGGTCTTACCCAAGGTGCTCCGAATCTCTTTGCCGCCACCTACACGGTGTTCGGTGACCTCGTGAAGCAACAGTACCCGAAGCTTGTCCCGAGCTACCCGCCGGTCCAGGACGTGCTCAACGCGAGCTACACCCAAAACCTACTGCAAGCGCAACAGGCGTCGGGCGTGGCCGTGGTAGCAGCGGACAAGCCGGTGTTCGAGGCCAAGACCGAAGTCACGCAAGTCGTCTCAAAGCGTGAGTGGCCCATCAACTTCGAGACGGGCAAGGCCACCTTTACCCCTGAGACACTGACGCAACTAAACGAGCTGTACAACGGCCTCTTGGTTGCGGAGGAATTGGGGATCGTGATTGAGGGCCACACGGACTCCACGGGTGACCCCATCAAGAACCAGACCCTCAGTCAGATGCGTGCCGATGCGGTTCGTGACTGGCTCATGCAGCAAGGTGCATCGAGCTTCCCTCGTGACCGCTTCATCAAGGTCAAGGGGCTCGGGGACACCAAGCCGGTGGCCACCAACGATACCGACACAGGGCGGGCCAAGAACCGTCGTGTGGTCGTCATCTTGGGCACCTGAAATAGCCCCATGACCAACGCCTTTCGACCCAACCGAAGCCTCACCGGACAAGCCTGGACCATCCTCTTGGGTGTGGAGGCCGCTGCGTTCCTGCTTATCTGGACCTTCGGGGACGCCTACTCGATCCCGGGGCCCTACGAGGTGCTGCAAGCTCTCGGAAGGGCTATCCGGGACGACGGGCTGCTCTACGAGCTAGGGGTCAGCTTCCGGATCAACGTGGAGGCCTTGGCGATCTCCACGTTGATCTCGGTAGGGCTCGCATGGCTCTCTGTCCTGGCTGCCGTACGCCCCATCGTGGCCGTGCTGTCTAGGGCCAGGTTTCTCAGTCTCGCGGGATTCGTGACCGTGTTCACGTTTGCCTTTGGGGGCGGCCATGCCCTCAAGGTGTCGCTCCTGACCTTCGGTATCTCGGTCTTCTTTCTCACGTCGATGGCCTCGGTGATCGCTTCGATCCCCCGAGCCGACTGGGATCAGGCCCGGTCCCTGAGAATGTCGGACTGGCGGAGTGTCTGGGAGATCGCTGTGCTCGGGAAGGCCGACGAAACGTTCGAGATGTTCCGCCAGAACGCTGCGATCGGCTGGGTGATGCTCACCATGGTCGAGGGTTTGGTCCGCTCTGAGGGCGGCGTGGGTGGCATCCTGCTCAACTCCACCCGCTACCGAAACTTCGCCGCCGTGTTCGCAGTGCAAATTGCCGTGGCTCTCTTGGGTGCCGGACAAGACCGCCTGATCGCGTACCTCAAGCACAAGGTGTGCCCTTACAGTGCCCTCACGTTGGAGCGTAACTAATCATGGGTTTCAACGATCTTGCCAACCAAGCTCTAGAGGGCGCTTCCGTACGAGCCCCCGAGACCCGGCACTCTAAAGTGGGGCAATACTCTCTCGGGGAAGTGCTGGTACGAGTCACGGACGTGACGCTCAGCTTCCAGAACAAAGACAACCCGGATGAGCCTCCGAAAGTTGTGCTCAAGCCTACGAGCATCGAGGTTCGGAACATCAGCCGTCCGAGTCTTGAGCAGGGACAGGTTGTGGGGCTGCTCGGGCCCTCGGGCATCGGCAAGTCGCAATTCAGCCGCATCCTCGCGGGGCTCCAGAAGCCTACGAGTGGCCAAGTGCTGGTCAGTGACTTCGAGGCGGACAAGACAGGGGCTCAGCTTCGCCCTGTCGAAGCCGGGCACGTCGGGATGGTCGCTCAGGACTACCCGTTGTTTCGGTGGCGTACTGTGCTCGGGAACCTGATCGTCGCGTTGGAGCACACCACGCTGTCCAAGAAGGACAAGATCGAGAGGGCTCAAGAGTACCTCAGGCTGTTTGACGTTCAAGAGCTGGCCCCCAAGTACCCGGCTCAGCTCTCGGGTGGGCAACGTCAACGGATCGCGATCATCCGGCAACTCTTGTGTGCCGAGCACTTCATCGTGATGGACGAGCCCTTCACGGGTCTAGACCCGATCTCGAAGGACATCGTGTGCGAAGTGATCAACAAGGTCGCGACACTGCACGAGCACAACACCATCTTCGTGGTGGCTCACGACATCACCGCGTTGTGCCAAATTTCCGATCAGCTCTGGCTCTTTGGCCGGGACCGTGACGAAGAAGGCAAGGTGATCCCCGGTGCTACGGTCAAGACCAAGTTCGACCTCATCGAGCGAGGGCTAGCGTGGCAGCCCGGCATCTACGAGACGCAGCCTTTCACGGATTTCGTGCGTGAGGTTCGTTCGGAATTCAGGCACCTCTAGGAGTAAATTATGCACACCTTCACCGTTGGCACCGAGAAGATGGCCGAGTGGTTCCTTCAGTCGCTCACGGAGGGGCACCGCTACGGTCCTCAACCCTTCGTTAAAGCGCTGGAGGGGTCGAGTATCTTGAGTGAGCCGACGGGACCGCTCTTGGGCACGACGGCTCGCAATGCCTTCTACTGGGGGCTGACGACGGCGTTCAGCCAACACGTGCCGCTTCGGATCTCTCCCGACGCGGTGTGGCTGACGATCTTGAACGGGCTTACGCAGCACATCGACGAGAACCCCGAGGGGCTCCGGCACCACTTCGTGGAGCATGCGGGTAAGGAAACCTTGCAGGTTTCGGTCGAAGGCTCGCGGTGGGCCGAGCAAGGCGTGCAGCTCATGTCGGCGGCGTTGAAAGAGCGCCTTGGCAAGCGTCACGACCTGATCGTGTCGTCGTTTTCGACAACGGCGGACGTGGATCGTGTTGCCTCGGAGATCATGCTCATGGGGGCGATGAAGCACTACTTCGAGTATCGTATGATGCTCTGCTGCGGCTTGACCAACGTGACGATCTTGGGCGAGCCCGCCGACTGGGAGAACATCAAAGTTCGGCTCGGGGCAATGAGCGAGTTCGATCTCAAGTGGTGGACCGATCACTTGATCCCGATCGTGGACCAATTCAAGTCCGCCTGTGAGGGCAACCCAGACGTGGACTTTTGGAAGCGTCTGTACGTTCGCGAAGGCTACGGCTCGGGCGGCCAGCATGGTTTCACGGGGTGGCTGACGGCGTTCTACCCGTACTTGCAGGCTGCTCGCGGGGCCCGCGAGCGCAACCCGAAGGTCAACTGGGCTGCGGCTGGCCGTGTGGATGCGGACGACCTTCCTTCAGGGCTGGCGTTTGCTCCAGTGACCGTCGTATACCCAGACGGCTCGGAGCACCCTCACAAGTTCTACGGGGGCGTCGTGGGCTGTACGTTCGAGGAAGGGGCCATTCGGCCGATCTCAGGCTGGTCAGCGCAAGAGCAACCAGCGTAGATCACCCCAGGATCTCTTTCACTCGCTCGTCCAGGGTCTCTTTACCGTGGACGATTTCGATGATGTGCAGCGAGCCCCGCCAACGATTCAGGCCGTCGTCCTTCGGATCCTTGACGCCCAGGCCCGTCAGATCGTCGTCAAGCCCGCGTTGGACCTTGGCTTCGGCTTCAACGCGCCCCATCTCGTCACGGCAGACTTCGAGCGCTTCCTCTTCGGTCATCCCGTAGTGCGTGAAATCGTCCACGACGGTGGAGAATCTGGCCAACAGACCGTTGGGTTGTTTCACGATCCGGGATGGCATGTCTCTTTCGCTTTCCAGCCCTCTTTACGGGCCTTCTCTAACAAGTCGAGGGTGTCGTCGGGCCTGGAAACCGAGACCCGAGTGTGTGGGATCCCGGCGGACTCCAGGTCATCCAATTCGATGCGATGGACCTCGCCGTCCTCTTGGTCGCCCATCTCGAAGTAGCCTTCAAGCGGTCGCCAAGTCCAGAGCCAACCGCAGCGTTCCTTACCGTCCTTGGTTCGGATCACCAGGTCATGCATTGGGCTTTTTCTGGTCCGCCTTGAACCCGCGAGTTTTGGCCCGGGTGATCCGCTTGATCCGCTTCTCGACCAGCTCTTGGATCACTTCCTCGCGAGCCTTTGTACAAGCCTGTACCAAGAGCGTGTCTTCGTAGAGCCGCAGCTTTCGCAACGCTTCCTCAGGCGTGTAGTCGGGGTAGACCTTCGTGGGCTCGTCCGTGTCGTGAAGCCAAACGCGACCCTCACGTGGGTTGCACATGACCACGAACATACCGCCAGAGCTGAGGCTCAGAATGCCGCGAGCCTTCGTGACGGAGTGCCCCGTCTCTGGGTAGCTCGCGTACTGCCCCAGCCGATCAATCCGCCGAGCCGTGTCCTGAATCTTTTGCAGTAGAGTTGCCACGCCCTACTGTTACACCGGGCTCATCTTCTTTCAAGTGATCCCAGAGCGTCCTGAGGCTACGAGCAGGGGGCTCCAGCAATTTGGACGGTTCGACCGGGGATTCTAACTTGTACTCAGGGGGCGAGATCAGTGCCCCCTGTACAGGCGGGGTGGTGGTCGCGACCAAGTACGTGATGGTACCCCGGGAGTCCATCAAGCAGAGGCGGCCCAGCTCATCTAGGAACATGGAAGCGTACCCCCTAGGCGGGGTCTGAACGCTACTCGTTGAGGCACGTCGGAAGCGTAGCGCCATACCCGAGGCCTACACCGCACTAGCGGTGTCGAGCAACGGTTTGACTCAACTCATGAACCGCCCGAGCTTGTTCATTTGTCCGGGCCACGAGTTGAGTCAGCACTGCGTTTTGGGCCTCAGCCGCCCGAGCCTGGCGCTCTTGAGCCAGGGCTTGACGCTGGCTCCAGTAGACGAGCTTCCACTGAGCGTCTGAGGAGCTTTTCGCGGAGCCCGCGATCTTGTAAAGGGCCTCCGCCACGTTGGAGAAATTGTAGTAGCCCGCCTGTACCGGGACCGCGATCGTGAGCACAACCCCGAGGGCAAAACCGAATAGTACGCGCATGGGGTACTATTACACCGAATCAGGACACGGCGTCTAGTTCACCCCCGAAGGGGTCTTACCCGCCTTCGGCACCGTGGGGTCCAACCGACACCCGTGTCCCGTGTGATCGGCAGCTTCCTGCTCATGGGCTTCTCGATGGGAAGCCATGGCGAGCAAGCGTAGCGCGATGGCCTGTAGGCGGCCCCCCATCTCGAACAAGACCGCCGCTGGTACCTCGGGATGCACCAACCAGTCCTCCATGAGCGTGTCGTCACCCAAGGTCACGAGCACCGAACACACGGGGTCATCGGAAACGACGGCTTCCAGAGCAGCGGTCAACGCCCCGGCGATCCCCGTGGCGGCTTCACGCAAGGGTTCTGTCTTGATCGCTTTCACGATCCCCTTGAGCTGTTGTGCCAACTCTTGTTCAAATGTCTCGTCTTCGGCGGCCATCGTCACCCCACCAATTGGATCGAAAGCAAGGCATTCTCTGCAATGTCCTGCCAGAACTCCACCGCGATCTGCTCATGAGCGAAATGCCGCTCCTCGAACGTGACCTCACGGACTTGGTTGTTCGGTCCGTGGCCCCAGATCGTCACGGTCACCACCACAACGAACAGATCGAAAGACAGTTGTCCAGGTCTCGCGACTTTCTTCTGCGTGACCCGAACGTCACACCCAAGCCCAGGAGCCGCTTTCTTGATAGCGGTAGTGAGACGCATTGCACGAACCGACCAGTCCATAGATTAGCGAGCATCCAGCCTTTCAGTGAACTTGTCGATACGTGCCCGCACCGCACGATCCTCACCATCGGGCAAAAACCCGTGGATGTGCAAGAAGGCCCGAGCTTCCCGCGCCCTCTTGGCAACGCTGACTTCTCGGACCCGCTTTTCTTTGGCAAGGATCTGCTTGGGAGAAGCCGCCATCAGGCGCAAGCGTCCTTGATGGCCTTGGCAGGCGATGCCTTGACCTTCGTGGACTCCGGCTTGGCGGCGATCGTCACCGCTTGCTTGGTGAAGGGGTTGATGCCCTGGCGCTCTGCCTGAGCAGCCTTCTTGACCGCCTTGAGCTTAACGATGCCCGGGATGGCAGCTTCGCCTGCGGTCTTGAGGCCCTCGGTCACGACCTCCGCCATCGAATCGAGCACCCCCGTAAGGTCGTGCTTGGTGAGGGTGGGGTTCTTGGCTTGCAGTGCTGCGAGAAATTCAGTCTTAGTCATTGGTTCCCTTTTCGTGACCGTCCTGGCGACGGCGTAGTCCTGGTTACACCAAAAATCAGCGCTTTGGTCCGCCGCCAAACAAGCGAGCAAAAAACTCTGCGCCCTCTGCTCGCTTGGCATCTCCCCGCCCGGCTAGCATCTTGACCCGCTCTTTACGCGCCATCTTTTGAGCCATACAAGCGAGGCAGGTCCCCCCGTGAAGCAGCTTGGTTCCGCAGGCCTTACACACAGGGGCCCACCATGAAGCGTAACGGAACCACAGGCCGCCGACCCGATACTGGATAGCCCACCACCATTCGGAATTACGAACCCGGTACCAGGTGAACATCAGCACCCGGAACCGCCAGTGCATGAACCGAGGGTACCGCCGGTACAGCTCTACCCCGAACTCACGTTGACGTTCCCGCATCCGCCAATGCTGGTACCATAGGAATTGCAGGAATGCCCTGGTCCGGCTGAACTGCCAGCGGGCAACCAACACGGACCCGGCGAAGATCCCGAACACTACCCAAGCAATAGTCCTCATACCCGGGCGTTCCAGATTTCGGCCGCCAACGATCCGTCCTGATCCCCCATCACGATCTTGGTCCGTGATTCACACCCGCTACACTCAACCCTCGCATACGGACGCAGGCGATCCAGAGACACAACGATCTTGCCGGGTGCCCCACAAAACGGACAAGGCTTAAGATGCTGACTCACCTTCCAGACAACCACTCGTGGAAGCGATCCTCAACTCGCTTCTTGGCCACTGCCATCGTGTGCTGCCCCGGGATGTGCTCCTGTCTTGAGCCCACCTGAGACCCAAAGGTAGCGTCATAGAGGCCGCCCCCACCATCATCCGCCACCCGCACGATCGAAACGGTGCCGATCACGACCGGGCCCACCCAACACTCTTCCGACATCGGGCTGCGGGACACCCAAGAGAACAGGGAGCCGCTCTTGTAGGGAGGGTTCGTAGGCGGGTTGGTTAGCACCTTGGCGAGCACTGGGGACTTGGCCGAGAGTTTGGCGACGATCAATTCCTCGATCGCGTGTACGACCTGATCCGCTGCATCGTCAGTAGTGTCTTCGGACCCGAAAACCAAATCCCGTAACCGCATGGCCAAGAGATCGTGGGCGTGAGACTCGGGTGGCCCCGACATCGCCTGCATCGACCTCAAGACCCCCTGGACCCGGGTCAGCCGGGCGCTCTGCCGCAGCTTCCGGAACTTCCTCAGCGCTTCTTCGGCAGCGGTACCGTAGTCAGGCCCCCGGTACTTCTCGCACGAAAGGGAATCCGTGACCACGTGGGCCGAACTAGACCCCACTTCCCGAGCTTGACGCCGGATCAACTCATCGACGGTCCAGTTCACCATGGCTTCTACTACACCGAAAACCGGGATCGATTCAAGAGTCGTTCAATTTGTCCCACAGGGAAGTGGGCGGCGGTTCTTCCCGGGGCTCATCGAACATCGCCTCATCGCTCAACTGGACCAGCACCGGGGCGTTCCGCAGGGGGCACCAATCGGGAGTTCCGCTCTGAGGTACCGGCCGTTCCGCCAACCTGGTGCATCTCTGGATAGAGCAGAACGGGCAGCTCTGGCACCCGTCCACCGACTGGGATCCGACTTGCAGGGTCCTCAGGGACGGTTCTTCGGTGTCCCAGCACGCCATGCAGGCCGAACGCATCCGCCCATCCGCAGAGATACTCGCGGAGAACCGTTCTCCACAGGACACGCAAGCGTGTGTCCACACGGGGGTGTCGTCTTCCTCAGGTGCCGCCATGGGTTGAACGTAGTCTTCAAGGTGAAGCGGTTCCATCGCGTACACACGGCAGTCCGAGCACTCGCCCCTTCTCAGACGCAGCTCATCTTCGACTTCAACACCGCAGCCGGTACAAGTGGGCACCCGGAAGCCTACACCACCCGAAGGTAGCTAATCTTGATACCCCTGTGAATCCACCTATGCCCGCAGCTCTACAGAAGGCCCTTTCGCCTCCCGTGGAGCGTTCATGGCAACCAGATACACCCAAGTTGGACCCACCCCCTCTCCGGCGGCAGGCGGTGCCTCAGAGCTGGCGACCACCACGAACCCGGTCGTAATCTCAGGTGCCTCTGCCCCCTCGGTGGGGCAAGTGCTCACTGCCACGAGCGCTACGGCGGCTAACTGGCAGAGCCCTGGGGGTGGAAGCCTGACGGGTCAGACCCAAGGGGCCACGCAGTACAACGTTGCGCTGGGTGTCGCGGCCCTCACGGCGTTGACATCCGGCAACTTCAACACCGCGATCGGCAGCAGTGCGCTCGATGTCCTCACCTCAGGGTCGGACAACGTGGCGGTGGGTTACAACGCTCTTGGGGCTAACGTTACGGGTGGCGAGAACGTTGCGATCGGTAACTCGGCGCTATTGGGTTTCAACCAAACGCCCGGAGTCGGACAGAACGTAGCGGTGGGGCATCAGGCGCTCTCCGCTAGCATGAGTGGCTCTAGCAACACGGCGATCGGTTACCGGGCTCTCCAAGTCAGCACTGCGTCTAACTTGACCGCCGTAGGTGCTGGTGCTCTCGACGCCAATACTTCGGGCACTGGAAACACTGCTGTTGGATCCGACGCCCTTGGTGCCAACTCCACAACGAGCAGGAATACTGCGGTCGGAGCGAGTGCCCTCGCAGCCACCAACGGCGACGACAATACCGCAGTTGGGTACAACGCGCTCACTGCGAACAACTCAGGTTCCAACAAGAACACAGCAGTGGGCTCTACCGCCCTCGATGCCAACACCTCAGGGACGAATAACACTGCTGTTGGATACAACGCGCTAGGGGCCAACACCTCAAACGGAAATAATACCGCCGTCGGTTCTGACGCTCTCGCAGTGTCTGGGGGTACGGCAAACACCGCGATCGGTAGACAGGCACTCCTGTCCCTCACGATCGGTGGCCACAATACAGCTCTAGGCGCAGGAGCCGGTGCTGGGCTTACGACGACCGACCACAACGTGGCAATTGGTTCCAACACCAGCAACGCGGTTGGAGGCGGAGATACCGTAGCGGTCGGTTATCAAGCGTTGATTTTGAATACAGCTTCAGGAAGCGTAGCCATTGGCTCACAAGCCCTCGACGCTAACACCTCAGGACTTCGTAATACTGCGGTCGGCACCGAAGCCCTCGGTGCCAACACCACTTCCGCAAACAGTACAGCGGTCGGCTACAACGCTCTCCTGCTCAGCACGGGGAGTCAGAACACTGCTGTCGGCTCTCAAGCTTTAGATGCTAACACTTCGGGACTCAGTAATACCGCCGTAGGTTTTGACGCTCTAGGACTCAACTCGTCAGGCGGTGCCAACACCGCCGTCGGGAACGAAGCCCTACGATCGGTCACCACTGCAAATGATGGGACAGCGGTTGGTTGGCGGGCTCTTTACCTAACTACAGGCTCAGACAATACAGCCGTAGGATACAACGCCGGATCTCAACTCTCTACGGGCACCAACAACACGGCGCTAGGGTCCGGTACTTTTGCTACCTCCGTAGCCAGCTCGGGATCGTTCAATACGGCGATTGGTTCGTTAGCGATGGCGGCCCACACCACGGGTAGCAGCAACACGAGCGTTGGTGTTCAGGCCCTCAATACCACAACCGGATCCCAAAACGTAGCCGTCGGGCGTTCCGCTTTGGCCGTACCTCTTACGGCTAACGATAACGTGGCGGTGGGCTACCAGGCTCTCACTGTCAATACTGCCGCAGGTAGCGTAGCTGTGGGTGCTCGCGCTCTCGATGCCAACACCACAGGTACAGGGAACACCGCCGTTGGAACCGATGCTCTTGGAGCAAACACAACGGCTGCGGATTCCACGGCGGTTGGTTACAACGCTCTCTTGGTCAGCACGGGGGCAGGTAATACTGCGGTCGGTTCCGCTGCCCTCGATGCCAACACCACCGGCACAGACAACGTAGCGCTGGGCCGCAATGCAGGCGGAGCAGTCACCACAGGTGCCAACAACACGCTCATCGGCACGGGCACGGGTAGCACCCTCACCACAGGCTCCGACAACCTCGTTATCGGTCGTAACCAAGACGTTCCGACCGCCGGGACCTCGAACTACCTCAACATCGGTGGAGCCATCACCGGCGAGACTTCAACCGGCAATGGTCAGATCCAGTTCCGCCTCACCACCACCGCTGGAATCACCGCCTCGACCACGCAGACACAAGGCAACGGGGCGCTCACTTCTAGAGTGAACCAAGTCTCAGTGGTCGCCAACGCTAATGACGTGGTGACCCTCCCGGCTGCGGCTGCGGGCCTAGAAGTGTTGGTCACGAACAATGGAGCGAATACGCTTCAAGTGTTCCCGGCTTCTGGCGATAACCTTGGAGCAGGCGTCAACACTTCAACTACGCTTGCGGCTGGCGATACAGTTCGTTTTACAGCGTACGACGCTACCACCTGGACCCCTCAGACTGAGGGTGGTGGGGGTAACTTTGTACCTACTGACACAGGCAGCGCAGGTACCGCAGGTGAGAATGCGGCCCAGCTCGCTTGGACAAGCCAAGATGGTGGAAGTAACACCGGGGGTGCAGCGGGCAATGGCGGTACTCTACTCCGTCAAGGGGGCAACGGCGGCCTTGGTGATACGGGCGGTGGTGCTGGTGGTGACGCGGTTACCTATGGCGGCAATGGTGGCAATTCCAGCACGTCAGGTAACGGTGGTAACGGCGGCGATGCAGACCTCATTGCAGGTACAGGTGGTGTTGCCCTAGGTGGCGCTGGTAATGGCGGTGACGGTGGTCGCGCGTACATCAGCCCTGGTAATGGTGGTAACAGCACATCGGGTAATGGCGGCAACGGTGGCTTCACCCAAATCTACTCCGGTAGTGGCGGTTCCGGACCTACCGGGGACGGTGACGCGGGCTACATCCAGATCATCGGTGGCAACGGTGGCACCTACCAAGGTGGCGGTGGTGGCGGTGCTCGCATCTCCATCAAGGCAGGTGACAACTCCGACCCTGCACTCAACCCTTTCGCCAATCAACTCACCTCGGGCAACCTGTTCCTGATCTCAGGTAACGGTGCCCCCAATGCCGCAGGCGCTGGCGGTGCTGCGGGTTTCTACGCCGTACAGGGCGGCACTGGCGGTAACGGAACCTCCGGCAACAACGGTGGCGCTGGCGGCCTGGGCATCGTGGGCGGAGGCCAAGGCGGCACCTCGGACTCTGCCACTGGAGGCGCTGGCGGCATGTCAGCAATCAGTGGCGGTCTTGGTGGAACCAGTGGAGGCACCGGAGGTACGGGCGGCGATGTTGCCTTGGAAGGCGGCAATGGTGGATCTGGTGCAAACGCTGGTCGCGTCCTCATCGGCACCAACCAACCTCTCCTTGCTGCGTTCGGTTCTAGAACGCGAACCATCGAGATGGGCAACACGACGCACTACCCGCCGATCACACAGGTGGGCTCTGTGCGTCAGCCCAAGGCAACCTTAACGCCTGGCGCAAACATCGACGTAAATCTCGCGCAAGTTACCAACGCAGAAGTTACGCTCGATCAAAACAGCACGCTCGACTTCAGCAATCTGGCAAACGGCGTTCGCGGGTCCATCGTCGTGAAGCAAGACGGCACGGGTGGCTGGACCCTCTCGAATGGCACAAACATGAAGACGCCAGGCGGGACCGCTCCAGCGATCAGCACGGCTGCTAGTAGTGTCAGTGTGCTCGACTACTACTGCGATGGCACAGACGTGTTCGTGACGCTTCGTGGGGCAAACTTCTCGTAGCCCTACCCTCTAGGTCGGGCCAAGAAACCGTGATAGCCACGTCCCTTGGCCTTTTTGATCGAACACACCCTGCACTTCTCGGGCGTCTGGTGGACCCAACGTGACAACGGGATCTCCACGGTTCGCCCGCACCCACAAAGAAGCCTTACCATCCGTTGCCGGTAAGGCCTCTCGTCACGCATGACCATGACCGAGAACTCTTCCACGAGAGTCAAGGTCCCTGAGCTTTGCCGTATCTCAGTCACTAGACCAACCCGTACCCTTTGGCCCAGTTACGGACCGCAACATCCGAGACGCCGAACTGAGCCCCGAGCTGAACCCACGTTACCCGCCCAACCAGCGGGGCCAGTTCCTCACGTGGGGGCTTGACGCCCTTCTTGGTCAACCTAGGGAGCTTCAAGGCCGCAAGTTTCGCTTTTCGTGCCTGGTTGTACTCTCTGGCACACACGCGACAGGTCCTCGCCAGGTACCTCCCGTACGGCGTATGGTGCTTGTATCGCCGCTCGTTCTGCTTCGTGAGCGGGTGTCCCTTGCTGCACACCCGCTTCTGCGGGGCCACCAGTTTGTAGTCAGTCACGGTGTCGCACCTGACACAGAAGCGGCTCAGAGTGGTAGCCCCCACACATCTCACAGAAGTCAGGTTGCTTCCGAGCCCACTCCAACCACTCGGGAGTGTAGGGCGGATCCGGCTCAACATCCTCGGTGGGATCAGGATTCGAGGGTAACTCAGGCATCAATCATCCCCGCCCAACAAGCCCCAAAGTAAATCAGGGGTCTTGGGGTAGTGCAAGAACGGTTCCGGTAGCAAATCACCGTGACGGTTCTTAAGGTACCCCATCATGACACCTTGACCCATCACGAAGCCCGTGGTGATCAAGTCGGCCATCTTCGCCGCATCATCGGGAACGTCCCGAACATGAAAATGTCCAGCGTTGCGTTGAGCACTCCTGAGCACCGAACCACTGGCCCGGATCTCCAGCAGCACCACGATCTTTTCCTCAAGGGCCCGATGCTTGGCCGCCCACGCATCCCCTTTCATGACCACGAGGTTTGCAGGGAACAGCTCTAGGGGCCGTTGCCCCAGGTGGACCCAAAGATCCCCTGGTTTTAGCTCGAAATGGAACACGCCACAGTCTACACCGAAACAGCATCGGTGTGCAGCAGCCCCGTGAGACGCTGCACTTCTTGCCGTAAAGCATCTCGGTCTGCACGGCACAGGTCAGCGCAGCCTTTGGCGCAAACCTTTCCGGTCGTCGGGCAACTATTGCTCATAGGTGACTTGGAATAGGGTCGGGTTGATCACCGAGACGTAGCTGCTCACGTCGCAGTGATCATCGGACTGGAAGGCGTACGCGAGGCCGTCTTGGCAATTCGCGTGGATCTCTTTCGAGTAGTGGTTGGTGATCGGGTCCTGGTAAAAACCAGCCTTGTCCTTGCACCACTGGCAGTCCGAGGAATTGGCGAGCGTCTGGACCGTGAGCATAACCGAGCGGTTGAACGCGGCACAGAGCGTACCCATGAGCTGGTTCGCGTAGTTCTCTTGCAGCGACCCCGGTGCCCCGCGTCCCGAAAAGCAGAAGCGGAAGTTGTTCTCGAACAGGTCCTGGGTCGAAGGGACGCTCAAGACGATCGGCTCCAGGGGCAGATCGCTCGTCTTGAACACGAACAGGCCCTCTTGAACTCGCCCCACCCACTGCACGAAGGTGTTGGAACCTGGGGGCGGATCGCCCACGAAGGTCAAGTCAGCGCTCTCGAAACGATCCCAAACCTGATCGCAGTACATCTTGAGGTACTGGGCATCGATCAAAGGCTTGGGGATCACCCCCTGCTTGAACGCCGTGATCGCGGTTCCCGGAGCGAGCACTCGTTCAGGGAGTATGAGTCCACGGAAGTCCGGGTTGGCCTGCATGGCCTCCAGGAACTTGCTGTAGCCGCCTGAGAGCCACCCACGCTGGTAGTCCACGGGTTGCCGGGTTGAGGGTTCCTGGCCCGCACAACGGAACGACAGGGGCATGCCAGCGCTCTGGACGTTCGACAGGTTCAGGTTGAACAGGCCGTCTTGGCCCACCGGGACGTACGTAACCTCGAAAAAGTCCCACCGGGTCCCGTAGTTGAGATCCTGAGGATCCTGCGGCCTCGGGGGGATCGCGTTGCCCGCCTGATCCACCGTGAGCCACAGGGGCTTATCCGAGAGATACAGACGGGCTGCCGACAACATGGGAAAGGGCAGGGACCCCGTGACGGGGAACGACAAGGCCTCAGTGGGCTTCTCCGACGGTACCGACGGCACCGCATTACCCTGTGCGTCACAATGGCGGGGCTTGCCGCTCACGGGATCCAGGCCGTAGTAGGTGAACCACAGGCCTTGGGCGTTCAGGAATTCGAGTTGGAGCATGGCCCTCTTTACACCGTAGGTGCGTTGTCCCGACGCATCGCATCGATCCCCCGCAGGCCCATCACCCACAGAGCACCTTGAACGAAGCCGAGCCAACGCATCGCCTTGTCGAGATCCTGAGTCAAGAAGACCTCGATCTCACCGCACATCCAGAGCAAGTGCCGGGCTCGCTCAAGCGGCTCCAGGGCTTCGATGTTGCGGACCGGCCCCAAGTCCGGGTAAGCGGTCCGGAGCGTCTCTCGGGCCGCCTCGATGGCTCGTAGGGCCTGCATCACGGCCACCTGATCGTGCAGCCCTTTAGGATGCCGCAGCACAAGGTACCTTCGACGGTCACCCGGGTCAGCGGCTTGCCGGGTTCCACGACCTCGGGACGCTTCGCTCGAAAAGACTCGACCCAAACGTCCCCGGTCCCGCACTCAAAGAAGTCGTAGCCCTTCCTCGACACGTCTTGAAGCCCCTCGGAATGCATGGCCCCTTGAAGCCTAACCTCGGAAGGACTACACCCCCCGTACTTGGCCACCGTGACGTACAGAAAGATGTAGGCCAGGGGCCAGATCAAGGACCAACCCGAGGATGAAGATCTCGTCATGGTGCTTAGTACACCGCCGCTACTCGACCACCACCAAATCACGGGGCTGCATCATCCGGATACACTTCCCGTTTGGCATCTCTTCCCCAGCATCGGTGAGCTGTGAAATCGTCAGCCCACCGCCCGCACAGCTCGTGACCTCCCAGAGAGAGCCTTCCTCGTACTCAGCGCCACCTTGCGTCGTGACCTTACGGCGGAGCTTCACCTGCTTCCCCACAAGCTGTTGACGCTCCTTTCGGCGACGATACGCCATCTGCCCCTCGTACGAGGGATTCTGTTTGGACGGTGGGGGCGGCTCCAGGACCGTGCGGTTACCCGCGTGGTATTCCTCAGCCTCCAAGAGCAAGGGAGCCCACTCCAGGTACTCAGCCCTGGTCCTTGGGTCCGCGAAGAACTGCCGGAAGTCTCCCGGCTTGTAGTCGTCTACGTTGAGAACCTGATCCACACTGCACGAGAACCGGACCCGAATCTGCTTCCCATAGGTTTCTTGGGTCTCGCCCTCACGGTACCAGGCATACCCGACCCGGCCCTTAGAGCGCTGGAATTCCGTAACCTGGGCCAAGTACCCGGGCCCAGGATCGTTGTAGTGCTTCTTACGGCTACGGCGCTCCCCATCTTCGTCTTCACCCCCGAGCTTCCAAGCAAGCCGCTGTCCGACCGTCACTGAGCCCACCTTGAGGCTCTGGTTGAGCCGCTGGCGGTACTGCTCGAAGTCCGGCTTCTCTCCGCCCACAAGAGCCCTGGTGGCGTCGTAGACAAGCTCCAAGGCTTGCTCGGACTCGGACCAGATCTTCCACGGCGGGTGAGGGTGCAGCACCACAGAGCGGTCCAAGAGCCCTTGGATGATCACGGCAATCCGGTTGGACTGCTGGATCTCCGCCGAGATCTTCTTCTGCATGTCGTCGTAGTAGATGTTGTCGGGCTCGTAGGGCTGGTGCTCGTCAACGGGATCCCGATCAGAGAAACTGAACAGGTAAGGTTCGTGCTCCCGGAACTCGCGGCCTGCCTCTTTGGCCGCCTTCTTGGCCTCACGCCACTGCTTGACCGCTAGCTTGTGGGCCGCTTCCTTGACCTTGTGCTGCTGTTTCGCGGCCTCGTAGTCCTCCAAGAGCCCCTGGTACTGTGCGTCCGTGATGATGCGATCTACGCGACCTGCAAACATCTTGGCCCACAGCTTAGTGCCCAAGGTCAGCTTGTTGTGGTCAGTGTCCGGAAACAGGTGCGGACCGAACTCCAACTCGGTGTTCATCCGGTAAAGCCGCTCGCCGTTCCGGATGTACAGGAACGTCAGCTCATCGGTCGCCATTTTGTTGAGCAGCTCTAGGAAGCCAATGAGGGACTCGGGGACCGCTCGCCGCTTGGGGTCACGTCGAACTCTGAAAGCCACGATACAACGCGGGAAGGGTAGGATCCGATTCAGGTTCTCCGGTTGAGCAAGCCACCGATCGAACTCCCCGATGTCTTTGAACTCCATACCGCCCACACGGTACTGGGCCAAGCATTCCTCGTCCATGTAGCAGCGGCGCTGCATGAGCCGGACCTTCTCGGTCATCCCGGCGGGCTCGCCATCCGTGATCTGCTCGATCGTTTCGGTTAGACCCGCGTACAGCTCAATCGAGAAAATGCGGTTGTTGATCCGCCCGATCACGTCCTTCATCTGGCCCGTCTGGGCCCGCATGGGAAGGATCTCAGCTTTCATCCAGCGAGCCATCGCCTCGTTGGACTTCTCAATCCGCTTGAACAACGCGGGAAGGTCTTCTGACTTGGCCTTTACCAAGTCCGCTTTGTAAGCCTTCACGTCTTGGTTGGGATCCAAGCGTGCAAGAGCGTGGGTCTCCTGTTGCCCTTGGCTCAAGTACGCGGGTGCTGCCCCTACGCCAAGCCTGGCCGTGATAGCCGAGATTTCCGCCATCAAGGCTCGCACCTCACCTTGGTGCTTCGTGACCTCGCCCTCGATCACTTGCTTGGCATTGGATTCGAGCCGACACCGCTCCGAGAAACTGTCCAGGTGGATCCGTTCCGAGCCCTCGTAGAGGTTCTGGATCTCCGCGTAGTTGGACCCCAGGTGCATCAAACACCCGAGCCACTCGCTACCGTCATCGTCCTTGACCCAGTACCACTGGCCAAGCTCAAGCGAGTCTTGCTCGTGAGGCTCGACCGTTGCGGTCACCACCGTGGGGTTTCGGACAATAGAGGTCATGGCAAATTCTTATCTAGCCACCGCCCTACCCACGGGCGGAACTTGAACAGGATCAGGTAGGAGCCGCCGACAAGCCCGAAGAAGTGGACGGCCACCATGAGCACGCCAAATGCGTCTTCCATTCAACCCCTCACCAGGTCACGGATCTCGGGAGTCAACCCGTCCACCCTGATCCCCTCAGCCTCCAGGTAGTCCAAGAAGCCTTGGCGGCTATCCTGCGGGCCCAGGTGAACGTCGTACCCGAAGCCGTGCCCGTTGGTAGCGTAGAAGCAATGCAGGCCATCGGGGGCCCTCACCACCGCCCAGGGATCGGAGATGTCCCAACCCATGTGCCAGATCTTGCCTTGAGCGATCACTTCTGACCCGGGCATCGAAGCCAGCAAGTCATCCGTGGTCTTAAGCCGCTCGGGCTTACCCACGAGCTTGTGCTCCGAGAGTTGAACCGGGATCCCCAGTTCATCGGTCAGCTCTTGGCACGCCGCTTCCAACGCAGCCGGGTCGAAAGGGAACTTGATTCCCTCCAAGAGCTTGTGCGCGTAGGCGTCACTGCCGCCCAGGTAGCCTTGATACCACGTCCACCGACCCGAGATTTTCGTGAACGTGCGGTCGCCCACATAATGAGCACACACGTAGACCGAGGGTTCCCACGTCGAAGTGGCGGATCCAGCGTTCAAGCTGCCCAACACCTTGACCTGGAACGCCTTGAGCCGTTCGTCGCAGATCTTCTGGACTTGACGGCCCAGGCGCTCGATCAACTTCTGGTTGGCCTCAGCTCGGGCCATCAGCTCACGCTGATCCTTGACCAAAGCCTCCAAATTGTCTCTGACGTTGGTCACGGTCCGTAGCCTTCCGCCTGATCCGCACACTCATCGCACTGGTACCCCAGCGCCTTGTCCTTGGGCGTCAGCCGATTGGGCTGCTTGCAGGTAGGGCAGGGGAGGTTCCGAGGGTTGCTCTTGGAAGCCGCCCGTAGGGCCGACTTACCCCCTGGATCCGCGAAGTCCATGTCGTTGTCGTCGTCCATACCGCTAACACACCTGGGATCTGGAGAACTCTAGTCTTTCCACACCGACGGAGAAATTCGCGGTCCACGTTGCGCTCTCTTACCCTTGGGGGACCCCACGATTGCATTCAGCACGGCCCGTATCGACCTGATCTCTTGCGCTGTCAACTCACCACAACGAAGCCGAAGCGCATCAGCCGAGAGCCCGTGCCACTCCCGGAGACGTTTCAAAGTAGCGGCGTCATCAGGCTTCTGGGGCATCGACCTCGACCTCGATCTCGGATGTGGATTCCGTAGCGGACAGGACACCCGGTTGGGCACCCTTCAACTCTTGAATCTGGTGTGCCAGCTTGGCAGCACGCTCGACCAACTGTTGTTGGTCTGCTTCCAACGCGGCCACCAACGCCTCAGGGGACGTGCGGAGCTGCTTGGCCCGCAACACCGCCTTCGCCCCTGACTCGCACTTCTCGACCTGGAGAAAGTCATCAGTCTTCGCTGTTACCACCCCGTACCAGCGATCCCGCTTCTTGTTGCCGAAGCTGGTCGTGTAGTCGGCCGCAAACTCCACGGCGTCGAACAAACCCACCTGCTCCACCACGTATAGGCACTCGCCCTTGCCGCGATTCATGAACCGCCGCGACAACCCTCCGGGGGACGTGGGGTCGATATCGATCACAGCGAGCCAGTTAGACCCACGGTAATGCGACTCGTACACAGGGGCGTTCAAGAGTGCCCCGTTCGCGAGCGTACACTTCAAGACAACGGGTTGAGCTGGTTCAGTCATGGTAGGGTCACTATTACACCGGACGGCCAACAGGGTCAACGGCCCCGGGTGGGGGCGGTGGCGTCCCCGTCTGACGCACCGAGCCTTTGCGGACCCGATGAAGCAAGCAGTATCGAGTCTTGCCCGAGCGCCGAAACAAGGCCTTGCAGTCCGGATCCCCGCACTCGATCATCACAACCTTGGGCTTGCGGCACTCAAGACAGAGCTTACGGACCCCGTGCCCGGTCCAATCCCCACAGCCCTCGCACTTGCCTGACTTGAGATCGTGCGGCCTCATTTGCGAGGTATGTTCGGCCTCGGGTTCATGAGATCAGGAAGCTTCACCTCTTCCCCCTGCTTGAACGAGTCGGACCGCTCGCACTCCCGAAAGCACCACTTGTTCATCTGAGCGCCGTCCTGATCGGTGAGCGGCACCGCACTCGGCTTCATGTGCCCGCCCTCAGAGAGCCCTACGGTCTCACCTGGCCCCGGCGCTGTACCCAGCTTGTCGTCAGCCAGATACACGTAATCGTCGAGATCCTCCGACAACATTGTCTTGGGCCGCCCGTTGTGCCCCCACGCTTTGTCGCAACGCCCGTCACAGGCCATCGTGAGCTGCTGGCCGTACCCCAGGATCTGTTTGGTTGGCATCGAGACAGGTTACACCGGCCCCGAGGACTTTGCCTAGCCCGTCGTCACTTGGGGGTTCATGGAGCGGGTTCGTCCAACCGCCGACCCAGGTTCCGTTCCTTGGCCTCGACGTACCGTGACCTGTTGTGCATGATCATGCGGGTCAAGATGCGTTCAGCGATCCCCGCATCGCCAGCCGCGATGCGGGCGGTCACTTCACGTTCGAGCGTCTCGAACTCCGCCGTCGTGAGGATGTGTGGATCGTAGGCGCGAAACCGGATGACAGCTTCGAGCTTCTCGGGTTTCTTGTCGTCGGTCATGGCTCTTCTTCTTTTGGGAGAGGGTAGCGGACCCGCCACGCTGTCGGGTACTACACTTGAGGCCCAGGGAACTCTAGACTTCCGGGTGGCACTCAGGATCGTGCTCGCAAGTCAGGCAGTTGCCGCCCACCCCGTCGTCTCGATAGAGCCTACAGACGGGCTGGATCACCCCATGCTTCCAATGCATGGGGTTGCACCGGCACTTGCCAGGTCGGACAGCGGGCTCAAAAGCGTGAGGGTGCTCCGACTCCAGGATTCCACAGTGTTTGCAGGGGAGGTCAGGCACGGTTCTTCTCCTTGCGAAGCAACCTGATCGCCTCCCAGACCCACGCCAAGTTGCCCGTGACCAACACGATGCCAGCAGTGAAGCTCACCCACTGCCCCAGGCTCGGGTAGTACCAGAGGTTCCAAAGACCCCAAAGCGAATAGAACCCGTAGACGGGCCAGTAGACGCCCCGGATGGCCCGGTCCCTGCGGAGCTGCACGTAGTTCTTCCAGGCCGCTACAGCGCCGCCAGCCTCGAACAAACCGTTGATCAGGTCAGGTATCTGCACCCGCAGTCGCTACACCAACTCACGGCATGCACCACAAACTGTGCGAGATTGCCCCCATCCCGCAACGGGAGCACGAGGCCTCGCTCGAATACTCTGTCTCGTACCCCGGCCCGTCCCACGAGTGCTCGCACGGACCACCCTTGGCACACTCGCATTTGCACT